ATAGAAGAGAGTACATCTGATGTGGAGATATGGAAGATGGAGCGAGACATCGAGCAACTTGAAAAGAAAATGAAAAGTATGGAGGATGGATCTGAATTAATGGATTATTACCTTCGAACAGGTGAAATTTTGTACAACTATTATGATATTCAAGAACAGATTCAGCAAGGTACTAAAATCGGTCAAACGACAAAAGCCAAGCCTGGTTCCATTCTGGCCATTTTAGAAGAGGTGGCGCAAGAAGAGGCAAGTCATCCTAAAAATGAAGTAATTGACCAAACCAAAGAAAAGAACAAGGATAATATCATTCAAAACGGTATGCAACGAAACCAATTACTAAATCAGTATTTGCAAATTGAGGATCCAACCATGGCTCGAAGTACCGTCGAAGAATATGATGATCCTTGGACCATTTGTGACCTATGCAATAACGAAATGTTCATGTGTCTCAACGAAGCCTATTTGACTTGCTCCAAATGTGGATATCAAGAATTTATTCTGGTAGATAGTGATAAACCGTCCTACAAAGATCCACCTCGTGAGATTAGTTATTATGCATACAAGAAGATCAATCATTTCAACGAGTGGCTGGCTCAATTTCAGGCCAAAGAAAGCACGGAAATCCCCAATGAAGTATATGATGCCATTTATTTGCAACTCAAGAAGGAACGAATCACAAGTATGGGTACATTGAAGCCAACCAAGTTACGTGAAATTCTTCGCAAGATTAAATGCTCCAAGTACTATGAACACATTCCCCACATCATCAATCGGTTGAATGGTCAGAATGCACCCTTTATGTCAAGAGAAGACGAAGAGAAATTACGTCATATGTTCCGTGAAATTCAACCCTCTTTTAAGAAGCATTGCCCTAAAGGTAGACGTAATTTCTTATCCTATGGGTATGTTCTTTATAAGTTCTGTGAATTGTTAGAAATGGATGAGTATTTGGCATGTTTCCCCTTGTTGAAAAATCGTGACAAGTTGTATCTACAAGACAAGACGTGGGAAAAGATTTGTGCTGATATGAGATGGGGTTATGTACCCACTTGCTGATTGTGTCTAATTTTTAAAATTGACCCATTTCAAAAAACATAGCACGAATTACTCATGACCGAACCATTATATCATGTGAATGTGGAGGTTCTTATCTACAATCGTGTAAACATACTTATGCACCTGTATCATATACTACTTTTGATAAATTAATACGTCCTACTGGACAATAATAGGATGACGTATGTGATATTTTACTTTTTTTTCTTGTTCCTGCTTTTTGATTTATTTTTTTTAGAGGATCCATATGTGTTACATCAATTACCCAATTTGTGTTGAAAAAATATCCATTTAAATAATGTTCCATAAATGTTCCTATCCATTCTCGTACAAGACGGCATCTTTCGTCTTTTGGAATGGAATTAAAAAACTCACCATATGTTTCAGATTTTTCATAAAATAATTCCAATTCTTCTACATTCTTTTGTGGTGGTTTTGCAATTCGAAGAAAGTCATTAAAAGATGATTTGGCATCTTTGTCTTTTAATAACCATTCTACTCTCTTACGATATTCGGTATGTATGCCTCTATCTTTTTGATATGCATTAAAATGTTTTTCATACCACGTTACACCATTAAATGCAATTGAAAAATAATATAAAACAACGGGTACTGCATTTGTTCCCGTTTTACCAAACTTTTTTTGGCGTATTTCATCCTCTGTACCACATTCTATATTTGACATATCATCAAATACAAACTCATTAATATTTGGAAGTTGTTTATAAATATACTGTAATAATGTCTTAATAATTACAATAGAACCTTCTCCACGATCAAGTGGTACATCAAATGAACAATCTGGAACATATACTAATGTCGGAATTTTTGCAGATATTGGTCTACTTTTATCATCATATGTAATGGACACATTTACACAATCATGATATGTTCCTCCTATTTTAAAATTACGACTATAAATTTCTCCATTTCTATTAAAATTACTATTGTCAATAATACGAAATCGATATTTCCCAACAGATACATCTATTGTTGTATCTGACATACTATATTTATCAGTACTATATTTATATTGCTCTCCTCTTAAAGTTAAGACCAATACCAAACCCAACACCTATAAATTTGAACAGACCAATTTTCTTTTTTGTAGAGTAGAATCAAAAATGAGTTGTCTACCTACAAGTAAGAAACTATGTGGACTATCTACTTGCAATCTATGTTTTCAACGATCGTTTGCAAGTCATCCAAAGGCGATTTGTTGGAGTGATAAAAATGAGATGACACCAATGGAAGTAACCAAAAGTAGTAATAAAATGTATTGGTTTGATTGTGAGACATGCGGGCATGAGTTATATATGATTGTTAAAAATGTATCAAATGGTCAGTGGTGTAATTATTGTAAAGGAAGTGGATTATGCGAATCAGATGATTGTATATTCTGTTTTGAAAAATCATTTGCTTCTCATCCAATGGCCTCATGTTGGTCCCCTGACAACAAAATCAATCCAAGAATGGTAGTAAGAGGCTCTGAAAAGAAATATCTGTTTGTGTGTAATGATTGTGATCATATATTTACTACAGCGCCATCTATCATAAAAAATAAAAAACATTGTCCTTATTGTTCGAATCAAAAAATGTGTGAAAAAAAAGAATGTGAGTCATGTTTTAAGAAGTCATGTGCATCGCACAATATGAATAAAGCTTGGTTAGATACAAATGATAATACTCCAAGGCAGGTATTTCTTCAATCCAATAAAAAAATTAAATTCAATTGTTTACTATGTAAACATGTATATGAAACAACACCAAGTCACTACTATAATCGCAATGGTTCGTGCCCATATTGTGCCAATAAATATTTATGTGAAGAGGAATCATGTAGGACTTGTTTTGAGAAATCATTTGCATCTCATCCAAAAGTAGATTGTTGGAGTCCAAAAAATAAAATAGCACCTCGAGACATGTTCAAAGGTTCAGAAACAAAATGCATCTTTGATTGTGACAAATGTAATTCTGAATTTGAATCAAAATTGTATAATGTCTTGACTGGATATTGGTGTCCGTTTTGTAAAAATAAAACAGAAGGAAAGATGTTTCGATTCCTAACAGAACAATATTCAGAATGCAAATCTCAAATTCGGTTTGATTGGTGCCGATTCTCTAAAACAAACAATATCATGCCATTTGATTTTGGGATGTTGGATAAGAAAATTCTAATTGAATTGGATGGTGAACAACACTTTAATCAGATTTCGAAATGGGATGCACCAGAGGATGTTCAAAAGAAAGATGTTGAGAAAATGAAGTGCTGTATGGAACAAGGATATTCTATGATTCGTATGTATCAAGTGGATGTTTGGAAAGATACCTATGATTGGAAAGAGATGCTCAACGCTACCATTTTGTCACTTCAGAATAAAGATCCTTGTATTGTGTTTATCAGTACAAATGACATATATTGTAAACACATCGAGCAAGTAGGTAATAGTACATATCAGTATATTCATCCAATATTGTAAAACGTTATAACAATTTCAAAATAGTGGATTTTGTTTATTTTTAGTGTTTTGACATGACCCCCCTCCTATGGTCTATTTTTATCAAATACACCGATGGATTTCAGATTGTTCTGAAATGGGTGAATTTAGATGCGAGCAGGGAAGCCAACCAAATTTGCTCCTAAACCGAACCCTGCTCCTTGGCGCGCAGTAACACCCACGCTCGGTGACACCGCGTCAAGAATAGCGAAGACGACCGCGGCCAGGACAGCCAGGGTGGCGACCTCATCCAGTGGAAGCGACTTCTTCGGGATCAGAATAGCAGCAGCAGCAATAACAAGACCCTCAATCAAGTACTTAATAACACGGTTAACAATTTCAGCAAATCCGTAGCTCAGGCTCATCTTTTCTTATATTCTTTCCTAAGAAAAAAACGTGGCCGCTCCTTCTTTTTATAAATAACCACACCGAGTTTAAAGCATCGAAACCACGAAAAGATAGAGAATGAGTAACAATGCAGCCGTAGTGGAAGACTTTCTTGACGAGGATGTTGAAGTTCCTGGTCAGCGTTATATTCTACTCAGTTTCCTAAGTCCGGAGAAAGTACTGGAGAGAAAGGATCAGTACTTCTTTAAGAAGTTTCTGGAAAACTATGAGGTAGAGTGGAAGTTGAAGAATCTGGAAACGTTTATGGTGGACACCGTGAATCACATCAATAATGAGTTGGACGAGCGTATTCGCGAGCTTGAAAAGAGCGATCAGTTTGATCAGGCTGCCATCTGCCGTAAGAATCGTCTTAGTGTCGATGATCTGATGGGCAATTACAATCAGTTTGTTCAGAAGAATCGTAATGATGTTACAAGCACGAAGATTGCAGAGGCATTTGATAGCTTTATGTTTGCCAATAAGACGAAGCTGGAGGAGGATTTCTATGCCAAGAACGATTTTCAAACCAGCATACGTGGTCTGAAGGTCCGCGGTGTGTATGGAAATACGAAGGAGGCCGAGCTAAAGGCAAAGAAGCTCCAAACCAAGGACAAGTATCATAACATCTTTATTGGTGAGGTGGGTAAGTGGCTCCCATGGGATCCTCAGCCGCATGAAGTACGTGACCAGGAGTATGCTCAAGATCAGCTGAATACGTTGATGCGCAAGTACAAGGAGAACGAGGACGATCGTGAGAAGTTGTTTGAAGAGCGTTCTAAGAATGGAAAGCAGGTCTTTGGTGGTTCGCAGGGTAGCGCCACGGAGTCATTCGGTGCAATGTTCCAGGGTAAGGGTGATCTTGCTCTTCAGCGCAAGATGGAGAATCAGACTGTCGAACCCGTCGAAGAGAGTAAGACTCCTCAAAACACGGTGGTAGAGCCATCCACATAACAAAAACCGAATTATTTTACAAATAATATATTTTTGTTGATTTAGGAAAAATAACCAGTCCATGGGCCTGTATTTCCTACATAGTTTGGAATACAAGCCTGCGTTGTTCCGTCACAGAAGTAACCCTCTGGGCATGGATTTCCATCTTCATTGGGGGAGCGGCACAGATAGTCCGTATTAGGATCGGGTCTCCAGGTTGGTAGCTTGGAAGCAGATCCTATTGCAGGAATCCCAGCAACACCGCCATCAGCGGTGGAGGGTCCAGAGGGACCGCCTGCACCTGTCATATTGGCAAATCCAGCGATCGCATAATGCGGATACTTGCCAAGCGACTTCACAATCAGTGGTAACAAAACAATAACGACTACAAGAACGACTAACATGGCAACTATTCCCATCGGTTTAGATCGACCCATTTTCTAGCAAGTAACAAGGTTTTAATTATTGTCGTATGGTTGATTTTTTTAAGCATATGGGTACTTTGTCGGTGGTGTCATAGGTAAACTGGATATAGCAGGCAGAACAGGCGGGTCATCGGACGCACAGTATCCATTGATACACCGTATATTCTTTCCTGAACACGATGGTAGATCCACACCACAATGACCTGGATCCACAAAACTCTCTGAAATGGTTGGATGTAACACTAAATATAGTATCATTGCAATCACGAGAACAATAAAAACGGTTCCTGATATGAGTCTCAGTTTCTTGTCCATTTCTGTTAGTAGTTTAGTATTTCTTCTGTACGTTAATGGCTGGACCTCTTAGTCTCATACTGGCACGTGGATCAAAATTGTTGACGTCTTCTTCTTCCTTCACCCTTGCTAACATTTCAGATTGACGCCATAATTCTGGCTTGCCCATCTTGAATTCACCGTGAATTTCAGCCTTGTACCAGAAAATAGTGTCTTCCAGTTTGTTACTCTGTGTATTGTTGTTAATCACAAGACACTCGTAATTTTGTGTACATTGATCCATCATTTGACAGAAAAATTCAAAGGAAGGAAATGCCGATCCATAGTTTTCAAACAGACGTTTACGATTGTTCATATAGGGTTCTCGTAAAATGAAGACATAATCGACATTCGTACGCAGAGCGGGTTGAATACCCAAAGGAAACTGCATCGTAATGATAAAGAATACCTTGAGCCAACGCCCATTCATGAACAAATATCGAATATTTTTATCATGGGTCCAAGAGTCATCGTACATACAGTCATCCAGAATTAAGAAGGCACGGGGGTCAATGTTAGACTGAATACCTTTATCGCCATCTTGTTGAATCTTTTGCATGACCAGCTTCTGCCGTTTCACAAAGTTTGCCAAAATCACAGGATTGTATTCTCCATGAATGAACATGGGTGGAACAATCTTTTTAAAAAAACCGTTTGATTCTTCTGTACCTGAAATGACACACCCCATTGGTAAGTCTTGGTGATGAAACAGTAAATCTCTAACCAGAGTGGATTTACCGGTTCGACGCCGTCCAATAAATACCACCACAGCATCCTGCGGAACAGATTTCATTACGAACTTCCGGAGATTCACATTAATACCACCTGCTGCTGCCATCGTAATCCTATTACCAAAAAGAAATAGTTCGTGCGCTACACAAACGCATCCATAAGTCTTTTAAAAAAGGAGATGAAAGCTGCCCTTCGAACATTACGTCAACAACCCTGTAGAGGTCATGAAGTTACGGAGAATGAAAAACGAACCTTTGAGAACTATACGTATTTACAACGTTATCATCCCGCAATCGAACGATTTCCTGCTCCTGACTTCATTTCATGCCAAACACATGCCGCATTATCTTCTACGTATTATATCGATACATGGCTTTCAAAAGAGGAGACTCATTCAAAAATATGGAATACCCTGCGAACCAACCTTCAAGGAGACAAAGAAGAGTCCAAAACCTTTGTAAAGGTGGTACACTTACTTGATCCGATTGATGTTATTAAGGATAAATACACATGTCCTGTACATCCTCTACTTCCACAAAGTGGCTCATCATGGAAAGACACGCTGATGAAGCTGCATAGTTACAATAATCAAGCATACGTTGACAATGTTGCTAATTTTGTACTCAGTCGGTTTCGAGAACGAAACGTAACTCCCAATTGTATTCTGTATTATGGGTCATCCTCTGGAATTAGTACATCGTATCCATTCAATATTTCAAATGAGTTTTCTACGTATCGCCAGTGCAGATGGTTTTGGAAAGGTATGAAAGCCAAGGGTGCCCGTTTATCTGTTTCCAAGCCCGAAACGAATGATGTGGATACGAATTTCGATGAAATCTATAAAGAAATTACAACGTGTCCCTTTAATGAAGAGGATGAAGAGGATACAGAGGATATAGAGGACATCGAATTAGAACCTCTTTTCAGTGATTCCAGTCTTGATACTTCTGATATGGAGTCGGTATGTTCTGTACCCTTTGATGTTATTCAACATGACGTAGATAGGGTGGATAATGTAGATAGGCCCGAAGAGGTAGTTACTATTCATAAGCGCGTTCATAAGAAAACAGAATCTTCGAATGAATCAGACGGCTCAGAGGATGCAGATGACTCGGATGGCGATTCCGTAGATGCAGATGACTCGGATGGCGATTCAGCAGATTCAGCAGATTCAGATGAAACTGTAGAATTGGATTTGGATATATCGATTGATATGCCCAATATGCCTGTTTTGCTTATCTATCAAGAGGCACAAGAGGGTGTGATCGATGATTTATTAGACGAAGAGGAATTGGACGGACATGAACGAGGCTCCCAAGGATGGGAAGCACGTTGGATTGCATGGTTGTTCCAAGTAATTGCAGTGTTATCGTTTCTTCAAAAAGCAATTAGCTTTACACATAATGATTTGCATTCGAATAATATTGTTTGGAGAAAGACAGCACAAAAATTCCTTTATTATCGAAACAAGCAGGGAACCATTTGGAGAGTTCCTACGTTTGGAAAAATAATTAGTATCATTGATTTTGGTCGTTCCATTTTCCGTCTTGGATCTCATTTATGGATATCCGATGATCATTGGCCCAATCAAGATGCAGGAGATCAATATAATTTCGGACCCTTTTTTGATTCAAGCAAACCCAAAAATGTCCCCAATCCATCCTTTGATCTATCCCGATTGTCTGTTAGTTTAATCGATGGTCTTTTTGATGAAACGCCGCACAAAAAGAAGGGTAAAAAGATCAATGTCATGAGTGAAGAAGGCTCTTGGAAAGTATATGAAACGTGTTCTCCTCTCTACAATCTGCTGTGGAGCTGGACAGTCGATGATGCAGGTCGTACAATATATGTAGATAAACATGGTAATGATAAGTACGAGGGATTCGATCTGTACATTAGAATTGCACATGATGTACATAATGCAGTCCCTTCGGAACAAATTCATAAACCGATCTTTGAACAATTTAAATGGAAGGCAAAGGTCGATAAAAAAGAAACCATATATTCATTAGGTTGTTAATATTCATTATCCGTTATGACTCATAACGATATAATCAATACTTAGTTTGAATTGCAGCATCCATCGGTTGTAGAAATAGGCTCACAAGGACAGCCATTGTTAATGGTTGTGCAACCACCGTCTCCTTTACGATAGTACTTCATGTTTCCTTGTCGAACGGTATTGATGATGGACTGATCCCAAATACCTAAGGCAGGAGCATACCCCGTATTTGGATTGGTTGGATTGGTAATACGAGTTATAAAAGAACCGGACTCTGCTTTGACCTTGCGACGTTGCGTAATAAGCGAAGCATCATATATGGTAGTCATATTCTATCTATCCAAACGAATATATTTATAAAAATCCTTCCTTATCTACCCACCAGTCGTGGTGGGCCCACTTGTAATTCAAAATCGGAATCTTGTTCTTTTGGTAAAACACTGGATAGATCGATGGTAGGAAAAATGTCAGGCATCAGTACTCCAATCAATCCGATTACAATCGCTCCGCTAATAAAATCCTGTAAGAACTGCTTGTTTTGATACTCTTTTTGTTTCAACTTCGATCCAATAAAACTTAAAAGGATGAAAATAATTCCTCCCACAAAAATCCATGGAAACCAGACAGGCATCATTACTCTATCCCTTCAGAAAAAATGACTTTTTATCGCACGTTCCGTTTACAACTCTTCATATTCTATCGCGTTTTCTTCCTCCAAGGATGACTTTGTAGCATCTAAATCATCAAAATCATCTCCTTCGGATAATGGGACACCTACATCATCTACTATTTCCAGACCCGGAACACTATCTTCTTCCTCCGTGTCCTTTGGATAATACACTAAATCTGAGTTCTCAGGATTGTCTGAATCAAATACTGTATCAAATTCACTGAATTTTACCCCTGGTCTATCGTCAATTACAATCGTTTGTTGTGGTTGTTCAACAGGTTCTGACACAGGTTCGGACACCGGCTTAGGTACAGGTTCAGACACAGGTTCAGACACAGGTTCAGATACAGGCTCGGACACAGGCTCAGGTACAGGTTCAGGTACAGAGTCTGGCAATAGAACAGGCTCTGGAATCGTATCTTTGTTCGATACGGGTTTATCCTCTTTCTCATCGTCACTGTCACTATCATCCTCTCCCACATCATTGTTTACGAAATCCTTAAGAATTGACTTGACAGGAACCAAACTTCGTATTGCTTGAAGAATTCCCTCATTGATCAATTGTTCAATGGAACGATAGTTTTGCTGTTTCTCAATGGCGGATATTCCATCGCGGAATAAATAGGATGAACTCCAAAGTAACTTGGATGTTTCACATAACACCTTAAATAAGAAATGCTCGACTTTTGGTACGTTGATCTCAATCTTCTTTTTATTGGAAGAAAGACGAATCGCAGTCAACACCTTGGTATGGGCAATAAATACAGCTGTCAACAAATCTTCCAAATAATCACAACCACTATTGGTATTGATATTCTGAATTTCATGATGTACCTTTTCCATGTTCCAATCATGTGTTTCGTTTAAATAATTTTGGAATTGCCATAGGATTCTTTTTGGCTCATGACTCATTGCCTCTTTCGCCTTTTCCAATAGCTCAATGAAAAACTGAAAATAGGCTGGCACTAAAAATACACAAAGCTGTTTCGTGTATTCGGTTCGCGCATCGGAATAGACCGAAAGAATAGAATCGGACCATTTGTTCATTCTTATTCATTCTTTGTTGTTGTATCTCGCTTATATAACGCACTTCCCAAAAATGCCCAAAGAGATCCAGATTGTTCCAAACATGTACCGTAGTCTTTTAATACATCCTCTTGATCTAACATACTATTAATAAAGGATTCAGGATTGTATCCTTTTTTTATATAAGTAATCAAATCATCCCCTTTTACATGTGGAAGTACATTATCTTCTTCTTTTCTATGCTCTATGGTTTCCCTCCAAATCTCTGGATATTCCATTTGTAGAAATGCACATTGCTTTGCCTTTCGATAGGAATATTCATTTTCTTTCAAATAGTGTTTGATTTCATCCGTATGTACCTGGGGATATTCCTTTTCTAAAAATGATTGCAAATCCTGCCACGTTGGCTGGTACATCTTTTTAATTGTACATCGTGACCGAATGGGTTCTTGTAATCGACCTGCATCTCGGCATTCTAAAATAAATAAAACGTCTGATGCATGTGTTTCCAAAATTCGGCGTAAAAAGGCCTGTGCTTCGGGCGTTAAATCATCTGCTCCTTCCAACCATAAAATGGCAGGCTCAGTTCGCCTCGCCCAAATATGTAGCTTTTGTCTTCCATCGCGTAGCGTACGATCTTTACGACAAGGGCATACAAAAAGCTGTTTATTGACTTGATCTGCATACTTCTGAATCCAGTAACTTTTACCGCATCCAGGAGGACCTGTTAGTATCACGGGAGTGTTGTCCATTGTATAGTGAATCATTCTATTTGTTTAGATTCTTGACTTTTGTTGGCTTCACGTTAGTTTTCTTTTTATTCTGTCTGACTTTATATAATACTGTCACATAGAATATGGATTATATAGTGTATTTAATTTCGTTTCTTGTTCTTTCGCGACTTGTTCTTTCGCGACTTGTTCTTTCGTGACTTGTTCTTTCGTGACTTGTTCTTTCGCGACTTGTTCTTGTTCTTGCGTCTGCCACCATGGGCCACATTACGCATACCCATTACAGGAGTAGGAAGTCCTGCCGTGGTTGCCCATTCTAAAACACTCTCAGAAGGCTGACGCATGTTAGCGGGATATTCAAAGTTAGCGGGAGCGATTCCACCTGCTTGATTCGGGACCTGTTTCGGACCGGTTGTAAATCCAGGATTCACTGCATTCGTACGCGGTACATTCGTACGCGGTACATTCGTACGCGGTACATTTGTCTTCTTCGATGCATTGTTACGCGGTGTAGTAAAAAGACTGGAAAGGAAATTCATTTTCTACTCTACTCTTCTATTATAAAAAAGGATTCGCATGAGTCTTGTTTTTTGACCATCTTGGTATACATACACTATACAAGTCGGGTCATAGATTACTGACTGGACAGAAAGGCACGATAATCGCGAATGGCCGCCTCATCTAATTCGGCATTCTTCCGTAAACTCTGTTGTAGCGGATTGTTGTCCACAGATGACACGGCGTCATACGTATTACGTTCACGGCTAATGTCAAGTTTGAGAGGAACACGGTACTCCACGCGTCCAATATCACCCACTCCTGGTGTAATGTCAAGGGAACGGTTAATAGACAAGGCACGATCATTGATGACATCTGTATCCAGTTTCTTCGAGGTCTGACGGCCTGGATCACCATTAAAGGTCGATGACTTACCTGAACCACCAATCGGTTTACGGCCACGAGCAATAAGCTCCTTGTTTGGATTGGTGCGCATGTTATAGGCAAAGGTTGGATCCATTGTATCATTCCATGCACCGTTTCCACCCGGACCTGTCCAGGAAAGATTCGCTGAAAGTTGAGCCTTCTGCGTGGGACGTGCGATGTCATCTGGATCATATACCTTCAGACGGTTGGGAGCAGAGGCAGCCGCCATAATACCAGGACGATCCAGATAAATGGTGGTCTCCTTGACAGTAGTACGAGCAATGTCACTCGGATCCCACACCGTAATCGCAGGAGCTCGTTCTGCATAACTAACAGGCGTTCCTGTCATACGAATGTTTCCAGTGGTTTCCGCACGACGCGTCGGGCGAGCATCGTCTGTGTAATGGGCCGTCACTAATCCATTATCGGCGGGAACAGCATTGAGTGCCATAACACGTTCCGAAGTTTCATTACGCTCATTGGGTCGAATCTCAATCGATGATTTACCATAATCGGCTTCGTCTGCATCCATATTCTTGGTATAATAGCTGGTCATGTCTGCATTACGATATCCTGCACCTCCATGCTGCTGTGTCATGGGCATACGATACGAACCCGTAACATAGGACTCACCAAAGTCCTGTGAAGATGCAGCACCCTCATACTCCACGGATGTCTCTGGACGAGTCGTATGGGGTAAGACTTGAACCGATCGAACGGTTTCCTTGATAAGGTCACCTGTAGTAACAAAGAAACGTTCACCTGATTCATCGATGTAGAAGGTATCTGGCTTGTATTTACGAACCTCGCCCACATCCACAACGTCTGGGCTGGCACCAATAAAATGTCCACCTGGAACCATCGGGGTGTTGTAGGTATCCTTTGGATTGGATAGAACACGTAATTCATTCGTATCTTTGGGTCGCATAATTTCATTGATTTCCAGTTGCTGGTACCCTCCTTTACCCGCAAACCCGAACTTCTCTCCAATACCCGATCCAACCTTGGTAGGCTCAAAAGGGCGTTCACCATTTCGAGCAATCGGGGCCTGACTGGCAATACGCGACTGGAAGAATTCCGTATTATCCTCCATACCATACGGATTACCATAAGGAGCACGTGATGTCTCGAACATATTTTCCACTTCATGTTTACTCATTTGTGTCGATCCATTTCCATTGTAGAAATCCAAGGTTTGTGTATTGGCGGTCGCTGCCATGTTTTGTTTGATTCTACCGCCAAAAAAGGGTTGCATGTTGTTATGTTTAAACTCGTTGGATGGTATCTTTTGACCGGATAAAGGGCTAAGTACATACTGCTTATCGATGTACACGGGATTTTGTTCCGTATTGTCTGATCTATATTCTGTCATAGGTACGTTAGAATCAATAGGAGAAAGAGATGGTTCTGTACCCGGGACATATCCAGGCGCATAGGGTGGCTTATTCGAAGCATATCCTAAGGCAGTACCGTACGGTCCAGGGCTTGGATCGGATGGATAGGTTTGCCCATTTGGCATTTGATACATCATATCCAATTCAGGACCGAAGCCTGTAGCGGAAGAACCCTTTGGTGCAACAGTAAGTGGGTCCGAATTAGGGCCTCTTGCCGCAGGCATAAATCCTTCTCTAAGCGAAGCGGCATGTGAAGCGGCATGTGAAGCGGCATGTGAAGCGGCGGGTGAAGCGGCATGTGAAGCGGCATGTGAAGCGGCAGCACCAGAGGACCGAAGAAGAGGTGCTTCGCGATTCGAAGGAGGAATCATATGTGCAGCCCGTGTATTTTGTGATTCAGCTCCACGAAATCCTTCTTTTCGATTGGTTGCCTTTGAAATGAGAAATCCTAATCCTAAAAGTCCTGATAGAGCGGCGATTTCCATACTACTACAGTTTCAAACCTTATTTTTTCAAGAGAATGGAACACTTTCTTTTCATGTAAAAAATAATTTTGTAATAAAATTTTATTCATTCTATTACAAAACATGTAACTTTATAAAAAGTATAATAAACTACGCAGAACAACATGTGTACGTGTTACATGCAATCTGATTTCAACCACCTGACTGATATGTACATACGTTATCAGGGAAATAATAAGTGAAGGTCCCAAAGCTGATTTGTACAATACGTACATATCCATGCACATCCTGTACCCGCGGAGACATAGAACTGAATACATCTAATTACAGGTACAATACCCACCTGCGTATAATTTTCATGAAACGCAATGGTGGATGTAATAAGTACCACAAGAATGGCAAGAAAAAACTTCATTACTATGTATAGAAGAGTACGTGATATTTAAGTGGGTCATCACACTTCAAATAGAATATAAACACTATATATGATATAACATATCATGTGTAGTCGTATTACGTTGGAGAATATTCTTCCTTGTTTATTGGAAGATGGACAAACGGTTATAACAACGGTTACCAATTATGGATATATACTGTATACACTCAATATGCTCAAAAGTCTTGCACCTTTCGGTCTTGACAAAAAAGTATGGGTTGTATGTATCGATCGAAAATGCTATCATATTCTTCAAAAGGCAGGCTATCAGGTGTATTGTATAGAAGACAACACGCTTGGTGCCTTTTGTCCATGGAACACCAAAGGATACGATAAAATATGTTATTTAAAACTGGAACTCATTCATCGTCTTCTTTCTCTTCAAAAACATGTATTATTGGTGGACGGAGATATTGTGTTTCAAAAGAATCCATTCGACGATCTTCAGGAATGGTGGAGAGATAAGATACAAGATGTGTGGATTCAAAACGATTCCCAACAAAATAATGATACCAAAAATTTATGCACAGGATATATGTTTATTAAAACGAGTGATCGATTGATTCAATTATACGATTGTGTATCCGATTCAGGAAAAGCCAAATACAGTTCCTGTGCATTTGACAACAATGATCAGACCTACTTTAATAAGTTTATCAAACCACGATGTATAGTACAAGCACTGCCTCTGGATCGTTACCCAAATGGTAAAATGTATTATGATTATAAAGAGGATATTAAAGATAATACAGTCTTAGTCCATTTTAATTGGGTAAAGGGTCATATGAAAATGGTACGAATGAAAGAGCACAAGATGTGGTTAGTAACGCCAGAGGAAGAAGAAATACTCTAACCTAATCATGTTTTGATAAATATGTTATGAGTATACTGTGTAGATTACGTCTGGACAAATGGATACGAAGGATACATGTCTTGTTCATGGCCCAATTCGGAGACAGGTGGTTGCCAATAAGGTGTAAAACAAGTTTTCTCTTGGTGTGTGTTGTATTTTTCTTTATCGACATCGCGTGATGGAATGAAGAAATCAAACGGTGTCTCGAATGTTTCCTGAGGATTATGAAACAATGGTTGCCAACGATTCCAGCCGGTTGCACGAAGTGTGCAAGGAGGATCGACCAAACGAGCAAACGTCTGTGGAACATTTTCATCCTCCGCATTGGAAAGTGATATGTTATTCATGCGATTGGTATCAGGATTGTATTGCACAGCATCGCATCGAATACGTGTACCAAGACGGTCCATTCCTTTCAAATCGGATTCCACATCCGTCTTCCACTGTCCTGCTACCCAAGAGTCACCGCTCTTCTGGATACGAGTGGTTGCCTGGACAGGAAAGGTTGTCGGACAGTTCGCTGCAGGCGGGTTTAAATAATATCGTGCTGCGTAGGAACTGATTCGCATATCATCGACTTGATGAAATGGATCATTTCTGGGACGTGTTACATTTTGTTGCATAGTATAACAAGGAGAGGCCATCTTCTTATTATACTGTTCTATAAAAAAACCTATTAGTATTTCTCAGGCTTCACGCATACTTCATTGACGATCGGTTGTGGTGCAACTACTGCAGGATACGCCCACATTTGATACACGGGAAGATGCTCTTTCTGGACATCAATGGTAAGATTGATTTTCGTATTGTCACGAACAATCTCTTTCTGACCCTTTTGCGGAGGCTGATATTGTCGCCATGGACAGAATGTATTCGGGATGTTGATTCCTCGTAAATCGGATTCAAGATCGACCATGTTTCCTTTGATCAGACTTACCTCGTTTCCACCTACGACACCTAAAATGTGTCGTTTTGGAGAGGGATTTACAAATTGCGACGTTATATAATCATAATGTTGCGGATCTTCTTTCTTTTCCCAATGCGATGTTAATAATGGGCCGTATGCCTGGTTTACATCACTCAAGTAGATTGCCATTCCTGATAGACAGTCACATACAAAATTTGATGATTTAAAATGCAAAAATCAAGAAAATCAAAAAATCAAACAATGAATCCGATTATCGTTTCATTAGAAGGTAACATTGGTGCGGGAAAATCCACTTTGCTGGAAGAAATCCGTAACCGTATCCATGATGTTCATTTGGTTGACGAACCTGTTGGCCAATGGACCGCTTTGCATAACAAAGACGGAACGAATCTACTGGAGCTCTTCTATGAGGATAAGAAACGTTGGGCCTATACCTTCCAAAATTGCGCTATCCTCACACGTCTGAAAAATATCAAAGATGCGGTAGAATCATTGGATCCTGCTGAAAAACAGCCTGTTATTATCACAGAGAGATCTGTACTAACTGATAAGTATATCTTTGCAGACATGCTTCGTGATGCAGGCTATATGGATCAGGTGGAGTGGCAATTGTATGATAGTTGGTTTCAAATCTTTAGTAAGGAATATCCTGTGAGTGGTATTATTTATCTATCCACGGGATCAGGGACATCGAAAGAGCGTATTCACATTCGTAATCGTAAAGGAGAGGAAAGTATTGATCTGGACTATTTGAATGCATTGGATGTTCAGCATAAGAAATGGATGGAAAACACTACTCTTCCGATTCTAACTCTTTCCACGGAGCCTGGCGAATCCCTGGAAACGAATATTGAGAAAATCAAAGACTTTATTGGTTCACTTCGTTCACTTCGTTCCTCCTCATAAACAAGTACTGTGTATTTTATTTTTTTAACAGTTGACATCACGGAGATAAGAGCGAGTCGGAATACCACCATGAACCCATCCAGAGGCAGCCACTTCTGGAATGAGATTCTTCGGATTCTGTACATTGTTCTTCAGAATGGGAATCATGGGTGTATACTGTTGTGGGAAGAATTGCTCCGTAACCGTGCCACATTCCTTACCCATACGCACCTGTTCCGAGTGTAATAGAAGACTTTCTACATCACGAGATGGGTTACCACCTGCCATATAGGGAACACTTAGGAAGGGACGGTTCTGAGGACGAATCTGGCAACGATTGTTCTTAAATGCAATTTGGTTACGAAGAATAGAATCCGCATCAATGGCCGCATTATTGTATCCGTATCCTTCACGGGGATAGATCAATAATTGATTTACGGCCATAGGGTTGACGCCGGTAGCCTTAGGGACTAAATTGGTTGTCATATAACGGCCTGGTCCAACGGATTGAGCGTAAAACGACTGAATACCACAGAGGTCATCACGTGAATGGGTTAATCGATTAATCTCCATTATATCTCTGAACTACTATAGTATAAAAAATATTAGGATGAAAAAGAATGAGCAAACCGCGTTCGTTGGCAAAGAATTTGTGTCGATGCATCAAGCATGTCCGAAAAACAGTAAAAGTGCGTAAAGGACAAAACAAATCCGCCAAGGGTCGTGAACAAGCGGCAATTGGGATTTGTGTCAAGTCGGTTCTTCAGACAAAAGGAAAGACTATGAAACGATTTCAATGTCTTCCCAAACCTGTGTTACAAACACAACCATTGCGTCGAACTCGTCCGAGATAACATTAAGATGCTTGGTTCAACCAAGGAATAGGTCCTCCATCCGTACCTGCAAGACAAGCTTCCCGTCCACCCTCCTTGCACGTCTTACCAGGAATACGGTACAACCAGTCTGCAAATGCACCTTGATCATTTGGAACGGTAGTAGACGGTTGTGTGACAAACTGGCGTTGGCTTTGATTTTTACCAAAGACATCCGTGGGATCCGAAAACCATTGCACTCGGAAATAGTCATCTAAGGTTTGTTTCACGGTTGGATTATTGACGGGGGCTGCTTCGGGTCGATCAGGATTGTATTTAATTTCGTCCAGTAGAACATTCATAAATAAATTGCGTGACGTAGGTGGTGTATAATCGGGAAGAGCGGGACCTGAATAGGGAGAGGCATCTACTTCGAGAAAACCAGTGGGATCATGTGGCTGAACCGATCCAGGCATGGAACCACCATTGATAAATCCTTCTTTCTTCTTGGATTTCATAGATGCTATCGAGTGATCTGGATCTACCATGGCGATATAAGGCAATGGACTATACTCTTTTGATTTCTGCACTTCTTCGACTTTTGTGGTAAGAATGATAACAATCGCTGTTATGAATCCGAATAATACACTCACCAAAATAACAGGTAGACCACCTATTGCGCCTGCTACCAACCCAACGAATAGTGATAATAGGAGTAACCGGACTCCAAAGTTCCAGGAAGAGTGCTCACATGTAGGTCGATACTGTAAGGAAAAATCTTTGAATAGAATGGAAATATCCTTCCAAAAAGGTGGTTCACAACTATTATCTTTCTTTTCCGTCATTGTCCTACACGTAATCAACTTTATTTGTTATCGCTCTTTTTATCCTTGTAACAATATATTTTATCATGATGTACGTATCATGATAAAATAAGATAGACAGTACCGAATATTACATAGGATATTTCCGAGCACGCTTTGTACGATAGTGTTTCCTCTTTGAATTCTTGTGCGTTTGTGCACGCTTTGTACGATAGTGTTTCCTCTTTGAATTCTTGTGCGTGTGTGCACGCTTTGTACGATAGTGTTTCCTCTTGGAATTCTTGTGCGTGTGTGTACGCTTGCTCTTTCTCAAGAAACCTCCATCCCTCTCCATCCTATCTATTTCGTAAAGCTGTAGAATACGTTTACCTGTATCATACATCAATGATAAGATTCTATATGTAGTGTCCTCATCACGAATGCCTTCTTGTAATTGGTGACATAATCCTACAAAACTATTTATCGGATCACAATCATAACGGGTAGTTGTACATAGTGATTGAAATTCTGCGGCACGATTACATACATCTGCTGTCAGTCCTTGAAGTAGTGTATATCTTGTTTGATAGAAATTCGTTTGAGTCCGATATACCGTGTTAATCATGGACTCATAAGTCTGAACACTCTTTAATATATATATGCTCTTGCGAATCACCCTCGTAGCATCCCTTTGATTCGACGGATCCAATGGAATAGGTTCAAGATACCCTAACAATTTTTGTGATTGTTGTAAAATATCTATATCCGATTCTTGTAATGTAGGATTTTGTAGAATGGACCTACACTTAGCAAGTATTGCTTCTATGACGCGACATCTCTTGACAATGGACTTATGCAAGGGTACTTGATCTGGACAATAAAAACGTTGTAAAGCTTCGATGGTTCCTCCCAATCTACCTATATCCGTTTTGAATTGAGTATTTTTTAAAACATCCATGGCGTCATGATAGTATATATATATTGACTTTAATTCATCCATGGAACGATGAAACCTTCGTACTGTATCTTGCAAGACAGACATAGCCTGATTTGAATTTTGAACAGCTGCAACTGCTTCTGCTTCTGCTTCTTCTGCTTCTTCTGCTTTTGCTTCTGCTTCTGCTTCTTCTTCTTCTTCCTCTTCTGCTAAGGATGGGGAGGGTGAACGAGATACTGCAGCCGCAGCGGATGCGGCTCGTGAGGATGAACGAGATGCGCGTCTGGCAGGTGCCGCCGCAGCGGAAGGCGCATAGGAAGGAGAGGACGGCGAATAGGAAGGAGAACGAGATGCGCGTCTGGCAGGTGCAGCCGCAGCGGAAGGCGAATAGGAAGGAGAGGAAGGCGCATAGGAAGGAGAGGACGGCAAATAGGAAGGAGAACGAGGTGAGCGCCTGACTGGTGCCGCCGCCGCAGCACCATCGTTCTTCTCGTTGCTTTCATAACGGTAATCTTTTTCATTATACGACGCCATGCTTCTATGAGTAGGTTTGATTTTTTTACAAAAAATATAATGTATATTATTTGTTCAGGTAAAACCGGGAATGAAAGGTATCATAATTATGATAATATACAATCTTACAATTTGTACAAATGGATAATTTATCTTTATATTTGTAATCATAATGTACATACATTGTAGTAAGAGTCGAGGGTAGATCTTCCTTTTCTATCTTGTCCTGAAATTCAGGATAGAAATACAATTCTGTAATATTGTCATTCGTATCGTAATTACGAATACGATGAAACTCGTCACGACAAATCGATCTGCATTGAACATAATAAGACAATTGAGATCCAAGTTGTTGTGCAATCAATGGAGTACGCAATTCATAATTGTCATAATCCAGATGAATATGTAGGTTTCTCTTTTCATCGTTGGCGGTGCGATTCACTATCTGCATAACGGAGTGGACTCGATCGTCTACATCCATCGGATCTTTCCACATACTTCTTGTTGGACGAATCGTACAAAGATGACTAAAATCAAATGTCATTCTGTTGATTCTGTTGATTCTATGGAGTGTGATTTTTTTATGCGATTCTATTTCATCAATTTTTTATTCTCGAAATGGCTATGTACTCTTGTTGTCCTTTGCTTGCTGAGCCTGTTTCTTTTTCTCCATCTTCTTTCGTAGACGTTCCCGTGCGAGATGAAGTCGTGCACTTCCTTCCTTACCTGCAGCACGAGCTGTCTCCATATCTTCAAACCCAAAGGAGCTCTTGATACCGCTTAAAATATCTACAAATTCCTTGTTATCCGCAAATTCTTTCATGAGTTCTTCTGCCTCTCGGGCAATCTCCATGGGACGAATCTGGCCTATCATGATCTTTTGTTGCAGTCTTTTTCCAATACGTTTAATTGTCTTTTCAATAACCTCAGGATGGTTTCCAAGCGTTCCAAACAGAACCTCAAATGCCTTCGAGGGATTCTTTTGAGCATTTTCCAGAATTTCCTTTGTTAGGCCGAGGTCTTCTGGTGTAATTTCTTTGACAATCTCCTGGGCTAACTTGGCCATATGGCCTTTTAAAAATCGTTCTGGAATCTTTGGAAATCCACTTTCAAACAACTTTTCCATTCCAGGAATTTTGGGCAAGGAGTCATCCCCCTTTTCATCTCCCTTTTCACCAGGTTGGAAAAAGCCCATAAACTTCTTAATAACCGACTGAAAGTCCACGCCTTCCATCTTTTCCTTTAAGTCCTTCATGACATCATCCATCCATGCGGGTACGTTGGTCGTATCGCTGTATCCCGTTTCCATAAAGCAACAAATCGATAGAATACGAAGATGTTCCCATATCGCTTTCTTAGACGAATCGGACAAGGATGCCCAAAGCTCTTCCGAAATTTCGACGCCAGGAAGAATCCTGACAGGATTCTTGCTATAATTTTCGATATCACCGCTTAATGTATTTCCTACCTTAACCTCTTCTTGAAACCGACGTACACGCTCCGATTCACTACAATTCTTCGCCTCCTGAATGGCAGCTGCATACTCTGGAAGAGCCTGTATTACATCATCTGCAAACTCTTCGTATTTCACCTGAAATATGGATCTATCGTTTGCATCTGCTGTATCTGCTGCATCTGTTGTATCTGTTGTATCTGTTGTATATGCTGTATCTGTTGCATCTGCCGTATGGCTGGGTTCTACCATTCTTGTTAAGGCAAACTAAAAACTCTTTATATCTTCACGCCGTACGTGCCTTTTCAGAAAGAACGCACAGAACCTTCAGATATTGCCAAATGATTTCTTGATTGTTGGGGCCCATCGAGTCCCAATGTTTGTCGAAAATGGCAAGTGCCGAAAGCATTTCATTGAACTGTGTACTAATCTTTTGTTGTGCCACTTCTCGAATTCGGATAATATCACGTTTTGCAACAGCCGGTGCAAGATCATTGTATATATGTTCTGTAAACAAGTCCAAAATAAGCCGTGGATTGATTTTTTTGGCTCCTTTAATTGCTTCTATCGCCATTTTAATATCCTTTTCTTCCGGAAAGGTATTACAAAGTTCTTCAAAGAAGTTAACAATTTGTGTGGTAAAAGCGCTGAGGAACGACATATTCTGACTATTATGTATCACAGGTATCTTTAAACTGTTATGAATGTTATACGATTACTGTCGCATGACTTGTTTTTGTATTCCTGAATCACGATTTTTCATCATTTGTTCATATTGAATATCCAATAACTGTTCCTTCTTGCTTCGCTTTTGATCGTTAGAGGCACCTTGGAAACTGGATGCCTCTCTTGTTCCAACTGCGTCTTGCCCGTTCAAATATGTAAAATTATGCTTGACTGTCATTCCTCCATTTCCTTCAGCAGATGTATCCTCTCCAATAAAGGAGTATTGATCTCCAAAGCCACCGCCCATTTCCATATCCAGATAGGGTTCTGGTTCCGTAGACATCGATGCTCCCGTACTTGTTCCGCCGCCACTGTTACTGCCGCCACTGTTACTGCCGCCGCTGCCGCCACCATCTCTCATCTTTCGTTCATATAGCCAATTCATGACTTCACTATTGGTTCGAGGCTCTGGTTCTCCCGAAATAACCAATGTAGGAATTTGCTTTAACCAAGAAGGTAATTGTGGACGATTGGCGCTTGGATCCACACAAATGAAACGAAAATCTTTATGATAATTTGTTTTTGCAATTTCTTCCAAAAACGCTTTAGACCATTCACATCGATTCGAATAAAAACAAATGTGGATTGGTGCCGGCTTACTCATCCTTTTTAACTTTACGAACGAATACAAATCAGTATAGACGCAGTTCATAAAAAATTGATTCCATGTTCATTCGGAAGCTAGGATAGAGTAAAGTTAGAAGATGGCCATGTTTGAAAATATTAAAGAAGTCGATGCACGTACCGTATCATTCACCCTTTCGCCTACCCATGTCACCTATGCAAATACTCTTAGAAGGCTTATGTTGACTGGGGTGGAGACAGTAGCTTTTCGTGCAGATATGACGTCTACCGGCTCTACCACCGATGTCTTTGTAAAAAGGAACGATACGCCCATGACGAATGAAATGTTGGCAGACCGTATTGGTCTTCTTCCCATCCATGTTACCGAACCACTCACGTGGAATCCTGATAAATATGTATTTAAACTATCTGTTAAAAGTGATAAAGATCGTGTTACATACGTAAAAGCAGGTGACTTTGTAGTGATTGAAAAGGGTTCGGATCTGGCTATGCCACAGGCTGGTCCAGAAGACGAGAATGATGAAAAGAAACATCCTCTTAATCAAGAGGACAAGACCATCTCTGCTTCTACGTTCTTTCCCCCTAATCCAATTACACGAGACACATGTCTGATTGCTACACTTCCACCAAGCTCTCAGTCTTCCGAACAAGGAATCGAGATTATTGCAAAGGCAACCAAAGGAACAGGGCGCGAACACGCACGATTTTCACCGGTTTCTCAGTGTTCGTATGAATATTCCTTGGACAATGATCCAGCACGCGTGGAAGAAATGTTTAGAAGTTGGTTGGTAGTTTCGAAAAAGATTTCGGGGGAGCTTGATAAGCAATCGGAACGTTATGCCGCTCTTCGTAGAGAGTTTGACACCATGCAAATTAAACGCTGTTATAAAATGAATGAAAAAGGGGAGGCATATAGTTTTGATTTCACATTAGAAACAGCGGGTGTGTTGTCAATTCGCTACATTGTAGAACGAGCATGTGAAGTGGGTGAAAACATGTGTAGCCGATATGTGAATGTGGCAAGTGGCGATCTTCCTGCCGAGATATCTATTTCAGCCGCAGATGCCCGAGTCATAGGATACGATTTCTTGGTTCGTGGTCACGATCATACTCTTGGAAACCTATTTCAGACCTGGATGGTGGAGAATCTAATCGAAGGAGCGGCATCGCCAAAGATTACATTTTCTGGATACAAGGTTCCTCATCCTCTTCGTGATGAAATGGTTCTACGCATTGGAGTGGAAGATGGAAAAGAGGCAACCGCTCGTCTTGCTTTTGCAGAAGCCGCCAAAGGCTGTGTGAAACTCTTTCAAGATATGCGTACAGCATGGCGCACTGCGATCGGTGGTCCTGTAGCGTCTCGTAGACTCCCCACGAAATCCATCAAGCTATCCGTCAAGAAACAATAACTAAATAACACTACAAACATGCACACATAGATAATGAAAATAGTACAAATAATATATTCATTATGTATTGTATCTTTTTTTTAAAATACTATTAAAATCCATGAATCTTGATCTCATCGGGTTCGCAGATGTGATACTTGCATAAAAACTGGGCAACGGCTGTCCGCTGATCCCCTTGAATGTTGATAATTCCACCAAACTCTTCATCTTCTAACACCGATCCATTGGTATTGAGTGTCTTTTTGAGCGCTTTTAGAATTTTTGGAAGATCCAGATCCTCTGCTAACCCTTCAATGATGGTAGTCGATTTTTTACCACTTCTTTGTTTCGTACGTATATGAACAATCGAAGGGGGTACTTGACTACTGGACTCACGTGCTGTATCTGTAAATGCATTCAATGCATCCAATTGATTAAATACAAGATTATTCAGTAATTTTGACATCTTCGTACTATAATAGTATGGTATTAAACGTTTAATATCTGATTGTTTTCCGAAAATAGGCATTCTACCCCCAGATCTTGGATCTCTTTGTATCGCAATCCACATAAACGAACATATTTTGCAAATGCAATTTCTGCAGATTTATAATTTTCAATGGATGTCGGATGGAACATGAGTATATATTTTGAACGAATCGCATAGCAGCCTAATATGCAGTCATATCGTTCATATTGAAGACTACATGATCCAAAAAACATGACAAGGGCATCGACTGTATCTGCTGTATCTGCTACTGTTTCGTTTGCGAGTACCTCGTCTACAAACGAAGAGGAGAGAAGTCGGTATCGACCGGTTAACTTGATGATCATATCGTCGGGCTGTATATTCATGATACGAATTACGTCTTTCAAATCAAGAAACTCATTGATACCTTTACTTTTATACACAATATCATTGTTACTTGTATAAACGACAGGTACTTTTTTACCCATATGATAAAAATCGTCTATATACGTAGATCGTTTTCCATTGTTTTCAACAAGGATGGGTTGTATATGGGCGGGAACATGACGCAAGGATTCTGTGATTGCATATAGATAACGCGCTTTCCGTTTCTCTGCTTCGGATACGTCTTTTAGCCCATGACGATTGTGAATGGATGTAGTTATAATTATATATATCATACGTATAATGTATCCTATCTATTTAAGTATATAACAACTGAATTTGTTTAGCAAACTCAGCAAGTGCCATTCGATTGCATGCTATAAACGAATGAAAATGTTTATGAAAGGCATTCCTATTTGTACAGACAAGCTTACAGAATGTACATTGAAATGGGACATCTCCTGCCGTAATGGTATGTAGATACTCTTCTACCAACCTATGAATACCCTTTTTAGGAAGGATGGTATGTTTTTTTTGCATAGTCTGGATCCACTCCGCGCAGACAGGATATTTTTTTAAATGGCGTTTCAAAAATGTATCACGGGAAAAAGATTTATTGCATGCCTTACATATTGTATCGGGTTGCTCTGCCTTTTCTTCCGTATGAGCCGATTCGGTTGAATCTGTTGAATCTGTTGAATCTGTTGAATCCGCTGAATCTGCTGATACATGCACATCCATTTTGATACGAACGGTAGAGTCATTGGATGGGTTGGTCACATCCACTACAATGGGCGTGTGTGTATCTTGTATAGAAAGGATAGAGTGCGAATCATTGGATCGTACACGGATTCCAATATGCACAGATACATTGGATGTAGTAGATGCGTCGGATCCTTGGAGAGTCGATGGTTGGGCTGGAACGGCTGGAACCGTTGGAACCGTTGGAACCAGTGGAACCAATGAAAAGGAAGGAAAGGTAGGGTACGTGTGTATGGTAGTAACGGGAATGCTATCATCTATAACAAGAGTTGTCATGGGTTGTACCGATGGTTCCTGTGTGAATGTATCCGTATCTATAGAGATAACTTTATCAGGGTCTTTATTGTTGGCTGCAAGTTTATGTAATAGTTGATATAAACTATTGAACTCTTCACTTTCTTCCACCTTTTTTTTATCGATCGTGCGTGACATTTCTTCTTAGTAGTATCATGTGTTTCATCTTTATGTTAATGATTCTATTCTACATAGTTTTATAGTAGAATATAATCATTGTTTGCATCCATTGTACTTGTTATATATTAATCCACTTCATCTACTGTGGGACCAGCAGATCCAGCAGATCCAGCAGATCCAGGCGCCCCCGCATCCTTATATAGCTTCATCATCACAGGACGAATCTTATTTTCATAGAACTTGTACTTCTCATCAAGCTCTTGCTTCTCTGCACTCGGATTCGAATCCAGCCAATCCAGGCCTTCCTTCACCCATCCCTCTACATCCTTTACCGTATCCTCGCCAATGGTATCCTTCACCTTCTCTTCTTGAACGGCGTTACGAGTATTATACAGATACGCCTCCAGCTTGTTCTTCGACTCCACATGCTCCATCTTTTGCTTGTCTTCTGACGCATGCTTTTCCGCCTCTTGCACCATTCTCTCAATATCCTCCTTGCTTAGACGACCCTTATCATTGGTAATTGTAATCTTATTCGACTTACCCGTTGATTTCTCTGCTGCACTCACATTCAGAATACCATTTGCATCCACATCAAAGGACACTTCAATCTGAGGAACACCGCGCGGCATCGGTGGAATTCCATCCAGCTTGAAACTACCCAATTGATTGCAGTCCGCCGTAAATTGACGCTCCCCCTCATAGACTTGAATCAATACACCAGGCTGATTGTCGGCATAGGTAGAAAAGGTCTGCGTCTTCTTGCAAGGAATGGTCGTGTTACGCTTGATCAAAGGAGTCATCACACCCCCTGCCGTCTCCAGACCCAGAGAAAGAGGAGCAACATCCAGCAGAATAAGATCCGAAGTACGATCATTGCCTTCCTTGCCACCTGTCATGATATGCGCCTGGATCGCAGCACCATATGCAACAGCCTCATCAGGATGGACGGAATCATTTAGCTTCTTACCATTGAAGAATGCACTGACCAGCTCGCGGATCTTTGGAATACGCGTAGAACCACCCACCATGACCACCTCATGAACTTGACTCTTCGACATCTGTGCATCACGTAGAACCTGCTCCAGTGGAGCAATCGTACGCTTAAACAAAGCATCACACAAATTCTCAAACTTTGCGCGAGAAAGATTAATCGAAAAATCAATACCATCGATGAGTGAATCAATATCAATCGACGTCTGTGATGAATTACTTAATGTACGCTTCGCACGCTCACACGCCGTGCGCAACCGACTCAATGAACGCGTGCTGTTCTTTAATTCCACACCCTTGTGCTTGCGTTCGAACTCTTGCACACACCAATCGACAAGAACACTGTCAAAATCTTCTCCTCCCAAATGCGTGTCGCCTCCCGTTGCTTTTACTTCAAATACACCCCCATCAATTGCGATGAGAGAAACATCATGTGTACCACCACCACAATCAAAAATAATCACATTCTGCTCACCCTCCTGCTTACGATCCAGTCCATAGGCCAGAGCAGCCGCCGTCGGCTCGTTGATAATACGAAGCACGTTCAGACCTGCAATCGTACCAGCATCCTTTGTCGCCTGACGCTGAGAATCATTAAAATACGCTGGAACGGTAATCACCGCATTCGTGACGTCTTCGCCCAGATAGGCTTCTGCGGTATGCTTCATCTTCGTAAGAACCATGGCAGAGATCTCTTCAGGCTGGTAGGAAACACGTTCTCCCTTAAAATCAACCTCCACCACTGGCTTATTATCCTTACCACTTCGAACGGTGAACGGCCAGTGACTCCTATCACTCTGTACAGAAGGATCATCGAACTTACGACCAATCAGTCGCTTTGCATCAAACACCGTGTTCTTTGGATTGGCCGATACTTGATTCTTGGCCGCATCACCAATCAGGCGTTCTGTATCACTAAATGCAACATACGAAGGAGTTGTACGATTTCCCTGCTCATTCGCAATGATTTCCACATTATTATTTCTCCAGACTGCAACGGCACTATATGTCGTACCAAGATCAATACCAAGAGAATACGGCATCTGCTTCTGCTTCTAATAATTAGGTAGCACTATGTTTTAAGTTGTTTATAAAACAGAAAAATAAAAATTGTGGATAATGTGGATTCATCCACTGCATATCTATGGCAGTGCAGCAGCTTCGTTCTCCCTCTTTTGTATCAAAAAGGAAAGTCGTTGCCAAGGCTGTTTGCACAGATATACCTGTACATCATGAAGAGTCATCCGTTTAGCCAGTGGACGAAGTTGATTCAAGTATATGCCATGTATCGCATACAGATGCGGATGAAACATCTTATCTATCTCGTCACGTTTTTTCGATTTCTGAACATATACATCGAGGTAGATTTCAAAAAGAGTGTACAGGATCATATTTATAGTCGACAACAGTCTATTCATCTCTTCTGATTCTTCAGGATAGTACTCCAAATAGGTAGAAAGAAGATTACTTGTATAAAGATGACAAAAACGGTTACGAATCGATGGATGATTACCACGAAGAGATAGAATGGCAGAATACCTTTCCGATCGAATTCTCCATCGATTTCCATGAAGATCCTTTAATACAATTCCTTGATACTCACGCGATTGTTCTGCTATAAACTGTCTCGCCCACATGTATGCTTCTATTTGAACCGAACGACTCACTATATCCGCATAATCGATGGGTGTATGGGAAGATTGTTTGATTGGAATACAGAGGACGTTTTCTACATCAGGTACAAACGGTGTATCCTCTATCCGAACCAGACCATCTTCATACACAATGCCTTTATAAATAACATATACACGGTTTGCGGTATTGTTCTTCACAATTTTATGTTCTTTGTGTTGAACCAAGAAACTATAAAACACAGATACTTCCTTCTCGGCTGGCTTCAAGAATGGACTATGGTCTGAGGAAGGCTTTTCATGGAACGTATCTTCATAGGATTCCATAAACAATTCATGAAACGTCTTCTTTGAATAAAATGTTCCGGTTGCGTGTAACTTGGATCTACTTGTAATATGTAGTTCTGGATCACCCTGCATGTGAAAGCAATTGATCATGAATCCCTCCAACTGTTCCTGACAAATCACACCTGCGGATTCCATCTCTTGTATTGTTTGATAAGGAAACTCATCAGATGATGTCTTACAGGGTGCAATACATACAGGACGATTGATTGTTGTATTCCAAATAACGGATCGAAACCAATGACTGTGTGGCAGATCCATAATAGAATGCCCCTTTTCATAACGAATCAAACACAAGCCCTTATCATCTCTATCAACGATTCGAAACATTCCACCCTCTTTCGATTCGAGATAGACCTGTAACGCTTCCCATGTTGGGTAGGTTTCCAATAGATCCTTGAATACTGTGATTTCAAATTGAAACGTCATGTTATATACTACAATATGTAATATATAAAATTATTCTTTATATCATTGTTTCATTTTCAGGGGTTTGTTGCATACATAGAATCTCTATAGGAGGATAGGGAACCATGTCTATGCAAGACTCTAATGACCCAGAAAACGAAGTGAATGAAGACAATACTTCATTATCGGATGCACAAGAGGCCATTTTAGAACCCGATCCAGAAGGGGATCAGGTAGATGATGAAGCCATCGTAGAAGGTGCAGCAGAGTCTTCTGTTCAAGTTGCTCCGACAGATAACCTGAATCCAGCATTGGTAGAACAAGATGATCCTATGTTATCTGTTCAATTAGGTGATAGAATCCTGATTGATTCGAAATACGGAAGAATTGTTGGAACGGTGTATTACAATGATGCCGATCGATTGAGTATCAAACCCGATGGATTGTCCAATCGTGTCGTGGATTTTGAAACGGATGAGAATGGTTTTAAAGAAGACGATCATGTAACGAATGTTGGAATTCTAAAAAAGAGAGCATTTGAATCCTTTGTGGAGCAACAAGATTTTCGGGTTAGTGCCAAAATAGACACATTTGATGTAGATGGACAGTTATTTAAAGCGTTTGACATTACCAAGGTGGATAAAGAAAATGACTTCATTGAGATAAAAGATGAAAACGGAGACGTACACACGGTCGTGTTTAATTTCATAGGTATTCCATCGGATGAATCCTTCAAAGTCATTAGTATTCGTCAGCCCATCGGCGGAGAAGAAAAAATAAACGAAGAACAACCCATCGAATTACGTAAAGGAGAGGAGGAAGAGGAAAGAGCAGAAGGAGCAGAAGGAGCAGAAGCAGCAGAAGGAGCAGATGCAGTAGAAGCAGAAGAGGAGGATGAAATCGAGGTATTGGGTCAGATTAAAGTTACTAAACCAAAGGTGATTCGAGAGGCCTCTTTTTATGAACAACGCATTCCAGATACGATTCAAAAAATAGATGCGCTGAACGATTTTGTATCCAGTATAGACGCAACGTTACAAAAAGATCCAAAAGCGATTCGTGCCATTCGTATATTAGTAGAAACACTATTTGATCTAAAACAGTCAATTATTGAATATAACGAAGATGGAACCGTTCGTAGTCAAAAAGCGGTATCTGCATTCTCTTTATCGGATCTAATTGATAAAACATATGTTCCTATGGGACGCCCTGTTCTTGCGATTGATAAAAAGGAATATGATGTGGTAGAGGATCTGGAAGGAAAGGAAATCGAGGGTGTATATTTCACCGATTTTGAACAAGAATTAGAAAATATCATTCAACAAAACCCAGACGTCGTTTCCAGTAAAATGGAAGGTGCCGCGGATAACAAACTGAATACATTCTGGACCACCACAAAAAACTTCTTAACAAAATATGTTTCTCCTTGGTACAATCCACATGACTCACCGTCTGTTTGGAAAGCCTATCAAGATTCCGAGCTGTTTCGACAGTCCTATCCAGATAAGGAAGCAGAGAACACTGTTCCAGGATACATAGCAAGTCATAGCATAGAAGATCCACCTATATTTGATAAAGTCCCTTTTGGAATAGAAAGAGCCCTGTCTACTACGTATCGTAAAGGCATTCAGCGTAAAAAGCAACTTTTGATACCTGAGGACACGGCCGTTCTACAGAATTATATGCTGTTTCCTGCAACACTCATTCCTTATATTGGTTCCACCCGATCCAGTAGTATTGCAGTCGATAGTGGACGTAGTCAACTAACCAGAAAAACGATGAAAACGATCTTGACGGAATTGGGAACACCCAAAGTGGACGCGATGTCCAGTGACATTGTCTTACTTGGCTCAAAGGCCCAGGATATAGGAAATATTTCGATTGAGAATTATTTGGAAGGTGTTCCAATTCCAGCACTCGGTATAGGGGATACGTTTTCTGTGTTAGAGCAATATGGCTTACGCGACATGGAATTAACAGAACCAATTGCACATGAACTTACAAAAAAGATAAATCGATACCAGGCACAATTTGTACGTACATTGAATACACTTATCGAAAAAGTAAATCAACTGGAACCCAAGGATCCTGAACCCAATCCTTTTTTGAAGAATCCCGCTATCTTGGAGGAAATCCGAAGTCAACCTATGTTAGCCGATGCGTTACGTGACTTTGAGCGAATCAATATATCGTTATCAAAATCCGATGTTGCATCCACTGTCTACTTGCTAAAAGAATATCCAGACTATTTCCAAGTTGCAGCGGGTAAAGACCAGCTGCTCATTGCAACCGCACAGCTGGATGCAAATAATAAAAGGTATTTGGATGCTCAAAAGGTAAAAAGTATATTGAACTATAATCGGCTTCACTCAGGTCAACGACCAAGACGGAATACATGTAAACATGTTGCCGATTTGGTAGCGGTTCGAAAAATAAAGGACAATAATGAACGGTTTGAAAAACTAATTGAAAAGTTTGTACATTACCAAGGTATTCGTGATCAAAATTGGATTAATTGTAATTTATGTAAGGAACATTTACTTTGTGTACATGAACGTCTTCAGATCGATGCCTTTCTTCGTCCAGCGGAAAAACTCGCAACGGAAAAGGAGATCATTTTGAAGTTTTCAGGTGGTCAATTCAACGCTAACTATATTTGTAGAAACTGTGGTCAGACCATTCGTGAAATTGATTTTGATAATAATATTGAGTTCGACGACGATGGAAAACCAAAATCAGGACGGGCTGTACTGGTGGATGAAGATGCATTGTTCACAGAGAAAATGAATAGGATGGTTGGAGTTCCTATCGAATCCTCTGATAAAAAAGAAATGAATTTAGATGATAATAAATCTGCGATTTATGATATGATCCGTCTGGTCGCAGAACAAGCAGGAATAAAGAAGATAGAGCAAGACAGTTATATGTTTATCATAAACAACGTGATTCGTTATCTATCGTCCTTCCCAGCAGAAAAGGCATATGCACAAGCGAAACTAAAGAATCCAAAGCTCCCAGAATATATAGAAGCAAAAGCGATTCGGACGGTTTCCTATGTTGCAATGTTATTGTTGATCGAACTACAGACAAGAATACCACTCTATCAAATTGTTGCCCCCTTAGTAGGCTGTGAATCGCCTGGATTGGATGGATACCCACTAAGCGACGATATCAATAAAGTTCAAGGAATAGAGTATCTCGCTTGTGTGGTTTCTTCGATTCGACGCAATCAAGATCCCTGGAATAATACGGGATACCAGCGCATTTCTTCAGCAGTAGACCGTCAAAAACGTATTATTACAAACATGATTGCCGTTTTAAAAAAAATGGTAGAAGATGTGGATATTCAAGACAAACTACGACATGCGCGATCGTATCTAACAAATACCTTTGGAGTGCAATCCGAAAAAGGAAGACCCAAGGATGTTATTCCACCTACCTTTTTACCCGAACAAATTATTATTACACCTGAAGAGGCTGCAAAGGATGTTATTAAACCAGAAGTAGCTGCTGTTATGCGTAAAGATGGAACATTGGTAAAATTATGGATTCGTCATTCTCATGAACTGGCGAGAAAGACAGCATCGTTGTTCCGTGATTCTCAATATCTGAATACAACATGTTGTTTGACAGATGTAACAAAGCCCAACCTTTTTTGGAGTCAAGTAGCGGATCTTCCAGACATTGGACATCGAGTCCTAACTCCGTATCGGCCCGCTCCGTTTTTGATGCCCACGTTTGTTCCAAGAGAAGTTGGCTCGATTGTTGCAGAACCAGATAAAAATCAGTATTATCGTATCTTTTTAAAGTGTTGTTTTAAGGGACCAAGAATGGGACATTCTCATGAGCCTGGATTGGATAATATTTGCACATGGTGTGGATTTCAATTCCCTATGATGCCCTCTATCATGGAAACGGAGGAGATTGCGACAGACAGGAAGAAAGCCGAAAGCAAATCAGAACAACGTATAAGCGAACAAGAGGAACGTGGTAAATCGTCATTCGTATGCCAAGATGTACAGATAGATTCCAATACGTTTACGACTCTATTGGATAGAATTCATACTGTAAATAATGTAGAACGCCTCCCTCCTGTTATAGGCGTACCAACCGAACAAATCATGACTGAATTTAGTACCATTCAACCTGCACCTATAGACAAATGGGAAGGCATTATTATGCAAACCTATCATGCATTTAATAGTCTTCGATCCGATGCAGATCAAGGAGATATTGCTATAGCTGCTGGCCCTATTTCAGAGGAGGTAGCAAAGGTCAAAGAATATGTTCAAACCCAGTTACGTAAAAGTATAGATATACTGGATAACATAGTGAAGCTATCATGGGTAAACTTTTTCCAGGTACTACAGAGTTATTTCATTACTCCTTTTGAAAGAAAAGTAACAGACTATGATCCAAATACATTATTTGTCCCCTATGAACTCAAAAAGGTATTATCCGCGGAGCATGTAAGTACATCTATTCTACCCATTTTGGATAGGGAGTTGATCATTATGAAACTGGATCATGATCAATTTAAACAATCCCAATACTCATTTGCACGATCCAAACTAAGAGATTGTATTAAAAAACTGAGTGTGTTGTTACCATTTAAACATAAGATAAATCCACGAATGATTCCTCAAGGAGAGCGTGCGTTTACATATATTCAGGAAGCCATTATGTATGGAATATTGTATTCCTTATTGAATCCCAATGATCCCGCATTCGATGGCCAGGCACGATTAGTGAGTGATCCATCAGACAACATGATACATAAGATAGTACATATGTCATTATCTAAATTTAGTAAGGAATTTTTAACATATGACGATAAAAAGATCAAGGAACTCATTGAAATTGCGAATGAAAAGGAACGAACACGAATTATTGATAACTATAATAAAATGAGTGATGAGCGAAAGGCAGTTGAATTAACAAAACAACGATTGCGTATGGGCGACTGGGCAATTGGTGGAAAGATACACTCCTACGATGGTGAAGTCTGGGAAATTGAACAAAGACAACGAAGGGAGATGGGAATAGTTGATTTTCCGGATTCGGATTCGTACTTTGGAAATGTCATGGGCTCAGCCATAGATGCAGATGGAAATCCTATACCGGCTGATGGGGATGAAGACGGATACGATCATCGTGAAGACGATGGCGAGGATTAATCACCGTTTTTGAAATTTTAAGACGATGCTTTTTCTATTAAGAACAATAAGGAATGACCCTGCTTATCTTTTCGGGAATATTGTACTTAATAGGAATATCTATAATATTGATTCTTAAACCATACTTGATGTTTGCAAAGGATGGAAAATGGAAAGAATTTGGGTTGGGACGTAACCGTGATATCTATACCTGGATGCCTTTTTGGCTTTTTGCCATTATATGGTCCATACTTTCTTATGTGATTGTCCTTGTTTTTGCCAGTTATTTTGGAGTAGCAGGCGTATCGAATAAGACAGAAGTACAGGTGGCAAATGAGTCTATCGAACCTGAGAATGTTTCGTTAAAGGGTATGAAAACACCCAGTACGCTCATAGAATCTATACCTAAAAAACCATCCTCCTCCGATGTCATGAAATCGGGATATTATATTTTGGATGTGAATGAGACCGTCAAAAAGGGAATTCCAAAGTACATTTATCTGGGTCCGGAAGCACCCAACCTGATTTATCATAATACAGTTTCAGCACCCGATACGGAATAAGTTAACAGATCGTAGCAATACTATTTCCAAAAACGAAACCAAAGAGTATAGAAAACATGATATAGAATCCATGATCCATTCCCGCAATAATAGGATATTTTGATTCCACAGACTCCAATGTTAACGTAGAGGAACAACAACGCTTTGAATTATTTTTAACGTTGTTTAATGGTATATTCCGATTCGCTGTAACAATGTTTACGGTTTCACCAATAAATAAGGGTGTACACACGGATGCGACTGGTATCCGGCAGTACGAAATAGAAGAGACTGCTACACCGATAAGAACGGTTACGATAGATGGAATACTGCCCAGCAATGCTTTTCCTGCATTAATCGTATTACATGAGGAACTTTGATTTATCAAATTAACACCAAACATAAGTATAGCGGCTAAGAGGGGTAATCCTACCCATAACACAACCTTGAAATAGGTAATACTATCCTTGAATTGAAACAACATAATCGTAATCATTACGAAAAGAAGAGCGACGGGAACTCCAAGCAATAACGAATCAAAACGAAACCCATTTTTATCCTGTTCGGACATTACTACTCTATCATAGAAATATTATTACTATTTTTATGATATAAAAGCGATATTTGTACAATGTCAAAATACATATAGTAAAATAGAGAAATGTCCAACTATGAAGAAAAAGTAGGAAGGGAGGAGGACTTCCAGGAAGAGAGTGCATCCAACGAAGAGAGTGCATCCAACGAAGAGAGTGCATCCAACGAAGAGAGTGCATCCAATGAAGAGAGTGCATCCAACGAAGAGAGCCAAGAGAGTGCATCCAACGAAGATAGCCAAGGAAGTGATTCAAAGGAAGAAGACAACCTACCAAAGGATGTTCAACCGATCCAACCGAACCAGCCGAACCAACCAAGCTCATCCGATAAGAGACAAACACACCAATCATTGCAACGTTTTTATAGTAATAAAGCTAAAAAACCACAATTATATGGGTATGATAATGATGGTAATTTAGAAATACGAAACAAAGAAGGAGCCGTAACCTCCACCATAGCACTTCCTATATATCGATCTCCAACCTATGAAGAATATGATCAAATGGAGGAAAAACGTAAACAAGAGATCGCCATTGCAGCAAAGGAATACAGTGATGCCCGAAAACGGCTTCGTGAATTGCATCTGCAAGCCGATTCAGCCCGTGATATCTTACGACAAAATGAAGTTGTTCTTCAAGCGGATCGTATGTTACAAAAAGCAAGATATCCAGAAAAATATGTAGACTTGCAAAAGGGACTTGAGATACGATCCATTGATTTTACAAGACCCAGCGAAAAACGAAAATTTTCATATGAGATTGCCATGTTAAAAACAAATCCGTTTACCCTTCAAGATCAATATGTTCGGACAGGGGAAGCTCCTAAAAAACCATTGGTAAGTTTGGAAGAACTGAAACAAATGGAAGAAAACGATACACCCGTTGTTTTATTTTCTGAACCAGATGCCAACGAATATGGATTTATGTCATTGTCCTGGGCAGTGAGTTTAGAATTTAATCAAACCATGTATCATTCCGCCAAACAAGCCATCTATGCAGAACTCGCAAGATCCTTACAAGATCGTACCAACCTCGAACGAATTATGACCTTTGAATCGCCTGATGCAATTGATTATAAAGTAGAAGATGTTCCAGGCGATGTAGAAGTTAATAGGGTGAAATGGAACCAAATGTTGAATAGGTTAGTATTGGATGTAAATCTTATAAAATACAAGCAGTGTCCAGAACTTGCGGATCGACTTCTTCAGACCAAGAATGCAATCATTGGTGCATATATACCAGATGACAACGTAGTAGGTATTGGAATATCATTAGATAACATTAAATCGAAAAATACAGTGTATTGGACTGGACAAAACATACTTGGAAAGGCATTGATGGAAATTCGTGAACAGTTACGTACAGAACGAAGTGTTATTCCACCTCCGAATCAAGTAAATGGCCCTCTTGCTGCAGCTCCTGGATCTCCTGGATCTCCTGGATCTCCTGAATCTCCTATGTATTCCCCCCATACTCCCTCCTACACTCCTCCACCTTTGTTGCCTGAAGCTGAAAATCGGTCGCGCGAAAGGCGTAGGGTTCTGGAAGCAGCAGCAGCTGCAGCTCCACTCGATCCGAATTCGTCCCCTAACATTCCCTATCATCCATCTTCTCCCTCCTATTATAAAGCTAATCCTGAAGAAAGAAAGGATTATCAATGGGTGGATAATAACCCTGAATATAAACCTCTTCCGCCACTTCCATATGTCCCAATCGTTCCCCCGCCACGCCCTATACCACCAGCTGCAGCAGAAGCTTCTGGATCTCCTGAATCTCCTATGTATCTCCCATCTACTCCCTCCTACACTCCTCCACCTTTGTTGCCTAAAGCTCCTTGGGTGCAACCTGAACTTTCTACTGAAGATCTTGAAAGATACAAAACGGTGCATTCCTATTATGAATCGTTAGCGTCCCCCGTACAAAGAAGGCGTAGGATTCGTGCAGAGGCAGCACCAGCGGCAGCAGCAGCAGCCGCCCCCGTACAAAGAAGGCGTACCATTCGACAAAGTCAACCCAAGCAATCGGTTCGCAGTGCACCTACATCAAGCCGTCTATTGAAACCTATTGCATTTGCTCCCTCCTCTAAAGGACCACAAACCAAATAAATAGGAACGATAGGAAGACGTGTGTACAACAAAGATGTACGTGTACCAGACACATCACTTCGTTAAAGGAAAATTCTTCAATCGTGATTCATTCTTGTCACAGTCTACCTTATTCGCTTTATACGTATAACACACTCCATTCTTATCCTTATAAACCACCTTTTCTGCATTTTCAGGTGTAGGATACTTGTATATAATGTTTTTCTCAGGATTGACAAACAAGATACCAACAATTCCCATTACAAGTCCAAGCACCAATGGAGCAATACGAATATGTTTCAACATGTTACTGATAGCGTAGAAAATATAATGAGGAACTAACAGGAATCATGAACTTTCTAAAACTTCTACATGACGAACGATTTAATATTGTATTTAGCTTTGCACTGGGTCTTGGAATCATTTGCCTGATACGTCCGATCTGTTCAGGAAAAGACTGTGATGTCATCAAATCACCTACTGAAAAGGATTTTGATACGTTTGTATACCGAATGTCGGGTGGACAATGTTATGAATTTCAAACAAACATTGTTTCGTGCCCTGCCTCGGGGACAGTAGAAGCCTTCCGAGAGTGCTCCTCCAAGGACTCACCTCGCGACCAATTTTCCAGACGCGAGACACCTATCCAGCAATGCGAGTAAGTCTTCCTAAACCATTTCTCTATTTTTGAGAGAAATGGCATCTGCAGGCACATTATTAAGCGATCTTGATTCGAGATCTCCGGTATTTAACAAGGATGACGATTTGGTAAATAAGATACTGGCAGATATGAATGTACCCAGTGCATCCAATCCTGTTATGAACCAGCAACCAATGCAGCCCCCATCCGGTAACGGAAGAATGATTCAAGCTCCTAATCCAAATACAACCTATCCAACGGCCATTGATCCTGGTACGGCAACTGCACATATGATTGGTAAGGAATACCCTACTGCTGCTGATTTTGCAAACTTGATGCATACGTCTCCTATGTCCCACGGAGGTTCCCAGTTTGCTTCTGTTCCCCAGTATGCAGCACCACCTCAGCCCACATTGATTGATACGACAAAGGGTAATCTGTATTCGGATATTGTAACTCAAGTCAAACAACCTCTTTTGGTGGCAATCATTATCTTCTTAGTGAGTTTACCTATTATTAATGTCCTCGTCGGTCACTATTTCCCTTCCCTGCTTCGCATAGGTGGTGATTTGACTACGGCAGGTATGGCATTAAAAGCATGTATTGGTGGATTTTTATTTTGGTTTATTCAAAAAATACTGGTACCCCTAATGGTTGTCTAATAAAAAGTTTCCTTGTATGCATGTAGAGATGAAGTTTAACAATCTGACATATAAGACTTCCTTTGTTTTATTGGTCATTGCCGCTCTCTATGTATTAGTATACAGTGGATTAGCAGGTATCTTATTGTGTACCTCTGTAGCATTACTTACTGCATCCGTTGTGGATCAGTTTGAGATTGTGGTGGCCATATCCGTTATTTTTGCTCTTCTGTATATTTTCTATATAAAGCCACTATTACGTAAGATGGAGCCATTTGAAAACCTGGATACTCCTAAGAATATCATCGATCGTATGGCACAAATGAAGAACAGCTACAAGGAGGTTCCTCAAAATCTTCAAGACCCTTACCGAGAACCAGAAGGTGTTTACAATCCAGCTATTGAGGGGTTCCAGGATGTTCAGCCAGCGGCTCGGAAGGCAGGTGAAAGTGCCACAAGCTCCTCTGCGCCTTCCAAGCGTGTCAATGAAGTCGATGTAAAGCAAGTGAAGGAAGTAACAAGCGCGGTTCAATCCGAAACGAACAAGAAGGATAAAGACATTGCCAAACAGGAGTTTGCTTCGGCCACCAATTCGTTATTCAAAGAAGGCAAGATGCCATCCGAACATGCAGACGGTCCAAAGTTAGATAGCGGATCGACATTATTAAAAGCGATGGAATCCTTTCAACCTGAACAGATCAATGCCATGACTACGGATACAAAGAAGTTGCTGGAGACTCAGAAAGGACTCATGGAGATGTTGAATCAGATGCGCCCTGTGTTATCCGATGGCAAGGAGCTGTTGCAGACCTTCTCAGGCATGTTTGGAGGCGCAGGTATGCCATTTAAGTTATAAATAGTTTGATACATTCTTTATAAAGAATCCATTCAAACTTTAGAATACATAGATACGAATGACCTACGTAGTTTGTCTTATCCTACTTCTTATTCTTATTGTATACTATAACCGAGTAACGGAAGGATTTACCACCTTTCAAATAGATTATGGAACAGGAATTGGTCCATGGTGGGCACAAGGGCCAGGATTGAACCGAGGATTTCATCGATGCATCTGTTCCTCCACTGGAGATTGCAATTGTATCAATGATAATCCATTCCAAAACACCTCTGTGTATCCACAATATTATTTTAACTAAATAGGATGAACGTATTCGTGTTATTTGCATTATTGTGGTTGATAGTCAGTGTTGTGTTTTTGTATACATGTATAACAAGTATAGAACCCTTTGAAGATATTTCTATGCGTCCATGGTTTGGTTATGAACCCGGTCGTTATGGCCCTGGTTGGAATAGAAAAGGATGCTGTAATGTTCCATCTTCATGTAGTACGATATAATTTGTTTTTGTATAATGACACGCTTTAGGGTTTCTATGTTTTCCCATATTCACATACTACTATAGAAATAATGCCTCGCGTCAGTCGTGTAAAATGCCCTCCAGGTGTACTCTGTATGTCTGGAGGGGTAGTCACTACAATTCTTATTATAATAGGGATTGTACTATTATTCGTCATACTCGCGATGTTTTTTTCCAGATCTCCGCCACCCACTATTATTATTCCACCTTCTTCCAAAAATACGATTGTACCCACAGGAGAATCAAGATACGATCGTGCACCGCAACCGTTACGTGATTGGATGATGCCACCTGAAATTCCGCCAAGAGGTGGGATTGCGTCCATTCCTATTAATATTCCGACACAAGGGCTTCCTGAATCCTTTCAATCGGTTGGGCTTATTCACGTGGATAATGGTATTTGGCCGCTGTATGGGCGCCGAACGGCAGGAGGTGGAGGAGATCGGTGGAATTATTACACCCGAACCGATACATTCAATCCAGTCCCTATTCCGATACGTTTTCAAAAACGCGATTGCATGGATGATGTAGGATGTCAAGAAATTCTATCAGGCGAAGAAGTTATGATTGAAGTGTTGAATAAACACGGTAGAACAAAAATGTACCGATTTGACGGCCCCAAATATATTCCAGGTCTACTATAGAAAATGAAATATAGTATAGCACTTTCACTACGATTATTTGTACTATTTGTAATTATCGGCATTTGGATATATTATTTATTCTATACCAAAGGAACGATTCGTTCTCCTTTAGAAATAAGTATTCCAGAAGCAAAAGGAAGACGATTTGGGCTGGTGTTGGATGTACGAACTCCCGAGCAACGAAGCTCATTAGGGTATTATCCCAATTCTGTTCCGATTTCATTAGAGAAGTTACATACAGAAGTACCATTAGACATTTCAAATAAAAAGGCATGGATTCTCGTATATTCTAATGGAGACGAAAAAGCACAATTTGCCGCAGAACAATTGTTTCAACAAGGATATCCAAATGTACGATACATTCGAGGATCCTATCTACAACTCATGCCAGGAAGTCAGTAATATGTTCATTGTTTACAATAATTAGATATATTATTTTCTTGGTAAGGTCAGGAAATGGCTTGTCCAACGGATGAAAATAACGGATTTATACAAATTACAGATCCGATTACATTATCGAATCTACATACCATTGTTGTGGATACCTATCCTTTTACAATTTCATTTGCACCACGAACGATTGTACCGACCTTGTCTGGAAATCAAATCATAGAAAGTAATGTTACGGAGAATACATGTACCTATCGAGGGAATCGTTTTCAACTCATCAATGTTCAGATATGTTCCGTATTGCACAAAGGATATGTAGTGCCAAGTCAAAATATGAATCCTGAAATGGAGCTTGTTCTAACGTTTCAAGGTCGTCCTTCTACCACAAATCCCTATGCAGGAATGATAGTAAGTGTACCTATCTATCAAACCAATTCTCCGAGTCGTAGTGAATATATTACACAATTAGTAAGTGATTCAGCTCCATCATGTAAATATAACAATCAAGTAGGATACCAATATACGGGTGACAGTTATCAAACTATTTCGGATTCTACTTTGAATAAGTGTGTACAATATTGCTGTAATGATATTAATTGTCTTTCGTATAATTTTCAAAAAAATACATGTTCCTTACAAAATTCCATCCCTCCCATAAAAAATACGGGAGATACAACGATGGTTGCAGGAACCGTGAATCATTCGGTATTAAATCCTGTAGGTACTTGTTCGTTGTCCAATACGAAAGACAAGGGGACAAAGGGGACAACGGTAACAAGGGCAAATGATGTAACGGGCGTCAAGGTTGCTACGTTAGAGTCTATCTTTTCCTCTAACGATGCACAGAAGCAGACTTCTTTTTCGTACAAGACCTGTTTTGAGGTCATAGACTTTGAACAAAACATTCGTTCTAAAAACCTGGCGGTATTTGTATTTCCGTATGGCATTCAAGTAACGAGTGCTACCTTGGAGTTACTCAAACTTAAACTCAACTACAAACTTCCAACGTATGCGATTCCAGGAGAGCTACGAGAAGATAAAGGTACCCTGTTTTCGTATCGGTTTGGCTCATCGGGTGACAAGACCTTTACTAAAACGGATATTTCCAAAACTGGAAATGTATATACTACAAAGATAAGTAGTTGTTCGAATGAATTTAAGAATCGATTTGAATATTTTACGGAATCGCCTCGTCTTCCCAAAACCTCCGTATCAGGTCTGTCTGCTACCTCTGCTACCTCTGCTACTTCAGGTGTGTCGGATGAAACTACCGCATCGACCTATTATAAAACAAGTCAATACAAATGTGTACCGTTTGACCAACGTGCTGATCTTTCAGGAAATTATGTCATTCCTGGTAACAAAACATTGGATACAATATTGAATGAACAAAAACAGGTAGAAGAAAAACAAAAGAAAGGAGATTCTTCCACAAAATCGATGACTACGGATGATATCGAAAACTATGTTGCAATCGCCATTGGAGGAACAATTGTGTTGGCTGTTTTTGTTCGGTTTGCGCTTTCCCTGTCATCAAAAGATCCCTAATATATAGGAATCATGCTTGAATTGACTATTCTTATTTTTATAGTAACGGTGGCGTTTGTATTTTTATGGTGGATAGCAAGTTCATCGGACGTACCCGCAACAGAAGAGTTTAGTAATTATCTACAATCTTGTCCTTCTGGATTTTCATCCTTTTACAACGCAGACGGAGATATGATATGTTGTGATGGAGAAATCATTGCCAGAAAATGTGCAGGAAATCGTCAATGTATTTTGAACGGCAATGGAACAAAGGCGCTACCCAATTGTGTAGATTTGCTGAAAGAAGAGTATAACAACAAGGCAAACAACAGTTGTCCAGCATCCATGCCCTCTTATTTTGAAGACAATGTCAAAAAAACAAAAGGATGTACGAACGGTACACTGAATCAAACCATGACAGGTCCAAAGTCTTCCAGTCAACCTACTTGCATCATGTATTCGGATTTGAACTCGAATCTACAATCCATAGATAGTTGTCACAATCAAAAGAGTATGGATACAGCACCCTGTTTTGGAAAAACGTGCTCTAAACGATTGATTCAACCCAATAAAAAGGCACCGCCTTTGGTTGCGATAGAATTCAGTGATGATATGGGAATCACTCATATTGCGTATACGCGCGAATCGTTTATGAATTATCTGAATGTTACCCAGCCTACATGGAAGGAAAAGGGTATCGATCTACAAAAAAATATCATGGTTGCCGAAGTAGCAAAGGCCGTTTATATCGATAAAACAATGACTCCCGCCCAGATTCAGTTCTAAGTTCTACGTTCTACGTTCTACGTTCTAAGACAATGAATCATCCATATGCTATCTATATGAAAAGATATAGATAGAATATAACAAATCTAAAACACATACGAACCCCATACCATTCCTCTTCCTTCCTGATAGGATTCATACCCTTTGAGTTGAACGATGTTGCGTACCATTCCTTGATGCCATGCATTGGTTGGACCGATTGTACATTCGGCATGCCGATCTGTATTCACAAGCACATCATCCATCACCAATATTGTATTTTCATGTGCAACTTGTTTACAATTGATAATGTCGGCAAGTGCACCCTCAAAGGAATGATCGCCATCCATAAAAATAAGATCAAACTTTACAGTTGGATACACTTGCGCATACATGGGAATAGTAGCTTTACTATCTCCTACTATCAATGTATGACGAGTAGGATATTTTAGATCAATGTATTGTTTACAATAAGCGATATACTCGTTCGTTTGAGTATCAAAACTGGTGACATGCGCAAGAGAAGAACTCAAAAACAAATCTGTCGAATGTCCTGCGTTACATCCAATTTCTAAAATATGTTTGAAATCTACATTAGAAGACAGATGACGTAACCGCAACGTTTGATTCGGTAACTCACCGCTATTACCTTCTATTGGATTCATTCCAAAACGTTGTATATATGCTGCAATACTCATACTAACTAAAATGCATACAACATTATATAGAAGAATCGCCTACTGTTTCCAGTCCAGGAATATGCCCAAACCCTATATCCTCAAACAATTCATTGGAACCATCCCCTGATGCTGGCCCATTTGTATTCAATGGATAGACAGTTGCCAATACCGCCTTTTCATTTATGGTAGGAGCAACTGGTTCAAAGTGACCACTGTCACATGTTTCATGTGAGAAATAATCAGATTCATCATGCTTTGGAACATCAAAATCCTGGACGGGTACCGTCGTTTGTGGCTGAGAGGCCTCTTCCACGGTTGCCTGGGATGGACGATCGGTATCCATTAGGTCGAGTTTGGAACGAGCTACGACTACTTTACGTCGATTGCGCTCTAAGTATACAATAGCGACTGCCATTAATCCTAAGATACCTGCCGTAGGTCCAGCGCTTATTAAAAACAGTAGTAATAATACGATTGCAATTCGTACCAAAACATAATCAAGTAGTAATAATATTGAGGTTGGTAAAAAAGGGGAAAACAATATAACAAGAGTGAGCACAATAAAATAAGGTAGTTCTGTCTTGAACATTTCTATGTACTATTCTTCTTTTTAATGTCGTATACAAAAATTGACTTAAAAAATAATATCGTATTATAAGTAGGCAAGCATGTCAGTACAAGATAAAGACCGTGTACTAACATCAAAAGGATATGCAATTAAGAAATCAGCACTCAGCGATATTCAAACTCAAGGGTTACGTTCGGAATTGACCATGTCTCCAAAGGTCATGGATAAATTTCAAAAAACAGTGACATCCTTTCCCATTTATTATGAATCGAAAACACGATTTTATGTTCCCAGACATTGGGGTATAAAACAGTTTGGAGAACCGGAAGCCAATATTGTGTCGGATGGACTACCCTTTTCGAACAACATCGCATTTAATGTAAACTTTCCACCTCATGATTTTCAAACCGAGATTATTACATCCTTTATCGAAAAGGGTGGAAATGGTCTAATATGTGTACCCTGTGGATATGGAAAAACATTCATGGCTCTGAACATAGCTGTACGATTAGGCAAACGTTTCTTAATTGTGGTAGATAAGGAGTTTCTCATGAATCAATGGAAAACAGAGATTCAAAACTTTATCCAAGGGGCAACGGTGGGGATCCTACAAAGTGGAACCTGTCAAGTAGGAAAAGATGTTATCTTTGATAAAGAACATAGTCTTAGTGAATTAAAGCAACTTGCAAAAGAAAACCATCTAAAAACAAGTGGTACGAAACAAGAGATCATCGAACGACTGCAAATGATAGGAATCGATACCACTCCAAAAAGTAGAGAGGTTCATTACGATGTCACGATATGTATGATTCAAACCATATGTCGCCAAGAGTATCCTGACGGGTTTTTCGATGATTATGGGTTCACCATCTTTGACGAATGTCATCATTTAGGAGCCGCATACTTTTGTCAAGCTCTCAAAAAAATTCAAACGAAATGCATGTTAGGACTATCTGCCACACCGGATCGCGAAGATGGATTGTCCGCCGTGTTTGAATATTTCTTAGGTGATCCAGTCTATAAAAATACCAAACGTTCGCCTGATAAAGAGGCGGTTGTCAAAGCCGTTTGGTTTCATTCGGAAGATCCTGTCTATACCGAAGTTCCTGTCAATTGGAGAGGCGAACCGATTTCTGCAAAGCTATTGAACCAAATTGCAGAATTTGAACCAAGAAATCAAAAAATCATACAACTTGTACAAGAATATGCTCACGATCCAGATCGATTTCTTTTGATATTAAGTGATCGCATTTCTCAATTGGAATGGATAGAAAATGCGTTAGATGCATTGCCAACAAAATATAGACACGGATATTACATCGGCGGAATGAAACAGAGCGTATTGGATGAAAATGCAGAGAAGTGTCAGATTCTATTGGCTACGTATCAAATGGCATCCGAAGCGTTCAGTGTAAAAAAGTTAAATACGGTTGTACTGGCAACACCGCGTAAAAACGTGGAGCAATCGACTGGTCGTATTTTCAGACAACGAATTGAGGAACGAAAAGTGGCACCGCATATTATTGATATCATTGATTCCCATGAGTGTTACAAGAGGCGATGGTATATTCGGCAACGATTCTACAAAGAGTGTCAATATACATTCCAGCATATAGACAAACCCGTAAAAGTGGTAGCAAAGGTAGAAGGGAATGAGCATGGATGTTTGATTCAATTATAATGCCTTCAAGGATAGAATTCTCACAATTTTCCACGAATGTTCACCATAGGCAACAAAGGGTTCGTCGTGATAACTTAGTATTTCATAGTGAAAGTTTCGGTCTAACTCCTCACCAAAACATGCGTAATGGTTAAAATCATCTACTAAAAGAATCGTCCCTTCTTTCACATTGGGTCGTATTTTTTGGTACCATAAGGATCGCTTGTCTCCATTGGGTCCATCAATAAGAATAAGATCGTATGTTCCGCTTGTAATGGGTACACTTGGTATGTTATTTTCATTATAGTACACATATATAATACCTGGATTATCAGAAATAGAATAATTCATATTCGATTCATATGTAACAAATAGAAGTTCCTTTACATATTTGATGAAATGATTATATAATAAAATAGTGGAAGCTCCAGAACCAAATTCTAATATAGAATATTTTTCCGGATACGTGATATGTTTAAATAATTCAGTCATCTCTCGTTGCGTATAAGACCATCCTCCCGCAAATTGTGGTATTTCTTGAGTCATTTATGTACATGTTTATAATATAATATTCAAATAAACACAACGGTTGGTATAATATACGATATAGATAGAAAGATGTCCAATCGAAACTTTGATAGCCGAGTCATCATTCAACGACTGCAAAATCAGAACTATGCTCGCAATCTGTATCAGAATAATACAAGGGGTCAAACAGTAATCAACAACCCTCAAACATCGGATGGTACGTCGTCACGATTTGTGAGTTATGTACCAGGTGCGCAAACGGAATATTCTCGAGGATTGGGTGCGTGTACGACGGTCAGTGTGGGTGGTATTGTCAATATTCCATCCTATCCTTTACCGGCTTCAAATTAGTAGTTACCTGTACTATCCTATACATATAGAATTGTAAAACAATATGTTATGTATATTTTTCATTACTTTCGCTGCTTTCGCTGCTTTCGTGTCTTTCGAGTCTTTCGAGTCTTCTTGCTGGCACGCTTCGTCTTTCGTCCGCCAAACTTGACGGGGAGTCCCTTGTTGGATCCGTCAAAGTCCTTGCGCGTCCACACTTCATTGATGGTAACAGGAGTAAATGCACCAGCATCAAAAGCAACTGGACCAGCGCCGCCACGTTTCTTACGCGATCCACCTGTTTTAATGCACGCTTGGTTAAATGCCTTGGCGTCATAAGGAGTTTGAATGGTTAATCCTGGAACCGCGCTGGGGGCACGGAAGGTCATGAAATCATTTCGATAGCCGGCAGTGGGAGCATAGTATCGCATGGAATCGGCATCACCCACTTGTACAACGGGGAAGTTCGCAGCAGATGCTGCCAGACCGGAACCCGCTGGAACACCACCCCCTGAGAACGGCTTGGTAACGTAAGGAGGAGTGAGTGGAGCAGTCGTCAAGCCCTGAACATCATTTGGATTCGGATTCAGGGGATTGTAGGTACCTGCTTCGCAAGGAATACGTCCAAAAGGAGCAGGAGACACGCCCACACCGTTTTCTGGATTGAGAGGGCCCATGGCAGGGAAGAAACCGTAACGGCCTCCCTTCATACGACGACCACCCTTTTGCGGTGGAGCCAGGTTTTGAGCGTTGGCAGAAGCATCTAATGCGACCTTTGGCATTTGGGCCATACCGGGCGGGGGAACACCAGGCATAGACATGATAACATCAGGTCTTCCCACCGAACCACCTGCACCCGTCGTATCTGGGAAGCTATCTGGTTTAGGAGTTACGCTGCCGCTAACGGGTGGCAGATTCGGATTGGTAACAGGACCTGGTAGGATAGACGCAGCAGAAGGTAATGCTGCACCACCACGGCGATTTCTGTTTCTACGGTTCTTACCTCCACTCAGACCGGGTAAACCCTTAGGAGTATAATCAAAAATATGTCCAGGGCGGATGGACATGGGGTTTCCTGTGCAATCCTTACCAGGACCAGAATATTGGAAATGAACCTGATTGCCTGGATTGACGGCTACCTCCTTGAAACTACCCTCAGGTAACTCGGACCAGCCGCCGCCGTTGGCTGCTCTGCGTTTACTACGTCGGAGCTTGTTCCGTTTTACAGTACGTCTTTTTGTCATTCTATTCTATGATGATAAGATTTATTAGTTTGATAGACTCTTGTGATAGAAGAAGGAATGCGTAGTAATAGGTGTATTCTCAGGTAGGATACGTACAATTTGGTATTTATGAAAATCTGCATTCCATTTTACTTCGACAGGAAATCCGTCTGGTTTCTCGGTCATTTGTTTACGTAGCTCAAGAGACAAGGACAGTGAAAGAATGGACGCAATTCCAAGATCTCCGCTTTCTTGGGAAACGAGTGAATACGTATCGGGTAGTACGATTTTCGTATAGGGTGTACACATTGCGCATAGAATACTCGCTATCTCGGTACTACGATTCAAGGTAGGTGGAATATACTCTTTCGGTTTTTGTTCAGAGATACTAACCGTATCTTTCCAATACCAACGAGGCTGTCTGTAATGATCGGACTGAATTGTCCAATAGATCGCTGGATTGTAATGAAGATGCCAGTCTGAAAGAGGAATAGGGGTTACAACGCGTGGTTTAAAAGCGAGAAGGGGCTGATCAGGAGGCAAACTATTCCAAAAGGTATGAAGAACGGACCAGCGTTCCGAAAAGGGTAAAGTAGACCATAGATCCTTTCCTTGATATATCAGAATGTCTTCTATCTGAAGAACCGATTCGCCTGTCAAGATATTAGCAAGACAAATGGTTGGCCCATGTTGTTGAAAGGAGGGAGGAAGCAGCCAACGAAAGGTCATACCTTCTTGACGATCGGGATACCAAATACATGGCGCGAATCCTTCCATAAAGACGAGATACCCAACTGGTCGTTTGTCAAACTTTGGCCAAAGCCATAGTGTACCGTTGGAAAAGGTAGGCTTGGCGCGAGAAAAGGGCATATGAATTTCCACTCGTTCGTTTAGAAATGGAAACTTTTGAAAGATAGGTTCCATTGCCAAGATATGTTCATTATCTAGGCGACGGAATCGTGCTACTTTCTTCTTTTCAGATTGTAAATAAGGTACAGAATGACTCATGATATCTAACTATAGAGTATCACAACCCTTTAGGTTTATCAAATTTTATGATTACCATTAAAAGGCAGAGTAACTCGTATCAGAGAATGTATCGTTTGCAAAAATACCAGGCATAAACTCACCACCACCTTGAATCACTTCTGTTCGGAAATGTTGTGCATTATCGGAACTTACTTGATTATGGTTACTGGCAATTCCTGCATGAACCGCGATCGATGTATTATCATTGACAGGGGGTGGTCGGAAAGAACGTTCAGGATGACGCAGTCGTTCAGGTACATCCGAACTTTCTTCTTGTTCATAATATGGATCCTTGGGTTGAGGCTCTCCGTATACAACTACTTCATTATTGGGTGCGTCTTGACTGGGTGGATTTGGACCGGAAGACACAATTGTTCGTGGTGGATAGAGAGGGGCTTGTCTAATTTCGATGGAAGCAGGTGCGGGCACTTCAAAGTTTTCTACAGGCAGTACACTATCGACAGAATTTTGAAATAGCGTGTCCTTCAAAAAATAATACACAATAAATCCAACTAACACGAGAGTAAATAAGTAAAGATAGGATTTCATTCTCTTTTTGGTCTCGTGAAAATCCTGTGAACATTTCAACACCCTTTTTGAATAGATGCATTCGAATGATGTATGCGACGAGTCGGTTTCTGATGCGCATTTGTACCAGATATATGATTCGGATGTCCTATTTTTTTAACATAATGACGTGATAAATGCTGTGGATGCGGTGGATGCGATGGATGCGATGGATGCGATGGATGCGATGGATGCGATGGATGCGATGGATGCGATGGATGAGGTGGATGTGATGGATGCGGTACACGCGGCGTGGTATGCATACGAGACCCATACTGGTTGGGTAGCTGTGCAGCCCATTGTTTACTTTTTTCAAGTTCTTCTACTACATTGTCAATCGTTGTAGGGATCTCGCCATGACTCATAAATCGCATCCAATTTCCAATTTGTTCTACTACTCCATACTGATCGGACTTAATAAAGCGATAAGGTACTTGGTGTACCTCTAATAGATGACTACCCACCCAATCTTGAGGCATTTTCTTTACAATAAATGTAATTGCTGAATGATCATATCCAGGGATTACAATTTGTTGAAGATACATATAACCGGTGGATGTACCGTCCTTATCTTCTAAAAACCAATTCGAACCCGAATAGTATCGAATATACTGTTTGGATGGATTCGGTACATCTGTTTTCCATATAAAAATTGACGGCATACTACGTTTATATTCTACGTAGTAAACGCGTTCAGGATTTAAGCACTTTCATTCTATTTATAAAGTAGATCCCATCCATGCCATCACTGTCGACTGTTGTACTAACCATTAAAGGGGATGTACGAAAAGCAAACATTTCATTAACGGATAAAAATGAAATCACAATGGAGCAACTGCAAAAATATGCTAAAAAGAAGGATGCTCCTGAGATGATTCGTCATATTCAGGCAGATACGAAACATGTATTCATATTTGGCTATAAAAAGGGAAAAAAAGGTACGGAAAACAAAGCATTGCTTCCCGCGTCTTCTGCTGCACTGACGATGTATGGTGATGCAATCGTGATTGTATCCAATCATCATGATTGGAAACATCCAATTCCATGCACAGTTGATCAGTGGAACAACATGTTTGAAAGTAGTGGAAAGGAGGATGAAAAAGAGGAAGAGGAGGAAGAAGAAGAGGAAGAGGAACTCGACGATGTGTCGGATCAAGAATCCGTAGCAGAAGATGATTATAATAAGAGTGATTCAGATACCATTCCTGATATCCCTGATATAGATAAGGAAGAAGAACTGGACGAGATTCCACAACCTATCAAACGACGTCGTGCACCTGTTTATAAAGTAGATCCGAATATTGCAAAAGAGGAAATTCAACTTGATTCACCTCCTGAGTCGAATAAAAATCGTACAGCATGTCTTCAAAGTTTTGCATTTCTAAAAGAGCAATTTTCAGAGGATCAGATTCGGTCCTTGGAAAAGGCCATATTTGAAGCAACCTATGAATTTGCACAAAAAAATTATGTGGTTCGAAACTGGAATTCGTTGCCGTTTGTCGAACTATACAAACAAAACTTTCGTTCTGTAATTAGTAATATACATCCTGATAGTCCAGTCAAAAATCCTCGTCTGCTACGTCGTGTAGTAGAAGGTGAGTTTGAATTGTCTGCGATTCCTTTTATGACATCCTATGAAATGTATCCAGAAAAGTGGTTTGAACTAAAAGATAAGCTGATTCAGAGAGAACAAAAGGTGCTGGAGGGTAATACGAGTCGCGCAACGGATGAATATAAATGCCGTCGTTGCAACAAACGCCAGTGTACGTATTATGAGCTCCAGACTCGTTCGGCAGATGAACCTATGACTATCTTTATTACATGTGTGAATTGTGGTAAGGAGTGGCGTCAAGGAGGATAAATCAATCACAATAGCTTATTTATTTTTAATTGAATATTAAAGACATTATAAATACTTTGTAGCTGACCTTCGTTTGGAATATATCGATTGGAGTCAATATTTTTGAAGGTAGATCGTGGAAATCCACATAAAAAGTCAGCCTCCTCTTGTGATATATTCCTACAAAGACGCGCATAAATCAGTGATTGTAATACAATAGGGTCAATTTTCATAGTTGGTACAATGATTTCATCTTTTTTTAATGTTCGTTGTTTTGATTTTACAGAAATCCATTCATTGACATCCATTTATATAGATATGTTTTATCCGTTTAAATTTACATTCCATAATCAGAACGACTTTATGATTTCTTCGTATTCTTTGAGAGTGACGGATAGAATGAAACTACAGAATATTCCTATAGCTCTTTCTCTGCTTCACGAAAAGGAATACAACAATTTATATGCTACTTTTAAAAAAAATACAACTGGAAAAAAGAGAGCCTATAGTGAAAAAAATAGGGCAACTACACCCATTTCTGTAGTACCTAATAAGGCTATTAAAGAATAATGAGATCGTTCAATCTCCAATACTCAAAACTACCATTGGGAAGAGGTCGCTTGACAATAAAGGGTAGTCGTTTTTGCTCAAGTTCTAATCGTGCGATGTCGCGAACATCCGTGATGTGTTTTGGGACATCGATAAATGGAATGGCTCCCTTGCTAATTTGGTTAGCACGAAGCCCAATCATTTTTGTCTTTTCAAAGTTCGTTAAGAATGGATAAGTCCGGTGATTTGGGTCAATTGTACCACCCATAGAAGGCAGGACTTGCATTTGAATTTTCGGAATAACTTGTTCTACGTAGTCTAAATTACATTCAGGGTGTTGATGGTAAAGACGTCGTAGCTCTGGCTTTCCATCGGAAGGATCCACCTCTTGTACCACTTCTTCATAGCTTTCTTCTCCCCACTCACCATCTTCTAATCCTACGTCAATCTCGTCGTCCATTTCCTACTACCATGCTTTATTATTTTAAGTATTGTCAAATTTTGTTTCCGTTTGGGTTCCTATATCTGTAGTGTATACCTTCAACCATAAAATATACACTACTTCATAAAAATTGATAGATATATATTTGATTAAAAAAATGAACATAAAGATTACGTATCCTTATTCTTCAGAGATGTCATCTGATTCTGCTTCTGCTTCCGCTTCCGCCTCCGCGGCGCCCCCTCCTGTTCTCCAAGATGAATTGAAATCCTACGATACATTTGATACAATGAGTCTACAAGACGATCTGATTCGAGGTATCTATGCTTATGGATTTGAAAACCCTTCCAAGATTCAAAAGGTTTCCATTGTGCCTATGAGCAAGAATCGTGATATCCTGGCTCAATCACAATCAGGCACAGGAAAGACAGGTGCATTTGTAATTGGTTCTCTTAGTACGATTGATACTTCGATCAATGCACCTCAAGTGCTGGTACTTTGTCCAACGCGTGAGCTTTCTCAGCAAACAGACAAGGTTGCAAAGGCCCTGGGTAGATTTATGGGCCTAAAGGTACTATCTGCAACGGGCGGCAATGCACTGCGTAATGATATTATGACTTTGAAGGCGGGTGTCCATTTTGTAGTAGGAACGCCTGGTCGCGTATACGATTTGATTCGTCGTGGTGATCTGACGGTGGATCAAATTCGTTATGTTATCCTGGATGAGGCGGATCAAATGTTGGAAGATCTTTTCCTGGAACAAGTCAAGTGCATTATGGGAATGAACTTTCCTGGATTCTTCCATCTGGCCTTCTTTAGTGCTACCATGCCGCCCAATGTAGTTCAAGTGGCAGAAGAGTACTTGAACGATCCTGTTCGTATTCTTCTTCCGCCTGATGAGGTGACTCTGGATGGTATCAAACAATATTATGTCGAATTGGATCATGAAGAGTGGAAGCTGTCTGTTATTCTGGATCTCTATCAGCATCTTGCTGTGAATCAGTCCCTCATTTATGTAAACAAGAGACAGAAAGTGGAATGGCTGGCGAAGCAGCTATCGTCTCAGGGATTTACTCTGGAGTATATTCATGGCGAAATGGAAGTAGCGGAGCGAAAGAAGAGAATGGAAGATTTCCGCTCTGGTTCGGTTCGTGTTCTGATTAGCACGGATTTGTTGGCGCGCGGAATCGATGTTCAGCAGGTGTCACATGTCATCAACTATGAATTGCCTCCTCAACGTGAAAATTACGTGCACAGAATTGGTCGTTCAGGGCGTTACGGTAGGAAGGGAATTGCTATTAATCTGGTAACGAAAGACGAAAGATTGATGCTGCGCGAAATCGAAGAGACCTATTCCACCTCCATCGTGGAGCTGCCCGATAATCTCGGATCTCTTGGTATGGACTCGTAACTATAACATCTATTACCCCATCAAAAAACATCAAAAACCCAATTATAATAACGAACGTGTCTATTATTTTTTATGAGTATAACAAATAATATATAATCGTACCTATTTATACGGATTTATACCTATTCCGTCGTATCATGAATATTGGTGATTCTATGATGATCTGGGACAGGAGGGGCTCGATTGGTTTGTCGAATATCATGATGACACACGGGGCAATGTACATTAGTGCGAAACCAACCATCTGCACATCTGTTATGAAATGCATGGTTACAATGTGTCAAAAGACGAACGGGTGGATCGGCTCGAAAGGCATCTTGACAAATAATACAAATCTCGTCGGATGGAGAAGTGTAGTTCACCAAAACAGACGCACGGTCGAGTTCTTGACGTGTAACTGGAACAGGGGGAGGAACAGGAGGAACTCGATTGGTTTCTCGAATATCATGACGACACATCGGGCAATGCACATTTGTTTGGAACCAAACATCCACACATGTTTTATGAAATGCATGAGTACAATGGGTTAAACGACGAATAGGTTGATCTACTTGAAACGTATCTTGACAAATCGTACAAATGTCTTCGGATACAGAACGACATTGCTCCAAAACAGATGCACGGTCGATTTCTTGGCGTGTAGGTGTAACAACAACACGTTGGTCTAAGAAGTTTTGCATGATAGGATTGGAAGATGCGATTTGATTCAAAAGATAGGAAATGGCGTGTCCCATAGCAGGTTCTAATTCGTCTGTTTCAAGAATAGAGGCGGTAATAGGTAGAGTTCGCACTCTTGTAGTAATAGGCACACTGGTTGCACTGGCTGCACTGGACCCATTTGCTCCACCCATATATGTATATTCATACGTTGTTTCGGTTGCGATGCCAGGTGACGCCCCATGTAAAGCGGATTCTAATATGGATCCGATGTGTCTATCAGGATGCAAGGGTCGTGTTGAACGTTGGGGTCCAGCAGCAGTTCCAACAGTTGCAAGAGGGTCTACTGGAATTCCTCTTTGCTGTCTGGAAATATATTGTTGATAACCTTGTGCATAAGGACTGGTAGTGGCAACTTGACGAATGTACTCTAAAAAGTCTTGAATCGTTCGAAACCGCTGTGGATTGTAAAGAATATCAGGAAACCAATTATGGATATCATTTAACAAAGGAATCCTATATATTTGTTGGGCCATACTCTGATATATGCATGTATATTCAGCTTAAGCCCTGTACGTGTTTATTTTGCATGGAGCCTGCGCATCAAGAAACCAACCCTATGCCAGAAGAACCAAAAAAAGACCATACATTAAAAGGTGTGGTTGGAATACAAAACATGGGTAATACTTGTTATAGTAATTCCATTGTGCAATTATTGCGAGCATCGCACGAATGGAACGCATTTTGTTTAACACACCCCATTCAGGAACGATTGAGCCATATATCGGATGAACTTCCCAGTAAACGAATACTACTTGCCTATCAGGATATTTTAAAATCACTGTGGTCTGCCTATAAGCCTGCCTATGTTCGTCCTCTTGCATTTATCTCCGAAGTCCGAAAAGCAGTACAGGGAGGAGTCTATGAAATGTTTGGTGTTCCCGTCGCCAATGACAGTCACGAATTCTTAGTGTATTTAATGGATAATTTTCATGAAGCACTCAAAACACAAGAACCCTATGAAGAAAAGCAGATTCCAGATGAACTAAGCAGTCGTGATAAAAGAATATGGATGGCAGAAAACGGATGGAACAAATTTATTTCGAAAGAAAACAGTGAGATCGTTCGATTGTTTTTTGGAATGATGCAAAAAGATATTTGTTGTAATAATTGTCAGAATCACTCTTATCGGTGGGAAGTATTCAATTCATTAAAAATTTCATGTGACGGGGAAACATTTCATGAATGGATTCAGAACGAAGTAAAGGAAACGACCATCGAAGGATACAAATGTGACAAATGCAACGGTCGTCACAATGCCACTATCTTTTCTCATATTTGGAAACTACCTCACAGTTTATTTGTCACACTTCGACGTTTTCATTCGAATGGTAGTAAAAATATGGCAATTTGTCCATATCGTGGAGAAACAATTTCCTTTTCGAATTTCTTTGCAGAGGAATCCAATGATCCGAGTCGTTATTGGAATTATGAACTTCGCGGTGTCTCTGATCATCATGGAACACATATGGGCGGTCATTACACGGCACAATTCAAGCATCCTCTGTCCGAAAAATGGTGGTGGATGGATGACCAAACCGCACATGATTTGGATCAACCGCGATTTTCATCTGCCAATTATATTTTCTTCTTTCGAAAAATATAATATAGGATTGTATACAATCTATTATTATATGTTAGAACAACGGGTATGTTAGAACAACGGGTATGTTAGAACAACGGGCATGTTAGAACAACGGGCATGTTAGAACAACGGGCATGTAGAACAATAACCCTAATAAATACTGGCAGAACGATCGGCCAAATTAGTTACTTTGTAGTTTTTATCTGTGAGTTGGTTCTCAAACCCTTCAGGTGCCGTTTCGCCCAAGAACACGGTTTGAATACGCCCCATCCATCCTGCTTCACCACATACACGGTAATGAACATGCGATTGTAACGTACCTTTAAAGGGGACTTTGTAGGATTGCGGATCACGAACCTTGAGAACGGCAACACCCTCTCCATCAGAAGTGGCCACTCCTGCATTGTCATATTGTAGGTATGCCTCTTTCCATGATTGTATTTGCTCTATTTTCGTATTCTTTGGTTCGGCCGCCCAATATAACACCTTTGCATGAGGATTCACAATCACTTTTACTTCCTTTGTTGCACCGGGAGGAGAACGATCCTGTAATACAGAACAAGGGGCTACCATAGGACCTAAGAAGGGTAAATAGGTATCACGATCAAACATAATGGCCAGTGCCGAAATACCAATGAGTGTATAAATAAGTGTGGACACGACACCTTCTCCAAAAAGTACGCTTACAAGATTAAGGTCAAATACACCAAACAATAACCAGTTTACTCCACCAACAATGATAAGAATCATAGCCATCTTAAACAACAATGCGTTGATGTAGGTCTGATTCAAAGAGTCCAATCGATCCATTTCTATTATATGGGTAAGATACGAAATAAAATTGAACATATTTGTATGGAAGATATAGACACATCTGTACACATTATGGATACTATAGAAGTGAAGAGAACACCATCCTGTCTGGGATACAGTATAGTTACAAACTATACAATCGTTATTCAATCACCCTCCGATTTTGATAGAATAAAGGATATAATCGCCAAGAGTGGTACAAACTATGAATTGAAATATACGAATACGAAGGACCATCCAGTATATACGATCACGATCCATACGTTCGTATATAACGATATTGTATATACATCACTAATCGCCTTACTCTGCTTTCTATATTGGATGACTATGTAAGCGCATAGTAGAGCTATTCATAAATGTATCTATTTCTTGATACAAGGATTCATCCATGTTATTTATAAGAGTATAATCATGTTGTCGATTCTGCAGTTGATATTCAGAACGATCGCATACAGGGCTTTCTTTCTGGGAAGATCGAACCACACATAGAGGGAGAATCGTCCTGTGTGGAAAATAAGATTGCACCACTTCCAGTTCATTTGGATAACGCCAATCCGTAATAACAACGCGTTCCATATTTTTTTGTTGTATTTCCTTGCAACATGCCTTTGCGAAACAATTGTCATCTATGGTGCGTACTCGTATCGCTTCATCAATCAAGATTTGTCGATAGGTTCGTTTCAGAGGATCTTGTTCACAAATCTGACGTTTTCCCTCTTGGGTATGTAACATCTCTATCGATATAGGATAGAGATCCGCAACCATTTGTTTCAATGAGTCAGCAAAGGCAACTCGTTGATAGCCATATTGTGTACATAAGATATTTCCTGCAAAATCCTTTCCAGAATGAGAATATCCTCTTATTAGAATGATAGACATTATCATAAAAGGATGGTATGTATTTAGACCGATGTATCCCATTTGTGTACGTATATAAGAAAAACATACGGTGATATATACCTGAAATAAAAGTATAGACAATAATAGGTTTTGATTTTATGCATCCATATCAAGGACGAATGGACGATGTACGTACAAATGTAGAAAATACATTCATAGCCTTTGGTGTATTCCTTTTTAAAACATGTTTTTGGTTTTTAAATGAATCGCACCAAGCCTTTATGGTATCATTCTTGCATTATGCAATCTTTATTGTTGGACTCTATTATTTTATATACCATGCCAAACCGAGAAGCATGTATCGTATTTTCTTTTTTGCATTCTTGATATTCAGCGCATTATGCTATATTACATTTGATAAATGTATCATGACGCATATTGAACAGAGGATCTATCAAGAGCAAAACCGTATTCAGAAAACAATCGAACATTTTTTTGGAAATGAAACGGAAGGAAATTGTATTTCTAAAACTGTCTTAATAGGGTTGACCCTGTTTGCAGGGCTTGTTTTATTATATGACTACGGAATTCTAACCTATTGTGATAATAGGGTATGCCACACCGCATCAGACGGGAAGCTCGAAAAGCACCGATGATCAACGGATGGACATAGAAGGATTAACCTGTATGGATGTAAAAAAGAATGGTAATTGTTTTTTCATACAATGGAATTTTATTAGAACTACATCACGCCAGTCCTAAAAACGTACGTCCAATCTTACTTGTTATAAACATAGCAAATCCGGAAGCAATCTGTGCATAAAATACAGGAGTTCTCTTTGTACAACATAATAAATAGAAGGATAGTACCACAAAAAGTAAGAAACTAAGCCAGAACAACTTTGTAAAAGTATCCATTCTCTACTATCTATATACAAAAAGTGCCTGTTTGAAATATTAGATATACCATCCAGGCGGCATAGCATTCGGATTATGCTGTTTTTTCAAGAATAATTTCATATGTTCCATCTTTACAGTAAAAGGAAGACTAAAATCCTTGATATGAAATGGCAGATCGGGCGAATTATACATGCGAAGCATATTTATTTTCTGCACAATTTGTTCAATACAGCGTTTTAGTTCACGAATACCTTTATCGTCGCTCGCATACTCTCTAATCATGCAGGAGAGGACCTCCTTTGGAATAACAATCATACCTGTCATATTGACGTCTGTTAATGCGGCAGGGAGTAGATATTGCTCCGCAATGATACTCTTTTGTTTCAGATCATACCCCTGTAGATTCACGACCATCATACGATCTAACAAGACACGATCGATTTTGGTAATATCGTTCGCACTGAATACAAACATGACCTTGCTTAAGTCAATCGGTATTCCAGACAGATACTTGTCCTCAAAGTCTGTGTTCTGAACAGGATCCGTCAAATGAATCAATAAGTTCATAACTTCTTCACCCTTGGGTGTTTGTGAGATTTTATCCACTTCATCAAACATCATAACGGTACTCATCGACTTCGAAGCAATGAGAGAATTCACGATCTTACCACAATGAGAAGACTCGTATACCAGTTGATGACCATTATAGGTGCTTGCATCCGAATCACCACCAAGAGAAATAAACTGGAAAGGCCAATCCAATGCTTTGGCAATACCATTCTTAATAAGGGTTGTTTTACCAACACCTGGCGGGCCAATAAACAGCAACGATAAACCTCGACCCGATGGATTCGCAATCTTCGTACTAATAAATTGCATAATCTGAAGTTTGGATTCTTCTTGACCATATGCAGCATTGTCCAGACATTTTTTCGCACCTTTTAGAAACTCTCCACATGTTTCAGAACCATCTTCCAATCGCACAGGAACATCCTTGTAGATTCCAAATGGGATACTCACCGCCTTGTCCAGCCAATTACGCAGTTTATGATATTCACCGCTGGATGTTTCCAGATTTTGAAGACTATTGTACTTGGACAATATCATTCCTTTCACTTCATGGGATACACGTAATGTCAGAATTTTTAGCATTAAATGAATCCCTGTATCATTTGCAACAGGTCGATGTTCTAATGCGTAAAGTAAATCCTGTTGCTTTTCAAGATCCAGTGCCTTAAATTGTGTAATTTGCATGTCAATTGTATTTTCTTCGGGTGGATCGGTAAGTAACTTCACAAACTTTTTTACATCTTCGGATTCCTTTTTTAAATTGTGTTTTTTGGGGACCATCGATGAATTGCTATGGGATCCACCGCCGCCGCCCAATGCAAACAAAATCCCACTCACTCCTTTTGGATATTCATCCTCGTCTGAATCTACTGCGTCCACTGCGTCCACTGCGTCCATTGTATACGATGCATCGGATGAATCCGCCGACTCCACTGCATTCTTGAAAAATAAAGCGGGAACCTTCTCTTGTATACCTTTTTCAAAATAATCTTCTATAGATTCATCTGTATCGGAGGATGTGTCCTCTGTCGATGCCGTGTCACTTGTATCGCTATGCTCTCCTCCATTCTTTATTTTTTCTCGTACAAGACGGAAGGGACGTTTAGAGGATGTTTTTTGACGCTTGGAAGGACAACGACGCTTGGAAGGTAGAATGCGAAGGGAAGGTTTTGGTGTAACAATTCTGTTTTTGATAGGCTTTGGAGGTGTATCCTCCTTTATACAGTTCTTAATCTTCTTCCGAGCATGTATGGCTGCTTTACGTCGAGGCCGAGATCGTAGATATACATCACTTTCCCCAGATGTTTCGGTTGATTCCGCTGATTCCGCTGATTCAGTAGAGTCCGATCCATAGTCAATAAATTCACGAAGATTTCCATCGCTGTCTACACTATCCTCGTCATCCTTTCCACCTCTACCTGCCTTCTTACCATACTTTGCATTATGCTTTTTCTTACTACCTTTTTTGACGTTAGGCTTCTTTCTACTTGCCATTCTATTTATTGTACTATTCTTCATCGTTGTTTAAATCTTGTTTAGGAAGATGTAACCAATGATTGTACATTGTAATCTGTTTATTTTCTACTACGCTTCTTACCAATAGAACGAATGGTGCTTGCCACTTTCTTATCTATCTTTTTTGCGTTACGCTTCATCGTTTTGGTAAGATTGGATAAAAAATACGTCACATGTCGTGCTGTTTTTTTAGTAAGATTTTTAGTAGCATGTAGTGTCTTTGGTACAAATGCCGTATATCGTTTCATCGTTTTTTTCATCGTGTTTCGACGCATCTCTGTTTAACACGGCGAATTAAAATTGCTGAATGCTTTCATAAATGTCCAAGAATGTAAAACGCGTTTTATTGCTGATACCTTCGTATTCTACATTTCGAACAGATAAAGGTGCGATACGTTCCATCACATCTCTCTTTAGCATGATTCGGATCTCAGGAATCTTTTCATTCTCACTGTCCATATACGGATGATCGATGTCCTTTGGCTCATAACGAATTGCTTTCATAATCTTCATCATACAGTCTGCATATTCTTCGTTCAGCTTCAGAGACTCCTTTCGTGCACGATTGCATTCCACTTGCGTCAGAATCTTGATGACCGTCTTCATAAATTCATCCATAATAATGACATCATGCTTAATAAGTTCTGCCAAGAATTGAGAATAACCTCTGCGATACTTCTTCTTCAGGTTTTGTTTACAAACTTCATCGTAATTGGTGATGGCATCTTCGGATACCTCTTCAAAGACTTCCATGTACTGGGAATAAAGATTCGCCATCTCTGTCAATAGAATAGGGTATCGAATGCTTAGCTGGCCCAGTAGTTTTGCATAGAGAGGACAGAAGATCTCCTCGCTGGCTGCCTTTTCGAACACCAACTTCATAAAACACTTGATCATATCGGTTTGACCACTATCGATAATATGAGTGATAAATTCCTTTACTTCATTGTAGTTTTGCTCACTAAACTTATTTAGCTTTCCAAGAAGAATGGTATTCAGAATAATATCATCCACATCGGCACTCTTTTTAAACTTACTTACGTACTTGTTCGCCAGAGATCCCATTCGTATGTATTCCGAAGGATGATGCGGTGTATGGACAGATCCAGCAGATCCAGTAGAAGCAGCCGAACCAACAGAAGCAGAAGCAGCAGAAGCAGAAGCAGAAGCAGAAGAAGCAGAAGCAAAAGCAACAGCAGAACCAACAGAATAACCCATAGAAGCAGGGGAACCAGTAGTAGAGCCCGTCAATGGAATACTGATCGGTGAGTCGTGATGATAGTTGCGATTGCCAAACCCAGAGGATTTAGTACGATGATTGAATACAGAATGAGAGGGTGACGTGTGACTATTACTATTCTTACCAAACTCACGATATCCTTCACTTGGTGCACTCGATCGGCTCATAAAGGGTGTCATTTGCTTGCCCTCAGATGGTCTGGCCGCTGCTGCACTGGGCCGATTCGGTGCATTTCGAGAGTTAACCTTTTTCCATCCGTCTACGTCTATCCCCTTTTTAGTATACGTGTGGATACTTTCAATGAGTTTGACAATATCCACAGGCAACTGTATGTCCCGGATATCCTTCCGTAGGGAACGAATATGTTGTATATCTTGGACAACGGATGTCATTAGTAACACTGATGAATACCGTTTTAAGCTCTACATATCGTTGGAGAGCACATGAAATCAATTTTTTATAATGTGTTTGAATACATAATTAATTTAACGTCATAATCATAAGATGAGTTCAACAGAATCTATGATAGACGAAGATACATTTTGTACATGGATAGGTCTTCAAACATCATCCTCTAAAAAATATCTTCACAAACAGCTATCGGATTGGAAATCCGATGCAACCAAATTAGTGAAGTTAAGTAAGCGGTTCAAGCGATTCAAAGACGCGTTCGAGAAAGATCCACGATTCTTTGGAGAGTGTTATGACATTTTCAAAGACATTTCTGAAATCGAGAAGAAACTAAACGGCCTTCTTTCCCATGAGTCACAGTTAGAAAAGGAATCCTATAACGAACTTCTCTTTTTCAGACCTATTCTACAACCCCTGAACTTTGTCCCCTTTCTCTTAACATGTTGGTCCTTTTTACGAGTGTACCTTTTACCAGGACTGTCTTTGTTAATTCCTATTTTTACACTTATTGCACCTTATATTATATTAAATTTTGTATTTCGTCTACCCATCACTTTTCAAAACTACACGAATATACTACATTCTATGGTGTCAGGTGATTTTACAAGAGGAATAGAATCCGACCCATCTTCTGTTACCATTCAGCCAGCACAATTACTTAAAAAGTTTGGAATATTATTTGTAACATTTATTCAAGGCATTGTTCAGCCTTATTGGAGCTACAAACATTTACATTCTATTGATGAAATCATTGTAGAACACGGTACACTCATCAAACGATTCCGTGATAAGTATCTTGCCTTACAGTCTATATTGGACAGCCATGGGTTCACGTTCTTTAGATGCCCTTTACCGAACATACAATCGGAACGAGATGCCACTGCACGAGCAATCTTAGAATCCTCTTATTTCAAAATGGCACTTAAATATGTTGGATCTCTTGAAGTCGTCATGACACTTGCAAACAATAAAGATATCCATCCAGTCAAATGGGTCACGTCTTCTACACCATTATTGGTTATTAACGATACATTTGACTTCCAGGTACCAGAGGCATCTCGAAAGGCCATCTCTGTTTCTTTTACAACAAAGCGTCATGCATTGTTAACGGGTCCAAATAAAGGAGGAAAATCAACCGTATTACGAGCATTGACCGTGTCTGCCTTATTGGCGCATACATATGGATGCTCCATTGGACATGCACGAATGACACCCTTCTCTACCATGTTTGTTTGTCTAAAACCAGATGATCTACCTGGATCCAAATCCAGATTTGAGCGTGAAATAGAGTTCACTGCAAAGACGTTAGAGCAACAGAAACCCGTGTTGGTATTCATTGATGAATTATACCATTCTACGAATCCACCTGATGCATTGCGAAGTTGCAACATATATTGCGATCCATTATGGAAAAAGGAAAACATCGTAAGCGTTATCAGTACTCATCTTTTTGAGTTAGTAGAAAAAGCAAACGATTCGATACAACGACTGTGCTGTTCGGCTTCTATCGATGAAAAGGGAGATATTCATTTTGATTATACATTATCGAATGGGATATGTAAAGTAAGTAGTGTAGACGAATTGCTGAAGCGAAATGGACTGTTACAAAAAAATCAATAATCGTTATGTTTTCATACGTGATAAATCATACATTTCACAGTAGTATCCATAGGTGCGCCTGAATCATTTTTCTAAATTCCTAACAAACGGCAGAATGACATCTATAAGTGATACCCTAACCGCTGTATTAGTGATTGTTTTACTATTTGGTGCAGTATGCATTTATTTATACACACGCATTCAGCAGGCAGAGCAAAAGATTACGTTGCTGGAATCTATTTTATTAGATCTAAAGATGAGTACAGAATTTAACTCCTATTCTGAATTACCGGCAGAGGAGGTTGGTAATGATAAGCCCTCTACTGCCAATGCAAACGGTGTAGAAGAGAGTCATTATGCTCCATTTGACGAAGGGCCTCATGATTCCGAGGAATCCAACCAGGAATCTAACAAGGAATCCGATGCACCCAGCACCCCACCGGCAGCAGAGGAAGTTCATGATCTGGAGCCATACACGTCATTCGATGGTTCAGGTAACCATGAGGATGCTTTGTTGTCGGATCCCATCCAGACCGAAACGAAGAGTCTATCCGTTCAGTACGATTCTATGACACTGAAGGAACTTCAGTCTCTTGCCAAGACAAGAGGAATCACGGGTGCATCGACTATGAAGAAGGGTTCCATTTTGGAAGCGCTGAAGACTTCAGACAAGTTGCAGGCGGCAGCAGGCGTGACAGGTACGTCCAGTCTTTTTCTTGAAACCACTTCTGCCTTTCCTGTCAGCGAAGGTAACTAATTTTATTCGTAAAAGCATTGATAAAGATAGATGGCAGAACTTGATCAATCAGGATTTTCGAGAGATACTCGACCCAATTTATACTCCAATCCGCCGTTTGGTAGCGAATATCGAGCAGCACAGAAAGCATATGTTCCCCCCGCTAAAGATGTCTACCCCGCCAGAGACAATCGGTACCCCGCCTATGCGGGGCCGATGGCGGACGGTCGTTTGGTAACGGATTATCGCCCTCACTGCACTAAAAACATCCGTCCAGATGCACAGTACAATACGAAATTGTGGATGGTTCATCATGCGAGTGAAGTGATGAATGAATCACGCCGTCGACAAGTGGAGTGGTCAGGGGCCTCTCTGGCCATGGCGAACACCGTTCCTCCTCCTGCAGACGTTGTTCATTCGAATCCCTTTTATTCGGAAGTGAACTCTACGAATGCACCAAATGGAATAGGAGTCGAAAGGGCAAATGCGGCGTGTCCTGATTTGTTTGGAACGTTTACGTATGAACCGACGATTTCGGAATTACAGAACAATCGTAAAAATATTCAAGTCACCAAATTTTACGAAGGTGGGCGTAATTCCCCACGAGGCGTGTTTCCACGTCAACAATAGACTTAAAGAATGAAGACAATAAAAAAGATAGGAAGAAATTCCTCTATGGTTCTGTAATTCAGTTGGCAGAATGTCCGTCTTATGTATTCACATAGTGAAACAAGATAGCGGAATGTCGCGAGTTCGATTCTCGCCAGGACCATATATTATTCTGAGTAATGATAGTTACTAAGAATATAAACATTTCATATCATATATACATAATGTACAACGTAGCAGGTTCAAAAAAAATCATCGCCTTTGATATTGGTATCAAAAATCTGGCGTTCTGTATTTTACAAGAGGACAAGCACGTTGTGGCATTAGAGAACTGTAATCTACTTGATCCTGTGGAATCTATTACATGTCATCAATGTGCAGCGAAGGCATCGTTACAGGCAGGTATTCATCCATGTTGCAAACGACACATTCCGAAAGAATACAAGACGATCCCTGAATTATCGGGTAAAAAGTTGCCAGTGGTAAAAGTTCTCAAGGATCTTATCAAACAACATAATTGTGAAAAGGCAGGACCATCCAAGGACACATGTATAGAATCGTTGTCGAAGGTATTTGCACTTCCCTTCGAACAACCGAAACAACCCAACGCCGCCAAAGTCAGTCTGGAGACCATTCACGATGCACTTCGTACGTTCGTGGAGGAAAAGGCACCTCTTTTAGACGGCTGTACACATGTATTGCTCGAAAACCAGCCTGCATTTAAAAATCCTCATATGAAATCGGTACAGGTATTACTTTTTGCCACGCTTCGTGAATTCTATCTTCGAAACCATCAAACACCTTCGTATCATTTCATTCATGCGAAAAAGAAAGTGGGAGATGCTCCAAAAGGAGACGAGGGATATTCAGAACGAAAGAATAAATCCGAAGAACGTGTACGTGTTATGTTTGATAAAGGAGAAATAAGGAATACAGAACTATATACATCGTGGCAACAGGCAAAGAAGAAATCCGATATGGCCGACGCACTGTGTATGTGTATTGATTTCTTACCTTCTACAAAGAATGAATCTCCTTGATTTCATATCCTCTTCGGTCGTTCTCCTATTTATTCTTCCAATTTGTTTCTTTCTCGCTACCCACAATTACTTTCACTTGAAGGCACTTGCAGGCATATGTCTTACTACCTTTTTGTCCGAATGGTTGATAAAGCATAGGTTAATTGGAACGGCGAGTCCTCGGCCAAAGGGTGCGAAAGACTGTAATCTGTGGTGCAATGATGGAATTCAGGAGGGAAAGCCCGGCATGCCCTCTTCTCATTCAGCAGAAGTGGCTTTCTTTACGGGGGTCTACTATTATCAAACGACTCATCCTATTCTCCGATTTTTGTTGGTAGCATACGAAATATTGATTATGGCGTCGAGGTATCTTAAACGATGTCACACGATAGAACAAATAGGTGTAGGTACACTTTTCGGATTAACACTAAGCGTATTCTTTCGATCGTGCGTCCATTCGCGTGCTTAAAAAAGAACCTATTTTGAAAGACATATGAGCGGCTCAGGCGTAACGATTAGTGACATGCAGAGTTTTGTGGAAATGAATAGTTCGGATATTCCGATCAGTTCGAACATTGGAAATGTAATAGAGCTTGGTGGAGAAGATTTAGGGGATGATTTTGGTGCCAGTCTCATTTCCAATACGCGGGTGACATCCTCTCGTTCCGAGAACCAACCTCCGAAGTCCGTGTTTGGTTTGGAACCCATCCAGGATATTTCAGTCGGTAGACTGGATCCCTTGGAGTCGATTTCGTTTGACATTCCTTCTTCTGACAATGCAAACTCGTTTTCCTTACCCGATATTTCGGTCAACAAGGACGTTTCTTCGATGTTTACTAATAATCAAACGGCAACCGGCCCATCGATTAGTCTGGCAGCTGTCACGCGTTTGAGTCCAGAGGAGGAACGAAAGAAGAAGCAAGAACTCATTAATAAGCTCAATCGCCTGGAAACGAAGGGTTATACCCTTACAAAACATTTCAGCATGGATAATACGGTGGAAGAGATTCAATCGGAATACGATCGTTTGGTGGATGCCAAGAACCTGGAAGCCAGTATTCGTTTCCAACGTCAGTGCCTAATGGGTGTTGTTACGGGTTTCGAATTCTTGAATGGAAAGTTCAATCCATTTGATTGGCAACTGGATGGATGGTCAGAATCGGTACACGAAAACGTCGAAGATTTTGATGAAATCTTTGAAGAATTATATGACAAGTACAAGGGTCGTGGTAGTATGCCGCCTGAGGCAAAGCTTATGATGTCGTTGGTGGGAGGTGGATTTATGTTCCACATGAGTAACTCCTTCTTCCGTCAGAAGCTTGGAAGCATGGATGCGAGTGATATTTTCCGTAACAATCCTCAACTGGCAAAGCAGTTTGCTGCAGCTGCTGCATCCCAGGCAGGTCCAGGTTTTGGTAACTTTATGGGTGCGGCCATGGGTATGCCACAGTCACAAATGCCACAGATGCCACAACAGATGCCGCCACAGATGCAAGGTCCAGGTGCATTCTATAATGCACCCAATAGTATGGGAACGCCACAGATGCCACAGAATATGGCTGCTGCCCCTGCTCCTCCCATTCAGCGAAGGGAAATGAAAGGCCCTTCGGGGGTAGATGACATTATGAAGACATTCCAAGAAGTTCGTTCCGCCGAATTGGAAATGAATCCGTTGTCTATGCCTGGTCCGCCCCCTATATTTAACCAGCAACCCGTGAAACAGGCCCTCTCGGAAATTTCCAGTATTCACTCGCAACAAGACGATGATCTTTTGAGTCAAGGAGAGAGTGTTCGTACAGGAATAACGGGTCAGCGAAGGGGCCGTCGTAAGGCAGCCACCCCTGTAGAGAATACGATTTCTCTCAATCTGTAAACGGGTCAAGGAGAGTGTGTACATAGGATGTCACATACGATGCTATACACAATGATACAATGGATAGAATTCATTGTATGATAGAGCATATAGGAAACGCATATAGGAAACGGATAGGTGTATATTAATCCTTTTTAAGAAGAGACAAGTTTGCAGCATAAATATCGGTATGAAGAACATCGTCCTCTTCATCGGCAGGTTGTCCGTTCGAACTGGTTTTGACGGATTGCAGCGATTTTTCTAATGCCGTCTGTTGTGGATTTTTCACACTTTTTGTAGAAGTGTTACTGGAGGCTTGGTACCTCTGTGCCTTCGCACTGAGACGTTGTAATATCTCCTTTTCTTCAGGTGTCATTTCTTCGCCTGGCCCTGGTGCATCTGCACAACGAGACCCTGATACGCCTCCTGCACCAAAGATACACAAGGACGAATTCTCGTTAAAAAGGTATCCAAGTAACAGGACAACGGTAACAGTCGTCCAGAATGCAACCCAAATATTACGAGTTGCAACAAACAATACTGTAAAAATAAGAACTCTTCGAACCCAAGGATGTTGCAGGAACTGCTCTTGTTTCTTCGTGACCTCTAAACTGATAAAACGGCCACCCAAATTAAGAATAAGCATCATAATTCCAATAAAGTAAGGATTTGTATTAAAAATCTGTAAAAATGTATCCAATGGACTAACGGCCATTACAGATAACATGGCTTGTGGAGCCATAGCAGCCGGAAGACTCATTCTCTGTTATAACCGGTTCTTATAGATCGGAAAAAGGTGTAATTAAGGTATTCATATCACTGAGATAAAAGAAGACGATCAACGCTATTAAAATACCAACGCGTGGGCACCAAATGGCGGACGTTAGTACTAAGAGCGCTATCAACAGTCTCCACCATGGAGCGATGTACAAGTCGGTGAGTTGTTTCGTGTATTCTTCTTCAAAGATTGTGCTATAGCGTACAATGACAATTGCAGCGAGAAGAATCACAAATCCTCGGAGCAGTCCATCGGTTGTGTTTTCAAAAGAAAGGAACGAAGGCCAATTCATATCTATTCCTATCTATCATTATGCTTGAACAGGATACGTATTCACCTGATCATTTGCGATTTTACGTGGATTCTCTCCAAGAACTTGTTCTACAAACCAACGGCTGCTTCGGTCCGTTCGCTTTTCTGATACGGATCCACCCCCATCAAATCCTTCTATGTCGGATACACGATGCGCTCCGTGTAAGATTAATAAGAAAGCCAGAGCGGTTAACACCCCGTAGATCCATCCCATGGTCTGAACGACTCCGTACACAATCGCAACGCCAAAGACTCGACCCAGAAGAGAGTCTGCAAAGGTTCGATAGTCTACACCAATCAATGGAGAATACACGATCACTAATAGTAGTAAAAACCCATACAGAAGCTTGGCAGGAGGATCTATATGCAGTAGTAATATTTGTAAGGAGGTCATAAATGCATCTTGTTGATACGACATTCTGATAAACCAATGGATTTGTTTATCCGTAGCGAGTACCCCGTCGGAGTTCACCGTATGAAATAAAATACTTACTTATCATTCTTCTTGGTGCGTCGTGTCTTATTTTTCTTGCATATATATTCTCTTTTGTATGAATTCGTTTTCATGTGTGTTCTGTTACTTTTCTTCCCTTTTATCTTCTTCCCTCCTTTTACTATATATGTCATACCCGTGTTACGGGACGTGGTCGTATTCTTAGTAAACCCACTCTTCTCATAAAAACCTTGTACAGATGGATCTGCAGAAAGTATGATACGCTCAACCTTCAAAAGAAGGGCTAATTCTTTAATTTTTGTAAGTAATAATGTCCCAATACCTTTCATCTCCCCATCCGGAACGCAAATACCATGTATAAAGATCCTTTTATCTACAATATTTATAGAACAACACCCTACTATATCTTCATTCCTATCATTCCTATCATCTTTTACATATAGGACAGTATTTTTGTCAATGCTATACCTAAAAGATAAATACGAAATTGCTTTTTGATCCCTACAAAAGTCCTTTTTTGCTTCTACATAACTTTTTAATTCACTTCTGTCTCCTTTGATGCATCCTATCTCTTCAAACGCAGGTGAACATCTTTTATCGCTGTAAACGCTGTCTGCACAAATATAATAACAGGTAACCATCTACTTATATGTGATAATTATGGTAGATTCAAATTATAGAAAATAAATTCAATCAACAATATAAATAATAGTATTTAAAAATGTAATATCAGAAACATATTCTTTGAGTTTATTGTAGTAGTCAAAATCTCCTCCATACTTATATTCCCAATTTGATTTATTTGCAAGTTCAAAAGGTATTATTCCACACGGTGTTCCAATATCATCTTGAATAATATGAATTAATTGTGACGGTACTTGTACATTGTTATGTTTTACCAAAAATTTTGCAATGTATAACGTATTTTTATTGATACATAATTGTCTTAATTTTTGAAAAGATCCTGAAACATAAATATCATCATCATCTGCATTCATAATAAAGGTTGTTTTTGGTTCAAGAATTCCTTGATATTTATTTCGAATAGCATGACCCCAGTATCCCAAATTGGGCGTTTGCTCTATGATTTTTATGTTAGATTGATGACCTTTGAGCCAATCATCTGAAAATGTGGATCGTTGTATTGCCCCTTCTCCATCAAATACAATGGTGATTGCATCATTGGATGTCAATTCATCTTTTAAACTATGTAGCATATTGAATAGACATGGTCGCCCAGATGTTGCAATTAAAATGTGAAATGTGGGAATAAATTTTTCAAATGTAGAAGTAGGTGGAATTTGTTTTTTTCGTTTTGGTACAGAAATCCATGAACTCATTAATGAGATAGCCATATTGTTTATTTAGGCTCAAACGATCGATATAATTTTAGATTAACATTCATAACTGACATGTCGTCTTTCAATATCAGAATAATTACCATACTGATATGCAATTCTTGGATATATGGTATACCAATTTGCTAAAGGCATAAGACATTTCCAATATTGATCAAGACAATTACTATGCATTCTGCCATTTTGTTTCATGTCGTTTACACCATTCATATAATTTACAAGTAAAATAGATGCATATTCACGAGTAAAAACATAACCTGAGGCAGTCTGAGAGGATATTACCTTTTTTATGTGAGGAAAAGTAGTATTTATTATTTTAAGATCTGTATTACCAACTGCTAATAATAGTACATCAAAATCAGGTATATTCATATAGGTATTAATAAGTAAATTATTAATTTTTATGGAATCATTCGACAAAAATGTAAAGTCATCTTCAAGAATCAAACATGTTTTCCATGCTGGATGTTCAAGAAAATACTGTATAGCTTTAATATGACTTAAAGAACAACCCATTGCGCCATTTTCTTTACTATAGACTGCATCCATACGATGTGTTTTTTGAAGAGTTGGATCTATTTTTTTAATTTCGTTAAGACAGTGTTCTTTTCTATCAATTCTATGTTCAAGATTAATATATAAAATTGCATCTATCTTATCAATAAAATAATCTGAATTTGACACATTATTTTCCATTATTACATACTATTATCATTTCTTTATATTATATTCGGATGCAAAGGCTCCTACATAACTTTTTAATTCACTTCTGTCTCCTTTGATGCATCCTATCTCTTTAAACGCAGGTGAACATCTTTTATCGCTGTCTGCACAAATATAATAACAGGTAACCATCTATTTATATGTGTGTTTATGAATACAATAGGACGTATTCATGCATAGCGATGCCCAGGTTGGAAAGGTGGATTTATCTGATATAAGAATGATTGCTTTTGGTAGTAGAGGCGATGAATTATTGCAGTTTAGAAGATGCCTTTCAACTAACGGGTAACGCACCTTCTCCGGAATGTGGATCCGATTATGCAACAAAGGCTGCCAGGAGAGAAGAGCGTCGAAAAGCCCGACGTTGCAAGGGGCCTTTGGCAACCTATTTAGATGTAGGGGACAAGGACCCAGATCGTCAGCATTTGAACAAGTTACCTGAGGTTCCCGCCATGAATCCGGCAGTAGGAATGAGGGAACACGTTCCAGCGGATGCCCCCGTCGGATCCTTGGAGCCGTTTGTTCCTCGTAATGATGATGATCCAAAAGGCGACATGGTTCGGGCCGAGTTGCCGTTATGGGGACTCAATGTACCTGGTACGACAGAAGCGCAGAAGCCATGTCCAGGAAGAAAGAAGTTCTTTGGAGCCGATCCTGATGGTGATACGTTTGCGGATTATGTTCCTGATGCACCGAATTATCGTATGCAGCCCGATTTCTTAACCGCCTTTGAGCATGCAGGAGTTGCCAAAGCAGGATCGGCCGCCACTCTTCCCAATCCATCGGTGAATATGTTCTGGAAGCCTCTTACACCCAGTGGCGCACAGACATCCTTTATCGAGCAACTACCACCTCCAGGAGGCAAGTATTATCAGCCACCTGCACGCCTGAATGGAGAAATTTCCAACGATGACATCATGAAGAAATTAGACAAATTATGGGCACGCATGGATGATATGAACCAGTCGTCTCCTGAACAAGTTACCTCGGAACTACTCATGTTTATTTCCAGTGGTATTTTTGTCATTTTTATGATGGATGTACTGGTCAAGAAGAGTAGCACGTTGCGGTTTTAAAAAAAGACGAATGTATATCATATTATGATTGATATATACAATCATAACATGATACGAATACATGTATATTTTACGTACTCTTAATCTTTTCCGCAAAATCTAAGGATCCGAAGATTTGAGAGCAATATTCTTCATCTTGTCGAACACATACCATGGTAATGAATTTGGTTGGCTTGTAATCCGCGCTAACTGGTTTTTTAGCTTTGCTGATGGTATCTAAGAAGTTCAGTACTGGAATCATCAGACAATTATTGGTATTGGATATGTCTTTTCCAACCTCTTCCGTCTCAGGTACTACAAAATACTTATCATCATTATAGTCTTTTAAACTTGGCTTCTGTTTTGTTATTTTTGTAGCAATACCATTCTTTTTATTGAAAAAATATATTAAATGATTGATGGTTTCATTGATATAAAATCCTTCCGTTAGGATTTGAAATATATTGTTTCCTGTATATATTGGAGTTTGTACGACTACTTTTTTACCTTTTCTAGTTATTGTTTCATCTTTCGTTAATTTTTGTATTTCAGGGCGCATGTTCGTCTCAATTGTGGTCGGACCCATTGTCGGATCTAATAATGATAGCAAAGGTATATCCTTTCCTGTTGATGATTTATCGTTTATAAATACGCTTTTTATACCTAACGGACTCTCTCTACCCGCTGTATCTACAATCGTAACATATCCTGTTTTGCCTGTGTTGAATGTGATTTTAAATACCAAAAACAAATGGGAACGACTGGAGACAGGATTATTAGGTGTTGTCTTAATTCTCCCCTTTTTAATTCGATACGTTTCAATAGCTCCTGTTAGAGTATTAATATATTCAGGTTTAAATTTCTTTAAAATAGTTTCGTCTATCGTAGTTTTAAACTCATCTTCCTTTACTATATTTACACCTTCATTGTCAAATGTAGGAGTACCTACAAGAGTAATAACTTTTCCTGTTATATTTGGAATAGTTGGTGTAAATTTATCGTTATACATTTCAAAGATATACGCCACTTTCATTTGTGTAACACCCTGCAAATTCTCCAATCCATAATGCAATAATCCTGGAACACCTTTGGATTGATCACCTATCAAAGTATAGGTCTTTCCACTACCACTGAGTCCGTATCCAAATAATACAATCGAATAGCCATCTTCCACTTGTTTAAAGGTGCTATACAAACCTGGATGGGTGGTATTCTTCTCTTCTTCAATGGAAGCAACCTCCACCTTTAATTCGGAAAGATCACCACCCAACCCTTTGATACCTGTGTACGCATCTTTGTTGGTAAAGTCCTGATCAAAGACACCATAAAATTCACCAAATGTTTGTTCTTTAGCAACACTTGGTACTTTGGAACAATCTACCTGCACACGTTTGGTGTTGTCCACAGGTTGTACCGTTCTAAACGCTCCTCCACCAATCGGTTTAATTTTTATATAGACACGAACGGCTCCACTTATATCTTCATAGATATTGGTTAGTCTATTATCTTGTTCTCTGAATTCACTCTCGTGTTCGTCCCAATAGGTCAAAGGAGCCTGTACACTCTCGCAAAGGGCAGATAAAGCTGCAGCATTCTTCTTCTGTTTCGATTTGTTCTGCAAGGAGTTGATGAGAGGATCATTGACATACGTATCCAGTTTCATTTCTGCCATATGAGCTTCCAACTGGTTTTTCACGGCGTCAAATTGCGCAGTAACCTTCTCTTGTATTGGCTGACTTAATTTGGTAAATGGGGACGGGTTTTCTGGGTCTGGTTTATGAATCAGACTGTTTAACGTGCCGATGACCGTTTGTTTTCTTGCAAAGATCTCTTGAATCTGTTTTAATTTGTCTATTGTTTCCTTGCAATTGGCATAATCAACTTCTTTTGGCACGACCGCCTTTTTATTATCTTCTAACAATCTCCTTACTTCTTCTAATTGCTGTTGTAGACTCTGAATGTTTTTATCCTTTTGTTGTATCACCTCCTCTTTTTGTTGTAGGGTTTTACCCTGTTGATCTATAATTTCGCCTTTTTTTTTAATTCGTTAGAAGTGGCTGCAGCTGCTACTGCGGATAGAGTAGCGGATGCCTCCCTAACACTGTTATTACGTTTTTTCGTAGATATTACTACACCTGGGCTGCTTTGCATACGTTTTCTACTTCCTATTCGATTTCTAAGGCTGTTTGGCTGTGGAGTTGACGGTGGAATTGGCACGCGTTGATTAACCCTTGCCCTAATAGTATTGGCTGTAGATGTTATTCCAGCTGGGCGACCGTTCTTAAACGTTTTAATTCCTATTAGACTTCCAACATTGTTTGGCGTTGGCGTTGTTGTAGATGCAGCTCTTGCAGCTTCTGCTGGTTGAACTATTTCTGCTGGGTTTATCTCGCCAGCCTCTCCATTTTTACTTTCAGGTAGATCGTTCCGTAAATTGACATATACCGTTGGTATTTGTGGAAGCGCATCATATATAGCTTGCATTTTCGTTCGAATCTCTTTTGCTCTTGTAATGTTCTCATCCATGTCTACGCCCTTATTTTGTGAACCATTCGTTTTAATATTGGTCAGCCCACTAAGATCGGTCATAAGTTTTACATTTGCATTGTTCGCACGAGATATCTTTTTGGATTTATTAATCTCTTTGAAAAGATCACTTATTTCTTTTGAAATTGTGTCAAATTCTATCTGTTTTTCAGAGTCTGTAATGATGTGTTCCATATTACGCAGTTTGTTTTCAATGCTCTCTATATTGTTGGAGGCATTCTTTCTGGTTCCTTTTTGTCTGTTATTGTTGTTCTTGTTCTTGTTCTTGCTCAGTGTATTTTTCAAACTATTTACTTTCGATTTGAATGAATTCAATGACTGATTCATGCTGTTTAGTTTGGATTTATTTTTCGATTTCTTTTTCATGGTCTGTACTCTTGATTTTGTACGTGCTATACTCTCCAAGGTAGTTTGTAATTTTTGTTCTAAGGATGCTACTTCGGCATTCTTTTTACGTTTTGCGAGAATCCTGTCTTCATTCACGTGTTCCTTTTCAGGTTCAGGCTGTTTTTCAACCACCGCCTCAGCAGCCTCTGCATCCGCCTCAGCTGCTATAGCAGCTACATCATCCTCCTCTTCCGCCTCAGCAGCCTCTGCATCCGCCTCATCTGCTATAGCAGCTACATCAGCAGCTACAGCTTGATCATCCTCCTCTTCCGCCTCAGCAGCAGCCTCTTCCGCCTCAGCCGCCTCAGCTGCGACAACCACATTATTTACTTTATTTCTAACCGCATTTAGTAATACATCTCGAGCAGATGCCACTTTCTTATACTCCTCTGGGTCACCCCCTTTATTAGGATGAAGGATTGCTAATAAATCTCGAGCTATTTTGGCAATCCTCTTTCTATTTAAGGATGCGAAAGGTTCCTCTATTTTCAAAACAGCCATAGCGTTTTGTATGTCTTTATTTCCTTTCGCACGTTCCGCATCTTTAGGTATAGCAGCACCTTCAGCAGCCTCCGCTTCCTCCGCATCCTCCTCTGCCGCTTCCTCCTCTTCCGCCTCCTCTGCCGCTTCCTCCTCTTCCGCTTCCTCCTCTGCCGCTTCCTCCTCTTCCGCTTCCTCCTCTGCCGCAACAGCCGCATCAGCAACAACCGCATCAGCCACATTAGCAGCAACAGCCGCAACAGCCGCATCAGCAGCAACCGCATCATCTTTCTGCTCTTTCGGCACACTTCCTTCTTTGCTTTTCAATTGCTCATACACACGCTCATACGCCTTCTGAAATCTACCCTTCTTTTCAACGTTTAACGTTGCAAATCTCTGATGTAGATCTTCGGACGTTAAACCTAATAGGTCATCAAAGGACATATCAAATTGTTTAAATAAATTGGAAGACACTCGATAGACCAATACATAACTGCAGTTTTCTATCTTGCATTCTTGTTTTACGTCATCGAGAGTAAAAGAGGTATAGGTAGAACCCACCTTGTCATCATTGTACAACACAAATTTGGAAGGATCCTTGGGATCGACACGTAGATACATGTAATGACCTCTATTTCCTTCCGAAGAGAAAGGATAATACAAAATCGCACCAAATAAGGTGTAGTCATGATGTGCGAACTGGATCGGTGAATAACCCGACAAGGTTCGTTCTGTCCTTTTTCTATCATCGTCGAATCGATCGGTATATACCAAAAGATATTCATTCTCTTTATCAATCGTATACGACTTAGTCTTTTTTTCGGTTGCATTTTTCTGAGAGGATTCAATTAATTTATCCACTGTAAGAGAGGGGGTGGCTGAAGGTTTATCTCCTGCCAAAGAGACATTTAAAATGGTTTCATCCTCTTCTCCGTCTACTTCGACAGTCTTATTCTGAACTACCTCTACTTGATTGATTCGAAACCCAAACAGGGCAGGAATCGCTTTTAGATTGTTATCCTTCTTCAATACCTGAAAGATAAACTGTAGAAACTCATCTTGATCTTGTTGTGTTGTAATCGTTTCCTTCGCACCGACTTCTTTACCCGTAATATTGCGATAGGCAATATAGGTCTTCATAAGGTACTGCACATATACATCTGATACAGCCTCCTTTCCTTCGGTATTTAATGTATCTAAGGCATCAAATGTTGTTCGCTTTTTATCCAATTGTTGAAAAGCAGCCTTTAAGGAGCACAAAAAAGATCGATTCATGTACGGAAAAAAGTCTTTCGAATCTTTTCTTTTCGCTTGAATGTCGTTTTTAATCGATTCCACCGTTGCATCTTGAATGGATACTTCGCTAAAACCAGGAGGACACGGACGTTTATTGAAAAGAGAACGGACCTGAGGGATGGAGTATAACATCTGAACAGTAGAGGTACAGTAGCAATCAACCGAAGGATTCTTTATACCAATGGTAGTAACAACATTCTCTTCTGTAGACAAAAGAGGAGACGTTGTCGTTTCTTCTGAAGGGCTTTCTGTATTCTTCTTGTTCTTATTCTTATTCTTGTTCTTGTTTTTCGTTACCTTCTCGCTTAATTTTTGTAGTTGTGTATGTTGTAACGTCATACAAATTTTCATGTTTCCATCCGCTTGTTTCTCATAGGACACCACTGGTTTTTCACCAAGAGCGTTGATATTCCCTTTCTTTTCAGGAGACAAACGTTCTAAGAGACTGATTGCCAGACTTTGAACTACGCGCCGAATGGGCTCGCATTGTTCCAACATGATCAATGGTTTATCCGTGTTACATTCTCCATCAAACAATCCTTGTAAAATCTTCAACTTATCTGCATGAGAAACAGCCTCACCGTCCAATCCAAATAATTCCAGCGCCTTCTCTTGGTTTTTAGTAAGTTCATTGGGTGGGTTCTTGCGCGGATTCTCTAAGGATAGACGAGTGGTAAAAATCGTAATATCCTTGCTACTCTTTTCATTTGTAGGGGTGTTGGAAGAAGCCGTCGTAACCGCATTCGCATTCGCAGCCACAGGAACCGCATTCACAGGAACCGCATTCACAGGAACCGCATTCACAGGAACCGCATTCACAGCCACAGGAACCGCATTCACAGGAACCGCATTCACAGCAGGATTCGCATTCACAGCCACAGGAACCGCATTCGTAGAAGCCGCAGCAGCCGCATTCACAGCCACAGGAACCGCATTCACAGCAGGAACCGCATTGCGTAACCCATTATTTGCAACAGGAACTGCATTGGGACCCGCACCACCGCTCATAGGCTGTATGGTACCACCTACATTGGGTAGGAGTGATACATTGGGATTATAACCAGCCAAGGTACTCATTCTATCCTAATCGTTTGTTTTAAAATTACAATCAAAACAAACGACCTTCCAAAAGCAAATCATGGAGCCTAAGAAAAATATACCTCTTGTCTTCTAGACATGAATACCTATGCACCCGATCCGCAAACAAGAAAACGTAAGATTGAATGCAAACCTGGATTGATGATTGCAAGTCTTCAGCGATTTTATTCGTCTCATCCGGAAATTGATAAAGTGATTACCTATCTGAATGGAGAAGCATCCTTGTCATTACGTATTATTGACTGGTTTATTACAAAATACAGTCGTAAGAATTTTGTACGCTATCAGATGAATGGGCAGGAGTTCCTTGTGTATCTGAGTTACAAAGGACAATTGAAGGCCTATTCGAAGCAGTATTTTGATCCGAATTGTCGTAGAGAGCGAATTATGTTTAAAATTCAAGGGCATGATTCCTTTACCACGACCATCGGTAAATTGAATTTTTTCCGTTGGGCTCTCGAAACCGATATTCTGAACTATATTGAAGAGCACGAGGAGGAAATTCGGTCAGGATACAATGCACATTTGAAGGAGACTATTCAATCTCAAAAGAGCTCAAAGAGTGACACGGCGTCTTCCACGGATTCCAATAGCTCGGTCGCCAGTGCAACATCCACTACCAGTACAGCATCCGCAGCCAGTGCGGTATCTACATCCAGTACAACATCTACGCGTGGTACTCGAAGAAAGCGTAACAAGCAAACCCCTTCCTCTCTGAATAAGCTTCAAGTGTATTCTACTCCGATTGAACTACAGTTTATGTGATCTCTACAGGGATTTCGGGTCCGAGATCGGTTGATTGACATAAAAATGTTGAAGATCCTCCCTTTCAGGACGAATTTGTTCAGCGGCCTGTGCTTGTTGAGAGACGACGGTAGAATGTAGCCAACGATTGTTAAAATTCCGTTGTAGCAACTTTCCCGATTCTTTCAAATATCCCGTATTTTTATCTTCGTACACTGAAGCTCGTAATTCACGTGTCATATTTCGAGCATCAAAGGATGTATCGTATTTATTAAAATATGGATTCTCCACCCCTTTAGGTTCATTCACATCATAACGAGGTTGAGATCTATAATTACGTTCACTCATACGACTACCATTAGGAAGCATATCATAAAAGGGTGCTTGCTTATTCATATCCGGGCGATTCATGGTTTCGTATTTTCCATCGGTTTGCCAGTGTTCAAACTGACGAGCATTTATAGAATCGATGGTATCGACTTCTCGTCTTGTTCGTACGACAAATCGTGGTAAAGGAAATGCTTGATAGGCGGATATAGTATGTCGATCAGGATAAACAGGTTGAGCCATTTAAAGTACCTACTTAGTATTATCTTAAGATGTTTATTATACCGTTTTATCACAAAGTAACCTATGAAAATAATATAAATGTACATTGTATTCAACTTTTAACCATAGGAGGCACTACGTTATGGGAAGAAGACGAGCATCTGGACATGGATAGAGACATTTTAGAAAGCAATGATATATATCGAAAAGGAGATACAATACAATTACCAGGAAAGGTAGTATTGTGTGAAATCGACATAGAAAAAACAAATGTTCAAGATTTTTACAAATGGAGTGATCTATCAGTAGAAGATCACATAACGTTTTGTTGGAAAACCTATTATTGTTTGCTTGGAGAGAAAAAGGAGTGTTGGTTACATACACCCTGTCAGGAGACAATAGGAAACTACTCTGTGGAGTGCATTCTTCAATCTATTGTAGAAAGTAAAAGCTAAAGGAAGTCATCTAAACAAACGCTATGTAGTATTAATAGATATGGAGGCTCGTCACAAAACGCAGAAGAAGGTAAATAATGAAACCCCAGGTGACAATGGCGAAAAGGACAGTGCATTTAAGACATTGTTAGAGGACAGTGCACGAGAAGCCTATTCACGACCGTGGCATCGTATCGAAAGAGGTCTACGATTGAATCGACTTCGTATCTTTGTAGAGGAACTTGTACCACAGCATAACATGACCAAGGAAGAGAAGGATGCCCTTTTCACTTTTTTACAAAAGTCATTGGATAAGAAGTTACTCAATACATTGAAAATTGTTCAATATGATCAGGAAAAACAACGGATTCTTTCGATACGTGGACTGGAACTGAAGAGGAATGAGGACAATGTATTGAAGTGGGGATTCCATACGAAGAAAAAGGCAGAAGGGACTCGTAAGAAGAAAAAGGGAGAAGAAGTGACAGCCGTCGAGACAAAAATAGAGGCAGGAGAGTGAGTATGTACGATTCTTCCATATAAAAATTGAGTGACATGATTACATATAGAAGTGATATATAGATATGACGTTTCTTGAAAAGCTACAGGAAGTACTCACTCTTTTTGAAAATTGGTTGTCCGAACCAGAAGATCGCACGCAGATAGAACAGTGGGTAGAATCCGCGAATGCATTGGCGTATAGCTTTGAATTTGCCGATGAGGAACAAGTGCATGTAGATCGAATCATTGCGATGTTCGAGGAGCAATTTAATCAGAAAGGGAAGAATAGAACACACATGTCATCCATAGAAGAAGATCATCCATCCATGGAATACATAGAGGAATTGATACAACGAAAACAAACGGAACAACGAACGCCTGAATGGTATGCTCAAATGGCTACCATTATTTCTGCCAGTGAAATCAGTCAGTTGTTTTCCTCTCCTCGTCAACGAGCAAAATTGGTGGTTTCCAAAACAGTACCCTATCCCTTGCGAAATCAGTCCTTGGCGGTTCCATCCGATCATATGAGTGCATTTGATTGGGGAATTAGGTTTGAACCCGTTGTGAAACAGATTTATGAATACAAATATGGTACCATCATGAAAGATTTAGGACGCTTGACGCATCGTACAGATCCTCGATGCAGCGCATCTCCAGATGGACTTATATATTATTGTCCGAAACAAGAACGAACGGGACGATTGGTGGAAATCAAATGTCCCGTAACACGCGAAATTGATGGTAGTATTCCAAAAGAGTATTACAATCAAATGCAACTGCAATTACATGTTACAGGATTAAAAGAATGCGATTATGTGGAGGCAGTCTTTGCTTCCGCATACAATTTCATGGAGCAAAAACAGGGTCCAGGAGAATACAATGGAATCATCGCGTTAGTTCGTTATGCCGAAGTTAAAAATGGACAAGACTTTTACTATGTATATAGCCCTGTAAATGTGGATGCAGAATGGACACCTGATCTTGCAGAAGGAGAAGATTGTGTGGAACTCATTCCATGGAGATTGTTTCAATGGAGTGAACAAGTCGTACAACGAAGTGAAGAATGGTGGACATCGATACAGCCGATGATCGATGCATTTTGGAAAGATGTTGAAAGGGCAAAACAAGGTGACTTTGTGATTCCTGAATCGACCCGTGCACCGAAACGAAAGAAGGAAGAAGTATGTCAAATTATCTTTCACAAGTTAAATGAACACGGTGAAGTGGAGGGATCACCTGTTAAAAAGGCATGTACACCTGAGCATACAGCAGTTACAGCAGTTACAACCGATACCATCGAATTATGAATGTAACATTCGTTTCTCCCGATGATATGCCGTTGACCGAAACAGATACGCAAATAGGAAATACAACAACACAAATACACCCGCCATCATAAGAATATTCGTAGTAGACAATTGGCCTGTGCTATTTTTTAGTTTGTTCATGAAGGAACCTTGAAAAATGGTGAGAAGAGATGCCACTATTCCAACAACAATTACCACCAATAAAAGAAACACCATTCGATTCGCCGTCATCGTATCCATTTCTATCTATGTATCCTATTTAATATACTCCTGATACTCCTGCCGCCTCACTTACACTTTTTCCTGTATTATTCGGAGGAACAGGAATAGGATTCGCCTGATAAAAGTTGAGTACCAATTCTTGGAAGGGTGCAGTACAGCTATCAGGATATCCTCGTTTGTAATTATTCGTCATCTGACGATAGGTACCCGTCTTAGAGACCATTCGTTCAAAATCGGAGGCATAACAGGATCGAGAATTGACGCATGAAAGAGATTCCTGTACACGCGGAGGTGCCATTTCATCCGCTAAAAGATGATAGGGGTTATTATTGTATAAAGAAGCGGGTCCAGGAGATTCGGGAGGATATTCTAACACGGAGGATTCGTTTTCTACTTTTTGTTTTAGTAGACTTGCATCTTGTTCTACGGAAGCAGGGCGATCATTACGATTTTCAAACCCTTCCCAGAACGAGTAATAGGGGTAGCCAAATCGTCGCCATCCATCACGTTTCCACCAATCTTTCTGTGACTTTTGTGCATAAGGTGCAATATAATTTGCAAACGGAGTCTGATTTCCCTTTACGAGAACAAGACAAACAATGAGCAATAGTATAAAACCAAATAAGAGATATGGTATCATTCCTATTTAATTGCGTTCGTTTTTAAAAATTGACATCGATGTGGAAGTTTATAAATTCCGGAAAGATGTCTACCAGTAGTATGCATGTTCGTAAGCGCGATGGTTCACGTGAAGATGTGTCGTTCGACAAAGTATTGGAAAGAATTCGCAAGGTTGCGGAAGGATTGAATGTGAATCCAACTTTAATTGCTCAGCGAACACTTCTTCGAATCTATGACGGTGTGAAAACATCGGAATTAGATGAACTGGCTGCGCAACTTGCTATTTCTCTCATGACCACGAATACCGACTATGGGATTCTGGCCTCCAGGATTATTATTTCAAATCATCATCGAAACACATCCGATACATTTACGGACGTCGTGGTCGCCTTAGCCGATCAAGTCGTCCCCAAGACGGGTGAAAAAATGAGCACTGTCTCTCAAGAACTTATAGACATTTGTCAAAAATACGGAGATCAAATCAATGCGAAGATAGATTATCAAAGGGACTATCTTCTGGACTATTTCGGTTTCAAAACACTTGAAAAACTACAATACTTAATTCGGGATGTGAAGGGCAAAACGGTAGAACGACCGCAGCATTTGTTTATGCGCGTGTCGCTTGCTCTATGGGGGTCAATAGATATAGACAGAGCCTTTGAGACCTATGATCTGTTGAGTCAGAAATTCTTTATCCATGCCACTCCTACTAACTTTAATGCAGGTACACCACGTCAACAGCTGAGCTCATGCTTTCTACTTTCTATGAAAGCAGACGAAATTGGCGCAATCTATGATACATTGAAGGATTGTGCCATGATTAGCAAACATGCAGGCGGCATTGGTCTTCATATTCATAACATTCGTGCCAAGGGTGCACTCATTCGTGGAACGAATGGAACTTCTAATGGAATTGTACCAATGTTGCGTAACTTTAACGACACTGCACGGTACGTTGACCAATGTTTCACTCCTGATACTCTTGTTTATACTGAACAGGGTCCAAAGTGTATAGAAGATGTTAGTGTTACTGATAAGATTCTAACAAGTGAAGGTATCTATCACAAAGTAAAGATGCCAATTCGTCATGAATATAATGGAAAAATGCTCGAAATTAATATTAAAAATGCAATTTATCCTATTCGTGTCACACCTGAGCATCAAATTATGGCACTTCAGAGTCAAGCTAAGGGTCTAAACTTTGATGTGATTCGTAATCGTCTTGAAAAGGCTATCTCAAAACCAGAATTTGTGGACGCTAAAGATCTTATTGAGTCTGATTTTGTAGTATTTCCAATTCCAATACACGAACAAGATGTTGATGAAATGACAGAGGATGATTGTCGATTCTATGGAATTATGCTTGGTGATGGGCATATTTCATCAGCAGCTTCAGGTGTTTGTTTGAATAATGTAACTAAAGTTGCTACAATTGAGTTTGTAAGTCAGTATCTGACTGAGAGAGGAATTAAACACAATACATACCAAGATGGAAGTTGTATCGATATTAAATGGTCTACTGCAACTCCCCGATTTAAATTTACTCGCAATCAGATGTATGATCTAAATAATCATAAAAAATGGGATAGTGCACTTCTGCATCTTCCAATTAGCAAAGTAAAACAAATTATTCGGGGAATTATTGAAACGGATGGATGTATTGGTGATAAAGAAATTACAATTGAACTTTCATCTTTGGGACTAATTGAATCGATTCGATATGTACTTCTAAGAATGGGAACTCTTAGTTCTGGATATACACGAAATCGTGTAGGAAATATTTCATCCTATAAAGATATTACAACCAAACTTCCTACAAATGTAATTAGAGTTCCTCGCATTAAAGAAATTACAGATATGTTCCCTGATGCGCCAAAAGGAGAATTCTTTAGCTATCTACGACATGAAAACTTCCTATATTCACGCATCCAGAGCATTAATGAAGTAAATTATGAAGGAGTCGTACATGACTTTGAAATCGATGGGCCGCATGATTATATAGTTGCTCATCTGGGCATTGCCCATAATGGAGGCGGTAAGAGAAACGGCTCCTTCGCCATCTATTTGGAGCCGTGGCATGCCGACATTGAGGATTTCCTGAAGCTGAAGCTGAACACAGGCACAGAAGAGGAACGATGCCGTGATTTGTTCTATGGGCTGTGGATTCCTGATCTATTCATGGAGCGTGTAGAAAAGAACGAGCCTTGGACGCTTTTCTGTCCATCTGAAGCACCTGGATTGGCGGATGTACATGGAGACGAATTCCGTGCCCTGTACGAGCGTTATGAACAAGAGGGCCGTGGACGCAAACAAGTGGAGGCACAGAAGCTATGGTTCAAGGTTCTCGACGCACAGATTGAGACAGGAACACCCTACCTTCTTTACAAGGACCAGGCGAACAAGAAATCCAATCAGAAGAATCTCGGTACCATTAAATCAAGTAATTTATGTGTCGCTCCCGAAACGTATATTCTAACGGATAAGGGACAACTCCAAATTTCAGAACTGGCAGGTCAAGAAGTAAATGTCTGGAATGGAGAAAAATGGTCGAAGACAACAGTTATGAAAACAGGTGAAAATCAGAAGCTTATCACGGTTCACCTAAGCAATGGTGCTCAGATTACGTGCACTCCTTATCATAAGTTTATTGTTGACGATAAATCTACTAAACAAACTATTAATACAGCTACACGAATGGACGCAAATGATTTAAAACCAGGGATGAAACTTATTACGTGGGATGCTCCTATTATGGAAGGCCTTGTTTCATGTCAACAATATATTGAGGTTATTTCAGTAGTAGATGATGGACGTACAGATGACACCTATTGCTTTAATGAACCTGAAAATCATGCGGGTGTCTTTAATGGTGTTTTGACTGGAAATTGTACGGAGATCATCGAATACTCCGATAAAGACGAGACAGCTGTGTGCAATCTGGCTTCCATTGCTCTCCCTGCCTATGTCGATACCAAGAATCTATCTTTCGATTATGACACACTGCGTAAGGTCGTTAAAGTGGCCATTCGAAATCTGAACCGTGTCATTGATATCAACTATTATCCGACACCTGAAACGGAACGCTCGAACACGCGTCATCGTCCTGTGGGTCTGGGTGTACAAGGGTTGGCGGATGTCCTTGCTCTTCTGCGAGCCCCTTGGGAATCCGAAAAGGCAGCGGATTTGAACCAGCGTATCTTTGAAAACATGTACTATGCGGCGGTCGAGTCCTCCTGTGAAGTCGCTGAGAAAGAGGGCCCCTATTCCACGTATGAGGGGTCTCCGATGTCACAGGGTCAATTCCAATACGATCTATGGGGTGTGACACCGTTGACAGAGCTGGATGGTTCACTTAACTGGAAAGAACTCAAGGAAAAGGTGGGAAAGTATGGTGTACGCAATTCGCTATTGATTGCTCCGATGCCGACAGCATCTACCTCACAGATTCTCGGATTCAATGAATGTTTTGAGCCGTTTACCAGTAATATTTATACCAGACGTACGTTGGCGGGTGAATTCATTGTTGTAAATAAGTATTTGATGAAGGATTTGGAGAAGCGAGGTCTGTGGAATGAGACGATGAAACAGCAGATCATTGCACGAAACGGCTCCGTTCAAGGAATCGAGGGTATTCCAAAGTTGATTCAAGATTTGTACAAGACATCATGGGAAATTAAGCAGAAGACATTGATTGATATGTCGGCGGATCGAGGTGCTTTCATTTGTCAATCGCAAAGTCTGAACCTGTTTATGGGAGATCCGAATTATTCCAAGTTGACGTCGATGCATTTCTATGGATGGAAGAAGGGCCTGAAAACAGGTCTGTATTATTTGCGAACACGTGCACCTGTGATGGCACAGAAGTTTACGATCGACCCTGAGCTACAAAAAGCTGCAGAGAAATCCGAACACGAGCGCATTCTTCGTACGAAAGAGTGTGAGGGAGAGGAAGGATGTCTCATGTGCAGTGGTTAACCAACATCATTTATAAATATAGTATATTCAACCCATAACAAAAAGATATCTATTATTTTTTTGTTAATCCGGTTCATGGAAGAAAGAAGAGAAATAAAAAGAAAGAAAGGAATAGGATGACTCTATCGGGGCCACAACGCTATCAATATGATCAAATACGCCGAGACATCGAAAAAACTCTAAAGGATACAAATGTATCCAATACACTCTATCATTCTACCGATGGAATTGTACGTGTTGTCGATGCCATTCTTCAAGGAGACGACTGGGCATCTCAGGTAGTCAATGAGAACGGACATCCCCTTTTTACTCCCAATGAACAGCAACGATTTACGAATGTATTTCGTGATCATGTAGAAGGGATTCGTTCTTTTTTTGGAAAAGAAGCGAAAGAAGCGAGAGAAGCGAAAGAAGCGCAAGAAGGAGGGGCCTATGTTCCAGATTCATCCACTCTAAGTGGTTTGTCAAAAGATTTCTTGGATACAAAAACAAAACAGGCAACCAATTCATCGAGTTCTACGGAGAAGGATGGAATGGATGATATATATACTATGTTTATGGATCGAATGCAAAGTATGGATCAATTTGTAAATGAGTATGCATCCAAACACGGTGTATTAAAACTGGAAAAAGAACACGATTTACAACCTGATATTCGTTTGATTCCAGAACCAGTAGCACAAGCCATTTCAGCAGGTGTAACCGCTATAAAGTTACCCATTTCACCAGAGGATACAATGTATGTTTTATCGAAATTTAAAATTCCCTATCGAACCGTTGTTTCTATAGTATACTTGGCATTAGACGTGGTTCGACTTTCAATGGGTACGACCGATCGTGATACAGGAAGAAAGATGTTGTCGATTCTATTATCCATATTAGAAGTACTTCGTGGTGATTGGAAAAAGGCAACACTTACGTTCATGGGTTATTTTGGAAAGATGCCTATGTTATATGGACAAATGGGAAAGATTTTCTTAACTGCATTCCGAATGTTTTCTCCCCAACTGCAGGAATCCTTTATTTTTGGATCCTTGGATGCTACTAAATCGTTTCTGATTGGAACGTTATTAGCTATTTTCCAAATTACGGCTCCTGAAGAGGTTCGCCTTCCATTGATTGCAGCCTTGGAAAAGGTAGCGATCCGAAAAGCAGAAATAGATGGCAAATTAGTGGAAGTAGGCTTATCGGCTCGTCCTGATTATTTATCTCCCACGTTCCAAGATCTGAACAATATTCAAGCGGTTCTATCGGATAAAGCGTATGTATGTTCCTGTGAGTTTGAGAATTTAGTAAAGGCTGTAGATCAATCCTCTGCAATACGAATTGTATTGCAACTTCTTCGAATTCCTGTAACAAAAGAATTTAGAGATCTGCAATGCGGTGATCAGCCTTGTAAGCCATTTGTGTCTGAGTTGGTGGAGACCGTTACCAATCCAGATAATACAGCTACAACAGCGACGACAGACAAGTCAATGGAGCAACTGGAGCCACTGGAGCCACTGGAGCCAGTAGAGACAAAGGAGACAAAGGAGCCAACTGATACAACCGAGCCAACGGAAACAACGGAGACAAACAATACAGCGAAACCAGTAGAGCCAGTAGAGCCAGTGGAACCCGCACCTATATCCAACAATAAACTAAAGAATCGTATAAAGACAGGTGGGCGCAAACTTCATGCGCGTATACAACACCCCCGTAAGGAATATTTGACACGTCAATCTTGTTTCTTTTGATCTTCTTCTACTTCAACCCCTGCCAGTTTATGAATAAAAATCAAGTATTCCTTTGGGAAACCCCAGAAACAGGCGGGTTGTAGATCGGCAGCAGGGATACGTCGAGACGATTGGTTCTTACCATGTGAAAACGCAACAATGATCTGCTGGGGAGGAATTTCAAGTACCTGATGTTCTCGTCCTCGAATCCAATCTTCCCCCTCTGCCAACGATACATTTGGAAATCGTCTTTCTACCCAAGCCGATTTGTGAAATGTGAGAGTTGCCTCCGAAATACGTTGCGACAAAGGAATGTCAAAAGGGGGTACGTTGACCGCACTTACTCCACGCTGAAGATCGTATAGTGCCAATGTTGTACAACAGGTAATCATGGCTTTTCCTGTTTGTCCCGCCTTCGTACCGTGTAGAAGCCATGCAACACGACGACGGAAGGAAGTGATAGGATAATGATCATCGTCATCCATAAAAAGAATAATATCATGACTGGCTTTCTCAATAGCATGATTTCTCTTTTCACCAATGGTCATTCTTCCCTCAATAGGAATGTATTTGATTGTAATCTTTGGAACTTGAATTTGGAAACTAACAATTTTATCACTGGCTAAATAGGCAGACGTTTCATTGTCTTCTATGACAATCCATTCGATTTTGTTATGTGGATAATCGGTAGCCAATAAATTATGAAATGCAATGTCAATCAATCCCTTTCGATTGTAGGTAGGTGTTATAATGCTAATAGGGGGGCAGTCGGCAATGTTCAGAATAGGAGGACAGTGGAATACACCCTTTTTCGGTCGTCTCTCCTCAACAAGAGAGTGAATCTTCTTAAGAACAGGAAGGAACGAAGAGCACGTTTGCGTAAACCGTTGGGAGGCCATGGCTTGGCGTGAGGAACGAATGGATGCAACATCGCAATGGCGAAATCGTTCAAAGGCTTGATCCAGTTCCGAACGAAGTTGATCCGTTGGCTTTGCTATAGAATAACGAACCTTATTGGATGCCTCATACGTGTTTGATAACCAGGCAATACCTTCGGACTGTTCGGATTGTTCGAATTGTTCTGATTGTTCAGGCTGTACATATTGATAGGTCAGGCAAGGAAGAGCATTCATAATGGTAAACGCACCTGTGACTTCGGCGCTTGCCGCAGCATAACCAAACGCCTCTCCCTGACTGCAAACCATATGGCCACGATACAATGTCATTAAACGTTGATGAGAACTCCTATCTAACTCCTCGCATTTCACGACTACATTGGATACGGATGTAGTTTTCTTCAATTCTTCTGCAAAATCATGTCGAGTGGTATAGATACGAAGTGCAGGATCGGTTTCTTTCCAAACCGGCAAAATCTTCTTCATATACTCGAACTTACTCGTTGAACCGGCCAGGAAGGAAACAAAACCGAAATCAACCGCGCGACTGTCACGACTGTCACGACTGTCACGATTGGCACCATTCGCGTGATCTGTCCCTTGCCACGAAGAACACCATGGAATGACATGAATATGATCATGTCGCAATCCCTTCTTTTCCAATTCTTCACGGAATTGTTCTGCAGAAAAAGGATCACGGAACAGAAGTGCATCAAATGCATGAACATAATCATCATAGGCAAACGACCATTGTTCTGGATTGACAAGTAGAATATTGGTATGAGCCCACGGAATGGCACTAAATACAGGAATTTCTAAATGGAACTGAATATCACAATGAGAAAGAGGCTCCCGCATGTCCACATGCTTGGAATGTCCAATCGTGCATCCGAGTGGTGTAGAGACGTTCTGTAAGATATAATCGATCATTCGTGCATCTTCTTGTAAACCAAATGTATTTGTCTTATTATAAATAATATGAACGGATAATGGACCCATGTACTGTATGTGATTCATTCATCTTTTAAGTTGTATGAATAGAGTAGGGAATCCATGACAGGAGAAGAAGTACGAGATCTTGGATATGTACAATGGAGAGATCCGTGGGCTTGGATGGAAAAGATGAAAGGAAAGCGTTGGGAAAATCTGATTCAACGAGAAAAGGAGTATTATAATGAATTAGTGAACCAGCCCTATGTAAAACGAGAAGCCCGACAAATGGAGAAGGAAATAACGGATGCACAGCAATATTCCAATCTTCCTGGTTTCAAAATTGGTTGTGGAACCATTGATATTATTCTGGTACCCAATTCTCGTTTTTTATGGAAATGGGCCTGGATGAAAAAAACAAAACCAGCCTATGATATCGATGTTCAGGGAAACATTGTCTGGTATATTACAACAGATGAGGATGAATATTATAAGAATCTACTGATATGTGAAGATTCCACAGGAAAAAAGATATGGTCCAAGCCAGCCGTCTCCTCTCAAATTGCAATCGTAGATGACTTATGTTATTATGTCAAGGTCATTGATTATTTTAATACAGTCGAGATATGCGTATGTAATGCACAAACGGGAGGAGATGAACGGATTCTTTTCAGAGAACCCGATGAAAAGAGAGATTTGAATCTTATCAAGGGATCCAATAAAACAATCTATTTCAAATCGGAAAGTGTATTGGATCATCTGTTATATAAAATAGATGGAACGGAAATAAAGCAACTGGCTTCTACCTATTCTTTCCAGATGGCATGGGGAGAGAGTATTTATGGAGAGGATTGTTTATTGGTTCGAAAATCGAAGTTTGAAAAATGGACAGCACGTGGCACTCCCATCAAAGACTGGATCATGCCTGACGAAGAACCAGAATGGATGAATATTCAAACAGGTATCGTGGTTACGATGCACGAAGGAACACAGACCATTTGGTTTTGCTCTCCTCATAAGAAACCACGTGTATTATTCCGAATAAAAATTGGATACATTGAGCCGAATGTATGGACACTTTGGGAAAATACCATGATTCAATCCTTTACTGTAAAATGCCCATTTGAACCTCCCTTTATGATGAATATCATTAATAATAAAATCTATCGAGACGACCGACCTGTACAGATTGACCACCCTCTGGAGTTTGCGCCTTTGGAAATACACCGCTATCATGCAATCTCCAAAGATGGAACAAATGTACCCTATGTCATGATAAAAGAAAAAGGATGTGTAGCAAAAGCACAACTTACCTATGTATATGGTGCATATGGTTCTTCCACTCCTATTGGATGGCCGTATTACACATGGTATCCTCTGTTAAAAAGAAACTGGATAATCGTATTTGCTATGATTCGTGGAGGAGGAGACATTGATGCCGCATGGGCGGAAATGGCTCGAAGAGACAATCGTCATGTATCGGTGGATGACTTTGAAGCGGTGATTCGTGAATCACAACAGCGCAACAAATTAACACCTCAACAAACGGTTATTTATGGCCGCTCCGCAGGTGGACTTCCAGTGGGTGCGATGGTAGGACGTTTTCCAGATGGACAGCTCATGGGTGCGGCCTTTACGGAAGTACCTTACGTAGACGTACTTAGAACAAGTTCCAATCCAGATTTGCCACTTACAATAGGTGAATACGAAGAGTTTGGTAATCCATCCGAGCGTATCCAAAATTTTAGTGAATTGCTATCGGTTTCACCTGTGAATGTGCTACCAAGTGATGGAGCTCCGGGTGTATTCGTAATAAGTCATGTCGGTTTATTGGATCGTCAGGTATTTGCGTACGAGTCATTCAAATGGATTCAGAAATTACGTGGTTATTCATCGGAGAATGAACAAGAGAGAGGTAATCCGAGAGGAAAGTATGTAACCTTTGAGAGAGAGGAGGCTCATCAATATCGGCCGCGCAAGTTACCCCGGTTTAGAGGAATGGATTTTGCGATTCTGGACGCCTGGGTCGAAGGAAAACTAAAACAATAAACATTCCGACAAACATTCTTAGAGATATATTCTTTCTCCGTGTGTAAAAAATAATCTAACATCTTAATATAAAATGGCCAATATGAAGAATAAGTCTCGTCGCAACAAGGATCGTCGCAACAAGTCAGAGGGTGGAAAGCGCAAGGATCGTCGCAACAAGACGGAGGGTGGCAAGCGCAAGGATCGCCGCAACCGTAAGACCCGCAAGAACAAGAACAAGAAGAACTAAATTACGTGTCGAACGTAATTAAACATGTATCTGTTTTTTCAATTGCGGACGGTTTCTTTTTTGACCGTTGAATACCGCCAGGAAGCCAATTTTGTATGTATATAATTCTATGTAGTTCATGTCCTCCATAGAGTCTTATACCTTCTCGATGTTTTGCAGTACCATACCCTTTGGAGTTACATAGATCATATCGTTCGTTGCAGTCTGGATGGTTGTCACAATAGGACTGAATCCATTGATCATGTTCGACTTTTGCCAAAATAGAGGCAGCCGCGATCGCCACATATTTAGAGTCACCTTCTATAATCAATTCTTGTTCCCCTGTCCAACCCTGTATTCCGAGAATGCCGTCAATGATGATGCGGCAATGGGAAGTATCTGGTAAGGGAAGACCCTGAACCGCTCGTCGAAATGCTTCTACATTTGCCCAACCGATTCCGTTTGCATTGATTTCGTCTGCATGAACCATACCAACCGAATGCTGAGGAATCAGCTCTTTGATTTCTTTGGCTAAGCGCTCTCTCTTTTTTGGACTAATTTTTTTAGAATCTCGCATTTGTACCAGTAACAATCTTTGTTTTTCAGTCCATTCGGATTCATCTGGAAGAATAACGGCACCTGCTGTTATCGGACCCCAAAAGGACCCTCGTCCGGCCTCATCTATCCCGATTTCTACGATATCGTCTTGCTTAAAACGTGAGGATAACATTGTCTATCTTATCCTATTCATTGGTCATACATCAATTTTTTGATTGTATGATCTATTGTTCCATTGTAAAGATATTATGAATCAGTAGAGATGGTAATTAAAGTAACTCTTTTTGCACTTGTAGTATTGCTAATTGCTGTCATAGCATTGTCATATTACATGAATGTAGAAGGATTTGATAATCTTAGTAGCAGTACGTTTTACAATTTTTATGTAAACAGATACAATGACCCGTCGGGTGCTCCGAGATGTCTAACTACGTTACCAAACAATAACATAGGAACATGGGAATGTGTCAAAGATGCACCACAGCAAATGTGGCGTATAAATGAAAATGGAAACTTAGTGTCAAATGATCCAGTTTATGCTAACAAATGTGTGCAGGTAAAGCTGGACAATTCATTAATATTTGAAGATTGTTCTCCTACCTCGACGAAATTTAGTTATGTAAATAATCAACTAACTATACAAGGTTCAAATAAATGTGTCAATCTGAAGGGTGGTAATTATACGAATGGATCTCCAGTGGATGCATTCATATGCTCCTCTGCCAGACCTGATACGGTTACATGGTTCTCCAAACAAGTTACCCCTGTTACCCCTGTTACCCCTGTTACCCCTGTTACCCCTGTTACCCCTGTTACCCCTGTTGCCCCTGTTACATCTGCTGCTTCTGTTGCACCTGTTGTCCCTGCTGCTTCTGTTGCCCCTGGTACCCCTGCTGCCCCTGGTACCCCTGCTGCTTCTGTTGCCCCTGTTGTCCCTGTTGCTTCTGTTATCCCTGTTACCTCTGCTGCTTCTGTTGCATCTTCTGCCTCTTCTGCCCCTGTTACCTCTTCTGCCCCTGTTACCTCTGCTGCCCCTTTAGAAGGAAGCATTCCTCAAAATGTGGCAATCGTTCCAGAAAATACAATGAGCGAAACGACAGAGAATGCACAAGCATTACAACAAAAGATGGACATGTTACGAGACATTCAAAAGATTGTTCGTAATGAATTAATAGCGTCCAGAAACACTCAGCCGATTCTTCCTGCAGGACAATTGAAGAAGGAGACGGATGCGACTTCGCAAGGAAGAGAATACGAAAACAGTTGTTACAAAGATACACCCGAGGAGTGTCCTCGTCACGCCGATGGATCATGTCCACCTGTACATGATATGAGAAACTACATTCAAAAGGATAAAATACCGTGCTGGGGTTGCAAATTAGATTACTAAAGGATCGATAGAAAAGATAACCCAAGAAAGTAGGATGTTTGCTTTTCTCGCATTACTTTTTGTTTTAATAGTCATTTATCTTTTTACATCAAGTAATAAGACACATGAAGGATTTAATCCAGTAAATACATCACCATCGCATAAGGTAAATATACCTGTTAATGTGATTCCTCCTGCTATTCCTCCGCCTCCGGCCCGAAGCGTCGAGGATTCCAATGTGAAGCCGTCAGAAATACCAGGAAGTATTCCCATTGCTCCCTATGAACAAATTGCATCGATGAGTCCATTACCTTATCAGGATACTACATTAATTAAGGCGAATCGTCAACAATTGGTATCTATGTTAGAACTGGTAAAGGGGTTTCTTGCATTTGAAGCACAAGAACTTTCGGAACGCTCGGATCCTACCATACAATTACCATTAAACACAGCTCGTGGTGATTTCCATACATTACAATCGGAAGTAGAGGTTCTCAATCGTAATCCAGGGCTACAACCTACGATAACACTATCTCATCTCAATGAAATTGCATCTAATTTGGCGTACTTACAGAGAGAAGTTCGTTTGATTGGTGCGGCTGGACCCATTCAAGGACCTATTTACGAATTTACCCAACCCGTGGATGTAAAGGGCGCATTAGAAGGCTTTCAGGATACGGCGAATTCTGGACAAATTGCGACACCCGAAGATTTGAGCAACTTTATTGCTCGTATCAGTTCCGAAATTGTACGTCTATCGGCCAGTGGTACAACGGATCCGATTATTCAAGCACGTATTACAGCATTAACGGGTATGAAATCGAACATACAGACGATTGTAGATCAAGTAAAAACGGGAGCATTGATGCCCGTCGAAATCCCTATCATGAAAAAAGACCTGGAGAGTTCCTTCCCTATTTTAGGAAAACCAGATCAGCCTCTTCCACAAATTATTAAGACCCTGGGATTACCGCCCGCATTAGGGAACTTACTTCCACCGAACCTTCAAAATGATCCAAATACCATGCGTGAAATCAATAAATTAGTGGATAAGTACGCAGATACCGTTGTCAATGGTGTAAGTGCATCCTTTGAAGTGAAGTATACATCACCGAGAGAAGCGGAAAAGGCACAGGCTGCTCAATCGACACTTTGTAAGACAGGATTTCCATCCATGGCAGATTTAGAGAATGTGACAAATGCCAAATTTGTACCAGACGGGGGGAAGGCGCCTGTCACGGATCCGTTAGCTCCTACGCCCATGGAGGAAGGACGTGCTCCCAGACAACCAACCGGCCCCAGCCCCTTTGATTGGAAACAGAGAGCGAAGGAAATCGAAAGCCAAGTGAAAAAGCGTGGATTGAAACCCTCTGATTTCGGAATCATGAATGGAAAGGATAAAGTATCCAATGACTTTTCTTGGAAAGGATATGCACGTATGATATGCTCGCGATTACAAACTACAATGGATCCGTCTCTTCCTGAAACATGTGGATGTCCTCCTATGGACTGGAAAGGGTGGCACATTGCAAAGTAAGGCGGTATGCTAATAGAAATGACCCATATTATAGAATCCAATGTTCGTGTTCACAAATAGAATTCTATCATCCATACCGTTTACTTTAAACAGCATATAAAAAGTAGGATACCAACAGAATGATGACAACACCGATTTATCTGTTAGCAATACTTGTGATAGGTATACTCATTGGCCTATTCTTCAGCAAGTTCTTGAATAAGGAAGGATTCCAGGACTATGGTGTACGATGTGATAACTGTGGCAAGGACTCGCCTTGTAACTGCCCCAAACCAAATCCTCGTGCTATTTGCCCGGCATGTCCTGATTGTAGACAACCTGATATGTCCAAGTATGTATTAAAGAGTTCCATTCCACCATGCCCTTCTTGCCCAGATCTAAGTAATTATATTCTGAAGAGCGAGTGTCCACCTGTTCCTGAATTAAGTAACTATGTTCTCAAGAGCTCGATTCCGAAACAGAATCCAGTCATTTTAGACTGCTCAAAGTGTCAGAAGGCAAAAGGCGACTGCCCACCTTGCCCTCGTGCTCGTTGCCCTGAAGTCAAGTGTCCACCTGCTACAAAGTGTCCTGCATGTGCCCCTTGCCCACGTACGACTTGTCCTCCGGCTGTGGTGAAGTGTAAGGCAGAAGAGGTGATACCCGCTGATCAACAACTGGTTCGTCCTTATATGGCTCCTCTGGGGGCTGCCTTTGGAAGTGATTAATTCCACGGCTTCTTTCTATAGTATATGAAATCAATACATATTACAATAAGTATTAATCTCAAAAAAAGATAGAGAACATGGATACACGATTTTGGGGCCCTTCTGGATGGAAACTTCTCCATCTGGTGGCCTATGAATATGAACCTACCGTCAAGGATAAAAAAGCATATGCCCAATTTTTTGAAACAGTACCCTTTATTTTACCGTGTAAATTCTGCCGAGCATCCTTAACGGATTATTATCGAGAACATCCCTATCAAAACAAAGGACAGATTCTACCCGATTTTAACCTTACAAAATGGATCTATGATATTCACAACTGTGTCAATGACAAACTTCGAAAACAAGGTTTATATCCTTCGCCCAATCCAACCTTTCGAAAGGTCGATGCATTCTACAAATCGTGGAGAACATGTGATTGGTATCAACAGCTTAGTACATTTTGGGATTTTCTATTCGCGGTAGCATACAATCATCCCAAAGAAACAAGACATCACTCCAAACCGATGCCGAATTGTCCTCCAGACATTCATGAATGTAAGGATACATGCGAAAAGAACAAATGGAATGTGTTAGGATTCAAAGAACGAATGCATTGGTTTACCCAATTCTGGCATCTTCTTCCGGCTGTACTACCATTGGATATCCAGAAACATTGGAAACGAGTACAACATATGAATCCTCTCACACTCGATAGTCGGCGTTCGGTTCTGGCATGGCTATGGAGAATGCGATGTGGACTGGATACGGACTTCAAGGATCCCTATACATCCGTTTGTCAACGTATTGCTTCCTATTCAAGTGATTGTGGAAAGAAGAAACGGGCGATCACTTGTCGCAAACGCCGATTCACATCCGTCCCACGATTCGGTAAAACAGTGAAAAATAAGAAATCAGTACGAAAGTAGGAGATAGAATGGATTCATCCTATCAACAGTTACTCATGTATGCTTTTATTATTGTAGTAGCCTCTCTCATTACGGTGGCCACATTTGATACTTGGCAAACAGTATTACTAATAGCACTTCTTCTCATTTCGGTAAGCTATGTCTTTGTATTAGGAATCGATCGATTGTCCGTCCAGAATATCGGTACGATCCGAGAAGGATTTACGTCCAGTCAAGAATCGGATGCTTCTAAGTCAAAATATGAATGGCTCCAGAATGATGACTTGTTTGATGATTTTTATGCCTCTGTATTTACCAAGTTGACGCTTAATGAAAAGTTGGTACAAGCGGAGACCGCTATCTGTATGGAAGAGTTTGCACGTAGCACGCCCAAAGATCATCTGGCAATTTTAGATGCGGGATGTGGCATTGGTGTAGGAACGGTATCCTTTAAACAATTGGGTGCAGGAACCGTGGTGGGTATCGACAGGAGTCCAGCCATGCTTCGGTATGCAAAGGGAACCACTTTACCCAGTACAACCCTCAAAGATACCGAGAAACAGGATATCGAGTTTCGACAGTTTGATTTGATGGGACCAGGTGCAGCCGCTGCTGCGGAATTCACCGATGCGGCACTTCTGTATTTTACGATCTATTATTTTCGTGATTTGGATAATTTATTCCGCAATCTTTCATTATGGGTCAAGCCTGGTGGTCATCTGGCGATTGAAGCCGTCAACAAATACAAGTTTGAGCCCATTTTGGATTCAAGTAATCCCTGGATAGGATTCAGTCCTCAGAAGTATGCAAAGGAAAGACTGACCAAATCAAAGGTGGTGTTTGACAAGTTTGATTATGAAGCAGAGTTTGACTTGCAAGATCCGCGCGCCGAATTCCGTGAAACCTTCCGTTTTAAGGATGGATCGGTTCGTCGTCAGAAGCATTCCTTGACCATGCCATCGATCGAAGAGATCATCAAGAAAGCAGAACAGAATGGTTGGACCTATACCAAATATGTGGATTTGATGCCTATGTCCTTCTCGTATGGTTATTTACTCTTTTTTACGAGAAATGCAGAATAGATGCTACATTTGCTACCGTTGTTTACAAGAACGATAATACTATATAGAGTTATCGTTCTTGTAAAAAATAAATTTTGTACATATAGATGTCGGATACCATTTTTGATGTATTTCAAAAAGGGCTCATACGGGGTTCGGAACGTTTACCACATGATCCCGTGAAATCCTATGCGTACGTGGAACATCCCCAAGAGGGTTGGCGTGTCTATCTTCGATCGTGTGTGTTTCTTCATTCTGTTCATATGCCTTTTCAGCCACAGCACTTTCTGGTTGTGAAACGTCGTGGTGCACGATGGACGACAGCAACATGGGAACCACCCAAAGGGCAAATGGAAGGAAAGGATCAGAAGCAAGGGAAGCAAGGGAAGCAAGGGAAGCAAGGGAAGCAAGGTAATAAATCAGTATTGGAATTGTTACAAGAGAATGTACAAAGAGAAACAGAAGAGGAATCACATGTTACAGAAATCCAAAGGCTGAAACACACGGGGCTTGTGTTTCAATCCCAAGAATCGTCCTATCCACCCCATTGGTATTTTCAATACCATATTTTTCAAGGATTTGTGACACCTGATCAAGTGAAACAATCATTTGATACATTTCAATGGATCAAGGAACACCCCAAAGCCTTTCAACGATGGCGAAGAGATCGAAAAGAAAAAGATGCGGTTGCCTGGTTTCAGCCAACCGAAACTCGTTTGAATCCAAGATGGTGTCCTGACATTGTTGCATTGTATCTTCAACATGTTAGAGGACCCGTATAAAGACACCCGTTTACAGAGACACCCGTTTACAGAGACACCCGTTTACAGAGACACCCGTTTACAGAGACACACGTTTACATAGATAAAAAAGGTATACTACACATAAAAATGCAAACAACCCTACAAATAGATGGGTATAGGATGTTTTATGTGTATCCTTTTTATCATTCCAGACGGAAATATCATGGGGATTACGTGGAGGACCATCCCAAAAAGATAGCAACGATCTACGTCGATACTCCATTCTTATATTTTAACGGGACGGGTCTTTAATTTGTGTTCGGCTGGGTATGTATTTACTCAAGCGTAGCGGGCAAAAGGCTGTGCCGTTCGGATAAAGACGTATGATATCTCCAACAAAAAAGATATCTTCTCTCCCAAAATAGTATTGCTCTTCACGGTAGCGTACCTTCTCGAATGTCTTTCGTCGAAAGGACACTTGGCCATTATGAACAATATCACCCCTTGGATAATTGATATGTTGAACACTTCTCCATGGGCAAACATATAGCTTGTTTAATTCAAGAGGAAAGGCAGTATAGTTGACAAAATCATGATGGACACGTGTTTCATAAAAATGAACAAATACCTCTGTATTCGGATTCTGGAAACAATGCTCGATACTTTCCAAACGTTGAGGATGCATTTGATCATCTGCATCCATTACTGTAACAAGGTCCGTATTCAAATAGGAAATCGCCGTATTTCGATTCTGAGCCGCATTTCGTATCTCTGTATGAGTAACAATCTGTAAAGGAAATGAATACTTGTAATAAGAGGGTGGAATATCACTTGCTTCACAAGAAGAACAACTAACAATCACATTATCTGCCTTTCGTGTTTGTCTCTCGATGGAATCCAGTAGAAATTGTAATGCCTCAATATGCCCTTTATAACACGGAATCGCTATTCCAATGGTTACTTTATTCATTGCGTATATTGTATATTATTCTCTTAAGTAGTATAAACCCATTACATTATGCAATTGTATGGTATTCTGGAAGACCTATCCTCTTTCTACGTGGATTCGTACCTTGTTTCCTTCTTCTCCCTTTCATGACGTACGCTTTGAAAAAGAACCAATGGAGTCTCCTACAGGATATCCAGCCGAACAAGTGGATATCTCCTACCGAACCGATATTCGTATGTTTTTAAAAGCATATTTTGGAAATCCACCCTCTACACCGATTCTTGATATTCCTGAAACAGAGCTTCTTCCCAAAAAGGACAGTCTCTTCTTCGTCAAAGATTCTACCCGTGCCATTGCAGGATGCATACGTTATCATTTTTTGGGATCCTTTCAGGATCAGTCCATGTATGTGGTAGATTGCTTTTGTATCCATCCTTCTTGGAGAAAGAGAGGAGTAGGAGATTATTTACTTACTATCTTACATGATTTTGTAAATAAAAACAATATTCCTTATTGTTTGTTTTTAAAAGAGGGACCGTCGCTGTCTATCTTGTCATTCCCTATATATTCCTCACGATATGTAGTGAGGTGTTTAGAAATCGTCCAGCCTTCTACTCATCCTCATGTACACTCTCTTTCGATCCATCAGGCTCATCGTGCAATCGATCTGTTTCAGGAATGCAATCCTTCATTGTTTATCGTACGAAATAGAGAAAACATGTCCAATCAGATATGGAAGATATATAGAAGAGGTATGTATACTATTATAGCATGTATACAGGATACGTATCAGTGGTTTGTACAAGACAATGAAAAGAAGAGAATGGGTTGGATAACGTGTTGGATCGAAAGTCCAGGAATCCCGTCCTCTGTACAAGAAGAGGCATCGATTGCGATTGCCGATTCTGTGGGCGAATCCTTTGATTATCTATGGACAAACGAAGAATGGACAGGGGATTCGAAGCAATGGATGATAGATGGATATTTTCATTGGTACAGTTATCAATGGTCTACCTCGATTCGGATACAGAATCAATACTGTATAGTTCACTAATAGAATAATGACTGTATAGTCCAGAACAGCATAAAGAATATATTATATATGTATCCCTAAATGGATACAGATATGTATATGTTGTTGTTTGATGATTCAATGCATGCAACTACTCGGACGGATACATCATATGATGAAACAATTATATATATAATCTTTATTATGCTATTTATCTGTATAGCTATGTTGTGTTTAGAGCACGACGCGGGACAGCGCCAGGAGCAGCACGAGGAGCAGTTATAGCAGCTGCAACAGGAGGACGGGCCGCAGGAGCAGGAGCACCAGGAGGACGAGCAGGAGCACCAGGAGCACGAGCAGGAGCAACAGGAGGACGGGCCGCAGGAGCAACAGGAGCACGGGCCGCACGAGCAGGAGCAGCAAGAGGACGAGCAGGAGCAGCAAGAGCAGCAAGAGGACGGGCCATAGGAGCAATAAGAGGAGCAGGAGGAGCAACAGTAGATAACTTATAGTCGACAATCCGTTGCATTCCTTCACGATAGGTTACTTCACAACGAGAATAATAATCGACTAATAGCCGTCGCGCCTCCGTATTAATACGCTGAATTTCGGGAAATCCATTCGTAATGATATTATTGCTTAACGAGATCTTGAATTGTTTCGAAGTTTTGTCGCGTTGAATCGAAAATAATTTTTTAAAGATGGCACCACATTTTGCGGCATGTTGTAGTTGAATCTGAAACAATTGTCGTACATATTGATTGATTTGTTTCGCAGTTTGGTTGGGAAGGGATAGGGTATCATCCACTCCTATCTTTTTACAAAGTTCTTTGTCTTTGCGATTTTTAATGCCTTTGAGGCCTTGTCTTCCGAGGTCCTCGACGGATCGATCTTTGGTAGGATCGGTGGGATCTTTGAAATCTCCAAACAAAATGGCCATATTTTTCATAAAGGTACGATATTCGTCCAAAGAGGATCGTCCATCTGCCTCTTTCCTTTCACTCATACCAATCTTAGGAGTGGCTTCATAAATAATTTCATAAAAGAGTTGCGACAACGCTGCCATACCTGGACTATTATCCAAGGAAGAGCCAGGTTCAGGGATGCCACTGCGTGTAACGGTTGTTTTTTTGCCCTCCAGATCGGTTCCTGTTTTTTCTAAGAACTTTGCTCGGCAAATATAAGAGAGCGCCGTCTTATCTTCAAAGGGTTGACTTTGAAGAAGCTGAAGAGCACGCGCAATACAATGACCAAGAGGTTTGACCTTTGTTAAATTATAAATGGTTCGAGTCATACGTAGTTCCTCTGCGATTCCCGTTTCTGCAACCGTCGTCGCGTCACCTGATAGGTTTCGAAGCAATACTACGATTTCTTGGAAAAATGCATCAAAAAAATCAGGAATCGATTGGCCTGTGTTGGCGATTTGAAAGGTATCGTCTGGTATCGAGGATTGAATCGTAACGATTTTGGAAGATAACACATCATCTGGAATATCCATCGTTTTCGAACTACCCGTTTTTAATGAATAGCGTATAGATTGCATTTCCATTTTCACCTGTGTTCCTTCTTTGATGGCGTAGATGTCAATATACGACGGCAGTTTATCACCAATCACAATTTTAAAGGTTCCTTTCTGTGTATCGGTTCCACCTCCACTCGTTTTTTTAAAATAGATTTTGGCCTGTTTGTTCCCTGTTTCGGAATATTTTGTCAAGATATAGTCTTGGTCGACAGTAGAACTCGTTAGATATTTTTTTAAGAACGTAAAATAACCAAGAGACAATAGGGAAGCACCTGCTATCGCATAATATTGACGTTGACCAGGCGCCGCTAATCTTTGTTGCGCTGGCTGCTGATCACTCAGTAATTTTATCATTCCTGTCGCCGATGCCATTTGAATATCGTCTATCAAGGTAAGAGCGAGAGCTCCATAAATCTGGAAAATACGAGTATAATAAAAGGCAAGTACTAAACAGAGCCCTTGTTTTTCTTGTTCAGTAGAGGAATCGGATGGAGATGCCAAATCTTGTGCTTTTCGAAACACAAGAACACCCTGTTTGGTTTTGGTGGGATAGATCTTGAGTTCATAAAAATATTTATAGAGATTATTGGCCATGAACAAGACATACTTTTTACATTCTGTTGGATTCGATAACGATAAAAAATCCCGTACACTTACTTCTTTTAACATATACTCCAATAAAATACTCATGATATTTCGAGTATCTTTGGTTAATTCAAATAACCTTTCATGGGTCATGGTAGAGGGTAACGATTGGCCTGCGCCCATTCTATCCATCCGTTTTATATTTTTCTTGTCAATGAAAATAAGGTTGTATTCTGATTGGCAGGTATTCTTTTTTGGTGTTTTACAAAACCGTTTCCAGCATCTCGGCACAAGTCTCCAAACGACGTAAGCATTTCTGCAAGGTGGCAATCGATATTTCACTGGCTTCTGCAATCTTGGAAACAGGAATCGTCAGTGCATCACATCGCTTAATGACAAAGGCTACACAACCTGCCGCCAAACTGGGAGGCATGTTTTCCTGAGAGAGGCCGGCTTCTTCGGATTTTTCGGCCACTCGCTTGCACAATGTATACAGATGATCCATTTGTTCACGAGGAATAGGTAGCTTGCTTAGAGGAAGTTGAATGTATTCAATAGCTTTGGTACTGGATTGGCTAGGTTTATTCGTGGAGTTGTCCTGCAGAAGTCCTTTCTGACGTGCCAGTGCCATAACTTCCTGCATTTGTTTGAGTGCTTTGGTAAACGTAGCCGAACTCAGTCCGAAAATGTCGGCAATCTCCTTAGGCTTTCGAGGCGATCCTGCCTGCTTCAATGACATGTAGAGACAGGCCGAAAGAAGTGCATCACGACTCAGACCTTGACGTCCTCCGATTTTTTGAAGGGTGGTATACAGATTCTTGGATTCTTCCATAATGTATTGATTGATGCCTTTGTTCAAACCAATTAAGGAGAGTCGTTCACAGGTATTGATAAAGGAGCGTTCCTTATAGGGAATGGTGTTCCAAGAGTGATACTTGCGAACACGATACATGGACTTGGTGGATCCGTAGGTATGTAAAATAACAGTACCAAGAGAGGCTTCAGGCAGACGAGGGTCCTGTGGAGCACCGACACGGGTAGGGTCACCGCCACGGTCATCTTGTGAAAAGAAGCGATATTCTGCCGTATTGTCAAAGGATCGAGCAATGATATGGCCACATTCTTTACAGGTTACCAATTCACTAACATAGAGACAATCTGTATTGAAACAGTGAGGGCATGTATCTACATCCATAATTGGGTTCTCCATGGTGGAGTCATCCTCCCAACTTTCAAAGGATTCCTTGAGAGGTGGGAGTGTAGTTCGCAGACGAAAGAGTGATTCCATAATTGCCCTACCTAATGGAGAACAAATGGTTTCAAATTTTAGACGCGGTGTTGCGACGGGAACGCTTCTTTGTATTGTGGCCTTTGTTACTCTTTTTACTCTTGTTGCGCTTGTGACGCTTGTGACGCGTGTGACTCTTCCTGGACTTCCACCGTTTTCCTCCTTCTTTTTGTTCGTTGTTCGATGGAAGAATAAGACGTACACCGTCTTTTAAGGAGTACGCGTCCAAGGTATGTATGACTTGTTCCGATCCTGCTTGACAATGATCGGCACTCACCATACTTGATCTTCTTGATGCGACATCTACCGATATAATGGTGGGACTTCTCTTGTCTGTAGCACGTATTTCAAATATACGATACGTCTTCATTTGTGTCTTTTTGAAATCATCTTCCGTGATAAGGTGATTATCAGGCCCAAACTTGACATATTTTTTATCACGAAGGATGCTACGATCGATTGCTACCCAGCCTTCGCTTGCATCAACCGCTTGACTACACGCATAGAAATATTTAGGTGTATAGGAACGGTCCCAACAATGTACAATGTTGTTGCTTTTTAGAATAATATTATTTTTATCTTCTGTAAGAACGTTTTTAATATCCTGATCCTCTAACAGGATGGAATCATAGCATGTTCCTAAGGATCTATTTTTGAATTGGTTGGTAAAATGGGCAACGTTTCGTTCCTCTTGTTCGTATGAAGTAAGCAAGTCCACAATATCGAGTTGTAGTTTACCTGAGTCTATTAACTTTTTCAGGGCTGGAGTGATTTTGGCACCATTCTCCAGTAGCAGATGTACCATATCCGTACGACGTCTTTCCGATGCAAATAGAAGAGCTGTCTTTCCATCTTTGTTCATATGATTCGGATTGGCACCTTCCTTCAGTAGCAGACGTATAGTCTCCATATCTCCGCCATATGATGCCACCATAAGAGCGGTATCTCCATCTTTGTTCATATGATTCACGTTGGCACCTTTCTCCAGTAGCAGACGTATAGGCTCCATATCTTCAGCAGACGATGCCAGTATAAGAGCGGTATCTCCATCTTCATCCTTATGATTCACATCTGCGCCATTGTCCAGTAGCACACCTACCGTTTCTGTATGTCCGTATTCTGATGCAAATAGAAGAGCTGTCTTTCTATCTCTGTTCATATGTTTCACATCTGCGCCCTTTTCCAGTAGAATACGTACCACCCCCGTGCGTCCTAATTGCGATGCAACCATAAGACAATCCGTTCCATCCTGATCAAATTCTTCATTGGAGTATGCACCATGATCCAGTAGCCACTCTACAGCCTCGGTATCTCCTTTCGTACACGCTTGTTCAAGATCCATCTATACATACATTTGAAAATCCATCATTTGGGTAATACGTACAATCATGGATGATAGGATAATACAGGATGGTACATACAATACATCGTTTTAGTTGCGACGGGAACGCTTCTTTGTAGAATGTTTTTTATGACTCTTGTTGCGCTTGTGACTCTTGTTGCGCTTGTGACTCTTGTGACTCTTGTGACTCTTGTGACTCTTCTGTCGCTTCGGATGCTTCCTGGACTTCCACCGTTTCCCTCCTTCTTTTTGTTCGTTGTTCGATGGAAGAAGAAGACGTACACCCTCTTCTAAGGAGTACGCATCCAAGGTAGAAAGAAGTTGATCCGATCCTTCTTGACAATGATCGGCACCCACCCAACTTCCTCTTTCGTTTGCTACCTTCACCGATGCAATGGCAGGAATCCTCTCATCTGTATCATGTATTTCAAATATACGATACTTCCTATCTTTTGTTTTTTTGAAATCCTCTTCGGAGATAAAGGCATTATAAGGTCCAAACTTGACATATTTTTTATCACGAAGGACATTATTTTGTCCAATGAAACCTGTAGGTTGTCTACATGCATAGAAATAGGTAACAGGATTGGAACGTTGCCAACAGAGTACAGCTTCTTTGCTTTTTAGAATAATGTTATTTTTATCTTTTGTAAGGACCTTTTTAACGTTCAGATCCTGATCATTATTGTTGTTTCCAATGGTACCGATTACATCTTCACATGTTCCTAAGGATCTATTTCGTACTTGGTTGGTAAGATAGGCATTGTTTCGTTCTTCTTGTTCCTCTTGTTTCCCTGGTTCGTATGAAGTAAGCAACTCCACAATATCGGGTTCTAAGTCACCCGAATCTATGAGCTCTTGCAGTTGTTCCGTGATAACTGCCCCTCCATCCAGTAGCACACGCACTGTATCCGCGTATCCTTCCATGGATGCAAGTATAAGAGCAGTTTTTCCAGCTTGATCTTCATACAGGAAATCTGCATTCTCGGCCAGTAGCATACGTACAATCTCTGTATATCCACGACTCGATGCAAATTGAAGAGCAGTCCATCCCGTTTCCCTATCCTCACGATTTATATCATCTATATCATACTCCAGTAGTTCACGTACTGTATCCGTGTTTCCATTTTTGGATGCAACAAGAAGAGCGGTACCTCCATTTTCATCCGCATGATTGACATTCGCACCGTTTTCAAGTAACATTTGTACAATATCAGCATGTCCTTCTATGGATGCAACAATAAGAGCGGTCATTCCATCATCGCCCAGTTGATCAACGCTTGCCCCTCTACTCAATAGTAGTTCTACCGTATCTTTGTGCCCTTCTTCCGATGCATACATAAGAGAGGTATTATGATATATGTTTGCATGATTGATATCGGCGCCCGCATCCAGTAGCATACGTACAATCTCCGTGTGTCCATGGGAAGATGCATGTAGAAGAGCAGTATAGTCCTTCTCAGCCTTATGATTCACATTGGCACCCGCATCCAATAGGATACGTACAATACCAGTATGCCCTTCTTCCGATGCAAGTAGAAGAGCAGTCGTTCCCATACGATCAAATACTTTATTGACATCGGCGCCACTCTCCACAAGAGCACGTACTCGCTCGGTATTTCCCGTGTCGGATGCTCTTAAAAGATCCATCTATATATGTATTCGAAATATCATCTGACAATATGTACAATCATGAATGGTAGGACAATACAGGATGGTACATACAAGACGTCGTTTTAGTTGCGACGGGAACGCTTCTTTGTAGAATGTTTTTTATGACTCTTCTGACTCTTCTGACGCTTGTGACTCTTGTGACGCGTCTGACTCTTGTTGCGCGTCTGACTCTTGTTGCGCTTCGGATGCTTCCTGGACTTCCACCCTTTTCCACCCTTTTTCGTAGACCGTCCAGAAGGAGGAAGAAGACATGCACCGTTCGTAATTTCCGTAAAAAAAGGGAGTGAAGAGTTGCCTCCTGAAAGCCGTTTCCTTCCGCCCTCCTTTTGACCAAACACATAGTTAAATAGACCACGATATCGTTCATACACATCAGGAGGAACAACCTCCTTTATTTCTTGAGGATACAGACGAGCCTTGCAGCCAAAACATGTACCCCGTGGTTCTCCTGCCTGCATCATGGTAATGGATCCGTTGATGTATGCAACAATACTGTCGCGACTGATGAGCACATCGGGTGGATGTTCCTTTCCTTCATCGTCTTTATGACGGAATTGAAGGAGCTGGGGTGGATCTGTATTCTTGACGACTACATCATCTTCGTCTATCTCTTTCTCCTCCGCACCTACGTATTCTGTTTGGGATAGCATATTCGTCCCATATTTCTGTAAAAGGGGCGACTGAACCGCACCTGGTTGAGGAACGACGTCAGGCAGTTTGCTCCAATTGATATTCTTCGTCTGTTCCAATTCGGAGGGAAGAGGGAATGCCTCATTGGGTACTTTGAATGTCTTGGCTTCCAGTTGTAGTACAGCATTCTTTTTGTATTCAGAATCCATAGGAGCCGACCAGGCGGCTTCGACGATTTGTTCAAGTGCCTTTTTCCTTGTAATCTGACCAATCTCTTGATTCAGTTCAGCGGCTTTGTTACGAATGGCGATAAAGCGTGCTACTTTTTCGTATATTCCACCTCCTCCTTGGCCTCGACAATCTTTTTCAAAGTATAGATTGTTACGAACAGGACCACGAAACACATCTGCTTTTGGACCTTTGGGAGGAGAAAGATCAAAGTGTTTATGATTCTGACAAATACGTCCACAGATTGTACAGAATTCAATCTCTCCCTTTTCGTCTTTATATTTCTGGTACAATTCCTTGTGATAAAACCCACCCGAATTGCGACAGTCATGAGACATATACATACATCCGCTTTCACGAACGACATATTTCAAGCAAATAGGACATACTGCATGGTTATTGGCAGGATGTATCATCATAGGGTTTCCTTCTCGATTGGTTGCAGGTTGTCCATTTCTATTCAAAATAGGTTCAGGTTTCAAAAAGACAGCATCATATTGTGCCACATCAGCACGGGACCATCCCTTCCAAAGTCCCTGTTTACCAGTAAGCAAGTCCACAATATCGGGGTGTAGTGTATCGGTCTCTATCAAATGAGCAAGTGCTGGAGTGATTCTTGCGCCTTTCTCCAGTAGTAGACGTGCTGTATCTATATGGTTTTTATAGGATGCAAGAAGAAGAGCAGTATGCCCACTTTTTTGTGCATGATGTATATCTGCACCTTTTGCAAGTAGCATTTCTACAATATTCTTATGCCCCTCTTCGGATGCAACAAGAAGAGCGTTATACCCGTCTTGTTCCGCATGATTCACCTCTGCATCTTTTGCAAGTAGCATCTGTACAATCTCCGTACGACCACGATCCGATGCAACAATAAGAGAGGTCAGTCCAATGTTGTTCACATGATTGACCTCTGCGCCTTTGTTCAGTAGCATTTGTACAATCTCCTTATGTCCTTCTGCTGATGCCAATAGAAGAGCGGTATTTCCAATATTATCCGCATGATTCACATCTGCATCTTTTGCAAGTAGCATCTGTACAATCTCCTTATGTCCTTCTGCTGATGCAATGATAAGAGCGGTAGATCCAATATTATCCGCATGATTCACATCTGCATCTTTTGCAAGTAGCATCTGTACAATCTCCTTCTGCCCTCCCTCAGATGCCAGCATAAGCACGGTTGTTCCAGTATTATCCGCATGATTCACATCTGCATCTTTTGCAAGTAGCATCTGTACAATATCATCACGTCTTCCTGTCGTTGCGTGTAAAAGAGCGGTATGCCCCTTTTCGTTCACATGATTGACATTTGCACCATTTGCAAGTAGCATTTGTACAATCTCCGCATGTCCTTCTATGGATGCAACAATAAGAGCGGTCATTCCATCACTTCCCAGTTGATCGACGCTTACCCCTCTACTCAGTAGTAGTTCTACTGTATCCTTGTTCCCTCGTTTAGATGCATACATAAGAGATGTATAATGATATTTGTTTGCATGATTGATATCGGCACCCGCATCCAATAGCATACGTACAATCTCCGTGTGTCCTTCTATGGATGCATGTATAAGAGCAGTATAGTCATTCCTTGCCTTATGATTTACATTGGCACCCGCATCCAATAGGATACGTACTACCTCCGTATGTCCTTCTTCCGATGCACGAATAAGAGCTGTCGTCCCATCCCTATCAAATACTTGATTGACATCGGCGCCACTCTCCACAAGAGCACGTACCGCTTCAGTATTTCCCGTTTCGGATGCTTCAAAAAGATCCATCTATACATACATTCGAATATGGTACGGTGAAACGAACAGAACAACAGAACAACAGAACAACAGAACAGACAAAACAACAAAATAAAAAGAGTAGGATTCTTGTAAAAATAAGGAGTCACAATAGGTACATGAGTTCCACTTCGAATTCAACCAGTAATCTTATCAATGCTGTCAATAATTCAGTCGTAGCAGGTCCTAACAAGCCCTCCCCGCAACAGGGTTCAGAACAACGGACATCTATCCTTCCGAGTATGATTCCTGACGGAATCGGGTTCTTCGGTTCTCCTTATTCTCCTGCCGATGCCATGATGACACCTGCTCAAATTGGTGTGGAAGTCGGCGACAGTATGGGAGATGTCGTTCAAGCCGTGAAAGGCGTTGGTTTCTATTCCGATCAAATTGGATTTGGCGCACCTTCTACCCGACTCACTGCAGGGATGCCTCTCAGGCCATTAGGTGTGAACTACTTTATGAAAACAGGTATGACATGCTCCAACGGTGCAGAAATGTGGCATTACATGAAAGGGATCACCGAGGGAGATGCGTTGGGAAGAAAGGTCAAATTGGCGATGGAGCAAATGGGTCTACCGCCTCTCAAGGGTTTGGCGCCAGGTATGATAGAAGATGCCCAAAATGCCTTGAATCCAACGCCACTCATGAATTCCCTATTTGGTACAGGGTATCCCCAATGTAAACAAGTGTCTCTGCAGGTGGGAGATGCCTATGGGCGAACCGCGGATGCGGATACAGGGGAGAATTGGATAGGGGATACGACGGGGCTATCGATGCGAGACATGCCAGGTGTAGGAACCGTTCCCGTACAAACAAGATGGATACAGGACACGGATCGTGGCGGAAATCCAGTGTATTTATCCAAAGATGCATGGACGGAGGCACCCAAAACATTTAATAAGAATGGTACACCTGTTCAAGCGTCTAAAAGGGAGGCCTTTCAGGGATGGATCCATCAACCAGGTACGATGATCGTGCTTGGCATTGTATGTTTGGTGGCATTCGGTGTTCTCAAAACATAAATTACACGCTGTAGATCATATAAGGTACAAGATATACCGATGCGATGAGTACCAGAATGTTCGCGTTCATGGTTTGTTGTTTCAAGAGAGTCGCCAGAAGAACAGAAGATACCATCATTGCACTATCTGAAAGAATGGCTTGGAATCCCACTTCTTTTCCATAGTCTTTAAACACATCCATGATTCTGGATGATCCTCGTGGAATCGACACCGCCAATCCATAGAACAATAGGTCATGAATGACTTGAATGACAACCACCAGGAACAAGAAGCGAACCAAGGAATATTCCTTGAAGAAGATTGGATAGAGGAACCGTGCCAAAATAATTCCAATGACAATAATGAGTACATCGGCAATCACCGCTCCCAACGAATACTGGCGGTACCATGCTCGAAGAACAGACGATCCAATCGCGCCTGATAGCAAAAAGGCAATAACCAGTAGATCGGTTAGGAGAACACCATTCAAAATAGGGAGATAATCACTGGTATCGGAAAACAAAGAAATATGTTTCATTCTATAAAGAAGACAGAAACATATTTTATAATAAACGGTATGTATTTACTGTTTTACAGACGAATAGGCATAGTATGCACTGACAGCGCCTAACAATTGTACGAAAACGTAGCTAAATAGTTCAACGGGCCGTAACGAGCCGTTCATAAACATCGAAAGAGAAACGGCTGGATTGATATGTCCTCCGCTTATACCTCCCGTTAGGAAAATGACTAAGGCAAGAGCGGCACCAATGACGAGTGGATTACCACCACTGACAAAGATGACAAGAATAAAAAGGAAGGCGCCAATATACTCGGCCAGATACGAACCAAGAGATACTTTCATTTCTACTAAGGACATATATTTAGAGGAGATCAAATGCAAACTGTTGAATCAAACGGCCCTCTTCCATCTCGCTACCAAAATGATGCGTTACCGAATGAATCGTCTTTGCGTTAAAAAGAACAATACGATTGTACACATTTCCAACAATGTCAACCGCTTCTACTTCCGTAGAGTTTGTCTTGGACCTATACATCGTTATACCAGCAGTAACAGGAGCGTTTGGAGTTAAGAATACAACACCCGCATATTGATAGGGTTTTGTGTCCAATGATACGGGGGTGGTACGATGGGAAAGAGAAAATCGCCCGTTTTCTTCATATTGTGAAAAGGATTTTATAGGTCTACCGATGATGTTTTGGATGTTTTGTTGTAAGGATAGATTGCTTTTTATGGAATCCACAGCGTTTGAATTCGATGACTGCAGGGAAGAGACTCCAAACAAACGAACCTCGTCTGGACGATCGTAAAACTGATCCACAATGAATACATTCGATGGAGAGGAGCGGGAATCGAAGGAAATGATTTGAACATTGGACGAATTGGGTACAAATACAGGAGGGTTAATCACTGTATTTTGAATAGGAGGGAGTTCAACAGGTGTTTTCGTTTCCGTATCCGTATCCGTATCCGCCTCCAGAATAGGTTTCATTGTCTGTGGAGCAGAATGATAGGATAAGAAGGTACACCATTCACTGCCCAACTTTATTTGGAAATCAATATACTTATGAAGAGGTACATGAATTTTCCAACCTGACAGAATAATGTTGGGACGTGCAAACCGATCGACGATATCTTTACGAATTTCAATGTCTACCGATCGTATCGTAGACTCGTATCGACAACGAATGGGACATACACCATTATCTTCCGAAAATGCCCATCCTCGTAGTAACATGCCATCTCCTTCCACCACCTTTTGATCAATCCATGCCTTCACATTGTCTATCAATGTATGATACATTTTTGATGTATAACATACTACCATTCTTTAGACCCGTGCAGAATGTAAATGAGCGCAAGGCAAATTCTACCTTTGGTAAAATTGTGCCTACAAGTCTATTTATCTATTCTGCACGGGTCGGCGACTATGCACATAGGTCTAAACTGTAAAAAATAAATACATTGTATGTATATAATTATGCATTCGTAATTTGTTTTGTTTCACTACGAATAAGCTTATCCTGTGTAATAAGTCTGGAGCAAATATTCATGGCTTCCAGTTCTTGTAGAAGAAGTTTGGTGGCATAGGGAATATGAATATGTCCAAAGTTGGTGCTGTTTCCACAGCCACGGCATGCCCAGATATTCTGTTCTGGGTTGACAACTGCCAAGAGACCGCACTCTTTGCAAGAGTAGCAAGAGAATGCATCGGAACATTCCATGAGTCTCTCTTTGGTGAATTCGGCCATACCGTGTGCTACAACACAATCGCGTTCCATTTCCGTTTATACCTCGCTCAGCTGAGTATTTCTTCTCAACGTCATTGCTATTTATAGCTCGTATCAGGAATATGTAATATGGAAATTACTGATACTTATTATAAACACTCTCACGAGTGGGACTGGACTATATCTTAAGCAGTTATTGTTTATTATAACTGCCCACTACCATTTAGTCTCTGCACCTTCTCGAGGGGGATGCAAGCCTCCCCTTACCCTCTGTTTTCAGAAGATAAGGATCCCCTTTCCGAGCTTGGCTCAGGATTGTCTCTAATCTAACATTGTGCCTATACCTACTGATTTTCCCAGTAGCCATCTTGCCCTTTCGGAACAAGACTTAGGAGTTAGACATTACGTACACACCTCGTCTGATAGGAACAATTACGAACTTTGTTCACGATAACAACAAGGGGTAAGGGGACACGAAGTGTCTCCTTCGAGAGTTTCCCTGAATTTGATAGTGTTGCCCTTCCATATAGGACTAGCACGATTTTTACATCGCACTTTGGCAATTTTTTACCAAAACGCAATCCGCCTTCACGAGCACGGCCTTCCGCAGGCTGACGAGTCAACATGACAAGTGGTCCTGATGCGCGACTGTGCATCTTGTCTGCAGAGCAGTGTCGCAGTCGCTGATAATAGCACGGACCGATGAAGATGGATGTTTCCATCATACGACCTGTGTAGCCATTGTACATGATTTCATTTCCATATGGTTCCATACCATATTGATCACGTAACAGAGTAGAGAGATTTTCGACACTGGTTTCTCCAAAAGGCGATCCATCGCCGAGCGATCCAGCCATGCATCCAATCTTACTCATAAGCGTTTCCATGAGCTGAGCAATCGTCATGCGAGAAGGAATACATTGACCTGTAATAATAGGGCGTGATGCCTGCTGTACGATTCCTTGATCATCGTGTACTGCACGACGTGTAATAATAAAGCCATGTGGCATAGTAACACACCATGTCTTACCATAATAGGTTGTTTTCTTAATATCACGATGCGAATGTAGGACAGGTTCACTTCCACGCAGAGTATCGGTGTAGGTTACTTTCCATCCGTTATGACGAGCAATGATTTCATGACCTTGATTATCTACGCCTTTAATATCACCTTCTGAATGTTGTAGAGTAAAATGTGAAGAATATCCTGCATGAATTGCAAGACGAACAATTTCATCACGGAATCTTGTAGAAGATGTCCAGATCAAATTACGATCTGCTTTTTCGCATCCATCTGCAAATCGCAATCCAGAAAGCACCGCTTTTGCATAAGTAGAGGGTAAGGTCCATACCCAAGAAGCCATCCATTTCGCGGATTTAATTGATTCTGGTTCCACAATGCTTGTCACCTCAGGTACATTACTGCTATTTTCGTATTTAGAATACTTTTTACCATATTCCATACAGAAGATAGCAAACCATTCTTTATTGATGATAGACCAGCGATAACGAATAGGGCGTGTTTCATTTTGACCGCCGATCACATTATATGTATAATCTTTTGATTCAATCAACTCAAGGGCATCAAACCGAGTCCGAAGCCACTCATCATCGATGATCTTAACAGGTGACATTTCGACAGAATTACCCCCAAATCGGAGACATCCATCTCCCAGCCAATATCCATACAATTCACAGAATGCAATTATTTTCTCAATGGTATCCAGCCCAAGAATATTGGCAAATGGAATACAATTTTCCTTTCCATCGAACCCATTTTGAGCCTTTCCAATAAATGTAACGGCATCACTACCATTATCTGGGAGTAGACTTTCGGCTTTGCATTTTTGATAATCATATGCAATACGCTGAGAAGATCCTCGCGGTCCTTTCTGTACTCCATCCCATGTTACAGCATCGCCATACATCTTACCCTTTTTCGCAAACATATCATGATCTGTAGTGACAAGCAATGATACACCATTACTTGGTGCATCATCCCCGTCAATTGCACTCGATTTCCATCGATAGGCTTCACCAGAATGTGTAAATTCAATCATCTCTCTTTCTTTTGTTTCATTTAGGATAAATGCAGTAGGATGTTCATATACCAATTTTCCAGATAGTTGATCATATCCAGCAATACGTAGTGTACCATCTTGATATCCTGCTTGTACTTCCATCCAATTCATAAACCCATGTTCAGTAAGGATTTCATGATCTTCAGCCAAACAATGCGGATTGATGATAATATCAGGAACGATACCAGATGCTGTCTGAGGCATATCTTCTTGATTGATAATCATGCCCATTGTACCCTTCTGGCCATGCCTGCTATTACCACTCCATACAGGTATACCGTTGCGGCGCACATAGACCGCACCAGGTCCCTCCACACGACAACAGTACACCTTTCCTTTATAGGGAACCCACGAATCATGACGATCTTCGCCATTCGGCTTGATATTCTTGTTTACTTTGGGTGTGTTCTGTTTTTCAATGATAGTGAGGCGGTAGGCATCCACGGTAGAACGAATTACCTCTCCTTTTCGGTCACCGTTCACAATGGTTGCTTCGTGTCCAGCTCCATATTTAACGGCAATGTTGGTAGAATAGCCCGCGTGAAGACACAGTCTCTGGAAATCATTCGTCAACTGCTGTGAGGAGGTGTCATATCGACGAGTTCCATTCTCCATAGTATGTCCATCACCCAACATCATCCCATGAATAAGCATGCGACATTGTTCGGAAGTGAGATGCCATACCCACGCAGGAAGTGATTTGTGAATCGCACCGACGCTGAGAGGCTTGATGTAGTTGATCAATCGTTTGTCAGTCAGACACCACGCATTCCGAACTGTATCGCTCACATCATCCTTGTGTTTTCTGATTTCAAACCCATTTCGGACACAAATGGGTTCCATCGCATCTTTTACACGTTGTTTGTGTGTCGCAAAACTGACACCCCATGATCGCAACATGCATCCTTCTGCAATCCAGATGCCAAAGAGAGTGAGCCAATCATTCATGGGAATGACCAGAGGGTCCTGTTCATTCACAGCCTGGAGGATAAACCCCTGCGGTTCCTTCATCTCCTCACCCGTCACCGCATGGACGTAGGACAATTCCGCAGGATGTCCCTCAGTAGGAGGGAGATACGCTTCAATGTTCTTCTTGTACGTAACACGTTTTCCATAGAGTTCTTCTGCGAGCTTGAAGTCAAAGCGGTTACCATCGCGGTTTCCTACATACATGCGATGATTAGGTGTCACAAGTAGATCCACTTGATTGGACTGAATCAAATACATGTTTCCATCAAAATCATATTCCATAACTTCGAGTGGAGTGGTGTATTGCATCGTTTGACGATCTTCCATCAGTGTTGCTACTTTGTGCTTTGTGGTCAACTCCGTGAAGTGAATCCAGCCCTTATCTGTAAGAACATCTGTATCATCCGAGTAACACGAGAACTTATCACCAATCTCAGGAATACGATCTTGTCGCATACGAATCTTGACAAAGTTGTATCCCTCGCCGTTTCGATTTTTGTAGATCTTGTCAACATAACCACTTTCATTGTTACGAGGCATCTTACTCACATCACGTTGCTTTTTAGCACCGGCTGGAAGAACGGCACCCGTGGGAACACGAAGAGGGACCACTTTTCCAATCAGAATATCATCGGGTGTGACATACGTATTTGTGGGAATAAATCCATCTTCTGCCAACTGTTCGTACTGAGCATTTTTCATGTGTTTTGTTTCCATGGGATCAGGCTGGCAAAACCTCTCTTCTTCGCCGCTACTTTGGTTCTTTCGTTCTTCGTCCTTGTAGGTGCGATAGAAGATAGAGCGGAATCGGCCACGTTGCAACGCCGCTCGATTGATCATGTTCGAATCTTCCTGATTGTAACCAGTATAGGTCATAATGGCTACCACAATGTTTTGACCCGCGGGCAGACTCTGTGCACCATAGAATCGACTCATATAAGGAGATACCATGGGAATTTCAGGATACGAGAGAACATGAGACATGGCATCAAATCGTTCGCGGAAGTTCAGGGCGTAGACGCCCATGGCTTGTTTTCCCATCGAACTGTTATGTGAACCAATGTTATGACTTGTAATGAAGCTATGATGATGGTTATCAACTGTAATGTCTGCAATACGAACACGCTCATGTTCTGTTATAGATTGGATTGGAACAAAGATCATTCGACCACGATGGGTCATTTGTTCTTTCAGTAGAGGGTTACCAGCCTTCAAACATTCTACACGTTTGAATCCATCAATGATATAATCAGTATAATAACGATACCCAATTTCCTCATAGCACCGAATGAGATTCTCCGCTGTATTTGTTACTACCCATCCTGCCTTATCATCATCCGCATCACATGACACGTTAAATTGTTCAAAGAGTATCTTTACCTGGTTGATAAAGGTAATCGTCTGTTCATGGGTTCTATATTGACCTGATTCAATCCTACCATGGCTTTGGAGTCCCGCCAGAAACTCTCTTTTTACAGAGGTAGAACCCATCATAATACATTCAGGAATTCCTGACCCAGATATGGATTTTATCCATGACACAATGGAATCAGCAAAGATAACATTTGAACCACATACATCAACCGAATGATTGAGAGAAATGATATCCTGTCGAAACTCCATCGCATCTATATCCGTATTAAAGAACCACGCATTGCGGCCAGGATGTGGAAGAAGGAAACCAAGAACTCTTGCCATAATGATGGATATCTCGTCGTCATCTGAACAAGGAAACATCCAATTAGGGAGAATGCCCAGCTTTTGAGTGGGGCTCTTGACAATCTCTCCAACCGATTTCCATCCTTCCTCTGTAATGAAAGGATGATTGTCAGTCGCAATAATTTCACGCCCAGAATACGTCGTCAACTTATAGATCTTCTTGTCTGTATCACGAACATATTGGTTGATAACTGTTGCGGACTGTGTCTTTCCCGTTTCAGGATCAAACGATACAACTTTCTCGCCCACCTTTACATCCTTTATAGCCTTGCGTTCACCTGATGCCATTAGAACCTCTTCCTTTTCCCAAAGGCATTGGTAAGCGTTGCGAGGAGACTGATTATGGTCAGGGAAGGGAATACAGGAAGCAGTCGTGCCAAGAAGTACACTGGGATGAATTTCGCAATGAGTATAGGATGCATCTTTGGTGCAATCGTCATAAGTCATAGCAATATAGATACCGTCTGATTCACCTGCATCCAGGTATTCAATGAGATTTTGTTCCGAAGGAGTTTGCCAGAGAAGGAACTCGTTCCAGTCCTGAATGGCCGACAATTGCTTCTTTAGTACACCCGTCTTATCCATCTCTACTTCTCTTAGAGCAGGTGCATAGTATACAGGGCGAATCACACGACCTGCTTCCGTGGTAATCCATAGTTCCTTATACGAACTTTTCCAAACAATGCCCGTAAAGATATGAAGTTGGCCAGATCGTTTTGCTTTACGAAGCCTATCGACGACTTCTTTTGTATCACGATTTAGAATAATACAAATCCATGATCCATTTAGGAACACACGTGTGTGTTGATGTTTGTGTTCCACCGTGGAATCACGAAGAGTGATGAGTCTGTTCAGGCTCTGAAGAAAGGAATAGACGGTGATAGGAGAACTGAAGATGGTGATACATGTGGTGGTAGACATATTTTTAATGACACCTACACCGTGGCCTTCAGGTGTCTCACAGGGACAATTTCGGACAAGAATTCCATTGGCATAGAAATCATGATTGTCCGATTTGGTAGTAAAGTCATATACGTCCTCTACAGGCATATCACTACATTCCGTAATAGGTACAACAATCTTATCATCGATTTGTGTTACCATAGAGGAGAACTCCTCAAAGGATAAAGAGTCATGAGAACGACAGGAAACAGGGCGGTCACTGTATGTCGTGAATCGACGAATCGATTCGATCGATATTTTATTATCTATTTGTTCAAGAATGGTTGTACACGGAGTACCCTCTCTGTGAAGCTTTCGAATCGTATGGACGAGCTCCTCTTTCTCTTTCAACAACGTATGTTTGTAATGGATATATTCGATAGGCAAAGCAGATGTGCGCACCTTTTCTGCACAATACCGATAACCGATGAGAGTTGCATATTTTGCCAGATTCGAGATAGAGGATCCAATGGAAATGGCATGAATGGTTTTATCCTCCATAACAGTGGTATGAAGATCAGTTTCGATTCCAAATTCGTGGAACAACATGGCGATATCGGACATATACGAATAATGAGCCTCTGAAAACTCTGTGGAACATGTTTGCTGAGTGCGTCCTATTTTAATGTTGTTTTCTCCACGCATTCGACTACCATCTCCTCCCTGGAAGGCAGATAAGAATTCTCTCTTTACAGAGGATGATCCATATTTGATCCAAGGAGGAATAGAAGGAGTGCTGTATTTTCCTTTTTTACCGACAATAGCGCCAATCGCTACTAACAGTGTAGCAAATGCACCACCTTTTGAAACATCATAGTAATTGTAAAGGATGGAAGTACCATCCCCTTTATGAAATGTAGAGGTCTTCTTTCGATAAAGGGGAGGTTCCCATCCCAGTTGTTGGATATCGGCAAGAATGGCTTTCGCATCGCTTTCTTCTCCAACATAGAAGTTTGCATTGTATCCATATTTGCATTCCGTGAGGGTACCATCCGTCAGAGATGCTCCAAGAAGACGGGCAAGAATTTGTTTCTTCGGTTCGTCGATTTCCGTATCAACAAACGGGAGGAGTTCTTCTTGTCTTTTTTCCGAAGGATCGATGTTTTGAATCTGTTCTGAAGAGAGGACCAGTGCAACCGTCCCATCATCCGTAGCAACAGGAATCGTATAGTTTTTAACAATAACTTTATCGTGTACTTGTACATCCCCTGCATGAATCCATTCCTTTCTATCGTCTCGAACAACAAGAAGAGGATGATCAGGGCTACATCCAATCGTACGACCTGACAGTGTTTTAATTTTAATAATCCGAGCAGGAGTCGTTTTAAAGTAGTTGTATATTTCGGAGGAGGATTCTTCGAGTGTGTCAGGATCGGCTGTCATGACACGATCGCCGTCTTTCATTTGGATAATAGGGGTAGAAGTCATGCCGTTTCCATCCAAAATATGTGTATTGCCAAGTACGCATATGTACCCGTACTGGCTATTATGTTGCTTACGAGGAGCAATCAGTTTACCCGTCTTTTCCATGGGAGTTGAAATTCGTCTCAGATGAGAGATGGTGGCAAAATAGTTCATACGATTGAGTACTTGAGAGACACCGATTTTGGAGGGGCCTCCAATCTTACCACTTCCAAAATTACCTGTGGCCAGAGAGGACTTTAGACAGACATCCAAGATCGTAGATTTCACAATCTTGTTGATATTGTTGATATTGACAATTTCCGTCCAGTTACCTGTCGCTTTCCATGACCCACCATGAATTTCCTTGGTCAGGGCGGCCTTCATGTCCTTTACCATTCGATTGTTATAGGTTTTTCGGAACAGATCGGCCAGTAGAAAGCCTGGAATATCCACGCGTTTATTCGGATAGGCATCGCGATCGTCGGTAGGAAGACGTTGACTGGACGTCCAAAGAACTTTACGTGTCATGTGGGCAAGGAAACATGCCTTTTCATAGTTCAGTTCATTTCCACCGATATGGGGGAAGAGTTCATCGGATAGAATTTCCTGTACGTTGTTCTGCTTCTGGGACTTCACGGACCATGTATTGGTATGATCGCCAATCCATGCAAACGCTTGTTCTCGAGTTGTAATCATTTGAGCTTCCAGAATAGACTCTGTGATGATGGGATCATAACACGAATCGATATCCGTACCAAGAATTAGCTCACAAATGTCTTTGTCGGCAAGTACGCCGAGTGCACGGAAGAGAATAAAGAGAGGAATTTCGGTTTTGATACGAGGAACGGTAGCACGAAGCATGCTGATGAGTTGATTTTTAGGATGATATACAATTTTAATAGAGTTAGACTTAGGAACTTGGTCATTGTCAGGACCGATGCACTTAATTTCGACGACTTCCATATCTTTGGCATTTCCGCGTCCGTTTCGGAAGACGAAGGGGCGATTTTCAGACATTCGTTCCAGAGAAATCATGGCACGTTCGCCGCCCTGAATGATGAAATATCCACCCAAATCTTCAGGGCATTCTCCCATCTTGGACGGGTGTACATGTTTTTGGTCGTGTAGCAAACAGTACTTAGAAGACACCATGACAGGAATTTTTCCAAGGTGAACATTTGGAAACATTCTGACTTTGGACTCGCGAATACCATTTCGTGTATGGTCAATGAAAGTAGTGGTTACTTTGATGCCTACGTTTAGAGGAGCTGCATAGGTTAGATTTCGAAGGCGTGCATCATTCGGCATCATAGGATGAATGGCGCCGTTGTTTTCAAAGATTGTTGGCTTACGAATCGAGAGGTCCTCCAGTTCCATTGTGACTTCGTATTCGTGTTGAACAGGTTGTTGAACCTTTTTTACTACAGTGGCCGCACCCTCTACCACTTTACCCATGAGAGCATTGGCAGCGGTGGTAGAAAGTCCAGTGGCGGCGGCAAGTGCCGAGCGAGGACCAGCTAAAGGAATTTCCGGTGAACCATAGGAAGTAATGGGATTTGCCATATGAATAATTTCAGGAATATCTACTTCCATGAATTGGTTAAATGACTCAAGTTGATGGCGTATCATTTGTTTTCCATCGGATTGAGTGATATATGTTTCCAGAACATGACGGTGGCTTGGAAGGTTGGATGACATTTGATGGAGTGCGATTCAGTTTGATTCTTGTTCTAAAAAAAAGAATCGATCAATTTTTTACGGCGGCTGTCATGGTACAAAAATCGTGTATAAAAAAGATCTTTGTACTAAATAACAAGATGTCAGATATAAAGACCGTCAGTATTTCACAGTCGGCTACGTTAGGGGAAGGGGGTAAAAAAAAGAGAAAAACCGCTAAGAAAAATCAGGCTGGAGGTACACAAGTTACCTTGGTACCAGGTGTAGAATCGTCCTCTGTTGCGTCCACTGCAGCATCGTCTAACTCGAATACATGGTTACGATATCCTGCCGATGCTCCTGTTCCTCCCCGTTCCATCGTTGCACCCTCGTATGTTCCTGCAAAACCAGAACAAGCCGCTGCACCTACCAATCAATACGCCGTTCAACAAGGAGGAACAAAACAGATTAAAGTAGAATTAAAAAAGAAATCGAGTGCGAAAAAGGTTCATCTTCAACCGAAAAAAGCAGAGGCACCCAAGGTTCATTCCAAGAAGCATCTTACCAGAAAGATTCGCAAAGTAACACTGGGTGTATCCTCTTTACATAAACGTATGACACGTGCAAAGAAACTTCATAAACATATAAAGGATATGCCAATGCATACGTTAAAAGAGAAGTTGATCAAGAATGGGCTTATTAAGTCTACCAGTAAAGCGCCTGATTCGGTATTACGTCAGATTGCATCGGACGCAGAAGTAGTTGCTAAGAAGGCTCTTTAATCAGTATCGTGTATACACCATACGAATGATGATATCATATCTAAAGACAAATGAACATCATACAGCATGGAACAAGCAGAAATAGATAACCTATCTATTAAACGTATGATTGAATCCAATCATCCATTTTTTATAGGGAGAATCGCGGGCATTGAATTAAAGGTAGCCTATTATGTATCCAAGGGTGACAAACAAGCGTATACGCAAGAATTAGAAGGATTGGAAAACAATGCAGGTATACATGTACATGACAACGACTCTGTTCTTGCCTATACCACACAATTAGTAGAAGCCTATACGAATTGTACAGTGATTGCGGAATGGGAACGATCTGGACAGGTGTTTGCTTATCATGGAATGGGTCAAGAGCTTATTTCGGAGCGAACCCCTACCATTCCCAAGATAGATGCACTGGCCTTAGAGCCTTATTATTATAAGGATTCATGGATGTCTGCATTAAAAGGAAAACGAATTCTGATTGTTCATCCGTTTGTGGATACGATTCAGAAACAAATCGAGAAACGGTCCGTTTTGTTTCCAGGGAGGAGTTGGTTTGAAGAATGCGAGATACAGTGTATATCTCCTCCGTTGACACTTGCGGGCAACCATCAAGGAAAAGATTGGCAGGAGCACTATGCGTCGTTTTTATCCGAACTTCAGAAGGTAAACGATTTTGATATTGCACTGGTAGCGGCAGGTGGATATGGTATGCTCCTTTCCAATTATATTTTTACAACAACAAAAAAGTCGGTGATCTATGTAGGTGGAGCACTGCAGTTATTTTTCGGCATTATTGGAAAACGTTGGTTTGATAACAAACGAATCCTGTCGATGGTACAAGAGGAGTGGGTACGACCTTCTGAAAAACCGAAGAATAGTATACGAGTGGAGAAGGGGTGCTATTGGTAGGATACTATGACACGTTTTATCGAAACCTAAAGAATACGCATGATATATATATGAAGATAACCATGCATAAAGAATATATTGAGTTTTACAAAACCTATACTCAAAAATACGGCCCCAAAACGGCTGTATTTTTGATGGTAGGATCGTTTTATGAATTGTATGATATTCAGAATATCGAAACAGGAGAAACCGAATGCAATGTAAAGGAAATAGTGGATATACTGGGTATTCAGTTATCCACTAAAAAAGGCGATTTTTCGGAGAATTGCGATGGATTGTTTGCAGGATTTCCTGATTATGTGATGCATAAATGGGCAGGACGACTTACCTCTGCGGGATGGACGGTCGTTGTCATCAATCAAGTAAAAGACAGCAAGGGAAAAGTGAAGGAAAGAAAGGTAGATAGAATTCTGTCTCCCAGTACGCATATTGAGAATACAGTGTCCACAGAGGTTCCTTATGTGGTAACGTTACTATTCGATCAAGGGATTTCGGATCAGCCGCCTTTGTTTGGAGCATCTGTATTAGATTTAACCACGGGTTCTACGCATACATATGGTGGAAAAGCGAATGGACGATCGGATATTTGGACAGCCGATGATTTGGTACAGTTGCTTTGTGTATTTCAACCGAAAGAGTTATTGGTATATTGGAGAGGATCCACTGGACTTCCTGAAGAATCCATGTTTCGTCGTATGTTTGGTATTCCAGCGGGTGTCACGATTCACGTATATCCAGTAGAGTCGTATGGATCCTTTTCTAAGGAGCAAGTTCGTGTGGAGTATCTACAGAAAATGTATTCGGTTCGTTCTCTTCTTTCTCCCAAGGTCTATCTGGGCATTCAAAACGACCAAGAAGAAATGGCGCTCTTGTTTTTGCTCCAGTTTGTAGAGGAACATTGTCCAAGTATCGTATCCTCCTTTCATCAAAATGAACATTGGAGTCCCGCCGCAAGACTGATTTGTGGAAATCATGCCCTTACCCAGCTTCAAATGACAGGAACACATGCACACGAAACGGTAATTGGATTATTTGACAAATGTATAACGGTTATGGGAAAGCGCGCAATGAAAGAGCGTCTGCTTAGTCCGTATTCACAGGCAACGGATATTCGTTCACGATTAGAGGAAGTACAGGAGTACATGAATTGGTCAGAAGAGTGTGTGAAAACATTGGAACGACAACTTCGTTTCATGTGTGATCTTCCTCGTCTTCATCGAAAAATACAATGTGGTCGTATCACTCCAGAAGAAGTTGTACAACTCTTTCAGACCTATCATGCGATGAATGTTGTCATGAAACAGGTCACTGTACATACCTGTTTACAGGAACCGTTTGATCCACAAGATTGGACGGAGTACATCAACGTATTTCATACCCAATTTTCAGAGGAAAAGGCCTATCGTGCCTGCAAAGATGTCACTCCTTTTCATAAGGAGACCTATCCAACCATCGCTTCGAAAGAAGAGGAGATCGAGGATGTATTGAACCAATTTCAAATATTGAGAAAGGAGATATGTGCAACCATAGGAGTACAGGAAGATCAGATACGAATGGAGGAAAGGGAAAAAGAACCGTTTGGTTTCAAGGCATCCACGGTAACGTTACAGCAAATAAAACGTAACCTCCATAAACTGCCTGAAGGTAGCAAAGTATCGGAGTTAAAATCAGGTGGGTGGTACGATTGTATACGTCTTCAGCGACTGAATACGCAATTGTTAAAGCTGCGTGAGGATTTGTTTCATATGGTCAACATTTGTCTACCCGATGCGTGTTTGCATATATCGTCGGCAGGACAATCTATTTGGACGAAGATGGAGCAATGGATTTGTCTCGTGGATTGTACACAATGTATTGGGCGTGTTTCCAAAGAGCGTGCCTATACGTGCCCATTGATTGAAGATGTGACAGAAGATGGTTCTGCTCTCGATATTCAAAACATTCGCCATCCCTTGGTAGAGACTTCTTCTACTCGCGTGAACTACGTGAAACACACAATACAGTTAGGATACGATACAACAAAAGGATGGCTGGTATATGGTATGAATGCAAGTGGAAAATCGACACTGATGAAAGCAACGGGATTATGTGTATTATTGGCACAAGCGGGTTGTTTTGTACCTGCCAAACAAATGCGACTGAGGCCCTTTCAAGCGATTTATACGCGTATTCTCAACCAGGACAATTTATTTGCGGGTCTTTCCTCCTTTGCGGTGGAAATGTCAGAGCTTCGTGATATATTGCGAAATGCGAATGCGTATAGTTTGGTGCTGGGTGATGAGCTGTGTGCGGGTACGGAATCGATTTCGGCGCAGGCATTGGTGGCAAGTGGTATTCAATGGCTTTCGTCCAAGAATGCAACGTTTATTTTTGCGACCCATCTGCATGAATTACCTGACTATTTGGAAATAGATGCACTGGGTGTACAGGTTTGGCATCTTCATGTGGATTATAATCCAGTGACAAAGAAACTGGTATACGATCGTTCGTTACGACCGGGTCGTGGATCGACACTGTATGGATTGGAGGTAGCCAGAGCCATGGACCTTCCTTTTGAGTTTATAGAGAATGCACTTCAGCATCGTCATACCATGATGGGATCAAAAAAACAGATAGAGGCGACGACATCTTCTTGGAATTCACAGATCGCTCGAAAGGAGTGTGAAGTATGTAAAAAGGAAATCGTTCGAGATCTGGAAGTGCATCATATTCAGCCACGATCTTCTGCGGTAGAGGGTGTATTAGAGGATGGATCGTCGATGAATGAAAAACGAAATCTAATCGTCCTTTGTCAGTTGTGTCACGATGATCTTCATGCAGGAAAGATAGAGTTGGGAGCACTACAAATAACGTCGGATGGCCCAGAGCGTGTGGTTCGAAGGATGGTAAAAGAGGAAAAAAAGATCAAACGAGGGAAATGGTCAGAGGAGGAGCATGAAACAATCACGAATACATTGCGTCAGTATTCAGGATTATCTTTAAAGTCCATAAAGGCCTTGCTACATTCCAAGTTTCAAATAGATTGCAGTGAAGGCATATTAGGAAAAATACGAAAGGAGCTGTAATACTAACGGCGGAATCCTGCACCTTGAACGGTTGCACCGCCAGGCTGGCGCTGACTACTCAGATTGGAGAACGATGCCGCATTCATCAGATCCTTGGTGAACTCTGCCCCACCATTTTCCTCCTTTTGAAGGATAGCCATAATGTGCTTACGATATAATAGGTTCTCTTCTGTTAAAAGTTCAACCTGTTTCCGGAGAATATCGAGATCACGGCGAACCGCCACAATCTCCTGACGAACAGGATTACCCGATTGATAATTTAGACCAGCACCATACAGAACAGACGTCATTTCTGTATGCGTATTCATTTTAAAAAAACGTGGTTATAACGCACCGCTTTGTAAAAAATTGAATGACCGAATGGCTAAAAGCTTTCCATAGATTCCGTAGAGCAAAGATGATTATTCCTATTCGTTGTATGAACTGTGGAAACATATTGGCAGACAAGTGGTTGTTTTATCAGCAAGAAACAGCACGTTTACGTGGCAATAGCAAATCGAGTCACGTGTATATGGATGGTAAGTCTGTTCCGGATACGGTAGAGTCAAAAGTACTGGACCACTTAAAGTTGAAACGATATTGCTGTCGTAAGCACATGTTAACACATGTAGATCTTATTGATAAAATCTAAAAAGAATAAAAGAATTGGTAAAATCAAAAAGCACAATAGAGGAAATGGAGTTATTCATACCAGGACTATGTTTATTTTTAGTTGCGATTGCAATTTCCTTTTTAATCATTCCAAGATTTACACCACTGGTTATTGCTGTGTTATCATTGGTTGTATTGGTGGTTGCTGTCCGTGAACATTATAAGATGTTTGCGGACGAGTACCGATTGAGCACATGGCAGGAATCACTTAAGGTTTATGCTCCGGCTATCATGATCGTTGTCATGATTCTATTTATCATGTACTCTATCTTAGCTTTCTTTACAAATGGGTCTGTGCCTATACCTTCTCTTCCTGAGATTACTGCGGCATCCCCCGATTCTACGGTGAATCAACTTACACAATCCTTGAACAAGGTAGCGAATTCGATAGGTAATACGTCCACGAACGTTGTGTCTAATGTTGTGTCTAATGTTGTGTCGAAGGTGAACGGTGCAATGAATCAAATCGGCGAGAACATCAGTCAAACCAATGAAAAAAACAATAAAAATAAAAATAAGCCGAATATTTCCAGAAGCTTTTTAGAAACATTATAAACGAGTGACTACATAGAAATGGTTTCAAAGACCAGAAAGCATCACTCCAGAAAGAATAAACAGAAGGGTGTTTTTTCAATACCAGAATTACGGCGTTCGTTTGAATACATTGAAGGTTATGTGGACAAAAAGGCGGAACATCATGAATCAAAGGAAAAAATAGTAAGGGATCTTCGAAAGGAATGGTCTCGTGTTTTTTTGAAAGATCTGGATAAAAAATCAGCAGAAGCATTTGTAACCCATCGTTTGTCTACGAAGAGGTCTTCACGTCGTCGAACCATTCGTAAAGGAGGTGCGGGTGCGCAATTAGCAAATACGCAAACACCCATTGCAGGTGCACCGAATGATTATGTGACTCGACAGGGTATATATTTGGCACCTGGACAGATTCCAGACAAAGCGGGTCATCTACCGTTATCCGATGGTGGAAAATCCACGTTTGGTAGTTTTGTAGAATATGTAAGTAAGGGATTCTGGAATCCAGAACCAGGCCAATCGTATGACCCTGTTCCAGGACAAACACGGTTCCCTGTGTCGGTTCCCGTGGGTATGGGTGATAACCAAGTTCATTTTGCAGCCAAAGGAGGAAAAAAGAAAACACGCAAACTCCGAAGAGGTGGTGCTGCTCCCGTCCTATCATCTGTTCCAGCGAGCATTCAACAAGACATGACAGATATGTGGTATGGAAAGGAAGTAGGTCCCTCTCCTGATCAAGTTCAAAGACCCCCCGTATATCATTAGACATATACCGTTTCGAAGAGGATTCGATTATACTAACTAATTGTTTGTGTACAATTTCGTTATTATTAGAACAAGAAGGATGATATAAACGTCTTTTATTCATATAGGTCAGATAGATGGCGGCAATATCAGGGGATCAATCAAGAGAAATCGCTCGGTCATTGATTGATACCTATTTTCGTACGGTATCGTATCCCTATACAAGACACCACATTGATTCCTATGATCAATTTTTGCAACAGGATATGATCAATATCATTCGTGCACAGAATCCTATTCTAAATTTAAAAGAATTGATTGACGAAAAGACAAATACCTACAAATACAACGTCGAAATATATGTAGGCGGGAAAGACGGTACTGCAATTCAGATAGGAACTCCGACAGTCAGTCTTCAAAATACAGAAGAAGTTCGAGTTCTGTATCCAAACGAAGCCAGGTTACGTAATCTAATGTATTCCTCTACTGTATACGCCGATATCATTGTAAAGATCAGGTATATTCAGCGTATTGACAATGAATTTAAAGAAACCGACTTATCGCCTGCTGAAGAAACCTTTAAGAAATGGCCACTGTTTAAAATTCCAATTATGCTTCACAGTCGCTACTGTATTCTTCATAATAAACCGAAAGAGTTTCTACGACAAGCAGGAGAGTGTCCCTATGACAATGGAGGATACTTTATTGTGGATGGTTCTGAAAAGGTATTAATTACGAGGCAAGAACAGGCCTTTAATACATTATACATTACAGCGCCATCCGAAGACCATTTAGATTTGTATGCATCGATTCAATGTATTTCCGAAAAAACGAGACAGAGCAATCGAATTATCTTTGCATTGCTAAAATACATTGAAAGAAGACCAACGATAACACAACATGCATCGATTCAAGTGTCATTGCCGTTTGTTAGAAAGCCGATACCACTTTTTGTATTGTTTCGAGCGATTGGGTTTCAATCGGATGAGGAAATTATCCGATGTATTTTCCCTGATTTTGAAAGTTCAGAGGCAAAGCTATTATTGCCCAAACTTCAACCATCCATTATCGAAGCCTTTCCTTTTCTTAACACCTATACCGCCATTCAGTTTATAAAAACATTAACAAAGGGATTCAGTGAAGCACATGTGATTGATATTATACGAAATAAGCTATTTATTCACATGCCAAATGATCCAACCTCGCAGGCTATGTTTTTGGGCGATTGTGTACGAAAGATGCTTCGTGTCTCGGAAGGATATGATAATAAAACGGATCGAGATGATACACGAAATCAACGATGTCTTACCAGTGGATTTTTGATCCAGGAATTATTTACGAATTCGTACAATGCATGGAGAAAGGCAATCACAATGGGGATCACAAAGGAATACAATTGGCATAAAGAAACATTGTATCGAGACGAAAATTTCAAGAATATCTTCCAGGCAGGAAATGGCGCGCGCATATTTGAATCCAGTTTACTGACGGATATGATCATGCGTGGCTTTAAAGGAAAATGGGGAACAGGCTTGGGAGAGGACAAAACAGGGGCACTGCAAGCTCTGTCTCGTTTGTCCTATGTAGATTTCTTGTCACATTGCCGACGAGTCGTGTTAGATTTCGATACAGGAATGAAACTTACAGGGCCACGCAAACTACATACATCACAGTATGGTTTCTTTTGTACTTCAGAGACACCAACGGGTGCATCCATTGGTATTACCAAAAATCTGAGTATTATGACCGCTATATCTACCGCATCTCAGACCGATACCTTTTTTACATGGCTTCGAGAAAAGGGTAGAGTTTATAAAACGGAAGATGTCACTCAGGAACAACGAAGTTTATTTGTTTCTGTTTATGTGAATGGTGGCATATTTGGATATTCCTATGATCCCAAATTATTGGTAAAAGTATTAAAATTATTCAAACGGTCAGGATGTCTTCCTTATTCTGTCAGTATTACATTCTCCATTCGTGATCGTGTCGTCTATATTTATATGGATGCTGGAAGACCATTGCGTCCCTTAATTTGGTTGGAAGAAGGAGACAAGAAACTTCCTGTAGGAAAATTGGACTATCCAAACTGGAGATCGTTAGTAATGGGTAACTTGAAAATAAGAGAGAGCGCCAACTTGGAATCCACTCAATTTATGGATCCACTGGAGGGGAGAGATGCAAAATTGGAGGATTATGTAGAGGCTCTGCGAAATCATACAGGCATCATTGAGTACATCGATCCGTATGAACAAAACGAAGTCTTTATTGCAAATAACCCTGCTTATATTACGCCTGAAACGACGCATGTGGAAGTTCATCCATCGACAATCATGAGTTTGATGACGACTCTTATTCCGTTTGCGAATCATAATCAGTCACCGCGTAATCAGTTGTCTTGTTCGCAGTCCAAACAAGGTATCTCGATCTATGCGACAAACTGGCGAAACCGATTTGACAATACTGCACATGTTCTCTGTTATCCTGAAATGCCTATTACACGTACGCTATACAACAATTATTTGGCAGAAGGAAAGATTGGGTATGGAATGAACTGTATTCTTGCGATTGCATGTTGGTCAGGATACAATCAAGAGGATGGAATTGTTATGAATTACGATGCGGTACAACGCGGTATGTTCCGTTCGATGGCATTCCGTTCATACGAGGCATTTGAAGAAGATGATGAAAAGGCGGGAGTCAAAGTACGTTTTGGAAATCCTGCCCTGATTGGTAACTGGAAAAGCTTACGCCCAGGATTAGACTACTCGAAGCTGGATGAACGAGGTATTGTTCGAGAAGGAGAGTATGTCGATGAAACGACCGTCATTGTTGGAGCCTATATGATGAGTGCAACGGGAGGACAAATGAATGATGCCTCTACTACTCCACAGGTGTGGACACGGGGTCGAGTGGAAAAGGTGGTGATCATGGTAAACAATCTTGGATTGCGTTTGGTGAAGATTCGTGTGGTTCAGGATCGTCTTCCTGAATTAGGGGACAAGTTCTGTTTAACGGAAGACCATGAAGTATTGACTACAGATGGATGGAAGTCTATTGCACGTATTACAAAGGACGATCACGTATGTACGTTAGGTAAAAACGACAAGATTGAATATGTACATCCTGAGGAAACCTATACGTTTAGCTGTGTAGAGGAGAAGCTCTATCATTTGAAATCACAACAAGTTGATTTAGTAACAACGTTACATCATAAAATGTACGTCAAAAAGCGCAACTCGGATGCATATGTATTAGAAGAGGCGAAGAACATTATAGGAAAGCGAGTACAATACAAAAAGAATGCTATCAATACAAATACAGATTATCAGTTTGTATTAGAGGATGTAAAACATCATTCTGCTAATAATATAACATGTGATATGGATTTATTCCTTGAATTTTTAGGCTATTGGATATCGGATGGATGGGTATATGAAATAAAGCACATGGATAAGGAATCGGAGTACAGAATTGAAGTATGCTTATGTAAGGATGAAGATAGAGCCAGATTTACAGAAGTAGCAAAGGGTCTTGGATATCACACCTATTCGAATTCTGATAATACGAAACTATATATATCTAATAAACAGCTTGCGCAGTACCTTCATACATATAGTAATGGAGCAATCAATAAGAAATTACCTGAATGGGTATGGCTACTTAGCGAACGGCAGGCAAGGCTGTTACTTAAGGGTTTAATCGCAGGGGATGGAACAGTGATGCAAAATGGTGTGGAACGATTCTTTACTTCCTCTACTATGTTAGCAGACCAATTCCAGCGTCTTTGTCTTCATGCAGGCTGGTCTGCCAATAAATCAAAGATATATGAAGCGGGTACCAAATTTGTTATCAAGGGAAAACAGACACACGCAAATGCAGATTATTGGGGTCTAACAATCAATAAACATAAAAATAATCCAATGGTGAATCATGGTCATACCCATACTCAAAAGGGTCAGAAGGAGGAAATCATCGATTTCACTGGAAATGTATATTGTATTCAGGTGCCATCACATATATTCTATGTTAGACGAAATGGAAAACCGGTCTGGACAGGTAATTCAAATCGCCATGGCCAGAAGGGAACCATTGGTGCACTTCTTCGTGGTCATGATATGCCTCGAACGGAATCGGGTATTGTTCCAGACATGATTATGAATCCTCATGCGATTCCCTCTCGTATGACAATTGCTCAGAATTTAGAACAGCTACTTGGTAAAACCGCGGCACTGTCAGGAACGATTGGAGATGGAACAGCCTTTATGAATGATGGATCGCCTCAAGAGGAGATTGGCGCCATCTTGGAACAGATAGGGTTTGAAAAGTATGGAAACGAAGTGATGTATAATGGAGCAACGGGTGAACAGATCCAGGCTGCTATTTTCATTGGACCCGTGTATGGAATGAGATTGAAACATATGGTAGAAGACAAGTGGCAAGCTCGTGGTAAGGGTCGCAAAGAAGCGCGTACGCATCAGCCGACGGGTGGTAGAGGTGCACAGGGTGGCCTTAAAATTGGAGAGATGGACCGTGACTCGATTATTGGACACGGAATTGCATCTTTTGTCAAAGAATCCTATATGGAGCGATCGGATGGAGAAAAGATACCTATATGTGTGGCATGTGGTACCATTCCCATTTATAATCCAACATTACGTATTGCGATTTGTTCATTATGTGATGGTCCTGTGCGTTATATAGGAGATAATGTCCAAACCTTGGAGATTCTTCCACCTCTGGGTCGTCCCAAGTCAAGAATTGTGGAAGTCGAAATGCCATACTCTACGAAGTTACTTACACAGGAGCAAGAAACATACTTGAACTTAGGTATGCGATTTATTACAACAAGTGGTATAACACGATTGAATCCATTAGAGTATGCAGGAGCATCGGATGAGGTACGAACGGAATTGAAGCGTGTCTTCTTACCTGAAACGTCTGTGCCCGCGTATGTGGAACATTCCTCTAATGGTGTACTATCGGTGGAACAATTACGATCAATGGCTGCATCAAATGCAGCATTCGCACAGGAAGAGCAAAAGCATGGAATGGATGTCGTGTTAGAGGAAGAACAAGGGTTTTATCCAGACATCCAAATACATCCAGCTGCCGCAACCGCTGCAACCGCTGCAACTGCTACACCTTATTATACAGATATGGGAGCGGCTGCGACAGCTGCTGTACCAATGGGTTACACTCCAACTGCGGCCACTGCAACCATGCCCTATTTTCCTGGTGCTGCGACAGCAGTGACAGCAGTGACAGCAGCGACAGCAGCGACAGCTACCCCTACACCTCTACAGGCTCCCTATCCGCCTGATACGAGAATGGGAGGAATGCCCCCGCCCTCTTTTTCCAATACGATTGTGTTTGGAGAAGGGGTGGTCAGGGGCGCCTCTGTGCCTGGCGCGGGGCCCATTATTACTGTACCGACCGATGATGCGAGTATGATACAGGATGGAATTCTTCCACCGCAAAGATCGATTCGTAGAAATCCATATCATTATGGTGGCGGGGCGGGAGGAATAAATCCCATGGGTCCTATGATGAATCGGTACACGCCAACAGAAGGTGGACAAGGAAATTCCACGTCGATTGTTGTCACTAAATTGGAGTAAACAACAAAATTTGACAACCTAAAAATGAAAGGAGTTGATTAGGAAATGGCAGACAATAACTTTACATTTATTGATACGATTTATCGTAGTCGTATGACGTTACTGGATATTTTAGAGGAAAGAGGATATGAAGTAGACAAATATAGAAAATTTTCTCCGGCCGAGGCGACTGCAGCCGCCCCTTTCTTTTCCAGTTTGAGTTTTAAGGTTTTCAAAAAGAACGATGACACCAAGGTCTGTGACATTCGGTACGCGAATGTGGGTAGACAAAAGTTAGAAGTGTTGTGTAATGATATTCCCGACGAAGCATGTGAAAACACAGAAGTCATTGTAATGATTGAAGGACCCATCAGTGATATTCATCACATCATTGCATTGAAGCAGTATTCTAAAATGAAAGAGAATTCAGAAGTGGAACGCCGAAAGCTGCGAGTCTCTTTCTTTAGCATTTCGATATTGGTGATCAATCCTCTACGCCATGAATTAGTTCCTAAGCATGAAATTGTTCCACCTGAACAACATACTGCATTAATGGAATCCATGTACATTACCTCCAAGTCAAAGTTTCCTGAAATTAAGTACCATGTGGATCCCATAGCAAGGTGTATTGGAGCGGTTCCTGGGGATATTGTAAAGATCACGCGATATAGTCTATCCTCTGGAATATCCGTTATGTATCGTGTTTGCTCTCCCTAAATGTAACGATGTAGTATCTATTTGTTAGGACGTATCCGTACAAACAAGTGTATATTTTTTACAGAGGAATGAGAAACGAATCAATAATGAATTTACTATGGAAATACCAGGAGAACCATGGCGTGGATGGACAAAAAACAGGAATTTATAGATAGATTCGATAGACTCAATACATCAGAATCCACTGTACAACAGCTTAGTACAGATTTGAATCGAGAGATTGGGTCCTTTATTCATACAGCAGGACTGAATGCCACCGATATACAGAGCAATCCAAAGTATGAATCCATTCGTGACAAGATAGCGAAACTAAACAATATAAAACAACAGTATAAATCATTACATACAAGCATTAATACATTTTTGTCAGACCAGTCAACAAATACAGATTGGAATCAACAGTTACGTGAAAATGGTACGATTCAAAATGAAATTAATCATCTGGAAAAGATCGAAAAAGAAATGAAAGTGGATGTAGATTCTGCTTTGGCACGAGACGAGTTGCTCCGGACCAGAAACACCAATGTAACCAAGCATGATTTATATATATTCAATCATCCCGTTCGAAGATCGATTGTACCCTATTTATGGGTAGTATCTGTTCTATTTATTGGTATAGCCCTATTGATTTTTAGGGATGCATTTCCAGTCCTACAAAACACGCAAGGATATTATAATGCATCAGGATATGACACTACGTCATTCTACTTCCTACTTTATGGATTTTTCTCCAATCGAATCGTGATCGTATCTTTATTGGTGTCTGCACTCATTGTCGTTTTATTTTTATCTCTTAAGGTGGCTGGTGTATTGTAATCATGCCTTATTAAAAACACAAATAAAGTAGTAGAATGAGTTCTCAAACTTGTAATTGTCCGCCCACCAGAGCGGATAAAGTAGCACAGCTATCCTCCTCGTTACAAGCTGCGAATATATCCCCTACATTAATCAATCAATCACTCCGTCCTCTTGGTACGGCTGCATTTTCTACGGATATGGACTTGAATGCAGTATTTGGAAATGGACGAGATAAGATATCTCTGTTGCCTTCTGTTACTCCTGTTACTCCTACTGCTGGCGATCGTGATGCAAACGGGCTACTTACAGAAACAGCAGCGAATGCACATGTTCAGACACTTATTCGTCAAGGAATCATTCCTGTGTATACGGGTAAGAATAACACCGTTGTAGAACAAAAACAGAAAACTCTTTTGGCAAATAGTAAGGAAGAGTTTGACTTCTACTATGTACGATATGCAGAATCCTTACGAAGACTCTTTGAACAGGTGAATAAGAATGCAACGAGTCCAAGTAAAGTAGCACAGGACAGTATAACAGAACAAGTAAAGATAACAAGGCAGTTAAATATCAAATTAAACGATCTTGTTCAAATTATCATAGCTCTTACTCGTTATATTCAGTCCAATACTACACAATTAAATCAGAACGTTGCGACGTTTGCACAAAAAATAGAAGATGAAAAGCAAAAATTGGTTCATCAGCACAAGATGATCTCTTCCGATGAAGCTGCCTCGAATCTAAGTAAGGAAATGGTCAAGTATACAGAACAAAAGGCAAGATATACCGATAATCTATTAAGCGTATACAGTGTGTTAAATATTGTTGCTCTTGGATTACTTGTCTATGTTTTCCGATCTACAACAGAATAAAAAGGATGAATTTTCTGATAGTGGAATAGGAATGAGTGGTGTATATAAAATAACAGATCCATCTGGTATTATAAATACAACAGACTTTAAGAATGCAGTAGACTCCAAGAAGAACAATCAAACTGCACTACAGGCCTATTTGGACAGTCAAAAGAACAATGTATTGTCTGAAATTGCTAAACAAAAGTCCATTACATTTGACAAGGTCTACGGAGATTTGACAAATGTATCGAATGTCCAAGGGTCCATGATAGTACTGGATCAACGAACCAACCAATTGGACAATATTCAAAAACAGGTTTCTTCCAAACAGGAGCAAGATATCCATAATGTAAAGGATAACAAACAATTGGCAAAACGTAAAGTGGAGATGAATGAATGGTCGGTAGAAAATAAGAAGGAGACCTTGTTTATTTATTCGATGTTTTTCATGTTACTCACCGTCAGTGTCTTTTTGAGTGCATTAGTAAGCATTGGTACCATTAGCTCCTATCTGTGTACATCCTTGGTAGCTCTGTTCGTTATTATTTTTATAATCATCGTGGTGTATCGTGCGAGATTGACCACAAACTACCGCAATAAACGGTACTGGCATAAACGGTCGTTTGATGAAGGTGTTGGTAAATTTCGTATTCCCAACCTATCTCTTTGCCCCGAAAGCGAGTAACGAGGGAGGTGTTTCCCGATATCGTGTTTTGTAATTATTTACAAAACATAATATCCGATCGATACATAGTATGTCCTCGATTAGTACGGGTAGAAGTTTCATTATGAAACGTATAGACAATCAGCCCGATAAATGTTTGACTACGTTACCTGGTGACAAGGTGGGTGTATGGGATTGCGTGAAAGGTCACCCTGCTCAAACATGGTATTTGGAATCGGATCGTACACTACGTCATGCAGATCCTGGTTATGCCAATAAATGTGTACAAGTGAATATGGATAATAGTATTAGCCTTGCTCCCTGTGGTCCAAATTCAACGAAGTTTACCTATGCGAATAACCGATTCACGGTCAATGGAACGAACCCACAGCGTTGTATCAATTTATCAGGTAGAGATTATAGTAATGGAGCATTTGTAGACAGTTTCGTATGTGATAGCGCGCAACCCGATACGATCACCTGGATAGCAAGTCCGCCAGTAGTAGCACCTGTTGTGAATCGTGATTCCACTGCATCAGATTGTCGCATCAATGACCCTGGTCTAACAAAGTTATTCCAAGATATTGACAAATGTACCTCTTCCTCTGAGCTATCAAGAAACAATGTATTTGGGGGAAATATTATGAATATAACGCAAGATATTAAAGATTTACAAGCAAATATCACGGATTCCCTTTCCAAAGGGGACCTCTTATTTGGAGCACAGCCACACAACCAGATTACAGAGCAAGTGACCGAGCGAAACAAAGAGTTAAAATCCAAGAAAGAAAAGTTATCGAAAGACATTGTTTCCAAAGAGGCGATCATCGAACGATCGGATCAAGATTTCAGAGATGTCAAACAAACGATATCCGAACCTGAACCAAAAAAAATACTTCGTTTTATAGAAGATTATAGTGTAGCTTTTTTATTGTTGTCCTACATTTTTATGCTTCTTTCTGGTATGTATTGGTATACGCTGGATGCAACGGTCCAGACAACCGCATGGATTCAGGCAATCATAGGAGGGGGTGTACTCTCTGCTTTCTTTTTTATGATACTGCTCCATATTAGTTAATGCTGTGTTTTTCTTCATGGAGGGTACGATCGTATTCTTCGATGTCCAGATCATCTTCAAACAATCGCATTTGTTTGAATGTTTTCCTATCCGATGGCTCACCACTTTTGTCACAGAGTCGTTTGTACAATTCGACTTGTGCCAGTTTCTTACCAACACCACCTCCAATCGACTCGTACCAGTTTTTATACACTCGATAAATATCCTTGATATTGGCTTCGTATCCACCACGCTTGATTTCACGAATACGAGAGTTCATAAACTTCGCCACGGAATCGAATGATTCTTGATACTTGTTCGATTCTTGGGTAACAACTGCAGGAATATGACCCAATCCATGAGGAAGATACTCTGTTTTATACGTATGAACCAGTCGAGACATAAATAGAGTTCGCCATTTTTTCATCTTCAAATCCAGTAGACTGTCACGAGGGTAAATATGGCTTTCAGGATGAATATCTTCTACCAAGGGTTCGACAAACTTCGATTCAAAGGGAACAGCACGAACACGGCGCCATGTACCTCGATCCATCGTATTAATCGCAGGGAATGCATTACACAACATGAAGATTTTGCCAGTAATCTTGAATTTGGTTTGATCTTCGAATAAACCACGAGCCTCGACATCATCCTCGCCTGTGAATTGTTTCATACGCGATGTATTTAGAGGCTCGCGATCATCTGGTTCGGCCATATAAATGAATCGCTTGTTACGAATCGCCATGATATCAGGATTAGCGGCACCCGACTCAGGTCGTTTTCGAGTCATAACGGTGGATTGCAAGGAAGTTGCATAGTCGCCCAACGCCATGGACATGAGATCCACCAACTTTGACTTACCGTTACCACCTACGCCAATCCACGTCTCGTATGTCTGTTCTTTGTTTGCACCTTCCAGGCAAGAGGAAAGTTTACGCCACATGTAGGCACGTAGATCAGGACGAGGGAAAACTTTGGTCATAAAGTCATCGATTTCCGCATGAATGGGTGCTTGTTCAGGGTCATTCGGATTGTATTCTACGTAATCGATTGGATCACAGTTTTTGGTGACGTATCGGCCTGCCATAAAGGTAATGAAATCGGTAGGCTCGGCATTACGAAAGTTGACGTAGTATTCTTGTGTTCCATCTGGTTTCGTGCGAATGGCGTGTAGATCAATGACACCGTTGTTAAACCCAATCAGGTATTCGTTGGAATTCAGTTTTTGAGTGAAGTCTTCTTCGTAAAACAGACCAATACAATCTTTCATAACGGAATCTTTGAATCCAGATTGATAGAGTGATTTCTCGACCTCAAACAGTTTTTTAAGACGACTGTTTTCCCAAGAGGTTTTCTGTTCGTCGTTCACGTTCATAATCCTCTCGCGAATTTTAGTACGTGTATCGGCAATCACCTGTGCGACTTCTGTTGTAAGTTTGCTCCGCAGTTCAATTCCTTGGGGCAGTTTCTTCCAATAGGTGCCTGTGAATTGGTACCAGTCTATTTTCTTAGAATCGACGGCGGCACAGTAGGTATTTTCGTACATTCTCTTCATGAGTCGTGCAAGATGCGTGTGTGTGGAATCTACCGTGCTTTCTACGAAGTTGATAAAGCTATCTTTCATGATTTCCTCGTATTTTTTAGGATTGTCATACATGGCCCACATGTGAAGAGAACGCGATGTAAAGGTACTATCGCTACGGGAGTGACCCCATCGGCGTTTCCAGTCACGAAGTAGAGCATGGACATTGTTTTCACTGGATTTTCCTGACTTATTGCTAAAGTCCATCCACACTTGAAACATTTCTTCAGACGCATCCATACTATTAAGGCACCATCCTACTTCCATCCAGGATTGATAGGAGGTAGCACGCTCTACAGAAAGACATTCAACGGCCAATCGTTTGACGACCATTTGTTTATCACGTTCCAATTGTTCATGAACGTTGTTACTGGCCGAAACGACCATGGGCATTTCGATAGGAGCAGCAGCCTCTTCGGATGGCAATTGGGATCGTTTGCCTGTACAGTACTCCAGTCGCTCTTGCCACTCCTCGCGGCTCTCTTCATGAAAGGTGATCGCGTGCGAAGGAAGATGGTAACGAATCGAAAGAAGTTCTACGAGTTGTCTGGAAGTATAGGTGGAGCCATCTTCTTCATAGAATGTTCCAGACTGTGGATTGTATACGTAGACGGATTGAAGAGAGTAGGCAGGGATATCGGGCTTGGATTCACCATAGAAGAACCATCCATTTTTCTTGACAATCGCTTCATCAAATACATCCTTGTCAAGGTTAATGTATCCCGTATCTTTAAAGCTTTCGGCCAGGTTGTTGTATTCGAGAGATCGATGGCGAAGAACTTGTTGATGTTCGGATGAAAGAATAAGGTCAGGGCATTGAATGTGAACACCGTCTTTGATGGAGCGATGGCTTGTATTTGATTTTTTATCTTCATAGGGTGCGGGACGAAGGGTTACAAAGAAGCGTAGGACTTTCGATTCATCCAGCTTGTAAAATTGGGTAATATTTTGTACATATTCTTCAATGAAGTGATGAATATGTGAAATTTCAAACTGCCTTTCCAAGGCATGTTCAGGAGAGTACTTGAAATCCAGGTCAATGAGAATAGGAGTCTGCAAATCACTTCGTCGCTGTTCGACCAGGTTGAGTGGGCGTCGATGATTGGTAAACAGATATTCATGTAAATGGTCAAGGAAAGTGGTATATTCTTCATCTTTAACATGGAATTTTCCTTTCATCGTTCCCATACCCGTAAAGGTACATAGTTCACCCTTTTCCGTAACACGATGGGAGTCAAGAAACAGCCCAAAAGGCGTTTCAAGGAAGTTATCAATAATTGGAGGCATGTTGGTTCGACTCCCCATTATCTTTTTGAAGAGGTCAATTTTTTAATCATCGAAAATCGGCACACATGTTGTATTCTGTGCATAAACAGTATATCATCGCATCCTCGCATCCTCGTCTTATCGTTTTATCGCCTTGTCCCTCACTCTGTTGTCCATGGAAGGGTAGAATGTATAGGAAGAGAACATCGACCAGTACACGTGTTTTGTAAAAAATTGATAGAAACGACTTCTGATATACATATAGGACGACTCCATGAAAGAAACAGACTTTTGCCCGACTTGCCGCTATTACTTATATCTTAAACAAGAAAAGGTAGATGATAAGGATATACTCCGACGTATATGTCGAAACTGTGGATATCAGGAAGAAGATAGAGAGGGTGGATTGATTTTGGAGATTGATTTAAAACAGAAAACTTCGGAAGGTTATAAGATCTTGCTGAATGAATTTACGAAACAAGATCCGACTCTTCCTCATGTCAATACCATCAAATGTCCAGAGCCAAGTTGTAAATCGAATGTAGATGGAGCAGAACGTGACGTCATTTACATCAAATATGATGCTGTTAATCTAAAATTCCTGTATATTTGTAATGTATGTGATACACAGTGGCGATCGAAGGCCTCCTAATCATCACGAAAGACGGCGTTCTTCATACGTTTGAACCATACGAAAAATGATCTGTTTTGCTTCCAGTACTTCGGCGGCCGTGGGAATGATAAAATCTTCGGATCCATCGGGTCCAGGATCCCATTTTTTACAAAACTGTTCTAATATTTCTTTTTCGATGAGACTCACGTCGTTGACGTGACACTGAAGAATCAAGTATATTTCAGATCCTTTTGTGTACTTATGCAGTCGTGTAATTCGAGTATCAGGACACTGAGAGGTTCGTCCTACCTTATAGATCGGACGGTTCAACGATTTGAATTCTCGTGTACGAACCAAATAAATATATCCATGTTTTTCATCGATCTGGTAGGTCAGTCCTTTCATGATGCGTCTGCGCTGACCTTGTTGTACCGCAACTACAATCTGTTTTGTATCCGTAGAGGCAACAGCAGACTCTATCGTTTCCTCCTCTGTATCACCGTCCGATTCCATACTCTTATTCCTCACAGTTAAAAAGTTGTTTTGTCTTTTCCACAGTGAAAAAGACAAAAAAACGTGGATACTCTCCTATGATGGAAAGCAGTGGGAAACTTGTATAGCATACAAGGAACGTGTACCCAGACTCGTTTTCTACCCGTTCGAGAAAAATGTAACTCCTTCCCGCCAAATAGAGTATAATACAGAATAGAAGTGATCCATAAAAGTATGAACTACTTTTCTATAACACCTACTTGGATTTTATGTTACATAATTTTATCAAAAATGCAACAACCTATGATATCCAGCATAAGCACTGGGGTCTTGACCTCATAACAAGTTATGAAATCATTCAATCTTTTTCCAAAAGAGGAAATGGGGAGATTGCTGTATATTTTCTTCTTTATGAATGTCCATCCCGTCAACGGACAGTGCGTCCTAATAGGATGGGTGCTTACGCACTAGACACTCTACAAAGCGGTACCCAAGAGAGGATACCCAGAAAACAAATCGTGGAGAGGATGTTTTTATGGGCCGTGTTTATTTTTATTTTGTTCTTCGTCCTTTTTATTTTTTATTTTGTTATTGGTCTTGGTCCTATTTTTATGTGCAGTCATAAAAATACTACACTTTTTTGGGGTTTCCAAAATGTAGCTGTATTCATTGGGGTGAATCAGAGTTCGGAAATTTGCTGTTCGAATACATACATTACAAAAACGGGTCAGGAGTTTCCTCCTATTTTCTATAGATAAACAGACCTTTAGGAGGAAGACCATCCAAGTGTCTTCCTCCTATTTCTACTAACAAAAAGATCTTTAAGCTCGTTTAGGGGAGAGCATGAAGAGCATTCCAAATGGCTCGGACCGGATCATAACGACAGTCGTCCAGGACAGCGCGCAGCCCCTGCTCGGGTGTCTCTGGCTGTATTCCTTTGGTTTGTAATACCTTTAGCACACTTGGACTCCATCCTGACAGCTGAAGCACACCTTCTTGATCCGCTTTGGCATGGAAATCGTTGTATTCTGCACGTAGATTCCAGATAACAATACGCGGTGGCTTCCATCCTTTACCTACACCCCATACTTCTTCTCCTGCTTGATGAAAGGCATCCTGGATGAGAGTCAGCTGCGTAGTCCATGTATCACTCGAACAATCAGAGGCCTCATCAAATCCCATATCCGTCAACACAATCAAATCCTCTGGCTCCTCTCCTACAGGAACACGATGCGCCTTCATTCGTTCAAGAATCGACATGCATGCTCCAAAGAAGTTCGTATTCATACCTTGTCCAAGTTGTCTTGAAATGGAATCTACCTTCTCTTTCAACGTAGTATAACCTGAAAACGAGTGCCATGTCGGCTGCGCGTCAAATGTAAGAATATGATCCTTAAAGCTATCATGGTTGACTTCGGAGATAAGAATACCAAGTGCAAGCGAAATCAGTTTGGGAAGACCACTCATGGATCCACTAAAATCGGACATAGGCACCGATCTACGAAGACCACCCAATTCCAATGTCTTTTCGAGAATCGATGTCCATTGACCTTGGTTGATCTCCAGCTCCTCCTTAGAGGATGTACGAGAAAGACAAGTCGCCACTAACTCATGAGGCATAATTACATGGGCGCCATGTGCCTTCTTCTTTCCATTCTTGAGATCTTCAATAAAAGCAAGGAAGTGTTCACGGCATTCATTGCGATCTTTATCCTCAGGATGTCGAAGCGTCTGCTCTTCCTTCTTCTCACCGTCCTTCTTCTCACCGTCCTTCTTCTCACCCCCCTTCTCCTCCCCTTCCTCCCCTTCCTCCTTTTTGACAGCTTTGGGAAGATTCAAAAAAGCCTTCTTATGAATCTTGAGACAACGACCAGGAACCGCCTCAGGAGAAATATGCGCCCACGTCTTACCACACATATTGATCTCAACCGTTTTCAATGCCTTGTTCATGGCACTCACATCCTTTCGATACATAACAATACGCTTGCGTTCCGACTTTTCAGTAGGATACAATGCATTGGCAAGGGTACGAGCTATACCACGATACGTTCCTGATCCCTCACGAGGAATCCACTTGGCAAGAAGTGACATCTTGTGTTTCTTGTCTTCTTCCATTTTCTTTTTATCCTCTGCAAACACAGACGTAACGATGGAAACTACCTCTGCCTCCAATGCAGGGACATGACGCATCATCTCCCACATATCTCTCCAGCAACCATATTCAGGAAGAAGAGGTAACAGCTTTGTAACGGTTTCTTTATCGTGGCGATAAAGGGATGAAAGAAATTGGTAAAATAGCTTACGTTCTCCCTTTCCACCACGAACATCGCGTGTTTGAAACGCCATAACAAACAAGTCTCGTTGATCCTCCAGAGTAGGATTCAAAAAAATCTCACGCACATGTTCATCGATCGTATGTTCACCCAGACCACGGACCAACATCGTGAACAGTGTCACAAGATAATTTCCTACTCCTTTTTCGGTATAGACATCGGCACCGTTTACACCCACCTTGGTTAACGCAGTAGGATTCGTCATTGCTTGCACAAATGCCATGTTGCCTTACTACATATAGATAATCATGACGCTTTAGGTTAACAAACAAAAGACTTAAACACATCTAACCTTATAAAGTAAGATGAAGACAGTATATTTCTTTATTCAGGGACAATTTGGAAACAACTTGTTTCAATATTTTGCGGCGGAAATCATTCGCAAGATTTTCAATTATGATGATGTTAAACCTACCTTTACCATGAATCTTGAATTTAATAATGTAATTGATGATCAAGCATTCAAGCAGATTATTCAAAAACACATGAACAACGAGTCATTGGAGATAGATAGACGTCGTGATATACTGATGTTAGGATATTTCCAGCGATCCGAAATGTTTACGTTGGAGCGTGACCTTGTTCGTGGACTGTTTCGAGCGGATAATATGAGTCATATTAGCAATCGAGTCCAAATTGGAAATATTGTACAATATAAGACGAAACATACGATTCAGCCCTCTGAAAAGGATCTTGTGTTGCATCTACGTTGTGGAGATTTTTGGGATCATGAAAAGAATAGGTCACAGATCTACGATCCTGCCTTTTTAAAGAATATCATTCGATCTATCGAGCATGACACCTTGTATATTGTATCCAATCCTGCCAATTTTGAGTGGGAAAAGCAATATTATGCCCAATTTGAGGAATGCAATCCTGTCTGGATCCAGGGAAACGTAGGTGATGATTTTGATTTTTTAATGAAGGCAAAGAAGATCATTACATCTGCATCCACCCTATCTTGGATGGCAGCCTATTTAGGAGATGCGGCAGAAGTACATATTCCCTACAATACGTATTATGGTGGTAGTCAAGGATGCGAACAGAGTTTGGCAGGCTTTAACGATCGCTGTACAGTATATGATAACGTAGAATACTGGGTGCCTACGATCGAGTAACAAACGTTTTTAAATCGTTCATGATTCTATAAGGACAAGAACTAAAACTGGTAATACTTTCATTGCCTGTTATAAAATAAATCCAAGGTTTTGACCTTTCTTTGTATCGTTTCATAAACTCACATAAGTTCGTACCAGGAATGTTCAACCATTGTTCAAACAACGATAACAATCGAGGGGGGAGTTTCGAGTGATAATCAATGTATAAAAATGCTAAAAACAAGTACATGTCTCTACCTTCTTTGGGACATGGATCGGAGCTGGAGTATACCGTACTGAGAGAGATGTTCGAAACATGTGTCTCCGTCGATCCCAAGCAAGAAAATCCAAAATCAATAAAGGTAAGAGATCGTTTGGAATCAATCTCCAATCGTTCGTTTTGAATCAGTAGTATTTTTCGAATTGGTATATCGTGTTCTACAATCAAAAAATTACTTGGTTTTAAATCACGATGGTTAATTCCTAAGGTAGACTGTAAATGCCAAACCATCGCACAAAGTTGCAATAAGCAATCGATAATCGTACTTGCTAATTGATTGGAAGAGATGGATGCTATATAATGGTCTAATGTAACTGCCTCCTGTATTTGTTGCATAGCAAAACAAACCGATCCATCTTGTAGTTTAAATATGCATACAGGTTTAGGAGCCCCTGTCGGAAATCCAATAGATTGTAAGCTATCGCTTACCAACTTCTGAATACACGCTTCGTGTAATAAAGATTGTCCTGGAAAAATAGGACACTTAATATATACACTTTCCGATTTTGTAGGGGTTGTGTATGTACCAATATCAATCTGTCCAAATGTACCTGACGAAACGGTTCCTAACGATACCAATTTTTTACCATCTGTATCGATATAGGTGGATCGATTCGTAGTAGAGGACGGATCCATGACTTGAATAGAAGACACCCATGCTGCGTTTTTTAAACAGCCCTGTTGAGGGATTCCCAAGGGATCCAAATCCATCCAGGCGTTGCATTTCCTATTCTCAAAACACATATCGCGAACTATTTATTCGATAGAAATTTGTCCAATTTGTTTTATCAAATCTCGAAATCCTTTGGATGATTTGTATTTATCTGGTTCTGCTAATAAATACGCAGTAATCTCACGTGGATGCTCATACGCAACAATAGGCAATCCCGCAAAATAAGTAGAAATTTCAGGTGGCACTTGTTTGGTGTGATATTGTTCGATTACATGATAAAAACAAATATCTACCTCGCTCACCTTTGGATGTGTTATATCTTTGAAGACAGGAATGGGAACCCATGTATCGTTGAATACCCAGTGGGGAGAATCAATCGTATCTGGATTGAAACGACGATACTCCTCTAACTTGGAGGGAAGAGCCGTCGTACATGGCTTCCACCCCAATGATTCAAATATAATACGCCATAATGCCTGATACTTGCGCTGATGAATGTGCCATAATTCATGTTTCAGTGTGTGTAAAGAAGATGCTTGTGAAAGATCCGCAAAACAGATCACATCACCAGGACGAGTATGGGGCATACCATCTTCTGCAGACGGCATCAAGGATACAATATACACCGTCTGTAAATCTGCTACTAACCTTTTTGGTATATACTGTATTACATTCTCCAAATACGCTAAGGTTGTATCATAATCATACATAGAAAAGGAATTGGGCCGATAGTTTACCTTTCCTCTTGATTTTGCATTGGGAGGATGATCATAACATTCTTCCAAATAAAAATCCTCTTTTTCCGATTCGTGTAACAATCGGTCTGCTTCTGCTTTACCGAATACCAAATGAAACCTCAACGTTTGTGAATCTTTTGATGATCTTCCTCCCATACTATCTCTTGTATTCTATTTTTTATATACTACAATATACTAAAAAAATAGAATACAAGTCGGACAGGATTCATTCTTATTTGTTTTTTTTATCCGTTACAGCCTTTGTTACCTTTGCAGCCGTTGCAGCCGTTGCATTCGCCTTTGCTCTTTCTTTTTTCTTAATCGTGTCTACCAAATAGGAATCAAGTAGAAATCCGCTAAGTGTAGTTTGTTTGCTTGGTTTAGGAATCATTTTATGTGCAGCAGATTCCTTTGGCTGTACGAGTTCCTTTGATGGAGCGGATTTCTTAGGTTCGGTAGATTTTGTAGAGGATGGAATGGATATCTTTCCACCAAACATGTTGATGAAAGCCGACTGACGACTTGACGAATCCAATCTTTTCAAACAATCTGAAAACAGCAGCTCGGCCGCCTTTGCCTCTCGAATGGCCAGGTATTGATCTATATCCTCCATTGCAGAGGGACATGATCGAACCATGTCTACCTTGAAATTGGGAATCTGTTCCAAAAGTAGCCCAAACGCCTGGGAAATCGGATTCTGAAGTTGATGTTCAATGTAGTGTCGATAATCAGGTTGGAGACCATTCTCTTTAATAAACTGTGGCGTTTCAATGCGGTCACCTTGTAGCTTGGATACTTCTTGGCCTGCTTTTGGGCGGATATACACGTACGCAATTCGATCCCCTGCCGCAGGAGCATTTCCTGGATCACGTGCCGCAATACGATCCGCCAATACCTTATGTGCAATACGAGATGGATCGGCATAATCGGCGCGAAGGGATTTGGAAATCATCAGTTGTCCCATACTCACCTTTCCTTCAATCAATTCCATGCATTTATCCTTTACAAAATGATAGGCTCCCGCAACGTCTCTTGCATTCAACAACATCTTCATTGCACCTCCAAAGATGGTCTTCACGATCGGCGCATTATCACGACGTTTGAGAGCAATGCCCATGTACTTGTGTACATAATCGTCTGCATTATTTTCATACATGTTTCCTGCATATCGCTTCTTTGAAAACATCAGAAGCGGATCGAACGCCTTATCAAACTCAAAATCATGCGGAGGTTTCAATGATTTCGTGATAAAGTGACCCGCTTCATCTGTGATATCAATCGTGGCTTGACGCGCTTCTCTTCCCGTCAATCGTTCGCCTGTTTCTGGATTCTTCACGTTAAACTCGACAAAGAGAGAGTCGGTATTGTGTACAATCAGTGCACCAGGTCCCACGCCAAAGTGATGGTTTTCTGTTTCCAAATCATATACATAGGCATCACCAGGATGTGATAGTTCTCTTATCTTCTTGATGGCGTGTGGATTCTTGCGCTGGGCACGCATGGTCATAGTATATCGAAATGTATTTTCCTTTGTATCTCGTTCGTTAATGGATACAAAATACCCAAGACGTCTTGCAATAATATACATTCCAGCACCTATTTCTTTTCCTTTTTGATCGAACCGAACATACCCATGATCATCTTTGTCACCATCCCCTGAGTAAAATCCATCCCAAAATGCCTGAATAACGGATTTTGGTGCATATAGTATATTATCTGGAATCTTCTTTTCACGGTGTTGATTATAGAACATTTGTCTATACCTCTTAGCAGGAGTTACTATATCGCCTACAGGTACTAATTTATAAACACCAGAACTTTCGATTGTATTAAGAATTTTAGTCTCAAATGGGCATTTTATCTGCGCAGTAACAAGAAGCCCTATATCTGATTTGTTGATTGCCCATGTTGCTTTTCTGCCAGAATTACATTCATATACATCGGATGAACCATCTGCTACAAATAGACCCATAACAAATGCTTCGTCCTCTGAAATAGAACATAGTATTGGAGAATTGTCAAATTGAATATACAGATCATCATTGTGAAGTAATTCGGTTCCAAGTTTTACATCTGATGGCTTTACTTCGTCTCCATTCGATAACACAAGACTGTGATCCTCTGTTACATCCACGACACCTCTATGTGTATTGATTCTGAATAGTTTTTTATCTTTATGAAGACTATGACGAATTACTTTTTTGATTTTTGTAAACCCCTTTTCAGTCCATACGCTACTATTATGAGCTTCTGTATTTATGTACTGCTTGGTATCATGATACATATCCCACGAATCATTAGAATAAAGTTCATCGATTCTCTTACTGTACAACTTACCAGTCGTATCATCTCGTAGAAGTAAAGGAGTATCACCTGTTACAGAATCACCATATACTACTTTTGCCATACAACGAGTCGATACACGCGGATCATTTGCCTCGGGTCCATAGAACTTCTCGATCGCAGCTTTGGCGAACAGAATTTGTTTGCGACCATAGGAAGTAACGGAAGCTGCCAAGGCTTGAAGACGAATCTTGAATGTACTGGACCCCAACTGTCCATAGAGAGAATTGCCTGTCAGCTTATAGGCCAATTGTTCCGCATCCAACAAGGCATACTTCTCAGGATCTTTTTCGGCTTTCATCTGTTTCTTCTTGGCCTCACGTGCACTCAGAAGCCATGTAGTAATCTGTGGCAACGTTGACTTTGATCCATCCAATGGTTGGGCATAACGACACACACGACGGCCACATTTGATCTTACGAGGATGCTTTCGAGTATCTGCAGGATCGGGGCGCCAGATGTCGAAATCGATATCCGTAAAGGCGTAGCCTTCACAATCCGCATAGACATCGGATCCCCAATTGTTAGAAATCAGGGTACCGTCGTCTTTATAGTCTTTTACCCAAAGTAAGGAATCGTGACTGATATTTTCACTGACGATCGTCGAAGGATACAGAGAAGCAAAGTCACACACGCCAATGGGACTATTGGAATAAAAGCCTGGCTGCGGATCGAGAACAATGGCTCCTTCATAGGAATCGTCTGCGTCTCCTTTGGAGGTAGGAAGAACAGGAATGAGGATGTTTCGTTCACGACATTGTTTGAAGATAAGAGATTCAATCTTGATGCCTTGGCCCCTCGTAAAGATATAACTGACAGGCACAGAGCATACATTCGCCATGGACATGGAATTGTTAAATGTTTCCAGTTTTTTATATAGATCAATCACCAGATCACAATCTTGCAAGCAGTATTTTCCAACAATTGCGCGTCCTTCGGATCCTTCGCGATGAAGACGGAAAATGTCTTGAGGGCTAACATCATCTTTCACGACAACCCATTTCGTAGCATCTTCCATTTCCAATAGAGCATCTTCATCCAGTAATCCTACAATATGAAGAGTGGATCCTTCTACACGATGGACAATCAGTTTGGAGCTTACTGATTCTCCTGTGTCGTCCAACAAGGTAATGGCACGTCCTGGTCTCACATCTTTAATCGCACCCGATACACCCAAGATAAGAGTATGTGTGTCTGCGTCATATCGTTGAGACGTAAGCTTACCAGACATGAAATGTTTGGTGACTTCATCCAATTTGTAAGAAGGAAGAACATTGTTGCGTTTGATATAATGGAACAAGTCAACTTGAAGACGTCCGTGAGTGGACCAAATGTACATCAAATTATCGCCCATGGCAGACGAGCTCAAGAACTTTTCTTCTAATTTGAGTTCGCTGCCCAAGGAGAATAGACGAGTGAATGGATGAATAGACGAGTTAGGAGAGAGAATGCCCAATTCTTCGGCACGATGCCATATATAGGCTTCATCAAAACCAAATACGTTGTAACCAATCAGAATATCTGGATTTCTTTGGACCATCCATTCAAACCACCCAAGAATCATTGCCTTTTCATTACTATAGGAATGAATCACGATACCAGGAATGGGTGCACAATCTGGAAAGACAAACAAGTGACGTTCTGTAGTATCCACGGTACCTCGTGTCAACGTCGTACCAATTTGTATCGCAGGATCGCCTACCAAATGAACCAGCTGTTTCAGTGTTTTTTGTAGGTAGTTTTCCAGCTGTTCTATTCTGGATTCCTCCTCCTCTCCGCGTTTGTCCAACAATTGTTTTACTATCGTTTGATTATCCGACTTGAATAGTGTATCACGGATCGTCTCCAAAGGACGTTTTAGTTGACAGTATATGGGCGTCATACCTCGAGGAAGGGTATCCACAGGAACCTGGCTTATAGATAGACTGTTGATAAGTAGATCGGCAGCATGAGAGCTGTTTTCTGCGAGTTGAATCAGTTCTTTGGCTGTTTTTTTCCAGGTTCGTTTGGCAAGAGGAAAATCGCCCGTCATGGAGAAACACTCAATATCCCAAGAGGCGGTCAAGAAAGGAGCGGATACACGAGGTCCCTGTGTAGGAACAACCTCTTCATAATCGCATTCGATTACCAAGGTACCTTCCTCTTCTACAGGGGAACTGCGTAGAATCCGAATCCATCCACAGGGCTGAATGTTTTGGGTATGGAGAAATCGAAGCATGGGATCGATATTGGCTTCAAACACTTCTACTGTTTTACCACGCAGGGGTGCATCCAATGTCCTCTTGGTCATAGGTCGAAGCAATTCATCTAAGAACAAGCTTTTCATGGTACGAAACAGACTAAGGGAGGGGACATCGATTTGTAGAAACGGAAAGAAGGTTTGGGCAGTGAACCCATAGAAGATTTTCTTCATGACTCTTTTTATCGTAACTTCACCCATAGGAATTCCTTGTGCATTGATATATTGTTTGATAGAGTCTGCTGCTTGTGATGTTTTTTCTTCAGGAAGACGAATGTACAGTGTAGGGCGGAATCCAGTTACATCACATCGAACAGGTTGTCCACTCTCGGTTGTACCAAACAAGTGAATGATACATTCGCGACGTTTCGACTGATACGCTGCAGCTGCAACCTTACGTTTGCTTCTCTTTTTGAATTGCACCTCCTCGTCACTATCCTCTGAGTTAGATTCAAAAGCAAGTTCGCGTACGTTGTCTTCTTCGGACTCAATTCGCATATCACGCGATTGAATATCCAACAAATGGAAGATAATGTCAGAATCAGTAGCAGACATGATATTGTTAACTACTGATCATGATAAAAAAGGATATCAATTTTTACTCATTCATAATGTACGCTTTTTGGTGCCACGACGTTTTGTATCACGCCGTTTCGTATCACGACGTTTGCTACTACTGCGTTTTGTAACACGTCGTTTGCTACTACTGCGTTTTGCACCATGATGATTGTTCTTCATGACATATGCAGCGGTTGCTAATAAAGCCGCAGCAGGCGCCATGGTATAGGTGGTTCTGGACATGGCTTCTAATAAACTTCCTCCGCGTCCTCCGCCACCTACCTTTTCATTGGGTGATAATTGATTGGAAATAGACTCTATGTCTTCGCTTGGACTCGGAGGAGAGGTTGGAGACATGGGTGCGATCAGCGATTCAAGAACTTCTGCCTGCTCTTGCATTTCTTTGCTGGGTACATTACGATTCTTTTTATTGAAAGACATAGCTTGGCTAGGAGCCATGGAATTCTTTATGCTTTGATTTCCTGTAGAGGGAGCTGTTCCCGCCTTGTTTAATTCTTGTAACGAAAGAGAGTTTAGACGTGTCGAATTGGCTATATTCGTAGAGACATTTACAACTTCTTTGTCGACTATGTTTTGAACGAATTCTTCAGGTGCATTGTTTCGATTCAATTTGTTACCGTTCACGGACTTGTTACCGTTCACAGACTTGTTTAATCCTGCTTCTTCTGCCAATGTTCCAGATTCCTCCATAATGGTTTGCATGCGTTTTGTATCACGAACGGGTTCGATATCCGTTACCTTTTCACCCTTTTGGTTAACTAAAAGGATACTGGGATAGCCCTGTACCTGAAGGGGGCTTGCATTTCTATTCACATTTGCCTTGATATACTGATTGACACTCGGTAACATAGTCTCGTTAATTTTTGCGGCGGATACGGTATTATTAGGAGACTTGGCAGCAGCATCAAAATGGGGCTTCATGGTGTGACAATGTCCGCACCAGTCAGCGTATACCATAATGATGGTAAGCGGTTTCTTTCCAAGTAACTTTTTCAAGGAAGGTAAATCCTTTTTGGAGCGCACGTCCAGAGGAACACGGATCTTACCGCTGATAGACTTTCTACCTCTCCGAACCGTTTTACGCGAGGGTGCGTTTTTTGATTTTTTAGTGGGCATTCTATTTTTGTCCTCTTTTATTTTTTGGACAAAGGATGGATACAATATTTTGACCATTGTTTATAGAAGTCAACGATGACACCGATCGTCACCCTTTTTGTAATACTAATCATTTTGTATTTGGTAGCATACTTTATCGGTCGGAAGTACTTAGAAACATTTGAAAACAAAGATTATCCCAAGCCAAGGTTTAACGACGATGGAACTCCAGAGACATTAATGAATAGTACTCTGTATCCAGCTGAAAAACCATATACACTGGATCCCATTGATAATATAGACGATTATGATATTTCTGCTGTTTTTCAAAATCAAGGGTCAAAAGTTGCATCTCGAAAGCAACTGAGTGATGCTATGACCCGGTATCCTTTAGATTGGTCCGTTCAGCCACCCAATTCACAGTTCTTCCAGGAAAATCAGGCGCAATTCGAAAAACAAAAGGCAGAAGAGGCAAATAATCCACCTGTTACCTCTTTTTACAAGGAGATAGATGGATCTTCGATGGTACCTCCCAATACAGAAGCGATAGACGAAGAGGAGAAAAAGATATTACAAACCTATCAACCTGAATCCAGTAAGGGGTTATTAGAATATTCCGTGGATGATGTCAAAGCGTTATTGGAGAAGGTGTATTCGAGAAAAGGTCTTATTCCTGTGATTGAAAAGTCCAAACAGGGAAACAATGTTTGGGAAATCACGGAAGTAAAGGAGAAGAATCCCAAGATTGTTTGGGCCGATGAACAGGAAAAGGAAATTCAACGCGAAGCAATGACACAACGTGGCGAGGAAGTGATCGAAGTCCCGTATACTGCAACTGACTTAGCAGCAGGATTGGACCCATTTTTCCAAGCGAGAAATTCCGTGCGGGATGGAAAGTATGACTACACCCAATGGACTCCAGGTCTGCAGAGAATGTTTGCTCCCACCTATCCAATTAAGAACTGGTATTAAGTACAGCACCCCAGGTGATTCGCAAAACAGAGTAGTATCCTACTTCATCATTGCCCATCCATAGTCCCGTCGAAACAACATCCAACCTCGATAGATTATCCAAAGGTATTTTCAGAGGTGTAGAACATACGAAGCGTTCCATCTTCACTCTTATACATACCATACGCTTCTGCCATCGTAAGCGAAGAGGTTGGGAGTGTATTTCCAATAAATAAGTACATTGCCTTTTCAGGTGTTAATTTAATCTGTTTCCGAATCATATACATGAAACTACCAATCGTTAGTTCAGAGGGTACGAGGTACTTATGTTTCGAAATGTCAGGAACATCGGCGGATGCATCCTTTAGTCGAAACACAAACACGGGGATTCTTCCTGGATATTTTCGATTGATACGTTCTAAATCTTCTTTGGTAAACACGATGTTTTCCATGATGCCTATTATAGGCACATACTCTTTAGATCAACGGATTCAGATCTACACAATATAAAACATGATTCGTATACATATGTAGGGATCATGTTTTACATAGATAATCGAGAGAATGATTTGATAAAGATTATAGAGGGAAAAGAAACAAAGGAGGAGATGCATGTTATGCAGCTTCTTGTCGGAGATATTTGGATTGGAGTACAGGGAGAAGGGGAAGATCGAAAGATAGCAGAAGGTGGATTGGTTGTCGAGCGAAAGTCGATTCGTGATTGGGAGGCATCGATTTTGGACGGTCGGTACAGAGAGCAACGTGGTCGAATTCTATCGTTTTGTCATGAGAACAAAACACAACCCATGTACATTCTCGAAGGTTCACTCGAATCAGGAACAGGTAGACTTCAAAAAAAGGCGATCATGAAGTTTATCAATCGCCTTATTTTTCATTATCAGATTCCTGTTATGCAAACCCAGTCTATTTTTGAGACGGCTGAATTGGTAGAAGCGTTGATAGAACAATGGAAGGATGATCCGAAAAATCTTCAACGTACTACGGAACTGGTGAAAGTAACAGACGGTATTCATATTCAAAAGAAGGTAAATGCAGGAGACTCCACACAGTTTGCGATTACGTGTTTGGCACAATGTCCAGGTGTTTCGGTGAAAATGGCAGAGGCAATTTTGAATGAGTTAGGAAGTTTGAAGGCAGTTATGGAAGCGCCTGTCAAGAGTATAGAACAAATCAAGGTAGGGAATCGGAAAGTAGGACCAGTCGTAGCCAAACGATTAAGCGAAATCATGTGTCCTGTACCTGATCCCGTATCGGATCCAGTCTACGCCCCGTCTACATAACTTTTCATGATGACAATCTCCTTTTCCTGTGTTTGAATAATTTGGTCGAGTAGATGTTGAATTTGATTGGGTTTTTTCTCCAACCGTTTACTCATCATGACGGCCATGGAATGATGAGGAATCATACCCTTTAAAAACTGTATCTCGGACACAAAGAGTTGGGTACGAATAAGGGCAAAAAAGACAAGAACAATCATAAGTCCACCTATGGCTTTATGTATGTTAAAGGTAAAGAATCCCATAAAGAAAAACATCCAGCCAATCATAAGACCGGTCATGTAAAAATCATTCAAGCTGAATCGTGCGTCGTCCCACGTATCGATCCAATTGTTCATGGTCGAAGCATACCCTGCAAAGAACATGCATATCACCATAAACATGACATTGTGTTCGTTGATGATCATTCTCTCTACCCTTCTTTCCTATTATTGTTTCTTTATGGATAGAGGAAGTTACTTCCATAGTTCACGAAAGTTCCCTTGCGATCCATGATAGACTAAGAAGGCAGATAAGCCAAACAGTGTATCTATCAATAGTACAATCCATGACATGGGGTTACGATGAATGGCCATCCACGCAAAACAGAACCATAACAACATATGAACAGGGCGTAGATTCTTCCACCATATTTTATCACCCAAGACTTCCACACCTGTATCTCTTTCTCCTATAAATATAATATAAAACCAGCCAATCACGGGAATCAATGCGACAAACCCCAGGAACATAAGAAACCATCCTGTGGCATATGCACTAACCACCGTTAACGCAAGACGAGAACCAATGCATCCAAATATAAAAAGTAAGAATCGTGTCTGAATGTTATTGAGCATACGATACGCTATCTATTAAAGTAGTCAGGAAGTGATTTTGGATAAACAACAGCATTTTGCGGATGGTTCATGTTTTGAAGAAAGGAGGTAGGCGGTACATATTCTGCGGCAGAGGGACGAGGTGGCCCAGCGGTGGGTGACATCATAGAAGAGGACCTGTTTAGAACGTTCTGAATCGCATAAGGAGAGGGTTTGTGGGCAGATGCAGAAGCAGAAGCAGATGCAGAAGCAGAAGCAGGACCGGATCGGCTTTGCAAGGAGCCTGGTGTTTGTAGAACCTGTTTTCGATGTGATTTTCGGGAACCAATTAAACGAGCCGCCTCTTTTTCTTTTTGTTCCAACTCTGCCTTGGTTTTCTCTGCGGATTCCATCATGGCATGCATAATAGGGGATTGTTCCATCATATATGATTTTTCATGATGTAGCCATGATATGTATATCATATTAGGGGGTGTGTATCGAACTTCATATGCAGCATGTCGAAGCTGATAGATGAGATACACGACACAATCTTCCAGGTCAATTTTGGGTAGTCCAAAGATAAAGGGTGGAACGGTATATAATAGGAAACACTGTGAATTGGGCAATCGACTTATCACGCGAATCCGATTATAGATTTGGTCTAAGATTTTATTGTAGGCACGAAGCTTGGCGGCATCTTTTGTTTTTCGCTTGTCATATAATTCCGAGGGTGGTAACTGGGGAGTACGTTCCTCCATTGCTGTACTATTCAGAGTAATTACATGATCGTACTAAACGCTTTGAGAACATAAAGATACATAAGTGTATGAAAGGAGATATGCTACCCTACCGAATTTATTTATCAGGTGGTGGAATGTGTGCTATAGCACACGTAGGTGCATTGATTGAATTAAACAATCATATTCCAATCAAGCTCATAAAAGAATGGATGGGTGTTTCAGCGGGGTCCTTGGTGGCGATGTGTTTGTGTATTGGGTATACATTACAAGAATTGGAGGATATATCGGTTCGTTTTGATTTTACAAACGTGAAAGACTACGATTCGGTTCCGGGATGGATCTTACATTTTGGTTTGGACACAGGAGAAAGGCTGATGAAGCTCGTACAAGCATGTCTTCACATTAAAGGGTTGCCTTCCAACTTTACCTTTCAAGAGTGTCAAGAACGTTTTGGAAAGTCATTACGAATTGTAGCGGCAGATTTAAACGAAGCAAAATCGGTCACCTTTTCGCCGATCGATACACCGACGTATACGATTGCGGATGCGGTACGGGCATCGATGGGGTATCCGTATTATTTTCAACCCCATGTATGCCCTGTGACGGGTCATTTATTGGTGGACGGCGGTGTGATTAGTAATTATCCATTGTTTGTTGTTCCGAAGGAGGAACATAGCAGTACGTTAAGTATTTTAATTCGGACCTGTGTGGAAAAAAAGGAGGACTTAGCGGATGCTGAAATAGAGACATTGATTGCGAGACCGTTACAAATGGTATTCATTGAAAAAACAAACATCGAGGCGAAATTCTACGATGCGAGATGTATTCAAATCATGTTAGGGGACCTGAATATTTTAGAGTTTGCTTTTGATGAGGAAACAAAACATTTCATCATCAATAAGGGAAAGGAAGCGGTTCAGCATTATTTTAAGAATACACCCCAACCAAAAAGAAGGCATTCTATATCTTAAATGGTACTGTTCAGAAAGTTAATAATTCCTTGACTGGTTCGTTCACCCGGATACTCCGTGGTTGTACCACTGTCCACGATTAGCACCGTGGGATATCCTCGAACCTTATAGCCAGACAGTTCGGCCTTGTCTTTGTCGGCATCCAATATTTTTACGGTGGCTTTGCTCCCATCAGAAAGAGTAATGGGAGAGGCTGCCAATAATTTATTAAATTCGGGAGCGGCCGTTTTGCAGTGACCGCACCATTCTGCTTTGCAGATGACGACAGACTTCGAACCACCTACAAATCCCTCATACGAGGATCGATTCAAAATATACAGGACCACGAGGGCGACCAATAATAAACCAATGACGGTAATAGGTTTCATTGCTATGTAATTGATTTATTTTATTTTTACAAAAATGGATCTAAAGTATAGCGACGATATACATATAGAATGTTCTGGAGTCCTGTCATAGATACAATAGAAGAATGGAAACCAAGGGGGGGCTGGAACAGCACCTTTTCGGAACAAGACAAAATACAACTTACCAATCTCTTCTTCTTCTTTAAAAACAAGAAGGGATGTACCGATCGTAATGCAGAAATCATGTCACATATGGTCATATTTAAACAAAAGTATAGAGGATTAATGTATTCCGAAGAACAAGAGGAACAATTGCGTGAAGCACTTCAACCAGTTGTTTCCTCTTAATCACTTGGAAGCAACATTAAACCGAGCATAGTAAAAAAGAATAAAACCGTCGTACACAAAATACCTGAAATGGTCAATGCACCCGAAGATTGAACAAAGGTAACATAACTTCCAAATACTTTTTGAAGAATCAAGGATGTTTCTGGATTCGCAAAAAGGAAGAATACCAATGCACTATACAGACTGTATTTTATCTTCAGTAAAATTCGATTATACGTTAGTACATTCGAAGAAGACGATTTTGGATTGTCCGAGCCCATTCTACATGGACATTCGATCTTTATATGCAATCAGAATACTCAATGCAAGTTCTGCGTCATTGCAATAAACATATTCTTTTAGTTCCACAAGATTCTCGAGATACAGTTCCGTTTCGGTATGTTTCGTAGAAAAGTATGTATCAGGCAGAGTTTCAATCGGAATGGTTGTATCTTCCACATCTACTTTCGTAAAATCAATGGTATGAGCATGTGTGGGCAAAGCATCACGTGTTTGACTACCTTTTGTGACGATTACATACAAACATTCGGGGCGAAAAAAATCAGTGACGGCAATATGGGCTTGTTCTGTGAGTTTGGGATGGTCCGAATCAAGAAACGTTTCTTTGGACGGAATGGTTATATTTCCACCCACGGTACATAGTTGTATGTAGGGAAACGATTCAGGATCTTTGAATGCAGTAGGCGTGGCAGAGGGAGACAGGAGAGTGGTGAGACGAACGTTGGGCAGTTTTATAATTTGTTCTTTAAATGCATTTTTCTCTTCGTCTGGCATGGCCGTCGCATAGGCGTCTGTTTGTTTCAGTAGATGATTTACATAGGAAAGAAGAGTAGAAGGAATATTGTCTATGCGGTAGACACCATAGGTGGGTAGTCCACCTTCACTTGATTCGGAGGGATGAATCTGTTGACATAGATGCAAGAGTAGTAGTACACTGGGAATAATGTTACGATTCTTTGTAGTACGATTCCATTCGCGCACTGTCTCGTCGATAAATCCATAGACGGGATCAAACGTGCCTTTGAAATAAGTAAACAAGGGCTGCATGGCAACATTCCATTTTCGGTCGATTATCTTGTTTGCTCCACCTTTCTGTTCAGGTGCAAGTGCAAGTGCAGGTTCATTTTCGGCGAATGGATTTGACCCAAGTTGGTTCTCCAGCTTTTTTATAGTAGATGCATTGATGTTCGACAATCCAGCCTTATTTTTAGGTAACGAAGTATCCAGATATTTTTTAGCTTGCAGAATGTCTAATAATACTTTCAGTCTTTCTTTCAAGGAGTCATGTAAAGTATCATCCTGAATATAAGTCGCCATACGTACAGCTTCCTCCAATGCATTAGCAGATGCAGCTGCTTTTCCCACGTTGATTCGTTGGAAATAGTTGAGCGGGGATCCAAGGGGTTCTATTTTTTTATCCTGCTCGATCTTATGAATTCGATCGACGAAATCTGCAACTCGTAATTGGTCTAACTTTTGAATCACAGTTGCCCATTCTCGAGATACGTCTCGAGGAACCTTGTCTGGATGAAGAAGATACCATGATAGTTCCAGAATAAGTTGAGCGATCCTTTCTTTCGAAAGGGAACGAATAAACTCCAAATTCTTTGTATTGGTTGGCGTTGTGGATTTCAGGGAAGAACCTTCCAACTCTTGGATAATATCTTGAAGGTTTAGCAACACTCGTTGAAAGGATGCATTTTTTAATAACGAACTACTAAACTCGTTGCTTTGAATCAATTGTTTGGATCGTTTTTTCAAGATATCGATGAGTTCCTGTTTGTCTTCGTTGTTATCGAATGAATACGTTCGTGTACCGTTGCTATAATACATATATTTTCGAAGTAAGTCTTCAATCCTACGTTTTTTCTGATCATTGTTCGTAGGTTGTGTAAATGTCTTTAAAAACTGATTGCGGCTACCATATGCCAAATCAATCGGCTTATCCGATCCTAAATAATACCGATCACCTCCCACATCAATAAATAAGGATAGATTACTGGATGTAGACATGCCCTATGAAATGTAGTAGAAAATAATAATGAATATCCTACACTCTGTAAAAATTGATAGTACTAAAAGGATCTAAAACAAGATAGAATATAGTATTATAATATGAATACTGTTGTTCAATCTGGAAATACAAAGATCTTTAATCCATGGAATCCAAAGAATCGGGAGCTCACTCCTTCGGATGCAATCCCGATTCTCAAACGTTATGGTTGGAAAGGCAGAATTAAAACCTTCAAGTTGTTTGCACAGGCGTGTTGTCACAAATCGTATGTGGATCGTCCTGAAATTTGGCAAGAACAGGCTGAATATGGAGAGGAAATTCTGATTGCTCCGCGACCAGAGGATTGTCTTCCGTTGCGGAAGTGTGATAATGAGGAAATGGAATATCTGGGAGATCGAGTTCTTGGGTTAGTCATTGCATCGTATGTTTCCAAGCGTTATCCAGGACAGGGAGAAGGCTTTCTGACTCGAATTTTGTCGCGTATTGTAAACAATATTCAGCTTGGTAAATTGGCGAAGGAGATTGGTATGGGAGAATGGATTATTTTGAGCAGGCACATGGAAGAGGTATGTGATGGTCGAAATAATCTTCGTATTCTGGGCTCCATGTTCGAAGCATGGGTGGGTGCATTGTATTTACAGGAAGAGGATGCGGGCCGCGGTCTTCAGCAATGTCATGATTTCCTGATTCGAATTATTGAAAAGCATATTGATTTTGTTCAAATCATCATCGAAGATACCAACTACAAGGATCAGCTTCTTCGTAAATTCCAGAGCCTGTATCATGTTCCGCCGAGATACAAAGAGATTGCGGTTGTGGGTCCACCCCATGATCGTATCTTTACAATGGGTGTATTGGATCCAACGGACAAGATTCTGACGACGGCGACAGCGAGAAACAAGAAGGTGGCTGAACAGGAGGCCTCGAGAATGGCGTTGGAGCTTTTGGAGCCATCGATTAAACCTGCGGCAAGTGCAACAAATGAAGTAAATAGTGAATCGGAAGCAGAGGTTGTACCCGTCGTAGCAGCCGTAGCAGTAACAGCAGCATCAGTAACAGCAGCATCAGCATCCACTGTACCTCCACATTCCGAACGGCCTGCTCCGTCTCGTTCGCATCGTAAAGGACCCGTTGTTCAAAAACGTCCTAAAGTTCAATTACACAAGATGGATGAATAGACAACGTTACGAAGTATGTATTTTTTGTAATTCGATATCCTGATGTAATTCATGAATGATACGAGTACCGGTTTGTTCATAGAACGCAGGAACAATAGCATGAACCAACAAACAGACACCACCATATAGCATTTTACCTCCAAGGAAAGAGGCTCGGCACAAATGTTGAAAATAGGTCATGCCTTGTTCTTTAGGATGTTTCAAAAAGAGATCGTGACAGTTCATAAAGGATATTTAGTATAGGCTGAGAAAGAATATAGAACTTTTATATTGCATTGGTAGAATGGATGCAAGTCAGATTACCAAGCTCCTGCAAAAGCAGAATACGAGGTACATCAATCGATGTCAGACAACGGATTCCAGTACGTTAACCTGGAAAAATCAAATACAGTCTTCCAAGTATATCAAGGGTGTACAAACATGTGAAGGTCAGCAAAATACCAATGTTCCGACAAACCCAGCGTGTTCTGTTGGAGACGGTGTATGCTCCTTTGGAGGCTCGGGTCGTACCACTGCTATTCAGACGGGCAGTTCGCAGCAGTTTCTTAGTGTTCTTGCGGGCGCTTCAGGAAGTGCCGCACAGGTATATTCTTCGGAATCGATCCTCTTACAAGCGGCTGGAAGAAATGCATGCGGTGTGGCGGGAACCAATCCAGCCCCCGCGAATTCGTATGTGGTACTACCTGGTGGTGATCCCGCTACCTCTAATGCGGAGCTACAAGTACCCTCTTGCAGTTATGAATGCACAGATACAAATGGCCCTACCAACGGTCAAGATGTGCCCGTCAATAACAATCTGAATCCCTATTTACCACAGTTTGATACCTATTATAGGTTTAAGAATCCAGCAGCACAATGTGGGTATCCCGTGCAAGACCAGAATCAGAAACACTTTGTCAAGATTTGTCATACTCGTTTCCCGAATGCAAACAATGGTGTGAATGCAGTGTTTGATCCATGCACAAATACTACCTACTTGAATCCGATTACAAAGCAATTTCAAACCAATCCCTATTTTGCCCTGCCATATTCCAATGGAACTGTCAACCCCATTCCACCTACATGTGAGGGGTGTATAGTACCCTCATAACAGTGATCGATCGTACGAATAGCCTTATGTACAATACTTGGTTAGTACAATCATAGAAAGTATATTTGATGTGTTACTATCTTTATATAGTTTCTAAATGAATAGTAGATGGCTTCTAAATCAAAAGGATTTGTACGTAAGATACCAGGTGTAATAAGTCTTGTAGCACCCGATGTACTCGCTGCGCAAAGTCAGCCTATTCCATCGGGTCAATTAGAAGCAGTACCTCAGTCTTTTGCTGGAATTCCACCTCCTCCGACTTCTAAAAAACAGCAAGATGCATTGGCGGCATCTCTTGCGAATCCGTTACTTCATCCTTTTCCCAAAATGCCAAAACGATTAGCAGCGGATACAGGCGTATCTCTCCCTGCAGAACCAAAGATTGTGAAAAAACCCTTACGATTTGTAAAGAAAACGGACGATATTACGAAACGAGAGAGAGTTGTTTCTCAAGACCTTCAAACGTTTATAGACAGAGTCCCTGTATTGAAAGAGTATCAGGAGGCACAATCCAAGATCGAATCTACTAATCCATATAGGACGGCTACGGAAATATATACACCACAGAGCAGACAAAGTTTTTATCAGTTCGTTGAAGAAAATTATGAGGATACTTTTAAATTACCACCGCAAGTCATTGGTAAGGTAGATGAAGAGGCCTGTTCGAAGTTAGGAGCCGCAGCAGGTGATGCAGTAGAGTCCTTTTTGTATCAAAAGTTTGTTCGCGAATATATTCGTAATGCCAGTCCATACCGAGGTATTCTTGTGTATCATGGTCTTGGATCAGGAAAGACATGTTCTTCGATTGCGGCGGCAGAAGCACTCTATGGTACGGGAAACAAGAAGATTATCGTGATGACACCTGCGTCTCTGCGAGGAAACTTTATGTCTGAAATCTCATTTTGCGGATTTCGACATTTTCAGACCAAAAATCATTGGATTCCTCAACCCATTGCGGATGGAGATATGACCTATTTATACGCTCGTTCTGTGTTATCACTCTCAGATACCTATTTGGCATCGGTACTTCATCGCCCTCCGCCAATGATTTGGATTCCTGATTTTACAAAGCCCTCTAATTATGATGATTTGAGTGCTCAGGAGCGTGACGAGATCCGTGCTCAAATTACAAATAGTATCGATTCGAGAATAACATTTATTGGGTACAATGGTATCAAGGCCGCCAAATTAAAGGAATACGCCTGCAAAAAAGATCCAGAGACGGGCGAACGATTGTTTGATAATGCTGTCATTGTGATTGACGAACTTCATAATCTTACAAGATTGATGCAGGGTGAAATTACGAAATATATCACGGAGAGAAAAGGAAAACAGAGAAAGATTCCTGCAGAGCCGATTGTACCAGGAAAATGGGAGCCCAAACTGTGCGGAAGTGTTCTTAATTATGGTAGAGCCTTTTTGTTTTATCGACTATTGACGGATGCCAGAAACAGTAAAATAATTGGACTGTCTGGTACACCTATTATCAATTTCCCAGACGAAGTTGGGATTTTGGCTAATGTATTAGGGGGATATACAGAATGTGTAGAATGTACGATTCAAACACCCAACAAAGAGGTTATGGAACGTGTGAAGAAGATTGTTGAAAAGGAAAGAAGGATCGATATGATTCGGTTTAAGGCGGAACAACAACAATATCGTCTTCTCCTATCCACTTTTTATGAAGGGTATGAAAAGGCAGACAGTGAAGAAGATAGTAGCATAGTGGGTGTAAAGTACAATCGAGATGCCCAAGAGGACATTCGTTCGATTTATCCAAGAATCAAACAACAATTGCTTGCGGAAAAAATTCCAATTAGTCAAGAAACCTATGTATCGTATCCGCGTTTACCTTCGGATCCAGAGGACTTTCGAAAAGAGTTTATTCATTCTATCGATATGTCAATCAGTGAAGAAAATAAGTTGGTACTGCAAAAACGCTTGACGGGACTGATTTCGTACTACAAGGGTTCCAAGAAAGATTATATGCCAGAGATTCGTAAAGATGAAGTGGTACGATGTGAGATGAGCGATTTTACCTTAAATATGTATACGATCGAACGTATTAAAGAAATAGAAGGAGAAATGGACAAGAAAAAGGAGGGAGAAGAGGGTGGATTTGCAGATGTAGAACTCTTTGCGAAGATGAAGAATCCTTCCAGTTATCGTTTTCGAAGTCGTGCGTTGTGTAATTTTTCGTTCCCTGAATCGATTAAGCGGCCTTTCCCCAATACGAAGGAGGAAGAAGAAACGGAGGTGGTGGATGTAGAAGATGCACAAATGTCTGAGATCAATACCAATCCAGAAGAGGACTTGAAAGAACAAGAAGAGGTAGCAGAGGAAGAAAAGAGAATTCAAGACGCTATCTTTGAACCAGATTCGAATGATTCAAAAGAAGGAGAGGAAGAAAAGGAGGCCGCCATTGATCGAGAAAAGCTCGTAGAAGGTCAGAAAGGAGGCGATGACATAGAGGAAGAAGTCATGGAGGAAGACACAGAGGAAGAAGAGGACACGGAGGAAGAGAACATGGAAGAAGAGATGGAAGAAGAGGAAGAGGACATAGAGGAGGAAGAGGACATGGAAGGAGGAGTGGGAGAAGAAGCAGCGGAAGCGGCACCTAAAAAGATTAAGATCTCGATTTCTAAGAAGGTTCCAGTTGTTCCAGCTAAACCATCTGAGCCAGCGGCGGCTGCATCCGAGAGCGCCGAGGACGCTGCGTTGCGGGCGCAAGATCTGTTCCCTGCGTCATTCGGTCGTAGATATCCAGTTGCAGCGGCGGCAGTACCAGCTGAGCCAGTTGTTCCAGCCGCACCAGCTCAGCCAGCACCCAAAAGAGTTAAGATATCGATTGCTAAGAAGGCTCCCGCAGCACCAGCTCAGCCAGTAGCAGCCGAGCCAGCACCCAAAAGAGTTAAGATATCGTTTCCTAAGAATGCTCCAGCAGCACAAGTAGTACCAGTAGCACCCGAGCCAGCACCCAAAAGACTTAAGATATCGATTGCTAAGAAGGCTCCAGCTCAGCCAGTAGCAGCCGAGCCAGCACCCCCTGCAATTGCAAGAGTTCTCTCGTATCAAGAACGACTTGTGAATGCGATGCGACAATTGGACGAGAACCGAAATACGTACTTGTCATTGGATGCGCCATTACCCGAGGGACAGCTTCGTTACTATTCGACGAAGATGGACAATATTCTGCGCCGAATCGAAGCATCGAATGGAAGCAATCTGGTGTATTCCCAATTCAAAACAGTAGAAGGTCTGGGTGTATTGGGTATTGCCTTAAAAGCAAATGGATACGTAGAAATCAAAGTGGAAGGCAGTGACAAAGCTCCTTCTTTCTCCAGAGAAACCGAAGAATCTCTGCGCAAAGGGCCCGCTGCAAAAGAGAGACGATTTATTACGTTTACAGGAGAAGGTTCCAGAGAGCGCAGAACTCTGATTTTGAATATATTTAATGGCAATTTCGATAAGTTACCCGATAGGATGCGATCTATCTTACTCGAATCAGGTTTTGGCGAGAAAAAGAATATGTATGGAGACATTTGTTGGGTCATTGGTATTACAGGTGCAGGCGCAGAAGGTATTTCTTTGAAGTGTTGTCGATCCGTTCATATTATGGAACCCTATTGGAACAATGTTCGTTTGGATCAGGTAAAAGGACGCGCCATTCGTATTTGTTCTCATCAGGATTTACCCTTCAAAGATCGTAATGTAGACATTTATACCTATTACACTATATTTTCAGCCGATCAAAAGAATAAAAATAAGATTGATATGAAGATCCGAACGACCGACAACAGCGAGACATCGGACGAAAAGGTGTTCAATGTTAGTATAAAGAAAGATAAAATCAATCAAGAGATACTTACATTAATGAAGGAATCCGCAGTAGATTGTGAATTGAATGAAGCAGAGAACGATGGAGTTCAGTGTTTTAATCTATTGGGTCGTCCAGATCAATATATGTTTGACCCCAATTTAGAGGTGGATAAAATCATTAGTAGTAGTCAATTTACAAGAGATAAACAAATCAAACAAGATGTAATGAATCCTATAGGTGTAGTTCAAAAAGAAGTGGGAGAACGTGCAGCCGCAGCCGCATCACAAGAGGATACAATCGTTGTTACTACAATCCGATACAAGGGTGTAGAGTATATTCTTAAACCGCGACCCGATGGTCTTACCTTTGAAATGTATGATTTTAGGGACACACGCTTTAAAACAACACTGGGAGAAATCTCCATCAATCCAGCAACGGGAACCTTTAAGGGCTCACGTCCTATTATGAAACAGGTTGCTAACCCTGAATAACGCATCTATTGAATCTATTGAATGTATGCTATACATCGTATAGAGGTTAGGAGACGCGTACTTTATAAGAATAGGGAGTATCTGGAAAGGATGTGTATAACCAGTTTGCTTTTGCCTCTCGATGCATTTCTTTTGAAGTAACATCGTAGTCAAAGAAGTGAATCCATGCAATGTCATAAAAGAAGGATACAGTGGAATAGATAGAGGGCCATGATGTATATCCATTGGTTCCAACAAGAATTTGGCATGTCTCGGTTGCATCCATTGCATTCGTTGCATCCGTTGCATCGGTTGCATGCCGTTCTTTTTGAGATTGCGTATAGAGAGTAGGCAGTTGTCCCTGCGTTTGTTTTATATGAAATATGCTATCACACGATAGTCCAAATCCATTTTCAACCGTGTCTATTATAATAATATACCATTCATTCAATGCAATGGTACAATTCGTAGGAACAATCTCTTGTTTTTTATCAAGATTGTGTTCGATGTGTAGTTTGGCGCGACTGCCATTGGTAGGGGTTGCAATCACATTATAAAATGTGTCTCCTTTTTTGAAGTGAAGAATCGTCTCTTTAATTGGCATAGACTGTAAACGAATGGCCATGCTATAGGTTTTCCAAGCAGAATAAGCAATATTAGGCAAATGAATACATGATCTTGCACTATTCATACGAACGAACCCTTTTTTTCCAGGAACATTCATGGTTTCTTCGGTACGAACATGGTATTCCATACCGATTCGGCCCATAAACTGTCCAAATAAAATAGGATTACGAAGTTCCTGGAACTCCATGGTGGCCGTGTCTACTTCATAGGCCAAGAAGGGAGCATACTGTTCACATGTTAATGAATAAGAAGAAGTAGGAAAGATAGGTGCATGAGATGAATCAGATGGATCCGATGAGAGAGAGTGTATACTAAAAAGGTGATCGGTTCCTTTTGAGTCCATTTGATACACCTTCATGATATTCGGTAACAATGCACGAAATCGAGTCGGTACATGGGAGGAATACGAAAGAGATGTTTGTGTAAAATCACCAAACAGTCCTTTTTTATCTTCTTGTAGGGATTCGAAGATGTATTTGTCTCCATCCACGGGTTGATTGACGGATATCAAAAAACGATCCTTTGTGTCTACACGCCATTTCATTTCTATATCATGTTCTATACGAATGTCAGTCAATTGTACCATTGCAAAGGGCCCAGATGGAGTTGGATGTTGAAACTGTATCAAGTCACGTTCAATGGTACGACGTACAAATCCGTCCATATGATGTGATCCTGGAATAAACCAAAACACTTCTACACCTTGTTGATATGGGATTCGTTTGACAAGAGAATCAGGAGTCATTCCATAAAGTGCTAACACCGCTTCTAATTGCAAACGCAAGTCCGAGCTGCGTTTGTTTTGTAGGAAGGTATGTATATATTGTTTGACTGCTCCCAAATGGGACATCGTATTATAATGAATCATGGTATCCTCTTCTGGATAGGCTTTTCCTGCAGGCAATCCTCCCATAGAACGAAACAGTTTCTGCAAACATGTTTTATCAAAGGGAGGAAGGGTCGTATCAGGCAGATCCGAACAAAAATCAAACTCTTTCTCTTTTTCTGGTTTCACAGAGGGATCACGGATTCGTTCAGGAATGGATTGTACATGTGACGCACTCGTTGTATCAGAGGCAGGAGGGGACGGTTCAAGGATCATATGTTTTGCAGCATCTCCTTTTTGAAAAATATCCATATGTAAGGGAGGATGTACAACACGATGATACAATTTTGCAGACATATGATATTCTTGATCCATGACAGGTTGTGAGGTAGATGAACCCAGAAGAGACAATGTAACAACCGATGGTTGGGAGGAGGATAGAGGATCATAGGTTCGCTCGACGATGGTATGTTTTGGAAGGGGTGGTTTCTGCATACGATTGTCCTTTGAAAGAGTGATGGGATCGCTGTATAATTGTTTTCCAACATTGTCTAATGAAACACCCATGGTTTCCTTCTGGGGCGCGGGGTTCAAGAGATCGATATCCTGAAAAGCCTGTAATTCCTTGCATCGGTCCATTATTTTCTGTTGTTTGGCTCGTTGAATATCAAAGAACCATTGTTTATAGTCAGGATCTGTTGGATCTACAGCCGATTCTGGATCATGTTGTATGGATTCCTGTTTATGTTCAATGGGAGTAGACAGATGGACAAGTGGACTCGTAGTAGTTGGAATAAAATGTGTTTCTGCTGAATAACCGGACGTATGAAGGAAAGTACTCAGTGCCTGTTGCGGTTGCTGTATCTGTGGCGGATTGTCTATTTCTAATGCTTCTGCCAAACGACGAAACATTCTATTGTACACTGTTTCTTTAGCGTATCATTATTTTTTATATATAACATACAAAAAATACAAATACAAATACAAATACAAATACAATACTATAGAAATCGGAAACGAGAATCAGATGCTTTAATAATTGTTGTCAGGCCGAAGTTGTGGAAGAGAATCCATCTCGCGGGTAATGACTCGGAACACCAGATTGAGTTGCTTATTCAGATCCATAAGACGGCAAGGAGATTGAAGCGAGTATCCAAAGTTGTTTAGAACATTTCCCATGTTGGTAGAAGCAATGAAGGGGTCCAAAGCGGTGGAACCAGACGACGGGTCCTGGTAACGAGCCTGGATGACGATGAAATTTGCATATCCCACATTGTTGCTTCCATCGCTCACGGTTCCAGGTGCATTGCTATAGGCGGTTTGAACCACTATATGGCCCTCTGGGCGATTGATCCACGTAGAGAATGCACGAAGGGTGCTTCCATAGGTAGGATCATTTAAGGCTGCATCCGTATACGTGTAACCACTGATTTGAATACGATCTCCCTTGCAAATATCAAACTTGCTGAAATAGGTAGTGGTATTGATAAAGAAATTATAAGGATTCGTTCCACTTAATGCAGAATACGTAGAACCAGTTAGATTGATATTGAAAGGGAAGTTTTGACCTGAACCAGCTGCTCCAACTCCAGATACAATTCCACCAATATCAAACGTATCAGGCGAATCAGACACTAATTCACCATTTGGACGACGAAGATCAATTGTCATTTTTTGAAGAGTGGACAGCGGGGTTGGATAGAATTCCTTTTGACACTTCAGAAACTTCGGAATCATAGCTAAATAACCCTTGGTACAACTGGACTGTGTGGTAGAATCCGATAACCATTGTGCATCATATTGTAAGACACCAAATGATCGGTCTAAGAAATTGTCTGTACCATAGTTGGTATTTTCCAACTCTGCGACACGAACCGTAATATATGGGAAATTCAAAATATTATCTTGATAACCAGTTGCAAAGGTAGTTCCATTATAATCAACTGTGACATCCAGACTTTCACCCGCCATAATACATTTCACGAGTTCAATTCGGACAATATTCTTAAACTTTTGTTGAGAAGCAAGATTGGGGCCGAAGCTTTGTCCGTTGGCGGCGGGATCGAAGTTGACCGTAAAGCTGTATCTATTTTCTTTGTTATTACGAAGCCAGTCACGATCGGCAGAATAAATAAACAGATTGCTCTCGATTTCACGATAGCTTACGATGTTTTCTTCACGAACCACGTAATTCTGAGGCAAATCATTCTTGGTGGGAGACGCCATAAGGGGTTGAACAATGGTTGGATTGGAGTTGGCTTGACCCAATTCACGAGGAAGAGGGGAGGATGTCATGGTATCAAACGATCCAACGGGGGCCAGTAACAAATCGCGTCGATCGGGCATAATGACCAGATTGGTATCCGTAACGGGTTGTCGTTGTTGAATGATCTGTTGACGTTGAACAAGCGCTAATTCGGTATTTCGGTTCTGTGCATCTTGCTGTGTTCGGAACATACTATCCGCGGAAACACGCGATTGAATACCTGCGTCGGCCTTGAGCAGGTCCGCATTTTGTTGAGCCGATCGAAGAGCATCTAATTCTCTCTGTTTCTTGGCTCTTTCAAACATTTCAGCGGCAGGTGGCCCATCTTCCTGGAGAGAAATACGGAAATCAGGCACGGCAGGTGCGGGAAGAGCTTTCATTTCATTGCGATCCTGTGTCAGTCGTTCAAATCGTGTGGATGTATCCTGGAACAGGGTTTCGTCCATAACCGTCTTGACAGCCGATGTATGCTTGGTTACTTCTTTTCGTTGAAGGTATTGAGAGAAATCCTTCGAAGTGGCCACGAGTGCCTCTTTATTGAGAGACTGAATTGGTTTTTCACCTTGTTTTTCATAGATCTGCCCCATGTAATGCTGTAATGATTTTGACAATCGATTGCGTTGTTGTTCGTCCAATGGCATTTCATTGCGTTGTTCAAAATCCTGTACCAACACGGTTTCAAGGGTATGTACGTTTTTATCACTAAAAAAAACAGGTTTCACCGAACTGTATCCTTGTTGAACCGGACGTGACATTGCTAACTCTACTGTATACATCTTTTATGTGCCTTTAGACCTATGCGTATTTAAAATGCACATAGTCGCCGACCCGTGCAGAATAGATAAATAGACTTTTAGGCACAATTTTACCAAAGGTATAATTTGCCTTGCGCTCATTTACATTCTGCATGGGTCTAAAACATGGTGACACACAAAAAAGGTATAGAAACAAATCGTTAAAATACAACATTACGTACTAAACAAAATGGTGCGCAATTGTAACATGAATGAATCATGAACGGCCTCTTTACAGAATTTCTGAAAGGGAATGCCTTGAATCATGCAGATGAGGAAATAAATACTAAACATACCACACTCGGTATTTCCATACTGAAACACTCGAGCATTGCACGCCAGTGTACAGGTTTTGATTTGCAATTTTAAACTGCGCATGAATCGAGAAATCAGTTCAGGGGTTTTATCTGCGGTGGAATCAAAATAGCCAACAAAGGGTTTCTTGATGTTTTCCAGATTAATATACAATGCTACCCAGTGACTGCCTCCCTCTATGTGTGGGTCCAGATTGAAGACCATTCCGATTCCACGAATGCCTCGCTGGTATTCCTTTTTCAGGTCTAATGCACACACCTCTTTATAAAGGCATTGCTTTACGGTACCTGCCGGTTTATACGGATCGGGTGCAGAGAAGTCAATAGGAAATACGCCTAAAAAGCGAAACCATGGAATGGCTTGCTCATATTGTTTCATTACGGCCGCAATATTATAATTGCTCAGCCACTGATCGGGATCTTTTTCCCAGGTTGCAGGTCGTCGAGGTCGAAGATACTGTTTACGGAGCGTTTTCTTCTGTTGGTCGTCTATGGGTGCTTTGTCCAACAAGCAATGTTCCTCTCCCTTTTTACATCCTACCGCCTCAAACACCTGGGAGGGCGTTTTCACATGGAGTCGCTTGGAGATCGTTTTATAAACATCGTCAGGAAGACATGTTTGACCTTTCGTTTGTCTCTGTTGCTGTCGCTGTTTTTGTGTGAATGCAGCAGGATTACACTTGGTAAAATCCTGTAACTTTAATTTACTTTTTTTGGTTTTACCCATATGTACTAAATACTACGGAGATAATAAAAAGAAGGGTGAAGTAGGAATGGAATCACCCTATGATTTTTCAAAATCGAACTTGGTATTACTTGCAGGTGGAAAAATCCTCTTTTTGATTGTACTCATCTTTATATTTCTTTGTGAAACTCCGCCTGTTTCCTTTCCAGCCAATGCTGTGAAGAAAATGTTGTCTTCCAATGTACAAACCAAGATAAATTAAAATAAAAATTCATGATAGAATGTCTACTATGAACGTCAAACCGTCGATAGAAGAAAAGAAAGATAATTGGATATTTATATACGGAAGCAGCTTCGTAGCAGTGTTTATGTTTGCATGGACTTTCTATAATTTCGCATCTTTTGTAGGAAGCACGGATAATTGGAACTCGATCAAACCACAAATGTGGAAAATTTTGGTGCCGACGATAGTAGGTGCGATTGCATTGACCACTGCCGCCATCTTTTATTTTATACAAAACCCACAAAAAACAATGTATTTTGTTCTGGTGATGGCATGTCTTTCGATATGTATCTCCTACGCATCCTTGGCGGTAGCTGCGATATCTAGGTAGTCAAACAAATGATTGGAATGGAATGTTGAAGACGTAGACGCATACCGCTACGTGTGTTAATTTGAGAAATTCCATGGAACCGAATGACACAACGAATCGTATTACCCGATTTTAAATCCGTCATCTTACAGGTTGTACCATCCTTCTTTCTTACAATTGCAGTAGGATATACATAAATAGAAAGAATATGATCGATCAGAAGAAAATGAAATAGACTACGAATGGCTTCATGGGATTGATTCGAAAGATTCAAAAAACTTTGTTGGTGAATCTCAAATGTACTACTTACGTTGTCTTGTATACAAGATAACTTTCTTTGAAATGTACCATGCTGTGATAAGTCCAGACGAAGACGTGAGTTGTCAGGATTGTAGTCAATAATGGTGAGGGACGGTGTTACAATTGGCACATCGTGAATATCAATGGATGCATCCTTATAGGCAAACCGTGCAAGTTGTTTTCCATATTTGTCCGAAATAAAGGGACTAAGGTGAATGTTACAAACTTCTAATACTTGATAGGGAATGGATAATATCATTTTATAAGTATATTTATATATTTATATATTTATATCATATATCGTACATGTAGTTTAAATACTGTATGTGTTATCATAAAAAATTTGAAGGGGTGTGTAGATGACCCACATGTAGGAACGGATCCGATGTGTTGATGAATGGAATACAAATGATACGGTTCGTAGACGTACATATACGATTTTTTGAAAGGAGGTGCGATTCCGTTACAAAAAAGAGAGTAGATAGTATATGAACCTATTCGTGGTATGTCCTCATTGTCAGGATTTTGTAGAAATTCTGGAAATTAACTGTGCTATTTTTCGCCATGCCGTCTTCAAACAAACAGGGCAGCAGTTGAATCCGCATGCCTCCAAAGAAGAATGTGATCGTTTGACGGAACAAGGACAAGTATATGGATGTGGAAAACCATTCCAGATTGTTACCAATAATGGTACGCATGAGGCGGTAGAATGTGGTTATATTTAGAGCCGTTTGTCTAACCTATTTTTTATAGAACTAAAAAATAGTATATTACTTGGTTCGAAAATAGGTATTTCGCTTGATAATTTCCTTGAGAACTTGATTGTCTACACCGAGTGTTTCTTGTAGCTTCATCATGCCACTCGTTTCTTTGGGTAGACAGCTAAGACCGTATCCAAACTTGCCATCTGGGCCAGGAACGTGAGTGCCATAGTCACCGATTCGAGGATCGAGAGAAAACATCGTCTTAAAGGTTGGATAGTTTAGACCGAGCCTCTCTGCAATTTCATAAATCTCATTGAAATACCACACCTTTACTGCCAAGTGCACATTTAAGGTGTACTTAAACAGTTCACACTCTTCATACGATTTCACATGAATAGGGATAACATCATTATGGAGATAGAGTGTTTTAAAGAGTATACGTACATCATCATAGTCGGTTTTTTGTACAGTGGACGGAAGTCCAATAAGGACAAACGGCGCGTCATACATATCTTGTTGATAGGTAGCTTCTCTTAAAAACTCGGGGCAAGAAACAATATGTAGTTTATCATATTGCTCATACAGCTTCGTACAAGAACCAGGAACCAGTGTACTCTTCATAATGACACGTGTTTTCTGAGTGACGGTCTGTTGCAAGGTAGTGAGAACGGTGTGAACAATGGACAGATCACAGGCATCATCAGGGCCACTTGGCGTGGGAACCGCCACAAAGTAATAATTCACCTCATTTTCCTTTTCAGAATGGGCCACTAACTCTGCGATATCCTTGGTATAGAAATGATACTCATCTTGCTTATCGATGCGATCACATACATTAAATGCAACCCCATTGCGTTTACAAAGATACCCCATTGCACTTCCTACAAATCCATAACCAATAATATTGACGGATACAAATTCAGTCATGATATCTGCATGATGAATCAATGGAGTTGTTTAGACTCTATTTCCAAAAGCAAAGGTTGGTAGGAGGTATGATATGTACTACCATGGATTTATACATAGATTACTTTGTTTTTATAATCACATATGATTTTAAACTGTTTCAATACATTGCCTCCAATCGCTCCGATATGTTTGATTCCTGTTTGATTCGTCATAAATATAGAAAATGCATTTTTTTCTTTTCTTAAAAAAGTTACATTTTTAACAATCGTATCAAATATAACAATTTCTGGTATAATAATACACGGACTTCCATCATCATCATACTTTTTAATAACTTTATATGTATCTTGTAATCTATCAAAAATAGTTCCATCTAAAAAAGATATTCCATAATTTCTTTTGTTTCGTGTAGTGGTGGCTCCTGTATCAAATAAAAATACTTCCTTTTTTCCTTCAAATTCTAATTGAAATAAGGCGTAATTTAAATTTTTATGAAGCATTGGATAGGGCGTTAGCCGTTTGGGTACGGTATGTATAACATTAAACTTTTTATGTATATAATCAAATAGATAGATTTGATTATTGAAATAATCATTTCCAAAAAAAACAATCACTTTCTTGGGTAAATAATCTAATACAGGTTCTTCGCGATAAGGTAGATTGGTTACTATGTCAGGATTTCTAAATTGAAATGTCATACCCCCACCTGTATCTAAAAATCCAACATACTTATCTATCTTCCTATATATCAAATTGTTTAGTAGCACGGTATCTGTAGGCATTCTATCATACCATAGATAGAATTATATATAGTCGGAGAACCTAAAAAACAGAAAAGTATACCAACTAATGGTACAACCTTGTTCGTACTCCTGGTTGGGTCCAAAAGGATGTGGAAAACGAACCAAGATACTCGAATTTCTTACAAAACAAGCACAGAATCTACATCTCTCCTTTGAAATAAAAAAAGGTACGTGGTATTTGTCAAAACAAACGAACAATGCGGATCCTGACGAAGAGGATGACGAATCCTCTGGTAAATCGATCCCCTATGAGGAGTCTGCATTGCATCTTGGATTTAACATTGCACATATGTCCATGAGTGACAAGGTGTTTCTTCAGTCGATTCTGTCTCGATGGACAGGTCAACAGGATGTGTGTTTAATGGGATCTTCGATGCAAACACGATATCTGGTGTTGTATCATGCCCATTTTTTGACGGACGAATCGGTTCTTCAATTGCAGGAATGTTTGGAACAGTATCCAGGATTTGCGATTTTGTTATCCACAGAGGTTCCGTTGAGTTCTCGTTTACGTGACTTCTGTTTTGAAATTGCAGTAAAAGGGGAAGATTACTTACTTATGAATTATACCAAAAAGATGAAGTATGAGAACAAAGACGTTTGGTTGGATTTTTTTAAGAAAACGGTGGAGGATTGGTCAACGAATTGGACTGCCTCAAAAATCGGAGAAATACGTAATTGGATTTATATCTGTCTTCAGAGGAATCTTCGATGGACAGACGTCATAGGGTATTGGATCGAGGCGATGTATGGAACCGAATGGATCACTCCGATCATGAAGGTAAAACTATTTACCATATTATGGAAAGCAGAATCCTCTGCAGGATATACATTGATTACATCGTATCGTATTCCTATTTTATGGGAGCATGTTCATTTGAAGTTGGCAAGACAGTTGTATACCTTTCGAAGCGAAGCGACTGGAAGCGAAGCGACTGGAAGCGAAGCGACTGGAAGCGAAGCGACTGAAAGCGCCACGACTGGAAGCGAACAGGAAACAACGATTGCATCTTAAAAAAAATATAATAAACGAATAGGATAAGAATGTCAATACTTATTGATATCTTATTAGATTCTATACGAAATGAATTTGAGAAAAAAGAACCGTCGTGGCAACTCTCGTCCTTGACGGAGGAGGATATGCACTTTTTGAAAAAGGAATGTATGCAAGATTCGGAATTCGATCCGAGCAACAAGCGTAAAACCATGTTTGAAGATCTTGTGAAAGGAAAGGCTCCTGTTGTCCTTGCATCATGCCCTTATGGCCAAGTGACTGCAGTATTTGAACATCCAAAACAGATAGAGGAAGTACCATGGGGGTTATGGGCACGAATCTTTCGACTGTACAGTGAAAAAAAGAGGGGCAAACCGTTCAAGGTCTATTTTTTGGCGAATACGAAACGTCGTTATTTTCCACCAGGAAAACAGGAGATTACACCTGAAAATATTAATGGTGGATATACCTATCCTTGTAATCGTGAAACTATTTTAATCTATCGTGCAGAAGATGCTACACGGGTTATATTGCACGAATTGATGCATAGTTGTTGTTTGGACAAACATGAAAACGGAGTGGATCAGGTAGAAGCGGAGACGGAGGCATGGGCAGAGGCAGTGTACGTGGCGTTTTTATCCGAAGGAGATCCCGTTCGTTTCCAGGGGCTATTGGATCGGCAAAGTAACTGGATGCTGAGCCAGAACGAAGAAGTGAAGAAACATATGAAGAATCTAACTTCGAAAGAGTTTCCATGGCGATATACGTTAGGAAAAGAGGAGGTCTGGAGAAGATGGGGATTGTTCGAAACGAAGAGAGCGAGTAGGGTGGCAATCAAGAACAGTTTGCGACTCACCTTTCCTGTAGACAATGCGATCAAGAAACGTTTCCAGGTGAAAGAATCGTCCACTATTTTATAGGGCTGAACATGAAGGAAGGTAGGACGCATGATGATAACAATATGAATCAAGACATTCACATTGTTTTCAATTTTTCATTACATAACCCAATCACATAGTATACATTAATTAAATCCGAAACTAACGGAGTACACGTTTATGACGGAATCGGAACTTCCTTCCAGGGTAATGGCCAGTTGTATAGCTCGTAAACTCGCTGTACTTATAGGGGAAGGAAAGTTGTATTGGAAAATGCTTGGATTGGTATCCGTACCACCTGTAAGAGGAGTAATGGTAAATGTAGCAAGATCAGTAGGTGTAAAGGTTCGAATTCTACCTGTTATAGTTGTCACCGTCGTACCTGCAGTTGTATATATAATAGAAATATAGGTTACATTCACACCTGGTACATTTAATAAGGACCCAATCGGTACAGTATTTCCTCCAGTAGTACCCGTTATAGCGAAGAAAAGATTGCCATTGTTTTGTAAAAAGCTAAAGGTGGTCGTTTCTCGATACGTAGTACCAGTATACGTTTGAAGAGTACCTGTTGGCCCGATACTTCCAGTTGGTCCTGTTACACTGCTCGGTGCTCCAGTCGACCCTGTATAACCCGTCGGTCCTGTTACACTACTCGGTGCTCCAGTTGGCCCAGTAGAACCCGTAGTCCCTATGTATCCAGTGGGGCCTGTTACATTACTGGAAGCACCTGTCGGGCCCGTGCAACATGGACCGGTTGCACCCGTATATCCCGTAGTACCGATAAACCCTGTAGGACCAATTGCACCAGTCACACCTGTGCCGACTGCAATAAGAGGATACATGGGAAGATTGGGTACAGGGGGGCAAGGCTGATAAGGTGGAAAACAATATCCTCCATTGGAATTAAATTGATATGGACCTTGATTATAGGACATCCTATAATTATCTCTATAAAGTATTTTTTAACTTTACACCACTTTATGAATCGACTTCGTTCTATATCCATTTATAAGGACCCGATCCTTTGATTTCCACCTCATGTTTGAGTGGCTCTACAAGTAAAGAAGAGCGTTTAGCATAGACGTGCCAAAAAAAGGATCCTGGAGATCCATAGACGGTAAAGCTTCCATTGGTTACTTCTGATACTTCATGAGCAGCTGTTCTTCGTTCTCCCGAAAAGATGGATGTAATTTGAACGGTAAATTCAACCCCCATTCTCTCGACATATCTTGGCAATGAGATTGTTGTCTGATCCGTATTTTGTTCAATGGTACCCTTTCCTCGATAATACACTCCTACTTCAGGACCTTCTAAGCATCCGTGGACTAAATATCGATCGGCATCGATGGGATGATCAATAATAAATGTTTTACCACCCGTAGGGCCAACCGTACCTGTGGGACCACTGGGACCCGTTGGTCCGCAAAACGAAGGAAAGTAAGGTGTGATAGGTGGGGCACATGGAGCATTACAGGGAGGAACATATTGCAATTGCGGACCGCAACCTATACCTACTTGATACGATGGGTAGTACGACATATCTATTCAGTCGTGGAATTTTGATTTATATTCTTTACAAAACCGGACTCGCGTTGACTCAAATTGACTAACGCCGACAAGGTGCACATCCCATAGTAGTTTGATAGGCTTGATTTGGAATTTGGGAAGTAGGGATCATCGTAATAGTAGAAGGAAGAATAGTATCGTTAACACGAACAATCGGTACAGGAATGGAACAAGAGACTGCACATACAGGAATAACAGGAACAGGCATGACTTGTTCACAGCATCGGCTATTGATTCGAGGCAGTTTGGATTGAAACTTGGACATTCTATTACCGAATATGAAATTAAACGTTAGGTACGGTCAAATCGCCATATACATATCAAAAACAAATAGAACAAAATCATTGCAAACGAGAACAGGTTCAACGAGATGGTTACCAGTTTGAATTCTGGATATGCGACAAAAAGAAACGGATGGAAACGAAGCAGTAAAAAGAAAAAATATACGTATTTTCTCTTGTTCTGGTGTTATGTATTTATTATTTTCTATTTTTTTGGTTTTACAACTCTGTCGAGTGATCCAGTTTAGGCAGAAGCGGGCTTCTTCTTCTCAGGCAGCACGTACAGCTTGTAAAGATAAGATTGTATGTTTCTATAAGTGAGGGCATCACCGTCCTTGACGCCGAGCACCTTGCGCATAGCCGGATCAGGATGGATCGTGTGGCCCTTCTCGGCGTCCTTCAGCTTGTGCTGATCCACATAGGCGCTGAAAGCACGAGTGACATCCGCAGGAGTCATCTGGCTACCCTTGGGCTTGCCCAGGAACTGGCACAGATCATCCTTCAGGGTGACAGGAGTCGTGAAGATCGTAGGACGCTTCTCCTTCGGAGCGCCATCCTCTCCCTCCCTCTTGGATCGGCGACGACGACGAGACGCCTCCTTGACCTCCTTGGCGACACGCTTCTGCAGCTTCTGGAGAGTCTTGATGGCAAGAACGGCGGCATCACGCAGCTTCTGGTGAACAGCGATCAAGTCATCAATCTCATGCTCCACAGACTTCTGCTCGACAGGAGCGACCTCAGGGACAACTGCGGTAGCAACAGGAGCAGCGGCAGGGGCAGCGGCGGCAGCAGCAGCGGCAGCAGCCTTGGGCTTCTTGGAGGCCTTATCGGCAGCAGGGGCGGCAGGAGCGGCGGCTACAGGAGCAGCGGCAGCAGGGGCGGCAGCCACCTCAGGGGCATCAGACTTCTTGGAGACACGCTTGGCGTTGTTGTTGACAGACTTGCTCATTGTACTGGTACCGGTGGTATTATTCGACATGTTTAAACGCGTATGCCTTACAATCGGTTGAAATAGATGATCAAATTTTACGACTATATTCCATTGCCGGACATAATCCAACCTTTTTTTGTCTTTTTTTCATTGAAATCATCCATTTTGGACGGTATAATTACTTTTTTTCATTGAAATATACACACTCTTATAACTATGCATTTCACCTATTCTCAAGTACGAAGTACAATTATACAGTGAATTGTATGAACAAACGACATTCAATCGTATTCTTTTATTTCAATAAAAAAAAATAAAAAAGGGCATCCAATGTATCGAATCAATACGTATTATATAGTACACTATAATATATCATATAATACATAGTAAAAAACGTAAAATAATAAAAATTGACCGATCCAATCTTTCAAAAAAAGAACAGCAAGAAACCGAAATCATCGAAATCATGTCTTCTATCGTATTACCGTCTACATTTTCCTCCAAGAACATTACTATTACCGCTCCAAAGACGCTTCCGAGTGGTGCGAAGCAAGCGTATGCAAACTATGCCAATGAACGACTCATCATGCAAACGGCGGCGGCCATGTTTGTGCCGTTTGGTCTGAATGTTGCAGACAAGTATGGCCCTGCAGAGTATTCTGTGGATCTTTCGTTCCGTGGTGCAGATCAGCGTCCCGAAATCCAGGAGTTCCTGAAGGCAATGCAGGAGCTGGATGAATTCATGATTCAAAAGGGTGTAGAGAACAGTGTGGCCTGGTTCAAGAGCAAGCTGAGCAAGGACGTGATCAGTGCATTCTACACGTCTTGTGTCAAGTATAGCAAGGACAAGGACGGTAACGTTCTGAGCTATCCTCCTAATCTGAAAGTCAAGCTTCAAAGGGTCAATAACGAGTTTGTTACGAAGTTCTATGACCTGAATGGTACTCCGTACAAGGATATTCCTGTGGAGGAGCTTCTGGTCAAGGGAGTGCAGGTCACGGCCATTATTCAGTGCACGGGTGTCTGGTTCGCGGGTTCAAAGTTTGGACTGACCTGGCGTGCACAGCAGATCGCCATTCACAAGCTTCCTGAGCGTATCAGTGACTTTGCCTTCAAGGGTCTTGGTTCTGTATCGGCTGCTGCTGCGGCGGCATCTGCGACCGAAGACGATGCAGAGGAAGAGGAGGAGGCGGGCAGCGAGGTAGAGGACGATCCAGCGTTCAAGCCCTCCAAGCAGTCGGCTGTATCTGCCGTTATGCCTGCTGCAGCGGAAGCAGTAGAAGCAGACGAGGGCGAGGATGTGGAGCCGATTCCTCTGCCGAAGAAGAATACTAAAATCGTGAAGAAGATCGTCAAGACCAAGTAAATCTCAAACGCAATATAACAAACAAATATAAAAATAGTATTATATTTTTTATGTCGTAACAAACTGACTTCCTTTACAATTCATAATCGTAAATACGGAATGAGGTACACCTACATTCGCCGTTTGCATTTGTAGTTGAATGACAGAGGAGGGAATGATAACAGGCATCACGGGTTGGTAGGGCTGATATCGTGCTTGTTTCACTTCTAATAGCTGACTGTATAGAGTACTTGTAATCACCGTACTGTTGGTAATGGTATATTGTACAGTACTTGCAACCGAGCTGGTGTATACTTCCTGTAGAAAGAGTCGTTGTTGTTGAAGCAAAAGGGATCGTTCGGTTGTCCGAGAATCATTATAAATAACAGGCGCCAGGCTGGAAATACTGGAAAGATAGGAATCGGTAGCACAGACAGGTGGTGTACACGTATTTTGGACGACTCCTGGAGGTGTATAGGAATAACAGAAACGACAGGATGGAGTGATCTCCATGGATTCTTTCTAAAAAATAAGTTTATATTTTTTTAAACTATGATTCGTCATCTGAATCTGGAACATCGGCATCTATCCTTTCCTCTGTGGGGTGATAACGTCCTACATACTCTCCAATCTTGTTTTTCACATTCTTATACAATTTATTTTTGGCATGGTCACGGAAATACGGTGTTCCCTCCCATTCAAAGGGCTTCAGCGTCACATACTCTACCTCCATATCATCGGTATCGATTTCCTCACTATTTGTCTCGATGTGAGTAGGCAAGGATACTTCTTTGTATACAAGTTGGGGAGTGTGCTGAATCAAAGAACCATAAGGATTGACTTTGATGGAGGGCTGCCGAATCCTTTTTGGTTTGCTTTCTTTTGTTTCAGGCGATTTCTCTTCGGTTATAGCGGCAGCAGCAGAAGTAACAGTCGCAGCAGAAGTAACAGTAACGCCTTTTGCTGATTTCTTCTTGGGAGGTGGATTCAAGGGGGGTTGAACAGGAGATTCCACCCCTTCTCTTGCTCGACGTTGATGATCGAGTGCAATCTGAATGGATTCTTGACTGGGAGGGCCATACTTGAGAACACCTTGTTGATACCATTTTCCTCCGAAAAGATGAGAGGAGTCAGGAATGGGTTCTTCCACGGTTCCGTGTGGAAAGGTACGTGATGTCTGGACCTTGCACGTATCTAATTTTTGCGCACACTTGTGACATACCTTAGAACCAGCCGCACAAGGCATCGTACATCGAAATTCTACATAGAATTTATTTCGACCATTTCCAAAGTGCTGGGCATGGGTCGCATGGGTAATTCGGGAAAGACAAGACATGAGTGTTGACCTCTCCAAACCATATCCTATTTTCAATTTTTAGACAAACGAGTGGTTCGAAACAAGATACAACCCCATCGGCCAAATGAACTTAAATAATATACTCTATGTATAGTACAATATGGACGAACATTATGATGTATCCTATGATATTGTAAAACAAATCCATCCGACCTTGTCTAATCTCGATCGACGAAGTACAGTACATTGTGTGCCAAATGACTCCAGAATCGAGGAGGACGGATATTTTCTGTATCGACTGCCGAGCCAGGATAACACGTATTGGGTGCAATTCAAATATGCCTGTTTTGATCTACCAGAAGAGCTCGAATGCGGTGTCATTGCTAAAACGGAGGAAGGAATCACAATCGAGTTATCCCCTATGAAAAAGCAGAAAGTAGCTACATGGACGAACCTACCATGGGTGCTTCCCACGCACGAGTCAATCATACAACCTATCGGTTTCTTTATAAAGATCAAAGCGATTTCTCATCCCTGTATGCAATACTTTAAATGTAAAATTCTGGGGTTTCACGATCTTTTAGAGAAGTCTGCGTATTATGTTCTAAAGGATACCCCAGATGAATCGCTGGACGTTGTTGTTACGAAGGTAGGATTCGACTCCAGCATTCATGCACGTAATAGGGTTCATGAGAATGATCATGGAACATATGCGGACGGCACCGTGTTTATTCGTCCTATGCATGAATATGTTGTACCAGAAAAACAAGTATAAAAGAAAATGAAAGGTTAGGTATAGCAATGTCCATGACAGATTACTCCAGACCGAGAGGGGATATCACCACTGTTTTAGACCTTACGGATAGAGACTCCCAGGATAATACTTATTTTCCATTAGACACGGACAATTCATGGTTTCATCGAGAAAGTAATCGAACCGTGTATCCAACCGCGATGAGTGTGCAAGAATTTCCACAGCGTGGTCCTGCAGAATGGGGTCAAATGTTCAGTTTTGAGATTGGATCCTTACCTGCAGGTGATTTATTACAGGCCGTGATGCTACAAGTAAAATTGGGAAGTTGGTACAATGGCGATATTTTACAAAAGATAGCGAGTGGGGATATTACGACGAATACAATGGAATATTCATCGGAGTACTGGACGTATATGAATAGTTTGGGAACGGCGATCGTTGAATATGCGGACTTTGTCGTGGGGGATCAAACCATCGAGCGAATCACAGGCGAATTTATAAGAGCGTTTTTCAATGTCTATTCGGATGTCAACACCTTGATAGGCATATCCTCGGATGCAATCGGTGCGGTTCCTGTCCAGTATCTATCGCCTCCGTATGTAAATCAGACCGAACTGAATCCGAATCGTCCGTATCCTACAGAAGATGGTACGCTTTTTTGTATATTACCCTTTTTCTTTTTACGTACACGTTTGTCCGAGGTATTTCCATTGCTAAGTTGTAGTGAAGGATCAGTACGTATTGATGTAAAGTTACGACCTTTTGATCAAGTGGTTCGACGTTATCTGGGGTATCGTCCGAATTGTGAGGCAACTCCTTTGAATCAGACGGTTTCCTTTAATGTAGTGGATCCAGCGTCCATATTGACAACGACTACGTTTGATTATGTACCCAAATTCCGAGATTTTCGAATCGTAACATGTTGTGCGTTGACGGATGGAACGCTTCGTGACAAGTTCATTCGTAATCCATTTGAACAAATGGTAAAACTTGTTCAGACCTTTCATTTTGAGGAGCCGTTAAAGTATTTGGTGAGTAAACCTCATCCAAATTCGGATACGGTGGAGATTCAGTTACCTTTGGAACTCAATCATCCTGTGATTGAATTATTATGGGTATTCCGAAGAAAGGCAGTATTGATAAACAATGAATGGACGAATTTTACACCATCGATTGGGTTGGAAACGAATCCAAACAAGGTGTATCCAGCGTGGTTGGAGTATGCTACCATTCGATTAAACGGAATCGAGTTAATATCGGCAGACGGGAATTGGTTCCGTGAGCATATTGGAAGTGTTCATCGAGGAGGTCTTATTACCTATAATTCCTATGTGTATGGATATTCATTTGCAAACTATCCTGATGAACACCAGCCAAGTGGAACCGCAAACATGAGTAAAACGACCTCTGTCACAATGAATCTGAAGGTGCGAACTCCTATTCCAAAAGATCTTGCAACCTTAGACCCGCCCTGTGTATTTGATCCCAATACTACGGGTGGATGGGAGGTATTTGTGTACGCCATTCATTATAATTGGTTGCGGTTTGAAAACGGAATATGCAATCGTATGTTTACGGATTAATCGCCGCCTGGTCAATATGAAGAACTATGGAATCATTATGATCGGCAAAATACCACTGGATCCAGTCTTTGGCGGCACACAGTTCCACGATATGCCATAGGTTGGTTTCCCATGTCAGTTTATACATAGGCATGGTACAGAAATCGGTCAGTACATTTTTGGAGTGCTGAAAAAAGGGTACAATATATTGTCTTGGAATCACAAAGAATCCGCCACAGAATCTCCAACTAACCGACTCGGTTTGAAAGGGACAATGACGAGGCCAGCATCCAGGAATCATCATTTTTGTAAAAGAGGATCGATTGATTTCCTTTAGCTTTTCTAAAAAGGCTTCTTTGTCGGTAACGATCTTTAAAATACCAAAATCGATCCAAATAAAGGTGTCATCCTCCATTACCTCGGAGGCACGTCGAATACATTCGATTTTCGTATTCATAAGAGAGAAGAATTCTTTTGTATCTTTATTGGGATTGCGTTGTTTCGGTAATTCACCTTGATAAGACATTCCAATGGAGTACAGTTCAAAATATTCTAAGGGTAGTCCGATGACTTTCATAGTAGATGGAAAAATTTTGAACTTGTGCACTAAGGATGGATCGGTAAACAGAAGGAGGGGGATACCGCTGATTCCAAGATCGTAGAATAAGTTCAAGTATTCCATAAACCTTTCAGGTTTACCATATATATCATAATAACATGTTACTAACATTTTATACTATAAAGATATCAAATCTTTATATTACTAAAATAACGACTTAGAGCCTATAATATATGTAGGTACTAAGTAATAAAGATGGTAGCCAGTCTTCTTAAATTAATATCATCGGGCATCCAAGATGAGCGAATTCATTTTAAGGCTACACTCTACCCGTTTCATAAAGTATGGATCAAGGCAGGGAGATTCACCACACAATGGAGTCGATTGGATTTTGAAAATGTGCCTACGTTTGGAAATACAGGCTTCTTTCGTATTTTGAGAAAGGGAAATCTGGTTACACGACTCTTTTTGGTAGCACAAATGCCCGACATCTATACTACACAGCGACGTGCCCGAGAGGCGGCGGGTGTGAATCCCGTCTTCCCTACATTTGGTTGGACAAATTCTGTAGGGCATGCCTTGGTACAGCAATTGACATTAGATATTGCGGCATCCAGAGTCGAAACATTAGATAGCCGACTACTCGAAATGTTAGATGAATACAACACTCCATTAGAAAAGGTTCCACTGATCAATCAATTGATCAAGCGTAAAGACAATGGATTTACAGAAACCAGTTTTGGATGGCCGCCCACCGCCTCCGTCGCCTCTACCCAGCCCTATCAGGAGACTGTCGTGGTTCCTCTACCGTTTTGGTTTACACGAGGTGATTCTGGATGTGCCTTACCCATCGATGCTATTCCGATGGACGAAATTCGAGTAGGCATCACCTTTCGAAACCTGAATGGTATGTATTATACGGATACACATGTTCCAAATACATCGCTCGATCCAGGAACATCGCTGTGGCCATTATCAGGTAGTACGTTTTACACATCGGATCCTGTGACGAATCCCAATCAAACACCGTTATCAAATGCAAATGGAATCATACAAATGCCGTTGAACCTGCAATTGGGAGAATGCTATATTTTGGCAGAGTATGTCTATTTGGATCAGAACGAAGCCAATCGATTCCGTTTGTCGGATTTACAAATTCCTGTGGTGCAACATTATGCAATGAACCCCTTTCAAACAAGAGGTCTTCCTACCGCACGAATTCGTTTAGACATTCCCAATCCGACGCGTGATATCTATTTCATGTTAAATCGAGAAGAGGCACCCAGTTACAATGCCTATTTTTTAGCAACACGTGATCTTACAGGAACCGTGAATACGCGTCCATCTGTGACAACGATTCCTTGGTGGCCTGATGCGGTAGGATTGTATGCACAAGCACCCTCTTTATTGCTACGTCCAGGGTTTCAGTTATCGGATTCCGAGCCCATTGTGGGATACGAGATCGATTATGAAGGAAGTTTGGTTCGATTTCGAACACAAGGTCCAGCCTTGTTCCGTTCGGTCATTCCATCGTATGAACAACGAAAAACACCTTGGGTCAATCGATATTATTACAACTTTCCACTGGGAATCCAGAATGGTTCAACTCCGTTTTCTCGTCCACGTGGTGAAGCGAATCTGGACAAGATTTCCAACCGTGATTTGATATTACAACTTCGAGCCAAAAGAGAATATATAGGTGGAACAGTTGTGCCGAGTTATACGGTGTATGTATATGCCGAAACGTATAATATCTTACGTGTCTATGGTGGGCGTGCAGGTCTTTTATTCGCATTCTAATAACAATCGGTCGGATCTATAAAAATTGAAATACATTCACTCGTAGAATCCATCGAATCAATCGAATCAATCGAATCCATCCGCACAGCATGCGCATTATTAGCTTTAACGTGAACGGGATTCGCTCCATGGCGACCAAACTTAAAAACGGTGAAAAGAAAGGTAGTTCCATCCACAATGGTATCAAGACATTGATTGAAGAGCAGCGTCCTGATATTCTTTGTTTCCAAGAACTAAAGACGCAGAATGAAGGAGATGTGGCGTTTCTAAAAACGAACTTCCCGTATATTTATACGAACATGTCCAAGATCAAAAAAGGGTATTCAGGTGTAGCGTTGCTTACCCATCAACAACCTGAATGGGTCGATACGGGATTCGATCGATATTCGGAAGAACAGCTGGGTGGCAGTGGATATGAAGAAATGATGATGGAAGGTAGAATTCTAATCGCCAAGTTTGAACCTTGTATTGTTATAACGGTGTATACACCGAATTCACAGCCCGAGTTGGCGCGTCTTCAGGAACGCCTGGCATGGGAGGAACGCTTGCGTCGATTTATGACACTTCTCGAAGAAGAATGGGAACTTCCCATTATTCTTTGCGGAGATTTGAACGTTGCTCATAAAGAGATCGACATTCACAATCCAAAAGGAAAATCCAAGATGGCAGGATACACCAAAGAAGAGAGGGAGCAAATGGAACTTCTACTGCAAAGTGGATTTGTGGATTCGTACCGTCATCTTCATCCAGAGGATATAAAATATACGTATTGGTCAAATTACGCCAAATCTCGTGAACGGAATGTGGGATGGCGACTGGATTATATTATTGTATCGAACTCGATTTCGGATCGTATTGTGGAGGCAGACTGTCTTACTGATTATATGGGCAGCGATCATTGCCCTGTAGTAATGGAAATCACTCTATAAAAAATAATGTCATTCACTCTATTTTTTATAGTATATGAGATATGGAAGATTAAGAAGTTGGAGCCAGCATGGAAGGCGCTTCTGGATCGACTACAGGAGCGACTTCTGGAGCGACTTCTGGAACCACTACTGGAGCCACTACAGTCGGAGCCAGTACAAATCCGAGCTTCTGCGCCGTGATGTTGATGATATATGTATCATCGTTGTTCCAATTCGTATAGTCATCTCCCGTAAGGACAAGATAGCGAATGTCCAATAGACTTCCCTGTTGGCTAATCAGTTCCACACGAAGGGAAACGCTGGTGAACAACTCCAGACTGTTGATGCTAACACGAAAACCCGTAACAGTCTTGATATCTGTAATGGTGCTTGGGTCAATATTGATAGTACCTCCGTTGCTCATTATATAGTTAGATAGGAGAAAATATATATGCAGAAAACGCATTACATTCTTTTTTTGACTTTAAAATGAATGCCTGCGGCTCGATTGTTCCATTTCGGTAGCTCTACTTCTGCCACACGCCCGTATTCAGGAAAAGGAACAACTCCTTGCCAAGGTTCGCCGCTGTTCACCCATTCTTTGACCGTATTTTGCAGTTCCTGAAAGCCATCATAGTATTCCTTCACACCTGCTTCTCGTAGTTGTTGTAATAGACTTACACCTTCTTTCACGCGCTCTGCTTTTGTTTTCAATACTTTTGACATGATACTTCTATACAGAGAGTGTATACTTAAGCTCATAGAGAAAAGAAGCGAAAGTTGGTAATGGGCATGGTAATCATTCCAGGTTCGTTGTCATTTTGGGAAAAGAAAAAGCAGGATTCGCCATCTCGAATGTGAAGACCGATGCAATATTCAATTGCCAGTTTTCGGAAACAGAATGGAAAGGAATACATCTCTGGTTTCATTGTTTCGCGGTTGAATTGAACGAGTGAATGATAATAGACACGAGGCGTACTATATTTCACAAAATGTACGACGGCCCACAGTTTTCCATCGTATTCACAAAGAGTAGAAGATCCTCGGAAGCGTGAGAAGATAGTAGGGGTAGCAAACGTGGTGTGAATCTCCAATGTGTTGTCTGCGTTGATTGCGCCGATTTCGAGTGGATGCCAGCCATACACAAAGTTCATCTTTCCTTTGGATGCTTCGCACTGGGACAGAGCCGAATTTGGTACAAAGATCCAGTTCTTCTCGCAATCGGAGGGACGTGGTGGACGAAGAATACGAATATGATTCATGAGATTGGTCTCAGGATGATACTCGCCTGATACAATATGAATTCGGCCATCGTCTGCAATGTTCTTCGAAGAGGCACTAAAGCGTAGTTGATTGTCATATACAAAGAGTCGCACATCTTCTAATCCCTCGATATTGCTATTATACCATCGTTCTACCTCCTCCTTCATAATGGTGATTTCTTCGGATGGATAATATGAAGAATTCAGATACACTATTCCATTCTTTGTCTTTACCTTGTTATCGGGAGATCGCATATGATAGCATCCTTGTTTATCAATCGAGTAGTTGATATAACGAGTATTCAGGAGCAAACGACCCTTGTATGGGACTACGCAACAAGAAGAAACCTGATATTCTTCATAAAAGGGGAAAAATAGTTTGGTGTATTCACCGCGATAGGTAGTGCCCTCCAAAGGTTCGATATAATAGTATATGTTATCCCACACATTATGCACATTATGAGGAATGTTCCGATTGATGTAGGAGACCACTTCGCCAAGTGAATCCTGTTTCGTTTTGCCATTCACGTAACATGCGAGGATCGTATTTTCGTAGTCAAAAAATCCATGATACACGGTGTGTTCCACAAAAAGAAGATCATCCTTGGGATAAGGAATGTCTTTACCTTTGAGATAATAGTGATATGCCTTATGATGTTCCGAGCTACTGCGGAAGTAGTTTGTTAGATAATACAGAGGTTCTGCGCGCCAAGGACGACGTTTCCATGCCTTTTGCATCCATGCTTCCATCTTTTCGATGCTATGCATCGCATGATAACACTTTGCAATCTGATAATGAGCATACCATACTTCTTCTTCCCATCCACCGATTTGAATACGACGTTTGTAGTGTTGAATGGCTTCCTTGAACTTCCCAGTATCCTTCAGGCTTTGGGCAAGGTAGAAATGGGACCGTCCATTGTTTGGATCGGTTTCTAAATCTTCGGTGAGCAAACGAATGTCTCGTTCGAACTTATCCGATTTACAGCCGCCGTCATTCACATCTTCGATATAAAATACGTCCATGGGCACTTTATCACTCGGATCACCGCTCCAGTACTCATGAGTGACACCTACGCACTTCCAGTCATAGCCACACTTCATAAATCGAGTATTGAAATAGGAGAGAGATCCGTTTTTCTGAATGGCATGATAGCCTGGTAGTTCCAATTTGAAGTTCTTAAATTCCGCACTGGGCTTAATGACCATGTCGGCATCTACCGCAATAGAATACGTTTTATCGGCATCCCACGACAGTTCCTTGCAAAGTTCTTGTGCTTTTTGAAAGGAAATCGTTCGATTGTATCCAAAGTTCTTAAATGGCTCCACACTGATTTTAAAAGGTTTTCCACACAAGGTAAGAAATGCATCACATAGTTCCACAGTATTGTCAGTGGAACCCGTGTCGAGAATATTGACAGCATCTACATACTCTAATGCATTCGAAATACAGCGCTCGATGATCTTCGATTCATTTTTAATCATCAGCGTCAAAATAAGTTTATTGTGACAATGCGCCATTTTAATAAAAAGTATAGAGGATTGTTTAGGTTACCTTTTACTATAGTACATATGACAAATAGAACATATACCGAATGATCCATATAGTCCGCCCATTTGTTTCTAACGACTGTATACTATAAAAGGAGACATCCAGCGGATACAATATTAACAGGATGTACTTAACAGGATGTACAGCCATAAACAGGTTGACTTCCATTGGTATCATTGTAAAAATAATAGGATAATGTAGGATTCACAGGTTGTGGTAGAAAGGTAGTGATAGGGGGGCCACAGAGGGGTTGACACTGTACAGCAGGTGCAATGATTTCCATGGAGGGTGGAGCACAGGATACCCAGGAAGGCATGGGAATAAAATTAGGATTGTCGTAAATATTTAGTTTTCCACCATAACAAGCGGATCCGCTCATATTCTCTTCTACTTATGATCTGGATTATAACCCGGGTTTATAATAATATTGTACAGAAATAGGACACAATATGTTACTCCTTTTATTATTACTATTCGTATTCCTTCTTACGATTCTGTATATAGGATATCAAAAGAAGGAAGGATTTGAAAACGAACCGTTGGATTCTGCATTTCTTCAAACGTATCAATCGTTTGCTGCCTTTTATAATTCCTTTTTAACAACGTGGGAGAAGGCGATTGTAACATCTGTTTCCTTAGATGTCTCCCGTGAACCACTTCAGAGTCCTACTCAAACGCCGTCAGGTACACCGCCGACGGTATCACGGTTGGAACAAAATAATTACATTTCCAAGCTATCGAATCAACTGAATATGCCTCTGCCCTTTATGACAGATCCACTTCCGTCCTCTGTCGATCGTATGTCGATTCCAACTCTCTTGAAGATCATACCGACCAACACAACACCTTATCAAAATGCATTCGATTGGATGAACAAACAATTACAGCTATCTCAACAGAATCTGAGCAGTTCCCTACATGGTATGCCGCCTACTATGGAATCCTTTGTGAATTCATGTGGAGATGTTTCGCAGTGTATACTGAACGATCCCGTATTAATTTCAAAGGTGAGTGACGAAATCAATTCGAAGGATAGTCAGAAGGAACAGCAACAACAAAATGAACTCGTGAATCGTATGAATGCATTTACTAAAAATAGTGAATTACAGCAAGCTGCAAAGACAAATCAGGTATTCGTACAACAATCGGAAGAAATAAAGAAACAGGCAGAGAGCGGAGAGCTTTACAAAAAGGTAAACGTTTCGGATCGGGCAGTACCCGTCGCTCCTATGCCGTCAGGTGGATTGGATCTCTCGATTATGAAACAATCTGACCCACAACAGTATAATCAGCTAAAAGATAATTATAGCAAGTTGTTTTCACTAAAGCAGACATTAGAACAAGTCAATCAAAATATATAAATTAGTTATGTATCTTTCGTGGTGCCTTGACCGTTTTGTTTTTTTGTTTTAATTCCTTTTTCCTATTGGATCCATTGGCTCCATTGTCTCCATTAGAAACATTATGAAGCAGAAGTAACTTCTGAAGTTCCGATTTTTTAGTTGTCATTCGTTTTACCTTAGAACGAATGAGAGAGGGTAAAGTGGGTTGATGTCCAACACATTCGATGGATATAAAGGGAAAAGATAAGTCGGCTGGTTTATTTCTCGCTTTCGTGCTCATTTCTACCAATTGATTGGCGAGACATTCCATGGAACCCATGTCGAAATAAGAAGAATCGAGTAAGCCCAGACTAAAATACAACGTAGTGAGTGTATCAATGGATGCAACTCGTAATGTTTTGTCATGCGCAACGGGAATGTTAACATAGGAATGACATGCTGTTTGGTCAATAATAAAAACAAGAGATTCCTTTCCTTGACAAATGATCCTCATGGAAGGAATCAAATCCACACCTTTAGAGGACACGGTTTTGATCGTAATAGGAGCATTGGTTCCATTGGCCCCATTTGCTACAGTAGACCGAAGCAAACTAAATTCGTTTCGTATTTGCTTGGCATCTGTATCGGGTTCATTAGAAAAGAATACAATTGGTTTTTTACTGCGCAATATCCAAGTGGCATGTTTATGGGAAGAGCGAAGGGATTGTTCATAAAAATGTAATAAGTCGGCACCCGCAAACACACGATTCTGATACATGATATACTTCATCACAAATCGTGTTTGGTCGAGAGTGAGTTTTCCATGAAATGGGTTTCGTTTTACTTTGCAGGATTTTACAGGAACAAATGCATTCAATAGAGCAAGACGTTCGTACACTTTCGTCCATCGACTGACTTCTCCTCTGGGTCGACTGAGTTCCAGATACATAAGCATGCGCAATGTATTCGAATCCAAATAAGAAATTCCATCAACACGATATTCACGCTTGGAGAGAATGCGATACAATTTCGGATCAATGGTAGTCATGTCAGCAACGGGTGTATAGTTTACATACACTTTCGTCGTTCCTTCATGCATGCCTTCACGTGCAGAAATTTCTTGGAAGCCAGCTTTTCGAAGGTCTTTGACAATCGAAACAATATCCTCGTTGGGCTGGGGTGTAAAGAAATCATAGTCAGGGACGGAGGTTTTGGGATCATAAAATTTGTGTTTGGTAGGCAAATGCGCATTGATTGCCTGCCCGCCGTAACACAGTCTATGCTTTTTTCGTAAAAACTCTTCTACAACTTCAATCGCCCGAACAATGTCATCATCATGGGCGGAAGCATAGTCGATTTTGGATTGCGCAACCTCGGAAGCTTTTTTGATAATCTCCAGTTGCTTTTGAAACTGTTTTTTATCAAAAAATGCAGAATGAATAAATGTTTGGTCAATCTCTGACTCCATCCTACTATTGTTACATGATATAAAAATAGATATAAAGAAAATACAATACTATTCAGATAACCATCATGCCGCTTCGTATTCTGGATCTACCGATTCTATTTCGTCCAGGAACATCCATCGTCTATCCTCCTTTTAAAAAGGGAAGATACTTAGAAGAATATATTTATGAGTATATGCTACAACATGCGTCCTCTATCGAGTCGGATTGTGTATACATTCCTATTTTTTGGACCCATCTTCAAAATCATCCTGGATTTAAAAGAATGAAAGAATCCTTAACTCTTTTGTTACAGAAAGAAATACAAAAGATGCCAAAGCAGACCAAGTACTTCACGATCGTACAACATGATGATGGTCCGATGTTGCCTCTTCCCAAGGATACGCTTCTGTTTGGAGCATGCACGGGTACCATTCCTATTCCACTTATTTATGAGGATACTACCCATTATTTAATGAATAGACCGCGTACTCAGGACAAAGAATGGCTGGCATCGTTTATAGGAACATTGACGCATCCTGTTCGTGAACATATGAAACAGTGTCTGGAGAACAAACCTTCTATCTATTGGATGACAAAGCCTCGTGAAGAATGGACGAATCGTATTGCTCCCTCTGCCGCGGATGTATTTGTAGAGGCAACCTTACAATCGAAGTTCTGTTTGGCACCGAGAGGATATGGTCGAAGTTCGTTTCGATTCTTTGAAGCGATGTTGTTAGATACGGTTCCTGTGTACTTTTGGGACGATCAAGAATGGTTGCCTTACAAAGAATTCATCGATTATTCCACGATTGCCATTTCGATACAAGAAAAGGATATTCCTAAAACGTATGACATACTTACGTCTATCTCAGAGGAGACATACCAAAGTATGGTAGAAAATATAAGAAAAGTAAGGCATCATTTTACGTTGGAGGGGGTAGGTGAATACATTCGAAAAACGATCGAGCTCCATTAGATCGCATTAGATCGCATTAGATCGCATTAAATAGTAGGAGAGATAAGTTTGCCTTGGTTTGCGTTCATGGATGGATTGGCCTCGCCTGGAATTACAACGCCTGGTTTCGTATATCGAAGGGGTTCAGGTTTTGGCATAAAACTGTAGGTCTTGAATGTTTTATCAGTAAACATGAATGAATTATTGATATCGAATAACTGAATCGGTACACAATTGACTCCGTAGGTACTCGTAATTTTATCGTACACTTCTTTGGTAACGGGTTGAGAAGGATCGCGTGATAAACAGATCGTCCAACGCAGTTTCGTGTTATCAACTGCTTCTTCGGTTCGATCTGCGGGAATGGTCATATAATCCTCGGCGGTCTGTAAGATGCCAAAAATGGACCCAGAATTATTTTCAGTGACACCTAACTTAGTCTGTGTGTAGGAGAGTCGTAGATTGACAAGATAATCCAGATCTTCTTCTGGTTTGTAGACATTGACTTCACGGAATCCATTGGTATTGGCATTGCTAAAAATAAGTACTCTATCATTGTAGTCTGTGATCTTATTAATAAGTAGACGATCTTGCTGTTTTTGACGATAAAATGATCCACCGAAGATTTCATTGGTAACCAGTCGGCTTTGAAAAGGCGCGAGTGCTTTCGCAACATTCGAGTAGTAATCCAGTACCGTTTTTGATTTATAGGAGCCAGGTGGTTGTCGTACGAAGTAGAGAACGATAATAATGGGATCGGTTGCATTTTGAGCGGAAGAAGAGAAGGCATAAAAGGCAATCTTTTCGGATAGTGTGCGAATGTTGGAGGAGGAGGGCGAATTGCAGAAGGGTTTATTGGAGTTTGGACGTATCATGAGTCTTCCATTCGCATCTCGCACTACAATCTGAGGGAAATAGGAATTCTGTTCCTTGCAGTCATCGAGGTAATCAATCTCTAACACAAAGACACGGCTTCCTGCGCGTACAGCAAATTGTACAGCATTGTCAGGATCAAAGTATCCATTTTCCATGGGTCCTATGTAGCCAGCAAATCGTGTACCGAGTCCATAGAAATTGACGAGGCATTGGTCTGAGGGTTTCATGTTTGTTTTGGAGAGTACATCGGTGACAGGACGTTTGGCGGTAGGATTGGAGACATTTTTAGTTGTACCTGATCCAGAAACTTCACCGAATCGTTCGGATAACATCCGAATCTGTTGTTTATATTCCGAGTCGGATTCAAAATCGGAAGGATTTGTCATACCTTCTACTGTACCACGATACAGAGTGATGACAAAGAGTGCGATTACAACTATTATTACTAAAAACAACACAGGATGGGTCATTTTAGGCATGTATTCCTACGATCCGAAAAGAAGTTTATTTAGACAAACCTGCACCCTCTTCTACGAAAGAATGAAATACATGAGTCATTGGTCTAAGAAACACGGTAAAATCCGGATAGCATATTATTTTCAACACCCAGAGTAGAAACCGATGACAATATGGCAATAATTCGTAGAATACAACCCAGCGATAAAGAGAAGATCAAAGAACTGAGCAGCTACATCTTCAGAGCAGAGGACGAACTTCCCCTTCTCCAGAAGGCACTGCAACAATGTAATTCTGATGTATCCTTCGTGGCCGTAGAAGGCAAACGAGTGATAGGGTTTACGTTGGTGTGTAAAAAAATAACCAAAGAGTATTACCAGTTCTTATGTACTATACCAAACTGTTATGAACTGGCATTTTTAGGCATCTCGCCATGTAGCCAAGGATGTGGATTGGGTTCACGATTATTGAAAGAGACATTGATGACCATCTTTCAAAAATCAACTCAGTTTACATGTTGGTTAGTAGTCGACAAAATCAATGTGTCGGCGATGCAACTTTATAAGAAGTTTGGCTTCCGACAATGGGCTGAGACCCAACAGGATTCGACACTGGTTCCAGGATATATCATGGGAGTAAGCCATCGTCGATTTAAACCAATGAACCAATAAATAGATAGTAGCTATGGAATTTCTACAAGATATGAAAGATTCTGTAGAAACTTCAGTGCGTATACAATTGTTTCCGTCATGGGAACAATCTTCCTATTACCATATTTTCAAGAGTACATTGGTTCCGTTTCCATTATCAAAGTGTAAAGACCTACATTTTAATACAGCTGCACGTCCTTCAAACGATCCACACCTTAACCGAACCAAAAAGGAAAAGGATTTGGAGTCCGTTTCTTACCACAGAAGAATGATAAACAATCAAGGTCACACGACACCTATATGGATAGCATTGAAAAACGGAGAGTATAAATTACTGGATGGAGCACATCGTATTGTTGCAACTCATTTAGAAAAAAAAGAGACGATTCCAGCCTATATCATTGATATGGATGGATAGAACGATTAGATTCGTAGATACAACGCATCTCCCCACCCATATCCTGTTATGTTTGTCAACGTTCGTCTAAAACCATACGTGCTTAGATAATTATCCAAGTCAGGGAGTAAAGCACATCCTTTATATACTTCTTCTATGTTTACTTCTAAGTAAATTGCTTTTGGAAAATCTAATGCATCTGCTGCACCTTTTAATGCCATTAATTCTGCACCTTGAATATCAAAATTCCAAAAATCATATAGATTGGCAAAAAGATGATTACGCTTAAAAAATGTATCGATGGTAATACCCTTTTCCTTTCTTGTTTCAGTATAATGAATATAAGGATGACGAATCGCATGTGTTCCTAATTCTAAAATACTGGAGGAGAATACATTGTTTGTGATATGGAATTCGATATCCTTATCATCTGTATCTGTAATTAAAGCCTTGTACACATTTGGAATACCTCTTGTTTTTGCCCAGTCTACCTTATCCTGATTTCCATCAATCCAAACAATACGATCACTCTTTATTCCCATTTTAGTATAAAAATCAAGCTCTTCACATTCGTGTGCACCAATATGTAACACACCATTTATAGAGATACCATATTTACGTAATTCATGTAGTACTTCCTCTTGCGTAATTAACATTAGTAAGGTATCTTTTTATTATCTTTATATTGTCACTTTCGTACCATCGGATGCATCCGTATCAGTCATCGTCCTCCTGAATCGCTCGCAGACGCTTCAGGAATGTCTGTGTACACTTCTCCCATGTGTACGCAGATACCGTCTCTTTGCCTTGTTTTCCATGAAGTTTTCGTAGATCTTCGTCAAATACATAACGTTCCATAGCCTTTGAATACTCTTCTGGATCTACCATTTCTGCTTCTCCTGATACCACGCTATGGGCTTGAGGAATATAGTATCTCGTTTTAGGTTTGACGACGATACTGTTCTGATCATTGCAATACTCAGAGTATCCAATAATATTGGGTGTAATCTGTGGAATACCCACGGACATTCCTTCGAACGTGCAAAGACCAAATCCTTCTGCCTCGGCTGTACTCACACCTACGTCACCTGCATTATATAGAAGATTGATATCTTCATCCTTATAACACGTTTCACTGGAAGCGATCAACAGTCGATTACCATACATATCTACCGAGCCACCATGAACTTTGATTTCACGTGCAAAAATTTCAAAGAGGGGAAAGCCACCATGGTCGCCCTTGTCGGCTACAATCAACATGAAAATGGGCCTGACAGGAAAACGGGTAATTAGCTTGACAAATGACATGACAAGAAGATCCAGGCGTTTGCGAGGAATGTTCTTGTTCAGGGAAACAAACATAAAGATGTCTTTGGGAAGACCGAGAGATTGGCGAGCGAGATCACGGGGAACTGTGCGGAACATTTTGGTGTCGATCCCGTGATTCATGACATCTACAGGGCGAGTAATACCCTGATTCTTGATTTGTTCCTTCCACGTCTTTGTAAAACAGAAGACACGTTCTACATCACGATTCATAACATCAATCATATTTTGAGGCGGATTCTTATATATAATATCCACATATGCCCAAATCTTAAAGAATCGATTGGAAAGGGTCTTACGAATTTCCTCGATATAGGCACAAATAACAGATAGATCATTGTAAATGAACACAATGTCTGGCTTTTCGGTTTGAATCGCATTGGGTAATTCCGCAAAGGCAAATCCTGCTTGCTTTTGCTTATCCTTTTCCAAGGCACTGGCATCGATCATCTTTGCGTTTGCAGGATATTTTCGACCGAGATCGCCTGACACCAGCTTTTGTGTTCCGAAATGAACCACTTGAATCCATGGATGCAGGCCCAGTTGTTGAATAATATTGTATACCACCTTACTATAACCGTTGACTTGATTTACATGCGTAGATACAATCATAATCTTTACCTTTTTTTCATTCGTAGCATCTGCATCCGTGGATCCAGCAGTTCCAGCAGCGCCAGCAGCGCCAGCAGCGCCAGCAGCGCCAGCAGCGCCAGCAGTTCCAGTGACATCTCCGACAGTCGCAGAAGTAGCAGACGCAGCAGTCGCAGCAGAGGGAACAACAATCGAATTTGTATCTACAGTGGTGGATTCATGAACAATATTATGTAATTGATTTACAAAATCTCCAAGATTATCCATGTTTGACTACATCTACTTCATGAAACCTCTTTAGGTATTTCTATCCGGCGTGTATATTTTCAAAGAGTATGATAGAAACATGTCTGCCAACAACGCATCTATGAATCTTTCGAAGAAGAACAATTCCATGAAGAACAACTTCATGGCGATCAACGTTATGAAGAAGAACAACACGATGAAGAACAATAACAAGAACAAGAACGTTGTGAATGTTGCATCCGTGTCAGTCAACACTATGAAGAAGAACAATGCATCTATGAATGTTACATCTATGAAGAATACGGTAGCTGTAAACGCGATGGGCGGAAGACGCAAGAACAAGTCCAAGACTCGTAAGTTGTCGAAGGGTGCATCCAATTGGCAACATAGTGTGATGAAGGTCTACAAGGAAATGAAGGCCAAGGACAAGAATGTGAGGCTTCGTGATGCTATGAAGGAGGCTTCGCGACGAAAGAAGAAGGGTCAGTTGTAAATACACCACCATTCTTTGTATCTATACAATGATATTACATCCAATATCATTCGATAGATAGTATTTAAACGGTATAACGAACGTATGGGTTTATATAGTTACAATCACGAGTAGAGAAGAGTTCGTATCTGTTCTTTAACGTGTTGTTTATAGTTCATCCATATCTGAACAAGACCTGATCGATATTTTTCACGCTCGGGTAACTGTTGAATATGCTGTACGATTGCGAGTGCATCCTCCTTTCTGCATAATGGGACACGAAGATGAGAAAGAAGCCATTGATAAAAAGGATGTTCTTGATCACGGACAGATATAGGAATCGACCCTGATTCTAATGCTTCGTATAGACGAAAGGTTTCAGGATTGTTTCCACGAAGAATCGGTATATACTTGCTATTGGAAAGAGTCTGCAAATAGTCGTGTTCTTTGATCATGGTGGAATGGTTCCATTCAGGAGTCAGTACACAGTTGTTAGGTGTCACATCCATCCAAGAAGAAAGTACATCTTGTCGTCCAAACCAATTGGTACCATGGAAACTCCATATCAATTTTCGATCGTCCAATGACTTTGGACTAACAGCAGGAGATGGTTTATGATGATAGCCTAACGGAATCGTAAGGATATGATGTGAAGAAGGAATATCTTCTCGTATATAGTTACGAATGACGGCTTTGCAATTGGGTAGCTTGTAAAAATCGATACAGTCTGTGCCAAATTCATCACTAAGATGAAGAACATGAAATGGAACATTGTTATCTTGTAAGAGCTGGAAATACGTGTGAAAGGTAGAGGAATGCGGGCGCTGAACAATGACCCATGATTGAGGAGGGATCATGACATTCAAAGAAAGCAACGGCTTGAACTGAATCTTGGTTTGAAACATCTCTTCCAACCATGATTGCTCGTATAGCTGAAAGGGCTCTTCACTTGTTTTCAAGTAGTACATATCAATATTGGATGGAACAATGGGCTTAGGAGCAGGAGCAGACGCAGAAGCAGATGCAGGAGCAGATGCAGGAGCAGATGCAGAAGCAGACGCAGACGCAGGACGAAACGGTGCCAACTCTTCCTCCGTAAAACATTCGGTATTGTTCCAGATATCACTGTCATATACATCTTTTCGATGAAGATCGTTGAACTGTGATTGTGTATATGCAGGGTCTTCTTCTTGGAAACAATAGCTGAGAAGAGGACAAGCGACGTATTTTATTAATCCAACGGACGGATGTCCTAACAAATGATCGCTGACAGTAAAGGATTTATGTTCAGAATGTGTCAGATAGTCAAGAATCTTCTTAGCGCCCGATGTAGTTAAGATATAGCTATAGGCACAGAAATGGAAGACGGGTAAGGGAATAGAACTAAATAACGTATTTGGTTTTATCTTGGACCAATAGGCATTGACCTGTTCCAATAATTGTGGCAGGGCAGGTTTATTCGGTGGAAGAACACCTCCTAAGTAGAGAAGATCCGCATCCTCAGGAATATGAGCGGCATAGTGTGCCCATCGCGTGCTCCAGTCCTTTTCAAATCGTACATCGTCTTCTAAAATCAAAACGTACTTTCCTTCTCCAGTAAGAACCTTACTCCATGCCATCATATGACTTAGGTTGCATCCAACCACCGATTTCTTCCATTTGAACTCATTTCGTTCAAATAGATTATAAATAAATGGATTCATTGTAAGGGTCTTTCCGTTCACGGCAGGAATACGTTCCACGATGTTTTCCAAATAGGGTTCACTCTTCATAAGTTTCTGCCATCGATCCGGTCGCGTATCAAGATTAATCACATACACATTATCAATCTTGTCCAATACTACTCTTTCTTTTTTATCCGACGGATCGAGTAACGCAAGAATACGTGTGGCCATGCGGGCAATACATTGTTCTGCTTTTTGATGCCGTTCCTTATCAAGAAGAGGAGTCGATGCAATCTTTGCACACAATGCGACATTTTCCTCCAACTTTTTAAGAATCGATACAACCTGTGCTGGATCCGAAAGAAAAGATAGATTCACAACGGAACCTGGTACAAAATCCTTATCCGTATCGCTATCACCCCAATAAAGAGGCACACATCCTGCCATTTTGGCATGAAGAACCTTTTCGGTAATATAGCCAGGGGCCTGAGAGTTTTCAAAACTAATGGTGAAACGATGTTTGGTAAAGAAATGATGTTTGGAGATATCTCCACATCCGCCTCCTGGATATGTTAGCTCTAAGGCGCCACCTATATTATTACAATATGTACCACCTGAGTCTACATGTTTGTATTGATGAATTGCATGAAAGGTGTCATTTCGGAAGGAGCACATTGGATTGCTGACGACAAATCCACAAAAATCAGGACGAGACTCGAAAGGAACAGGATGGGGATGCAATGCAAAGTGTACAGGAAGACGAATGGGATTGTCGTCCAGATTCGTAGGCAATTCTTTTGAGCCACTAAACCAATCTATGAATGTCATCCATACAGGGACACGAATGTGTGTATCATCTTCTGCCGTGGAAGAAGTAATATAGAGACGGATGCTTGGATCATTGGGAATCACCCAGTTTTCTGCACTGAAGTACACTTTGGGAACAGAGGAAGGAATGTCTTTCCATTCTGTGGAGTAAGGACCACAGATCACAATATCTGGAATAGACGCATGATTTCCATAGCGTACACCTTTCATATTCTTACTGCTATGATGACGTAAGGAATCCATGATAAAATTCTGATCGTAATTAAAACCTGGCCACATGTCCGAGAATGCAATGAGATAGCCCTGCTTTGGAGGAGATGGTACAAGGGATGGCACAAGGGACGACACAACAGAAAGATCCGACGCTAAGGAGCGATGAACCGCTTTCCATTCTTCCAGTCTCGATGGAATCCCCCATGTATGCATAAGCACATGTCGAATATGAGGAAGATATTGATAAAGTTCAGTGTAGTTACATGCAAAATTCATAAAGACTTGACAGATCGAGCCAATTTCATTACCTGCATAATACATACTTGCAAGCGCAGGATGCAATTCCTTTAGAATAGGGCTATTATGAATGACAGGAATACCTAACCAAAGAGCTTGCAACAAACTGGTACGAAGGGGTATAAATCGCGAATGAGAAAAAAGAATATCGTTGGGTTGATTCCAGTCATAATAATGCTGTTTCGTAGTAAACTCAATAGGAAGTGTAGAGCTCTCTATATTATGTAGTACATTCTCTTTTAAAAACCGATTCTCTTGGATGTGTTCCATATTATGAACATAGTATGTAGCAGACAGTATTTTTTTACGGGCGAGTTCACGAATAGCAACTAAGGGAAGGACCGATGAGCTGGTATTGTTTGTGTTTTTTTCCGCAACATGTACTCTCCAATCTGTAATGCTGTCATCTGGCCTTGAAATAGACTTCATGAAATGATTGGTCACAGTAGGAGACCAAATAAAAGGAACCGTTCGCAAAGGACAGGAAAAGAGAGTCTGTATCGAGTCCAATGTCTCCCGTGGATTTAAGACATCCCAGCACCAAACCTGATACAATTGCTCAAAATATCGGGGAATAAAAGGCGTCTCATAATAAGATGAATTGTCAAGCTCCGAAAATTGTACAAAGGTTCGTAAAAAGACAATGCATCGTGCCGATAGTTTGGCTCGACTCTCAGGATGAATCAGTCCATCGATGTCTATAAAATAGTCAAAGGTGGGTGCTTGCTGCGATGGAACAGTCTGTAGATAACTGGGTTGTGGATAATCATCCCACCACACCTTTTCAGAATTCTTTATGTCTAAGAAGGTCACTTTGTATTCCAGATGAACAGAGAAAAGTTCCGCCAATAATAATGCGGTTTGGTTCCTTCCACTATAAAATAATTCATCCTTTGGATAATAACTTATACCAATGGTAGGCATTCTATCATAGAATGTTAGTCGATCTTTATACTAATGTTATACCTTTCAGCTAAAACGTGGATAGTAGAAATAAAAATTGAAAGAATGGTATAGGACAATGCAGATAAAGCAGACGACACAGATGGGTACTATCATGTGCAATCAGAATGCATACGCACATGTAGATAGGACAAAGGAGACGGAAATAGGAAAGAAGGAACAGAGTATCATTCGTCCTCGTAAGAGAAAGCTGGACGAACTGTATGACGACGAGGATAGTTCATACGATAACATATATATAGAATAACAGTCTACATACATGTGGTTACAAGTCCCTATTTTTTCCTGGATTATAAGCATGCTTTCCATTCGGCCTGCATCTCTGGATTATGAATGGAATGTTTCCATATCAGATTCGCAGCATGTGTTTTATAAACATTCAAGTTATGACTATGATCCTTTAGAGCACAATACATTGTATCGATGGCCTTGTTCCATTCATTGATGGAATAATGATAACCAAATGAAATCCATCCATCTGAATTATGTAGAATAGGATAGTTGCAATACATGAGTTCCAGTGTCATGTAATTAAAATCATTGTTCCACTGATGGGTGATAAAACAGGAGGATCGGTTCTCTTTCAAGATTGTATGAATGTTTTTTCTCCCATGGAGAACAATGCGTTCTTGTCGAAAGAGGGAGAGAGACGGCAATACAACATTTCGAGCATTGGGTTGTAGCTGGATACGATCACCATTGATGATTTGTACCTTTCCTTTCCATTCTGGATGCTTCTTGGAAAATGCTTCGATCAATAAAAGAGAATATAAAAAACACTTTTGAAAGGAGATATTGGGGTCCATAATAACGATATCCATCGTCGTCCAGTTCATAGGCGCGACCCATTCGACACTCTCTCTGCTTCCATAATAATTAATAAAACAAGGATCCCAGACATAAGGAACAACACGCCCATTACACATTTCTGTTTGGTTAAGCAGAGCCGCATAATCCACATGTTGTTTGTAATGAGGACTGGTCCAAATTTCATCAATCTCGCCAATAATATGATGATTGAAGAAAATGGATGGACAATTTTGAATAGTTTCAATGTCAATATTCAAGATATTACCAAGATACAGTTTTGTAATCTTGGTACCCATCGAACGTAGATAGGATCGAGTTGTGGCATCCAAACTCATTCCGATTTCAATCAATAGCTTAATAGGTAGTGGATTCTGGATAATTTCCTTTGGGGTAATGCTTCGAAAACGAGAAATAAACTTCTTTTTCTCGGTGGTATTGTTGGGATTGTGTTGAATCAGATAGGAATCATATCCCAGACTTTCAAACAGATCATATAAAATCAAAATATTCTGAGTAAGACCATTTAAAAATAAACTAACATCATTTACATCATTGGTTGCAAGGATAACTGCTTGACGTGTAGGCGGTATATCAAGAGGGGTAATGTCAACCTTTGCATGTTGATACGATGTTAAATCGGTGTTACCTGGTAGGGCCAACGACATTATCATAGTATAAACGGAAATCTTTATATTATGATAAAGTAGAATGTCACTGCCACCTCCTTTCCCCGCTCCCAATTCGATACCACCGCCTTATCTTTTTTTACCGTCAGGTGGATTAGCGTATTGGTTGAACAATAATCCGACCTACAAACAATATTTCTGGAACACGCGATTCTTCACCTATCTTCTTCCTCCCAATCTCATTACTTCGACGATCTCTTCATCAGGATATTCCTATGACAATGTTCCACTTTGTTCCAATGTTACGACGATGTCCGAATATGAAGCGAGTCGGTATTACCAACAGCTGGTCTTATTTCACAAAGTGTACAGTTTTAACTCGAATGCCTATGTTCAATCGATCATCAATAATACAACACCCATGTATTATACGTTTCTAACTGCACAAGAGCGTACGAATTATCGTGCAGGTGTTCAAATTGCCAATAAACTGTCACCGTTTCGAGTCATGCAAGAAGCGTCCACACTGAATTGGGTAGCTCCCTTTCCCGTTATGATGTAATTAATGTAAGGTAAACAGATACAGAAGTTGATGAAGTTGACCGATGAGTTCATCGCGAATGTTAACCAGATCCGTATCGGTGGGATGTAACGACTTCGTCAATGGGCCTTGTAGGTATGTAATGGAAGAACGGATAAGTCGTGTTGCGCCCGCTTCGGTTAGATTCTGTAGGGTAATGGAGGCATTCTTTCCTGTGATTCTGGGGCGACCGTATTTTCCAATGTACACTTCGACAAACGAATCGATACGTTCCTCTAACTCTTTTAAGATGTTGTCTGTGGCAATATGTCTGGCATAGATACGCGTCTGCCAATGGTACAATTTGATTTGGTCACGCATTTGTAAAAAGAAATGAATATGATCGGCTGACATTTCTAAGAGAGTAGAAATAAAATTGAAAGATTGCATGCACAAAGAATCGGCTGACCATGTGTAGTGTATGCAGTAAAGAGTATCCAGACTTTGATCTGGATCATAGTGAACAGTTCTGTCCTTTCCGTAATAGTCGATATTGTTCCTACTGTGCGTGTTATGGACACTTGACAAGGTCCTGTCCCGCTACACCTGCCAGAATGTTTCGTGAGCCGTGTTATGAAGAGCAACTGATTCTTCCTTCGGAACGTATCGAAAAGAACATTACATCCAAGACATGGATTCCTACACAAGAGAGGGACAACGAAAGAAGAATACTACACATCCAAGAGGACAACAAAACAATTGCAGCGTATCTGCATGCACATGCATTTAAAATCCCAAAAGGGTTTACGAAAAAACAGGCATTAGAAGAATATGCCAAACAACAGAATCAACGAATTGTATATATTGTATAGATCTTATCCATAAAATAATACTATTTTTTATAGATAGAATGGTACATAAAAAGAATCGTGGAACAAAACGGAAGAACCGCGGAACAAAACGGAAGAACCGCGGAACAAAACGGAAGAACCGTGGAACAAAACGGAAGAATCATACGCGTCGCAACCGTCGTAACCGTCGCATAACGGGCGGAGAAAGAGTGACATCCGAAACACTGGATGGTATTCCTATAGAAAAGAGCGTTGTGATTACCGAACCAGGGTTTCCACCCATGACCAAAGAGGAATGGGTGCAATTGAAAGAAGACCAGGATCGACGCGGCGACAACCCATACAACTAATGGGATCTATTCCGGTCTGCAATACCATGAACATAACAAATACAGCGGCGACGCACAAGAAGTTATGGGAAAAGCACCCTACTATAAGTAGAATGTTGGCAGCAGCACGTGGTCGTAGATATCGTCGTCGTGTACCGCAACCTGCATCGGCTGCTGCAATTGTAGCAGAGGAAATGGAGTGTTTGAACGACGCACGAGAGGAAAGTGAAGAAATTCCAGAACTGTCCTTGGATGCAACGCCTTCCGCAAAATTCAAAAATAGTATAACAAATCTATTATCCAATCACTGTTCGGAAATAAAACACGAATCAGACAATATTATTCAGTCTATGATTAGTTTATCGAAACGAAAATTAAAAGAGACGGTATACCGTCACAATAATGAATTTTTTTCATTCATGTCGCAACCGGATCGAGCACCGACTATAATTGGAATCGCAGAATCGATCTTTCGAAAATACAATCACGATGTTCCAATACTACGAGGCGGCCAAGGCAATCAGGTGAACATGACGATACAGGATCTGAATATGGATGTTTCATTGAACGAGACCGTCGCAGATTTTGATAAGAAGTTGTCGGAATGGAAACAAGAAGACCGTGGATTACACGTATTTATGAAACAGTTAGATTGGATCATTCAACAATATAAGAATATAGGCGACCAAGTACTTCATTTGGAAACGAAGTTGTATAAAAAGGTAGAACAATTGGATACATTGCATTCTCGAATTCCTACGATCATGAGTTTATCCGACAACGATGTTCTTCCAGACTTGGTAGGTACATTTATCAAGTATGCAGAATCGGTATACGCCAATTCACAAATAGAAGAAGATTATAAGAAATTACTGGAAACCTATAAAAAATGGAATATCTGCAGACAGATTGTATCCTATCATACGATTTGCAAACAGGACAGACAACAGGATCCGCCCTGTTCCATTTGTATGGTAGAACCCATTTCCTTTGCCATTGTTCCATGCGGTCACACGTTTTGTTCCAATTGTTGTAAGAAGCACAATACAACATGTCATATATGTCGTGGTGTCATTCGAGAAAAGGTAAAGTTATTTTTTACATGATATGCACATCGTCATAGGACAGAATCATTCCAGCACGATTCGAAAGTCATTGGGGCGTAGTGCAACGGTTCGAAGGGCTGCAATTTGTTCTTCGTCGAGCTGGGTTACTTCACATACGTCCTTGAAGATGTTTTCTGCAATCGAAAACCAAAGTTCGTAGATAATGTTTTCTGCAATTTGTTCCAGGTATTTGTTCATTTCGGTGTGATGTACACACACCATGAACTATATTCAAATTTTATGATGGTATAATCAAAGAGTTTAAAACATAATGACGGTTATTACTATAAATGGCTGCAGAGATGGAAGGAGCAATTACGACCCCGCAAGAAAACGAGATGGCAACTCTGACGCATTCGATTATTGAATGGCGACGACTGAAGGACGATCATGCACAGCTACGTCAGCAACTTCGTGAGTGTGGTACAAAAATGAAGCGGTTGGAGGAGATTATTTTGCGCATTATGAAGAATCATAATATTGGTGCATTGGATCTCAAGAGTTCGGGTGGACGTGTCTTATTTAAGAAGCAAAAGCGTCAGGCGGGACTGGGTCAGAAGAACATGATGAAGCTTATCTCGGAACATCTGCAGTCGGATGAAAAGGCAAAGAACCTGATGACGTACATTCAAGAAAATCGCGAGGTATTGATTAAGGAGTCGATTCATTATGAAAAAACAGAATAGTAGTAGATAGAATGTTGAAGGATCTATGTCGTGCAGGTGTGGAAGGTATGTCTGATATGTCCGGCTCTCGTCGTGATCTTTATAAGGAATTAGTGGCGTCGATTCTGGCATTGATTCTCTCCATCATCATCGTCGCATTCATTGGCAAGTGGTTGTGGAACAGCACGGTGGCGGAGTTATTTACGTTTGTTCGCCCGGCCCAATCTATATGGCAACTGATTGGTCTCATGCTTTTCATATCCTTGTTTAAGTAAAGGAAGATGGTATTTGTATTTTATTATTAAATAAATCTACTTATTTAATAGTAAAGATGTGGTTATTAGTTCTTTCGATTATTTTATTACTGGCAGTAATTGGATTTTTAGTGGCGGCGAAGTGGCCATCGACTGGATCGTCTGGCTCCTCTGGCTCCTCTGGCTCCCCTGGATGTGGATGTGGAGGACAGGGGTGCAATAATTGTCCTTGCAAGCGGTGTGGTGCACCGCGTACACAATGTGGATGTCCTAAGGCGGCGGCAGGCGGATGCCCTTTCTGTTAGGAGAACGTCTGAAGATCAGAAATGAATTGATTGGTAGATTCGATGGATGCCATAATGGCCTTTTCTACTAAAAGATGATAGTCCTTCATAATGTCCATATTGATATTATTCCGATATACAACTATTTTTGGTGGTCGAGTATGATCCCACACATAGTAATTGTTCCAATATACAGGATAATGATTTACTAAATATACCATACGTTTCGTCATTGCCTCTGTAAACGTAATGTATTCTAATAATGGATATTTAGGTAAAAAATAAAGCGTATGGGTGGAAGAGTCCGTCCACACAAGATATCGATGATGAATGTATCCGCGGTACAAAGGAGAAAGGTCACAGCCGTCGATATTTCTCAAACATTCCGCTAATGGAGACGGTGTTTCGATATAGCCTTGTCTTGCCAGTCGAGTGATTTCCTGAAAGGCATGTTGTGGATTTTGAAGATCTTCTAAGGTATGGCGACAATACACGTACTGAAAATAAAAATCATCCACAGGCAACCGATCGGTATCCAAATCGAGTGTGTACCGAATTTGGGTGTGGGGAGATTGATTCGAAAAATCAACGATGTGGGTGGCGGCAGGAAAAGGATCTCCTCCACACCCGACATCCAGGATCAAATCACGAATCGATTCACGATTCAGTTTGTGAAGTAACCTTTGAATGATATGCGGATGTTTCCACCAAAACAAATGAACAATCTCTGTTTCATTCGCAACCTTATCTTCTGGAATCGCGTCATAGGCAATCGTATCCAGATGATATAATTCGATTGGATTGTATTTTCGTGTTGGATTCATTATGTATATCTGAATACATAGAGTTTAAGCTACAAGTTCTTCATCCGAATCTATATCATTTTCGTAATATGGCTCAAGCATAGCAATAGAATCTTCAAGACTAAGTTGTTCAAATAGATCGATATGGGAGTCATAAATAGTATCGTCTGATGTAATGACTGAAAAGCCTGGTTCATGTTTGATTAATTCAGGAAGAATATTGGAATTCAACCATTCTTTGGATGCCTTATAAATATCTGTTTGTAACATGCGAATGATATGTAATCCATTATTTACTGCCATTTTCATTTTAATGATATCTTTTAGTTTGTTCATCATAACTGGATCACTATTGTAATATGTTTCATTAAAATGATGTCCTCCATCAAGTTCTACAATAAGATTTAGAGATGGTATATAAAAGTCAAATTCAAACTTGTGATTACTAACAGGATTAATACACCAATCTGATTTATATTGAGGAATGACATCAATATATAATTGTTTTATATATTGATGTAAGAATTCTTCTGTTTTGTGTATACATCTTGGACATCCTGTACCTTGTATATGACTACAAGGAGTTTGTTGAAACTCGCCATGTTCTTTACAAACAATGATTATTTTTGTTTGTGAATTAATATAATTAACTTTATCATAACAATAAATATTATTATGTATTAGTTTTGCTTTTTCAATAAA